GGAACAAATAAGGCTATTGCATTTTGTCAAGACTGCCCCGTAAAAACACCATGTGCTTTATATGCTATTGAAAATAATATTAACCATGGTGTATGGGGCGGTCTATCAATTCGTGCAAGAGCTGTTATCCGAAGAAATACTAAAATTAAATCACTCCACTAGATAAGTAACAATAGAAGTAGAATGAATCATCGAGCCAGATTTGTAACAGGCCTTGGAAATGAATCACAATCACAAATTAGTAACATCTGTTGTAAATGAATCACCACAAGCAAATAAATAACATAGAGAATAAATGAATCATTGCATTTGACAAGTAACAATTTTTTCGAATGAATCAGAACGCACAATTTGTAACGATAAATGGAAATGAATCAACAAAACAAATTAGTAACATGGGTGTTGAATGAATCACTGGAAGTAACAAGTAACACGAGCCGAAAATGAATCATTTGTCTGGATTAGTAACACATTATTAGAATGAATCATTAGCTTGGATTAGTAACATATTATTAGAATGAATCAATCAAAACGAATTGTAACATTGTTCGCAAATGAATCAAAGCGCCTAACTAATACCATAGGAAGAAAATGAATCACTCCCTCAGAGAATACCATTTCCTTCGAATGAATCAATGGGATCAACTAATATCAATTAAACAGAATGAATCATCCAGTCGGACTTATATCATGACCAATAAATGAATCATAGTTACGGACTTCTAACATATCTAGTAAATGAATCGCCACTCTTGACCTGTAACAAATCATGCGAATGAATCATCCTAAATTATAAACTATCACCAAAATGGAATGAATCACATTGTTCGATTAGTATCACAGTTATCAAATGAATCAGATCAAAAGAACTAGTATCACTACAACCAAATGAATCATTGATTCGGATTTATATCACAATAACAAAATGAATCATACCTATCTATCAGTAACATTAGAAGCGAATGAATCAAATTTGCAGTCTATGCAAAGATATGAAAACAATATTAATACAAAAGGATAAATAATGCTTCTATCTATGATGCTAATTCTTGCAGTCACTTCAACTCTTTTAGAGTTAATGATTGCTGCCAGAGTCCCAGCTTGGCGCAGACTTTCTGCTAAAAGCCCACTGTTTAATTTATTAAACTCATTGTTTATCTCATATATTATGGGTATAGCATTTGGTGCAGCTGGCCTCATTGCCTTGGGTGCAGGTGTAATATCAACTGTACTCTCAGTACCTGGATATCAATTCCTTTATTGGAATTACGATAGCCCTATGGCAAAACGCCATGGTGGAAGTATGTATCAACATACATTCAAGAAATGGTCTACAACCATTACTGACTTCTTCCACCTTATCTATAAGATTTTACGAATTCTTACAGCTCCAATATGGATCACTCGCGCAGCGATTGTGAAATATAACGCATTCAAAAATCGTAAATCTGCAATCGCTTAATTTATTATTAAATATATCAAGCAAAAAAAGGGAAGAGACAATCTTCCCGCACAATCAATTTACTCAGGAGGTAAATAACCATGGCAAATCGCCGTACCAACCGCACATATACACCTTCAGTACGTCTGCGGTCCATGCCACGTGGACCACTACGTTCTGTAAATAACTACCAGTTTGGATTCTATGACATTGGCGTTCTTCGCCACTGTCTTAACACCAGTAATCCTACAGAATATCGCGTAGCTGCACTGCCAATACCACAGAATGATATTGAGCTCAATGCTGCTAAGAAAATCATCCAACACCCAGCTGTTGAGTATGCCATTGTAGACAAGAATAAGCTTGTTCTTACTCTCATAGATGGCAGCTCAAAAGGCTGGATGGGCAACCTCACCGAACTTGGCTACACAGTCAAGGGAGGTGGCAAGGCTGCCAAGCGTATGAAGTCATTTCATCGCCCAACTCTAATCAATGCTCACTTTGATCATCTCAACGTACAAATTGTTGAACCAACAGACTATTCTACGGTCGATTGGGCCAACGATGTATCTGACGATTATTCAACTCCAGAAGTCCTTGAGCGTCTGCTCGATGGCTGCTTCGTAGTCTCCTCGAGAATTATGAAGCAAGGCATTGAAAATCTACCAGTATATGAGCCATACAATACTCACGATACCGATGAGTATTATTATGACCCAAATATCCGTCGTCAACTTCAGAACTTTCTCGCAAATTCTAAAGTCTTTAATGCTCGCATTATTTGTAATCTCGGCACCATCAAGGGCAACATGATCGTATCTGATCGTTTGCCTGAAGGTATCGATGTAATCACAGCCCGTGCAAACATTAAGACCGAGGTTATCTATAACGGAGGTTATCGTTTACTCGCTGAGCCACAAGGCCCTAAGTCACGTGTTATCACTGACGATCAGACCGTAATTAACTTTCCAAAGTTATTTCGTAAGTCTGAGATGGAAATGTGGCTTAAAGAAGAATATGAAAAGATGTTCCAAGATGCTATCAACGGTAAGTTGTTGCAGAACTGGAAGTCTATCTATACTCGACTTTGGCGAGACTCTGACGATATCGAAGATAAGGAAGTACAGGCTCGCATGAGCTATGTAGCATATCGTTGGGTAGCAGCAGGCTTGAATATTACGGATTCTCCGTGGCTATTTGAGAACCTTGCTATTTCACACGCTATGCCATTGCAAAAGCGTATACCCATTCCTTGTTCAGTCTATGAACAAATTATTCCAGAGTCTATTGCTCGCATGGCCGGCTATGACATTGATGTTGAAACTGAAACGATTCAACGTATCAATGAAATTGGCGTACATGTAGTAAATGACGTAGACTGGATTGAGATGTATGAATCTCATGGTGGTCACGACGCTGACGACTTCTTTAAGCTGTTCTACCGCCACATTGAAGGCGGAACATATGACGGAGAAAACGTAGTAATTGCTATTCGTTCACCGAATGGTAAAGGCGAGTATTCCGTATTTAAACATGTTGAAGGCCAATGGTCTCCAACGTGGGTAAAATCTAACGGAGAAGAAGTTAAGTTTCCTGTAGTAAATGGACGTGGATGGTCTACCAGATTATCCACAGCTATTCGCTTCAACGAAGTATCTTACACTGGCTTGCCCTCTACATATCTCCCCTCAGATGCTCACGTATCTGAAAGCTATGACCACGCTCAAGTTATTGCTGACCTTCAGGCTGCAATGAACGGTGGCAATGTGGGACGCTATGTCAATGCAGTTATGCTGCATTCCATGGTATTTCCTAACCATCGTACTATGCAACTTTGTTCCTTAGAAGATGCTATTGATGGGTGTACTCAAACTGCTGACCCAGCAGATCGTGCAGCCATCGATGAAGAAGCCAAAAAGCTTGTTCATGAAGTTATCGAGTCAGGTCGTCCTATCGACCGTGCCTTCTGGATGTCTCGTAACTTTAAGAACTCATTGAAGGAAGATCAAACAGTAGAACTATATGATGGAAAGATTACGCAAATTTATGATTTGTGTGCTCATTATTTCCAAGCATATCGTACTCGTGTAACCAAGTGGTCACAGGAAAACGCACGCCCAGATGATGCCATTCATCAGTTGGGTGCTCGTTTGTACTTCCATGCACTACCACACTTACGTCGTTTTCGTATGAATATCTACAATGCTAACTCAGCAGAAGTTATTCAGAACAACTCAAACGTACAACGTGATGCATGGGAAAACCTGTATCAAGGTATCATTGATACAATCGAAAGCTTTGAGAGAGCTCAGGATAAACATGACTTTGTCTTGTCATTATACTCTGCTTCTCTCAAGGTCACAACTTCTGGTGGGAAAATTTCCGACCAGATTGTTATGAATCGTATTGTTCATCCATATCTTGAACGAGCACTTCAGCACTACGGCTTAGCTAAACGTGTGATGATTGAGCGACGTCAAGACGGAACTCTTAATATTCAGCAAACAAAAGCTGATCAATGGACTTACAATCCTGATCAAGAAGAATCGAAAACTTTCGATGACATCTTTGAATATCAGAAGTTCCACTCTAAACACTCACCCATTATTCACACAACATCCAACCGTGTATAAAATTGGCTATTCAAAACTGGGGAGACGAGCTCGTCTCGTCTTCCCAGTAGGTCTATTTTTTCATATATAACCCAAAGTAGGTAACTATGTTAACATTCAATCATTATAGAATCGATCCTAATTCATGGATTGATGATCTTCAAGCCCAAGTACACATGAGGGAATTATTTCCTGAAATGTATATGGCTGAAGAAATTAAACCAAAAAATCTTATCAGTAAGATTTCTTATAAAGCAGGCTCTCTGACTGCTGGTACTAAAAACTTTTTTTCAAAAACGGAAACTAAAACAGCTACACTAATGGCTTATTGGGCTGCTGACTCACTAGTAGGGTTAATGCTTATGCTAACCACTACCAGCTCAATTGCTTTTGTTGTTGCTTTTGCTATGATTATTCTTCATACCTATGCTACCTTTAGCATTGTATCAGAAGTAACTAAATAGATTTTAATTATATGCTAGAAATCCCTGATAATATTAGTAAATTTATTACTAATATGTCTTCTGAAATAGAAGCCATTAAACACACTTTTGTATCCACTACTGAAAAAGAGAAAGACAGCTTCAAACCATTTGCTGTATTCTTCTCTGATCCCGATACAAAATCTTTTGTTATAACATCTAGACCTATCTACGATGCTAACGATTATTATACAGCTGTATCAGAAATGTTATTTGCATACTCTGCTAATGACTCTGAAGCTGTATTATTTGCAGTTGACTCAAATAAAGAGATTAACGGCGTCACCCATGATTTACTTGAAGTATACATGGCTTGTAACGACTACTGCGCTATCTTTAGTTTTCCTTACTCATTAGATGATAATCTCAAATTCCATTGGAATGAAAATTTATTTGACACCCACAGTATGGAAACACTAGAAAAAGCTTATGATACAAGTGGACAATTCCACGCAAGCTTAGAAATATTCGAAGCTTTGTATCTCCACACTCATATGCGTATCCAGCATTTTGATATTGGAAAACTTAAATCTTTCTATGATGCTAATAATTTTAATTATGCGCATCTACTAGAGCACAGCTCTAAACAAACTACCCTAACCTTATAAACAGAAAACACACAAAGACACATGTTAACTTTAGAAAAAGAAAATGTGATTCTTTGGGAGGCAGAATCAATAATCAAGAATGTTGTTATAGTTGAAGAATCTATACTACATCAAATAGAAAAATATATGCAGGACGAAGCCTTCTATGGCGATCCTGATTTTTCTTATTATTAATATTAAGGTATAATATAAATATGACAATCATATTGCGACCATATCAAGAAGAAGCTCTTAACGCTATTTTAGAAAATTGTTCTAAAGGCGTTTCTAGGCAGCTTGTTGTACTACCTACGGGCGCAGGTAAAACAGTCATATTTTCACACCTTCCAATTATTAAACCAGACGCATTACCCATGCTAGTTCTAGCTCATCGTAGCGAATTGTTGGATCAAGCCAGAAATAAAATTATGGCTTCTAATCCACATCTTAGCGTAGAAATAGAACAAGCAGAGCGTAAAGCCGGTCAGGTTGACGTAGTTGTGGCATCTGTTGCCACTCTAGGTCGAAATAATACTCCTCGTATAGAGGAATACCCCAAGGATTATTTTAAATCCATAGTTATAGATGAGGCCCATCATGCTGCTGCTCCTAGTTATCGAAGAATTATTGACTTTTTCTCTCCTGATTTTCTCTTGGGCGTTACTGCGACGCCGCAAAGATCGGATTCTACTAGGTTAATTGACGTATTCCAAGAAATCGTCTACTATAAATCTATCCAAGATCTAATTGGAGAAGGCTATCTCTGCCCACTTGTTGGCTACAGAGTTAAATCAAACATAGACATTTCTAATGTCGAAATCAGAAACGGTGAATATGCACAAGATCAACTTGAAGAAGCTATTGATACTCCTGAGCGTAACGCTCATATCGTCGCTAGCTACCTTGCTTTGGCTAGTAATGAAAAGGCCATTGTATTCGCATCCGGCGTCAAGCACGCCGAAAACTTGGCCCTATCCTTTATCCAAGCGTCGGTAACGACAGAAGTGATAGTTGGGACTACTCCTCGAGAAAAAAGAGAAGAGGTCCTTGCGAATTTTGCCAAGGGCAAGGTTTCGGTTATTGTAAATGTAGGCGTTTTAACTGAAGGGTTCGACGAACCATCAGTCCAAGCTATTATACTAGCTAAACCCACTCGTTCAACTCTATTGTATACACAAATTGTTGGACGTGGAACTCGCCTACATGAAAGCAAAGTATCTTGCAAAATAATCGACATTGCAGACACCACAAGAGGAAAGAAGCCTATTGGCCTTCCTACTCTGTTGGGTCTTCCCCCAGAATTCGATTTAGAAGGACAGAGTCTAACAGACGTAGCTGAAAAGTTTAAAGAACTTGAAGACTTCTGCCCCGGTGAATCAGTTCGTGTTCTTAATCCACAAGACATTGAACTAGCATATACTAGAATTAACCTCTTTATGCCACCACCACCTAACCCCACTGTGCTAGAATATTCTAAACTTGTTTGGGCTGAAGTAGGGGAAGATGACTATTATCTTGGTGTTTCTAATGGTGAGTCTCTTAGGATACATGCTGACACACTAGGCAGGTGGAATGTTACCCTTAAAGATTCTAATACTAAAGAAGTAAAAATTCTTGGCATTACTGAAACTATGAGAGAAGCATTCGCTCGCAGTGATCGTTGGGTTCAAAACCACAGAACTTCAGCTATGAGCCTATTGGATTCATCCGCCACTTGGCGAGCAGATGGACCAACAGATTCTCAGCAAAAACTTCTCAAAAGAATAGGTATACCCTTAACGTCAGACATGACTAAAGGTATGGCTAGTCAAATTATCTCTCGTTACTACGAGAGTAATCCCAAGCCTAAATGGCTTCAAAATAAAATATCTTATAAAAATAAATGGTAATATGAAAAATAAAAAAGCATCAATACTAATAACAGCTTTACTTTTGTTTTCTACACAAAGTAATCTAATCTTTAATTCTAACCCTGTTCAAGCTAAATCTATTTCTAGCGTTAAGAAACGGGCTTATAAGAATATAAAGCTTGAGAAACGTATTGTTAAGAAGAAATCAGTAACTGTTTATCGTAAATTCTTAGATACATCAGTTCCTTACATAGGCGCTGATACAGCACATGCTTCTTCTAACAAAGGCAAAGGCACTTACGTAGTATTGATTGACACTGGCGTCAATGTCGACCACCCCATGCTCAAAGGTAGAGTAGCTCTAGAAGCTTGCTTTACCTTATTTCGTTCATGCCCTAATGGCACTAACCAACAAACTGGAACAGGAGCAGCTGCACCTGTAGACTGGCATGGCTCTCACGTATCCGGCATTATGGCAGGATCTTATCAACAATATGTAGGCGTTGCTCCAGAAGCTAAGATTATAGCTATTAATGTATTCGATAAAGATTTATCTTCATCTGAAACAGCTATAACTTTAGCCTTAAATTGGGTTAACTCTATATCTAGGGACTATAATATAGCTTCAGTTAATATGAGTCTAGGAACTAGCAGAATATATCAAGGTTATTGTGACACAGTCTCTCCTAAAATGACTACTGCTGTTAAGAATTTGTATGACAAAAATATAGCAGTAGTAGTGGCTGCTGGAAACTCGTATGCTTTAGGCATGAGTAGCCCAGCTTGCATTAGCTATTCAGTTAGCGTAGCTTCTATGACTTATGATGGTTATGTAAATGATTTTTCTAACTTATCTAAAAATACTACATTTGCTGCTCCTGGCTATCGAATTGTATCAGCTGGAGCTGGAACCACTATGAGAGCTGCCACAGGCACATCTATGGCTGCTCCTCACGTAGCTGGTATATTTTCTATTTATAGACAAATGTACCCAACTCATACTTTACAGCAAGCCATTAATAGAATAAAAGCTAGCTCTAAAATAGCTACTGACTATTACTCTGATATTAAGATTTCAGCTATCAACATAGCTACACTATCCAATATAGAAGATAGCCCGACTACCACAAGTAGTACAACTACCTTACCTTGGATTAATCCCCCAACTACAACTACGCTTCCAGTAACTACTACTACTTTACCAGAAACAATTGTTACTACAACTGTTCCTTCAGTTCCAGTAGTTACCACTACAACTATTGTATCTAAATTACCTTTATTTAAGCCAACTGATCTAAAGCTCCGTGCTTTAAAAATTAATTCAACTTACTTTTACTTATCTTACAGTGATTCTACTGTTGATAAAACATTAGTTAATGATTACACTTTATCGTGCAACGATGGCTCTAAGTTTCCAGTTTCTTTAGAATTAAATTATAACTCTCATGTGATTAAAGTAATGTCAAACATTGCTTTTACTTCATGTTATCTTTATGCCAATTTAGAAAATGGCACAACTAGTGCTAATAGTTCACCTGCTATCATAACTTATGGATAAGATTAAACCTTCTTATCTATATAGTGATAGAAACAAAAAATGTTCATCTTGTTTTGTTATTTCAAAACACGTTGAAAAATCTAAAAAATATGACATATTACTATGTATAGATTGTTTAAAGGATAAGATATTATCCGATACACAATCATCCAAAAACTAAGACAAAAATACTCTATTACACAGAAAGGAAATTTATGTCAATCTCTATCTCAATTGGATCACATCCACAAGATATTATAAACCTTCAAAAAACTAAGGATATTATTTCCTTCGTTTCAAATCTTATAAAATCAGAAGATCAAGAATTTATCTTCGCTAAAACCAACTATACCAGAAATGATATGCAAAACTTAATCAAATGGTATGGAGATCTACTGGATATCCTGTATAATGCAGGTACTCCAGAAGAACTGTTCCCAGCTTAACTATTCTATTTCACTCACCCGAGTGGCGGAATGGCAGACGCAGGGGGCTTAAACCCCCCGGAGGGCAACCTCTTACCGGTTCAAGTCCGGTCTCGGGTACTACAAATATAGAAAAGGAAATAAAATGACCGAATTAACCCCACCACTTCCTAATATGGATTCACCTAGATCCACAAACGGAATGAAGCAAATGGGAATCATTATGATTCTTCTTGCAGCCGTAGCTTTGCTTATTGGCATTCTCATTGCATCACGCGATAACTCATCTGCTCCCGCAGCAACCAATGCTCCAGTCCAAACTTATGCTCCAGCTCCAGTTGTCAACAAGTATGAAGCTTATCTTGACCATGTTTACAATAACTCTGGTCAAGCTAATACAATTACTAAAGCTTCTCTTATTGAATATGGCGATACTATTTGTTCTGCCTTAGATAATGGTAGAACAATTCCTTATATCGTAGATTATCTTTCAAATAGTTCTTCTAGCGAAACCGATGCTGCTTTGTATGCCTCAGTAATCTTTGGAGCAATTACATATATCTGTGATGAATACAAAGGTGATCTTAACCTTTATCTTTCTAACTCTAACTAATGAAAAAATTCATTAGTAATTTAATTCCAAAAATCAGACCATTTACTGATGGATTTGATTACGGTATTAAACATCACAAGACAATTGAAGATCATCACTTCTTCACTTATCCATATGGTTCAGATGAATATAAATTGTTCAAAAAACAAAATGATCTTTATCGTAAAGGCATACGTATAGCAAGAGTATATTCTCGCTATAGAAATGAAATTCTTTTACTTATATATGTATTATCGACAGCATTGATATTTTCACGCTGCGGTTGGTAAATACTTTCCCAGATAGCTCAGTTGGCAGAGCAGCGGACTGTTAATCCGCTTGTCGTAGGTTCGAGCCCTACTCTGGGAGCTATGACAAAATCTAAATATGACATGTCTCACCTACTAGGTAGACGTATAGAAATAATTACTTGCACCGATAGATACACTAATCTTGTTCCTGGCTCTCAGGGAACAGTAACTGCGGTAGATTCCAACGGAACTGTATTCGCAAAATGGGATACTGGCTCTATTCTAGGCCTCATCCCTGGCGTTGATACCTGGAAATATCTATGATCACTAATATAGTATTGTTATTAAATACTATATTTGCATTGTTTATTATAAGAATAATATACGATGCTATCAAACATAAAGGATAAAATGTTACATTATATTCAATCACTTATTACTCGTTATTCTTTTAAGCGTACTGCTAGACAACGTTATAAATCTTATAACAAAATACATCAAACTCCTTATGGAGTTCCCACTAGAAATCAAGGTTATTACGAATGAAAGATATACTAATCATATTAGTTATTGCAGGTGTTCTAACTTTTATAGTAGAAAAACTTTGGAAGCCATGACATATATTAAAATGCACGTAAAAGATAAACTGGACATTATTGCCCATGTTTTAACTCGCAACGGAGTTACTGTTTGGTATGGTATACCAGAACAAATAGTAGCTGAGCTTAAAGCTAATGGTTACAAAATTAAAAAACGTAAATCTTTTTCTAAAAATATTTAACAACACCATACACCCGCGCCTTTAGCTCAGTTGGTAGAGCAGTGGACTTTTAATCCATGTGTCCCGGGTTCGACCCCCGGAGGGCGCACTATGACAAATGAACTAAACTCATTAAACGAACTTACAATTGGTGATATCGTAGGTGACACTAATCGTATCGTTATTGCCTGCACTAAAAAAGCAGAAAGAATTCCGGATGACTCTTATGCATATTGGGTTACCATATGCTTTAAAGAACAAGAGTATCATCCGTACGTAGTATGGAATGTTATTGCTCGTCCCGAGGGTTTTAGTTCCGTTGAAGGAGATTACTACTTTACTCTGGAAGAAGCTTTAATCCAATACAAAAAACGTGGGGGAGAAGCTTAATGAATAACTTAACTCTCACCAATATGATTGACCAGACTATCACCGATATCTCTGGTCAAAACTTTGTCCCCACAGAAAAAATTATAGATCTATTATTAGATATTAGATTACACTTACTTATACAGGAAGAAGCAACACCCACTTATGAAAGTTAAACTTAACGTAGAAATTCATGCTGATATTCCAGGCGAATTTCAAGATGACGCAGATGCAGTTCAATTACTTCAAGAAGAAATAAACGAACGCTTTGAGATCAATTATGAATATGATAAAGGCGATCAACCTTCAGTTATGTTCGAATCAGCTCAAATTAAGATTTACATCCCAGGGGCAGGTAAACTATAATGTGCTCAGGCTCAATAGAACAGCATGATCTCGATCAATTAGAGCGGGAATTAGAAGAAAAAAAAGCTGTAGATAATTATGTTAATAACTACAGAGTATCTTTTTCTACTTTTAGCTTATTAGTTCCATCTTTACGTGATTAATGCCATGCAGTGATGTGCAATCACTAAACATTTTGGGAGCTAACAGTCCCCATTGCTACGGGATCTTATTCGTTTACGACTAGCCCGTCCACAAAGTGGACATACCAATTCACCTTTTCCCCTAGACCAGGTGGCCACAACTGTCCTACGGGCCCTTAGCTCAGTCGGTTAGAGCATCGGACTCATAATCCGTGTGTCCTGGGTTCGAGCCCCAGAGGGCCCACTATGAACTTTATTATTTCATTTCTTGAACTCATTGTTATTTTATTAAATACAACAGTCTTCTTTAGATTTTTATTTATATCATTAGCAATGACTCTATACCTATACTCAGTCAAAAATATACGAACACAAAAGGAATACCCTAATGACAAACACAATCCATACCCCTGAAGCTGCTCTTAAACATTATAAGATTCAACCAGCTTCTGATTCAGATTTTCCATACACTAAAGTTGGTTCTGAAATATACAATGCTGTTGTTATACAGTTTATTGATATGGCTGATGATTTAGCTAAGAGTTTAAATAATAAACTTAAATTAGATTATCAAATTTCATCTCTTGATATACTTGATTCTCTAGCTACTGTTGGCCTAGAGCTTAATGTATTTGAAGAAGATCTTACCGAATACAACTGGCCATCTCTTGCCTATTTGGAAATTCTCAAAGAGAAAAAATAATGCCTTACATAGAGCAAGATGATCGTGTCTTTTTAGACCAAAGGGTTACATTTAACAATAATGCAATTCAAACTCCTGGCGAATTAAATTATGCTATTACTAAACTATTAGATCACTACATTAGCTCTCATGGTTTATCCTATACCAACATCAATGAAGCCATTGGTGTGTTGGAGTGCTCTAAGATGGAATTATACCGTCGTATAGCTGTTCCCTATGAAGATATTAAGATGCAAGAAAACGGAGACGTTTATACCGTATGAGTAATAGAGTAAACGTTACCGCTCATGTATATAAGCCATCTACTGTCTATTATCCTGATAGTTCTAGACAATGTGCTCATGCAGATTGTACCACTCGTCTTTCGATGTATAACTCTACAGAATATTGCTGCACTCATGAACGTCAATATCGCAATCTATATGTATATAAGGATTAATTATGGGAATGGATGTTTACGGCGTTAAGCCTAAAAACGAAGCTGGAGAATACTTTCGCTCCAATGTTTGGTTCTGGCACCCTTTATGGGATTGCCTAGAAAACCTTCATCCAACACTGTGTGAGAAGTGCGAATCTCCTCACGACAATTCAGGCTCTGGCCTTAATGCTAGAGACTCTTTAGCTTTATCTAAGCTTTTAAAAAAAGATTTAGATTCAGGTGTTATCGAAGAATATATTAAAAAATATTATGAAGCTATTGCTTTAGTTCCTCTTGATGATTGCAAGTTTTGCGACAACAAGGGTACTCGAGACTGGCCTTCTGATGATGGCACAGTCCTCACTAAGCAATGCAACGCTTGTGCAGGAACTCTCAAAGTTGCTAACTTTGTTACTCATTATCATATGGACATTGAGCTCATGAAAGAGTTTCAAATCTTTCTTGAAAACTGTGGTGGATTTACAATTTGTTAATCAAACCCAAGAACCCTCCTGCTTCTCCTCCTCTCCCTATCAGAGAAAGAATACTTGCCAAATACCATAATGATCTCACCATGATGGATCACATAGATGCCTTTGTTCTATACGAAGCAGCTATGCATAAACTATATGTTAAGGTTAACCCCTGGCTTGCCAGAAATAAGTATGGCAAACCTTCGAGAACTAGAACTCGAAAAGATTTTGAGCCTAAAGAGGAAGCTTATGATTAGCTCCCTTTAGCCAAATAGATTTATAGCAGCTAGTGAATTCAAACTTACTACGTGGTAAAACACAGAAATAAGCCGACTGAATTGCTAACTAAAAGCAATGATGCTAGTGGCCCCATATCGCCCCATTGCCTGCTATAATTAGTTTAAAGGATAAAACATGTCTTCACCCTTATTACATTATCGAATACCCACCCTACTTCTCGTTTTCACGAGCTAGTAGCTCAGTTGGTAAGAGCATCATTCTTATAAAATGAAGGTCCGGGGTTCAATCCCCCGTTAGCTCACAATTAAAATTTATTAGGAGAAATCATGATCGACATAGATCAACTCTATCAAAATGAAATTGATTTATTAAATGATAGAATTTCTACTTTTACAGAATTCTCATTTAATATAAACAATCTATTTAAACAAACTCAAGGCGTTCGAAATTCTTTAGACCTAGCTCAAGAATATGTTAATAGCAAAGATTATATAAACGGTTATAAGTCTCTTCTTCATTCTATTTCTTTATTAGTAAATATTAATGAAGATATACTATCTCAATATTCTCAAATGTCTATAATCCTAAAGGATTCTAATGGCTCGCAAATTTAAAGTTAAAGGTCTCAAAAACCTCTCCGATGTTGTTCTTTCTCAAGTATCTTGGAAAGACAAAGCACATTGTAAGACCAAAGAAGTTTCTATATTCTTTGGCAACCCTAAATCTAATGAAACTAATCTAGCTGTTTCTATTTGCAAGTCTTGTTCTGTTAGACAGGACTGTTTCTATGAGGCTATCCAGTATGGATATGACGGTGTTTGGGGCGGTTCTACTGCTGAACAACGACAGTCTATTATAGATGTAGTTATGGAATCTAACATAACTAATCTAACAAAAGAAACATCTAATACTCTACTTTCCTATGTAGACATGATAGGTAAAACCAAAAATTCAGCAACAGCTGATCTTATAAACATCAAATTATCTGAATTGGATCCAAATGTCTAATAATATTTACAACACTAATGACGATGATATCTTCGATGATTACCAAGAACCTTCTACTTCAACTGATCCACTCCTTGAAGCTCCTCTTGTTAATGAAGATAAATCATTTGAAAAAGTTTTCTCAGATTTAAATTCTCCATTTGAATCACTCATCCAAAATTCTTCACTCAAAGTAAACTTTGGGGAAGCTTTCTACAACGCTGCTCATGAGTGGATTATGCAAGGCTATCGTGAAGCTGGCGATATATCTATTATAGATTCACTTGTTAAAATGAGCGATGGTAAATATCTTTATGAACACCGTCTCAATTGCTCCCGGCAAACTCTAGCTCGTAAAAAAACTGTACTTAAATTTTTGTCTATTCTCCTAGACAACACAGATGAATCTAACACTATTGTTTCTAATAATACGCATCATGATTTTAATTTCTCTGAAGCTTACTTTAGTATGTTCTTTCGTAGCTTTTACAATATACAGCTACATACTTTTCATCATGAAACCGCTTTGTATAAAGCTTTGTGTGAAATACTAGAAGTAGAACCAGATCACGATCTTTGTGATCCAAATGTAGAAACTGTTGCTATTACTAGCACTACAGACTACATTAATACTTTGTATATGCAATACTTCGACAGAGATTCCCTACAGCAGAAAATTGATAAGTATCTTGAAGAAATTTCCTTTAATAAAAATCAAGCCTAAAACAGCTCAACTACTCTTGACTATAGGTAGTGCAGCTGGCTTAGCAGCTATCAATTACACGATTATACATAATCCTATTGTATTCGTATTTGTTATGTCTTTATTCTTACATGAATTTGGACATTACTTTATTGCCAGGAAGTATGGCGCTAACGCCGACCTTCCTTATTTTATCCCTTTATTCCCATTGAATATTGGAATAACAAGAATTAGAAATTTAAAACCCAAACATATTCCAGCTGTTTCTATAGCTGGTCCAATGTTTGCTTCTATGTTTTTAATATTCTTTATAATGTTTAATTCTATTTATAGATTATTTGCATTCATGCCATTATTTTTAATTTTAGCTTTTGAAATTATATTGAACTATTTTGGTTCTGATGGAAAAAAATATCGTAAATATAATTTACAAACAGTCTAGTTCAAACACAACCCTACAAGTATAGATTATTTCTACGCTTGTCAACCATAAATCCTTATATAGGAACTAAGTGAGTAAACAATGAACACAGGCATAAAAAACTACCAAGATAAAATACAATCTTATTTAAACGATTGTTATTTTGACATTGGCTCAACTCCTACTGGTAACATTCCTTTTATTCTAGATGAAGCTCATCTAGCTAAGATGTTAACCAGAATAGTGGTGAGTGCAGCCACTGTTTTAACTACTACATTATCCCTTAAGCAATACTCTAAAGAGATGATCAAACACTATAGAAAGACTAAACTATGAGTTCTTACCCAGAAAAAATTCCAGATGGAATTGGATCTATAAATGCTTTTCCATTTTCCTTTACCGCAGGCAAGGATGTCAAGCGTGAGTTAGAATTTCAAGTTGATCAAATCAATTCTCGCATAGAGAAGATTGTTGAACACTTTGTGTATAACGATATTCCTATAGTCCATTATATTCTCAAGGCTTCCAACCAAAAGAATGATCTTAAAAAGCTGGCTAAAGCTATTGACAGACTTGCTGACCTTGTCCAAATACAAGAGAACCTTTCTTCTCGCCTTAACATAGTTAAGGTTCTCGAGACTGACTCAGCTTGGTTTGCTTCAACTTTTTCTGACTATTCTTCTGAATTAGATCAAGACTTAATTAATATCATTAATCACCAGTAGGAACTATGACTGTCAATTATTCAATTATTCAATCAGACGAAGGTGCTATAGCAGTACAATCTACTGTTCAGTCCTTTAATCTAGACCACATTACTAACAAAGATATTGTTTCTTTTTATACCCGGTTCTCTCAATTCAGTGCTTGGGATACAGGCATTCTTCCAGTAGACGGAAGTGGTGTTCTATCCATACGTACTGCTGGCGAATACACTCAGTTTGCCTATCAGCATAAACCTGGTCTTTACCATGTTAACTGGGGTGAATCAGAAGGTGCAGCAGCTGCAGCATACTATCTTGCTCAACCATATCGAATCATTATTTGTGACATGAAAGATGGCAATCTTCTTGGAGCTAGAATGTTCTACTCCCCATATCCCATAACCAACCCATCTCAGCCACTGTACCATGTTAATCTTCCTAATATTAACTGCAATGGCTACCGTGGCAATGGTGTTGGCTGGATCTGCCTATACCAAAATGAAGATTGGTCTACTCTTCCACTTAATGAACGGATTGTTCGATTCATTGAACGCTGTTCAGGTGTAGAAACTTACAACGATGCCAATATGTCAGAGACTGATGGTACTCGTTTTTACAAGAAAAATGATAAACCATCTTATTTCTGGGACCCAGTAGAATGGGAAACCAAATCCGCCGAAGAAGGATATCAATGGACTCTAGATGAAGATCTTTTGATTCCTGTCCTAGTTAAGTCCATGGACAGTCAGTCTGAGCATTGCTCTAACGGTGTTCCCCTAACATTTGCTGATGCTCTTGTAGGAGACTACCAGGCTTACTACTATGACAAAAAGCACACTAAGACCATCAATGCTGTCATACGTCCTGATAAAGAATTGGATCCTAAAGAAATCCTTTCTTTCTTTGTAGCTTCTTACAACGGAGCTAATTCCCAAAGTAATCCTTTATTAAATAATACTTTTGAATCTTCTGAATTAGTTAAACAAAACGTTGGCTCTGCCACTTTTACTGGTTCAGTATTAACTAACGCTCCTGCAGCTCATGCTTCTCATGAAGATTCCCCAGATGTTTATTGTGAGACTTGTGAAAATTACTTTACTCAAGATGATATATCTGGAGACTACTATGGCAATAATGTTTGCACTGGTTGCTTAGAAGACAGTTTTACCTATATTGAATCTGCTGATGCTTATTTTAATCATGAAGATGAAAATATTATATATATAGAACTTCAGGCTACTTCCTTCCATACTGAATTTGACTCAGTTGAGATATGTGAAAACTGCAATCAAGCATACGGTAAAGAAGGAAAGAATAACCCTCCTGACAAAGTCATTTGTTTAGATAACAATGACAACGTTTGCCCTAAGTGCATTGAGAACTATGCTTACGATAAAGGTATTTCTACTGGGACTTGTGTTTCTTGTGCTAAGTTTGTTGTTACTGAACCAGATTTTTCTCATCATTACCTCAGCACTCACATTAGTCTTCCATATTATGACTATGAGACTAACGAATCATCGTCAGACGTTAAAGTAGTAACATTCTGTTCTTCTTGTCAAGACAAACTGCTGATATGTCCATGTGGATTGGTTAAATCTAAATCTTTAGAAGATTTCAATCCTTGTACCCCAATACAATCTGGCACAGGTGAAGATGCTATTTCTATAGATAAAGCTTGTGTCTCCTGTGTCAACTTTACCTTTCATGACTCAGAAGAGTTAGAAGCAAATTTTGTTCCTGTATCAATCAGTAATTTTACAAATTATCAGAATCAACTTACTTCTATTACTTCAATCCATCAAGGTTTTCAGAAAACTGTAGATGAAGAACCATTTTAATAAAATAAAAACAAATCTTTATAAGGAGATTTATGTCTAACGATACTAAGGAAATAAAAACCATCACTTTAGATGATTTAAATTACTTTTGGATGCCTAACGGTGCTCCATGCTTTATCGCCAATAACTATGATGTTGTTGATGATTACTGCGATACTGTTGAAAGTTTTGGCTTTCAAATTTATTATATCATAACCGATAAAGAAACAAGTAAAACTGTTCAAGTCAAAAACGACAAAGGAGTTATGATTCCAACTGAAGTATATGATTATACTCCAGCTGTATTTAAAGTTGTTAATAACTTTACAGGTCGTGCCGTCATGGAATCCAAAGAACCTTTCGGTACTTCATTCTGCCCAGTAAAAGAAGTAGCAGAGTATACTATGCCTTCAATTCCTCGGATTATTATCGATAAACTTGATGAGTTCTTTAGATTAGTTCATGCTCAGCATGGCACTGAGTCTATTGTTATCTTGACTTATGATACCACTAAAGAAGGTTCTGAAGGTTGGGGCGTCTTAGTCCCCGAGCAAGAGAACAACTCTGTTCACTGCAAGTATGACAATGATTCTATTGCTGCTATTAAACCAGATCATGTCATGATTGTTGGCTCTGTCCACAGTCATCCTGAGATGTCGGCATATGCTTCTGGTACAGACCATGAAGACCAAGCTGACTTTGATGGCATCCATATTACTTATGGCTGGCAAAAATCAGTTAATGCTGGAGCTACCCAGTATCACTTGGAGCTTCAGATTGGTGGTTCTAACTATGTACTCAAACCTGAAGATGTATTTGAATACAACCCTCCTCCCACTAAGGACCCTGACCCAGAGGTTCTAGAGTGGAGCTCTAAAGTAAAAAAAGTATCCCCCCCGCTTATGGGGGTTTCGGGTACTCAGGTGGCGCATACACCAAGCCAGTCGTACCAGGCAAGTTGGGCTCTTCAAGCGACCAACTCTCGACCTATTCAAGCTGGTATGGATACGATTAGTTCTTTCGATAGAACTAAATTCATATCTGACCTAGGTACAGTTGAAGCAGATGCTGTAGTTGCTATAGAAATAGATGATTCAACTAATCCAGATCGCAACTGCTTGATCTGTTATTTTCCTCTAACTTTAGCTGATCTCAACACTGGCTTCTGCATGACTTGTGATACTCCTATAATCACTCCAGAAATGGGTCATAGAGATATTCTAGCATTCCTAGACTATTACTGTGACCAACGTGCTTTGGATCCTACAGTTCCTTATTATGTTTACTGCATGGATGAAAATAATAATTCAAATAACTTTTTGATTAATATTAAATCTGCTGGTCAAATTTCTAATCTAGAAGATCCTGAAGTAGAATTATATTCTGGTGCTGACTTTCTAGAGTATACAGTTTGCTGCAGTACGCCATTAACTATGGTGGAACTGTGCAAGTGCACTGTTACTGTCTTAGAGGAACACGTTGCTGACTTTGACAAAGCACACAAGGAAGTAGACATCTATGATTCTACTGACGACTGCTTGTCATGTGATAGTTATTATCAAACTTCATGTCCTCAATTTAAAAATGCTTTAGTTAATTATGTAACTTATAATTCTATTGTAAATGTTCAAATAAAAAAATGCGACAACTATGTCTATTATAAAGACTTAACTGCCGTCAATAATTTCGAAAGTACTTATTATGACTGATCAAAAACGTTTTGTTCTTGTTGGAGCTGGTGGCATTGGCACTTGGCTTGCAGCTGGACTTGCTCGCATGTTAGAGTTTAAATATCCTGGCTCTGCTCTTATTATCGTCGATGGTGATACATATGAAGAACGGAACAAAGAGCGTCAATCATTTTCTCAGATGGGAAACAAAGCAGTTGCTACTGCCCATGACTTGACCCAACAGTTTCCTAACACTATGTTTATCCCAGTCCCTAAATGGGTTGTTGACGACAACTTTGGTGGAGTCACAGATGATCAAGATTCTCCTAAAATTAAAGCTTCTGCTTTGATTACCGAAAACGATGTAGTCTTTGCTGTTGTTGACAACTTTGCTGCTCGTAAGATTATCTTTGATGCTGCTCAAAACTTAGACAACGTTGACATCTTTACTGGTGGCAACGATGACGCTTTATTTGGTAGTGTTTATCATTACCAACGCCGTGATGGTCACGATGTAACTGACCATCCAGTGCATACTCATTCTGAATATGAAAATCCTCCAGACAAAAATCCTGGTGAATTATCATGTCAAGATCGTGCCAAAATCGAAGGTGGTACTCAGCTATTGGCTACCAATATGGCTGTAGCTGCCTTCCTTCTTGGTCGCGTACAAAAGACAATTGTGTCTAATCAAAATCCCGACGAAGCAGAAATTTATTTTGACCTTGGTATCGGCAAGTCCGAACCATATGATCGTCGACCAACCCTACAACCTGTAGTACAATAAAGGAGATAACAGTTATGACTGCTATGAATAATACCGGAGGAGCAGCACAGTCTGCTTCTGGCCAAATGGCAAATGTCCGTTTTGGCGTTTACACTCAACCAGCACCAGTTGCTGGAAAGACTGTTCGCGAAGTTCGCGAGCAGTTCTCAAAGCTTTGGGGAATACCTTCTGATGCAGTAGCATACAAGGGTAAAGACAAGCTCGATGAGGATACTGTTATCGGTGCATCTGATAACGTAGAGTTCCACCGCCGTGCTGGCGAAAAGGGTTAATTTAACTCTTCCCTAAATCTGAGGGAGAGTATGCTTAACTTACTTTGAGTGTACTCTCCCACTTTTTTTCAAAGCCACCAGTTACTAATCAAGGTTTATATTAATGCTTTTTTCTCAAATAAAATTAGGTCATCCAACTTTATGGATTAAATCTATAGATTCTTTTAAGACTATAGAATCTATTGTAAATTATCCATCTAGAATTTATTTTACATTAGATCCAGTTAAAGGTTTTTGTGAATATAAAAACCAAACTTGGAAACCAGTATTGGTAGACATGCCAAACCCAGATGATCCTGGTACAACTATTAAAAAAACTACTTTTGATTTTGTAGTTGCAAACGAATTCCTTTCTACTTACCTAGAAGATAAGCCAAAGACATTTATATTTAACATCTTTGCTCAAGCTCAAGAGTTTGTAGGAAGTTATGCTGGCTTATTTAACCACGCTATGATGCAGTATCGTGATGCCTTTTGGACTAATGATTTATCTGAAATGCCTCTTCAGTATATTGTTACATCCCCATTTGATTGCCCTGAAGAATTTGCACACTTGTTTAAATTCGTAGAAATGGGCTATCCTTCTTCTGAAGAACTAACATCAGTTCTTTCTCATATCTCTACCTCTTCTGACGGTCAGTTAGTTAAGCCAGAGACAGTAAAAGATATTGTCAATGCCGGACTTGGTTTATCTGAGTCTGAGTTTATCAACTTATCTTTACAATCTGTTTTAGAATGTGGCGAAGTATCTTCTGAATATATTTATTCTCAGAAGATGAGCGACATGAAGAAGAACGGCATACTTGAAATCATCAAGCCTAAAGTTCACTTTCAAAATATTGGTGGCCTTGATGCCATTAAAGATTTGATTATACGTAATGCTAATCTATGGCATAACCCAGAACAAGCTGCTAAGTTTGGTATTTCTCCAATCCGTCGCATGCTTATGGTTGGGGTTCCAGGTACTGGCAAGTCAGCTATCTGTGAAGCTACTGCTAATGCCCTGGGTTTGGACCTAGCTCGTACTGGCATTAGCCAGGTAATGAACTCTTACATTGGTCAATCAGAGCAGAATATGCGTACTGTATTTAAACAAATCAATGCAATGGCTCCACTTTGTGTTTGGATCGATGAGTTTGGTCGAGATCTATCCGGTGGCTCCAGCTCGTCTCATGTAGATGGTGGCACTACAGACCGTGTCCACGGAGAGTTCCTTACAGGCCTTCAGGAGCTTCCTGACAACGTATTCTTGATGTGTGCAGCTAATCAGCTAGAACACCTTAAACCAGAGATGCTTCGTGCAGATCGTTTCGATAAGATTATGTTTGTAGGCTTGCCTTCATTTAGTGAGCGTTCTGATATTATTAAAATATATCTTTCCGACATTGACACAGATCATGTGTATAATTATGATGCGATTTCTCATGCTACTCAGTATTTTACTGGTGCTGAGATCAAGTCTCTTATTAAGGAAGTTAAATTTTACGTTAGTTCTTCAGAACTTCGTGCAATCAATACCAATGATGTAGTTTCTTATGCTCCTAAAATGAGAAACATTCTTTGGAATAAAAGTCGTCCAATGATTCAAGACCTCTACAAAACAGCTATAGATCAATGGGATTGGGCATCGACGGATCAGTTCGAAGATGCTAAACTTATAATGAACCCCAATCGTTCTACAGCACCTGTTTCAGCCCCTAAAATACCAGTATTTAAATAGATAGGATAAATAATGTCAGATGAAGTAATGAATTCCGTACAGGAATTCTTAACACAATTAGATGATGATTCAAATTCACCAGAGCAAGTATTCTCTAGTGACAACAAAGATTATGAAAATGATCTTTACAAGAAATGGTTTCGCTCTAAGAGCCAGAGTGGATTTTTATCCATTCGTCCTTGGTTCACCGGAATGAAATTTAAAATTGATATTGGCAAAACTTCTCCAGATGGAAAGTTGATTAGCCATACTCATCTTTATGTAGACGCTGTAGACTTTGCGGCTTACCTTCGTGCTATTGTACAGGGCAACGCTGCTTCTATATTCCCAGCAAATGATCGCATGGGGATTCCATCTCCAGAAGGTTTTGCTTCCTATGGTGGATCTAAGGTAGAAGGTAAAGCTATCTCTCGCATCTTTAAGGCCCACCACTGGACTAATGGTGACACAGTAGACCCTAACGCTTTCGTCTGGAAGTCTGGTCATTTTGCAGCAAGAGTCTCTGACACTGGTGCATTTATACCTGATATGAAGTCTCCTTTATCTGTCGACTCCATTAAAGTTACTCGTCAAGATATCTGTTCTATATCTTATATTTTAGATTTAGCTCTTAATTCTTATGTAGCTAACAATCAGAGCTGGTACGAGGTTTAATATGACTGAAGAAAATACTACATCTGTTTTTACAGTTGATCAATTGAAGGAATACGTAGAATCTTTATTCGTTAACTTTTCTCAAATGATTGATGAGAAGTTTGACGAAATAGATAAAAAAGTAGAAGCTTTTGAAAAGCAAATAGCAACTCTGGTTATTGGCTTTGGTGAACAAGCTGTCTTTCTTGAGGCTTTGCTAGCCCAACTATCTTTTGCTACTGAAGATGAACAAAAAGCTTTTCAAACTAACGTTGGAGAAGCTAGAAAACAAATGCTGAAAGTGATGAAAGATGGATCTGAAAACCTCGTGGCCGGTGAGAATGAAAGACTTGCCTCAGCCATTAATGACGTGGTTAATTCAAAGTCAGCTGAGCTCTGAAAATAACGGACACTGCGTACTATTCGTAGATCCTCATTCAATTGATTTAATTAAAGATATATCTAACCTATCTCAGGTATATCCTTTAGTTAAGTCTATGTACCCAGATATGACATCTTTGCATGTCGTATCATTTCCTATAAAGCAATTTATAGAGAACAAAACTTTATCCTTCCACTCAGTAAAGGCTGTATTATGATAATTTCTTCTATTGATACTCTTGATCAATTAAATGCAATTTCTTATTCTCAATTTTTAGAATCTGATCTTATTACTTTTAATTTAATTTCTGCTTATGTTATTAATAATAATTTGTATTCAAATTTGCGGGCCGCCCTACAAATAGAATCTTATTCAGATTATTCCCTTAGATTAATCGACGATAATCCAGAGAGTACTTACTCTGCTGAAACTCTTGCTACATTTGAGACTTATGCTCCATTAGCTGATGGAGTTAATTATTACTTCTATCCTTATTCTATTAAAGAATTTACTTCTCAATTCTTTTCTGGGCTTGTTCCCACACTTGCCGAGTCAATTATTTCCTTAATGAAATCAACTGGTAGAATCACTCAAATTGGTGGAGGATCAGGTAAGGCTATTATTATAAAGACCCAGTTAATGACTGACGTTCATTTTCAGTCCATTCCTAAGACAGTTTCTCCTCAAGAATCTATTCTTGGCATAACTGATGCTCTTTCTTCTTTGACTTCTTACGTTAAAAACAATGAATATCTTTATGACGTTATCGCTCAAAAAGATCAATTGATAATTGCCCTTCGCGAAGAAGTAAATCAACTTAATAATAAAGTTGTGTCCGTTTATCAAACTACTTGGAGGTAGATCATGCAATTTGTAGTAGACCCCAATATGGAGATGACTCCTTCTAATATCTATCAAATGCTTTACAGTTATCGGGATACTCTGTTCTATGCTGCTCTTGATTCTGAGCATCGTCAAGTTGTAGATGTTGCCATTCAGGTTACTGAAAAAGGTCATCACCCAAAAGACGCTCTATTCCATAAAGCCTATAAGACTTTGTGTAAAATTTTTAATGTAGATTTTGGCCCACAATCTTTTGCTCAAGTTTTCTTAACTCCTTCATCTGAAGTTTTAAATTCTGGTCCACAAAAAAAGCCACTTAAAAACTACATTGCCTGCACTAGTTACAGTTGTGGTTCCAACTTGTCTAACGACTACGAATACGCTAATGCTGTTGAGTTTGCTTCTTGTTCTAATTCATCTGTTCCTGGGATGTATTGCATTGCAGCCACCTGCCAAACACAGTGTCCTGTTTATCAGGCAGACCAATCTCTATATGCTTCTTACCAGTTCTCCCACGATGATATCAACTATGATTATACCGTCCATACTTACAGGCACATCTATGGAGATATACACTATCAGATTTTTGATCAAGATAATAATTTGATTAATGAATTAAAATTTGATTCATTAACTCATTTGTCTATAGACCCCAATGAACTTTCTAATGAACTTAAGTCAATAGTCAAAGAAGTTCATCATAATATTTTTTATTCTGAATCTTTTCCTTTATCAGAACTACAATCTGAACAAGAAATTTCTCAAGATAATAAGAAATCATATTTAGCTACACTAATTTCCTAGGAATAAAATGTCACATAACTATTCTGTTTTAGATGAACTTTTCGTCAAAAATTTACAATTCAACATAGACCTTCAACCTTTAATTAGTAGCAACAGTAAAATGGACACTGTCCCCCCTGCTTTGGCTTCTTTGATTCTCTCTAAATCAATTGAGCAATCTTGGGCTCCTAGTAATTACTACAACTCTAATATTGTAGCTAACGAATTGCAAACTGTTTTTCCTTTTCTTTCTGAAATAACTTATAACGTTAGTCTTACTTCTCATTACTTAGATGATCTTAAGAGCAAGAATTCTATAAAGTATGACAAATCATTCTTTAACACTTTTGCTCCTATAGCTGTTAGGTATACTAATGGCAGCAATATGTGGTTGATTGAGCGTCCTCCTTTTCAAGCCAATATTACCTACAGGGCTGCTGGTTCTAACAGAATAGGCAAAGAAGTTTCCTATTCTATCTGGATGCCGTGGACTGTTATGTTTTTAGATGTTCGTCCAGAGCAGTCTTTCTATGATGCCTACTTGTATTTTAATGATGGTCCTATTAGTTCTTTAGACGATGTTGCAGTTCCTTGTTTCTTTCCAAATATGTATGGCGACGGCAGGATGTGTTTAAATCAATCTGGTGTTATGTTGCAACAGCATCTGTCTCAAACTAATTCCTTCGATATCGCTACTATATATAATTTTCTTATTAATGATTACATGTCTGGTGGATGGAACTTAGATTTAGGTATTCAGAATTTTGATAGAATTAGAAATCTTACTCAATTAACTAAGCAGTCTTATAGTCAAATAGTTCATGGTATTCCTAATGACAAAAACTACCCCTCTTCTGTTTCTCCTAAAACTGGAAGAATTATACTTAAAAAGTATGTAAGTAATTTCTTAAATTATTTTTCTTTGTCTCCTATGAATTTAGTTTTAGATCTCGTAACTTCCGTTAAACAACAAAAAGTACGTGACTTTAAAACTTATGCTCAATTAATTGAATCTCATGAAGATACCGCTTCTCCTGTTAATTCTCTTCTTTCTAGCTATAACACTGGTTCTCCGAGCATACTTCAGTCTTACAGGCTTCTTGTTTCTCCCAAGTTCTGCACTAGAGAAGTACTACATGATGATCCTCTTACCGATTATGCCAAGGTAGCTAAATCTATTATAGCTGTATTGGATGATCACCTTAAAGATAGTCTTCAAGATATTCTTACAACTACAGATCAATATAAGGTTATACAATCTTTTCAGACTGAGAATCCAATTCTATACATTGAAAATGAAGATACTGTGTTTATAGTAGATGAGAACTCTTCTGAGGAATTTTTCAAGCAGCTTATTGGCATTAAAGAAACGGCATCGTTATGATTCAAGCTTCACTATTATCTACTAAGTCTCGCCAGTATTGGAATGACAATAGCACTTTAAAGAACCTTAGTGCTAACAACGAGTATTCCGATCCTTCCGACACTAATAACCCTAAGGCAGCACTTTCTTTTGTTAATAGCTTAAATGATAAGAACGTAGATTCTGGCTTACTTCCTCCCGGGGTAAGGGTTTTTCTTCCTGGTTTCGTGATTTTTGAGCGTCCTCCTTCTATGCAGATGGTTCAGTACATTGATGCTAATGTTGACTCCATAAGAGAATACGAGGACAGCGGTTCTTTCTATGAAGATGGTGATTCTGAATCTGGCGAGTATCACGAAGAATTGAATTCTTATTCACTTCGTATACCCGTTCCTTGGCAGTTATACATGGCCACATACAGCACCAATCCTGCTTCTATGTATAGAGTTACCAGTATTCGTATGTATTTTATGAATACACCTTTAAATCATCCCGACGTTGAATTGTATGCTCCATATGTAAATAATTTCTTTACAGACGGATCCTTATGTACTCCTATGTTTGATACTATAGATGAGATAGACAGATATCCTCAAAATCTTGCTGGAGTTATTGCTTCTGCTTATGATTGGATCTGGAACACTGGCTTCAATGCTGATCTCAAGGAATGCATAGACATTAATTTTAATCATAATATTGCTCGTAAGAATCCTGTCATTAAGGACTTTCTTACTAAGTATGGAATACGTGAATATAAACCAGAACTTAGCAGATACGCTGCTTTTTATGATTATATGTCTCAACTTTCTGTCACTGATATAATAAATTTAGAGTGGGCTAGTCCTTCATACGGTCATCATTTTGATATGGATAAAGAGTTTCTGTTTTTAAATGATGAGGCTTTATTGGCGGAATTTCATGATTCCGAGTATTATAATCCTGATTCCGATGATGAGTACTATGATTTTAAACGCTTTCTTCCTGATGTTAGTCAGATTAGCAAAACATACTCTAACATAATAGACTCTATGTTCTTTTCTAGAAGGACTAGAAGTATGGTTCGTGGGATTTATTCTGACTTAACTGCTAAAAACAATATAGTCCTCAGCAGTCCTTCTTATTTTTGTCAGTCTTTGGCAAATCATATTCAATCTAATCCTTCTATTCTAGTTGATTCACTCTAGTTTATATGATATTATATACCTATATATAAACTTTAAAGGTATTATTAAAACCATGCACGGTAAAAAACCACTAGAACCAATCTTTACTAGATCTGAACTAGCTCAGATACTTAACGTTTCTCCATTAACAATTGCTAATCGTGAAAAAAATAAAAAGTATCCTAGTCCAAAAAGAGATTTAAATAAATATAGAATATATAATTTAAATGATGTTTTAAATCTTCAACTTATAACTTATTCTTATATAGATCCTAAGCCAATTATTTCTATACTTTATGACAAAGGCTATAAGGATAGTAAATTTCTTGGTGAAATGATAGATCAAGCTTTATCGAAGAGAGTATAATATGAGCGAAGATGATAATTCATTTAAATTAATAGACGACGTTAGTGACTATGTTTCTACTGACATAATTGTTGACTTAAAATCTGGCATCTATAATCTGTTTGTAAGTCTAGTAGAATATCTTTCTATTGACTTTGGCCCAGTTCAAGGCGCAGATGAAGCATGCAAATATCTAGAGAGACTATCGGCTCAAGTCCGAGAAGCTTTCGAAGAAAAACAATAAATAACTATACTGAAAGAAATAAAATGTTAGATCCTAAAAATATAACAACCATTACCGCTGGTGTTGTCGCAGACCCAGAGTTAATAAATGACAAAATAGCTAAGTTCCGCATCGCGTTGGACTACGCTGGTTCTGAAAAGGATTCTGAATCTAATTCAGGATACTTCGATGTTACCTATTACCTCAAAGATAAAGAGGGCTTTATTGGAAAGAACGCTTCATTTGTACACGGTCAAATCACCGGTGGAAAAATGAAGAAGGGTTCTCAGATCTCCATTATTGGCCGTCTCTTCCAGGAGCGTTGGTCACAAGATGGGACTAAGCGTTCTAAGATAGTTATCATTGCAGAGCACGTTTCTTATGCAGCTGGTGGAGCTAAGCCAGCCGATGGAGCAGTCACTGCTTCTGGCACAGCACCTAAATACGCTTCAGTACCTGAAGAGTTTTAGTGGAGGAATTCTCTCAGGAAGATCTTGATTCATTAATTGAAGAAGCTCTCTCTGGAGAAACATCTAAGTTAGTCCCTAAAAATGGACTTTATCTTAGCCTAATGGAAACTAATATGCTGTCTCATATGTATGAGACTTTTACAAAGCATATACCTAATGAAAGACTAGTCTCTTTATTCCAGGAAGTTAGAAATGATATTCTTTCTTCTAAGAATTCTATAGAACTTAAAGACCTTCATACCATTACTAAGAATTGCAGAAAATGCGCTGATGTTTCAGGTTCTTCCGAACTTCCTAAATGGAACTCCAAAAATCCGGACGTCTTATTAATTATAGACAACCCCAATGTGGATAAAGAGTCTATTGATTTACTTGTTTCTAAGATTAAATCAATAGGCTTTGATTCCAGTAAGGTGTGTCTTACTTATGTTACTAGATGTCCAGTTTTTAGAAAACCAGAAAACTCTGAAGTTATAAACTGCTCCCCTTATTTACATACGGAAATACAGTTACTTAATCCAAAGCTAATAGTTACTTTTGGCTTATTGCCATTAGGTGCTGTATTAAACTCTACGGTGCAGCTTAAGCAATACAGGGGTGTTATATCGTGGCTTGGCTATTGGCCAATACTTGCTACTTATTCTCCTGCTCATTGTCTTAGGTCCGGCGATCAAATGGTAGAACAGTTTACTTCAGATATACAACAAGCTTATAACTTCTGCTATACTGATGCTGTTTAGGTACACTTAATTATGATAACTTTATTACAAAAAACTACGATACTCGAATCATCTTATGATGAAGAAGACTCTAATTATTTTTTAGAAACAATTCAAAAAGATTATTCTATTCTTTATTCATCTAAGGATTATCCAGTAGATGCTGTAACCGAATCTATCAATACCTTTATTATGCTGCATGCGACTATTAGTATGCCTGATAAAGGTTATGGTAAGTTTTGGAGCGCCAAACCAATTGGTGCATTTAGATATGTCTTGAATGCAGATGGTTCTTTTGGCGAATACTCTATCATAAAACCTCTTACCGGTTATTTAGTGCAAGGTGCTTATTGGAGTAACGGTTTTTATTATTTAGTTTCTCATTTAGATTTTGTTTTAGAAGCTAATTTGTTTGTTGATTTAGCTACCAAAGAGCAGTATAATTACCCTTAGTAAATTATTGCTGTACCTAAGGTAGAATTAAACATGAGCAAAAAAGCTTCCATGGAAGAACGTTTCTTTGAAAAAGTTAATAAAACTGATTCTTGTTGGCTTTGGACTGGTTCCCTAACTTCTCGTGGTTATGGATGTTTGGGCGTTGCTGGTAAAACTACTGCAGCTCATAGATATTCTTATCAAATCCATACCGGAGAAATTCCAGAAGGTTTAATAATCTGTCATAGCTGTGATGTTCCATCGTGCGTAAACCCTGACCATTTATGGGCTGGCACTTATGCCGACAACATGAAGGACATGGTAAAGAAAGACAGACATGGGGAATCCAGTAGAAAGAAAACTCATTGTAGAAAAGGTCATTCTTTTGAGGAATTTGAACCCCTTGTATATATTAAGAAACAAGGCAGACAAGCTGGAAAAGAATATAGAACTTGTAGAGAATGCAAGCGTATAAGCGATTATAACTACTATACTAAAAACAATAAATAAATTTCTAGCCTTTATAGTTAAATGGATATAACAAGAAACTTCTAATTTCTCGTTCTAGGTTCGATTCCTAGTGGAGGCACAGAGAGTAGTTGTTACTCAGGTCCATCGAAATACCAGAATAATAACTACTCTTTATAATCGAAAGTAAAAATATGAAAAATAAATTACTAGCTTTTGCTGTACTTTTTTCTACCCTTATTCCTTTTTCATCAATTCCTCACCCTACTATTGCAAACGCAACCATAGCAGTACCAACTACGACCATTGTCTCAACGACAAACCAAATACTCACCTTGGACTCTGACTCGCTATCCAAAACTTCGATGGTCTTGCAATCAAACACCAACAGCAACAGTGTCTACTGGACAGTTCGAGTACGAGACCCATTTGGTGGACGCCTAACTAGCAGCATCGTAGGTGCACGACTCTGCTCTACAGTATCATCGTGGCCCGATGGTGCTGGTTGCACCGGCGCCACTTCAATTGGTCAAGGCAACAACGTTGATCGAATTTATACGTTCCTTTTCCTAATTTCACCAGACGCTCCAAACGGTCAATGGCTAGGAAGAATCTTTGGCCCAATCAGCGGACAACCCGACATCATCGGACAATCAAGAATTTTAGTGACTGCACCAGTCACCACAACTATACCTTCCACTACTACTGTAGCCCCCACTACAACTACCACAACTGTAGCTCCAACTACCACTACTTCAACAACCAGTACAACAACTAGCACAACTGTTGCAATAAGAACAACTGTTCCAGATCTTCCAACTTTTGAACATTTATATATTAAACAACAAACTTATTATCCATATAACATAATTTATACTAATTTTTCTTGCGAAGACCATTATTCAAAACCTAAAGTAATTCATTATATGTTAAAGGATAATTTTACTGAAGTTTTAGTTAAAAATTTTTACTCTTCTTGTAAACAATTTACTTTTGATTATCCTAAAAATATTTCTAATTGTTGGCAGGTTGCTCCAGTAAATGCTACTGGCCAAGGTCAGTGGAGTAATAAAGTTTGTTATGAAGAAACTATTGTAGCTCCAACAACTACCACAACAACTATTCCAAAAGTTTTAGCTTCTTCTAATGCTTACAGTTCTTATTCTTCTTTTGTCCCAAAATATAAAAAAGTAAAAGTTAAACAAACTTTATTTTACAGGACTGGCGCTATATGCTTTGATGGTTGGAGATCCTATTCAACTGGATCAGGAACTTGCTCTTGGCATGGCGGTGTCTATAAATGGTTGGGATACAGTAAGACTACTTGGGTAAAAAAAACTGTACCCATAATACCAAAAGTACCGATTGTTACTGGTAGTTGTTATGGTTGCATTTCTTCCATTACTGGACGTCCTAGGACTAATTATGTAAGCGGTTATACTAGATCTAATGGAACATATGTTAATAGCTACTGGAGATCTTAGAACTATGAACCATCAAGATTATGTCTACGTAATATTTGAAGACAGTTCAGTTCTTCATTCTTGTGCTTGGGCAGAAGATTTAGAGGCTCTTATTCTTGTTTTTAATTCTGGGGCCATCTGGATATATGATGATGCCACTCGAGATGTCTATCAAGGTTTAATTAATTCTCAATCAGTTGGTAAATATTTTAATTTAAATATAAGAAATACTTTATCAGGAAATTTAATTTATAAGAAAGGATCCCAAGTTGGGCAAGAAGCGCAATAAAAATAGGGGTCCTAAGAATAATACTAGGAAATCAAACAATCCCCATTATACTGTATATAGCTCATATAAGGTTTCTCCTCAGCAGATTAATACTTTAGCTTATTCTGTATTTGGATCGTTGTATTATAATCCTGTGGAAGATTGATATTCCCGGGATTCTACGATATACTTATTTCTAACTTTTTAAATATATCGGGGAAATTATGACCACTATAATTGCAATTCAAGGGCCAGACTATGCCCTGGTGTGTAGCGATTCTAGAATATCTAGCATGGACGAAGGTGGCTTTACATCCCAGATCACAACATTAGGTTCTAACTCAGCTAAAGTAGCAGAGAACAATAAGTATCTATTAGGTGCTGCCGGCGACATGAGAGCTATTAATATACTGCATCATGCTTTTACCCCACCTATTCCTCCTGTTGGGACTACTGGTAAGAAGTTAGATAACTTTATCACTACTAAGTTTGTTCCATCATTAAGAGAATGCTTTGAGAAACAAGGTTATGCGTCTCCTGAGAATGAATCATCTACACATATAGCACAGCATGAATCTACTATTTTGACAGTAGTATCTGGTAACATCTATATTATTGATGGCGACTATTCTTGGACTTCAGATGTTAATGGCATTTATGCTATTGGCACTGGCAGTTACTATGCACTGGGTGCTCTACAAGTTCTGTGTTCAACAAAAATAGCGACACCAGCTCAAGCTAAAAAGAATGCTTTAAAAGCTATTGCCATATCGGCTAAATACGATCCATATACCGGTGGACCATTCCACTGTTATATTCAGGAAAAATCTTAATTTATTTGGGGAATAAGAATGGAATTAGAAGAACTAATCTGCGAACAATGCAACAAGCATTGGCAACGAACTAAAGCTAGAGGCAGAAAACCTAAGCTATGCCCAACCTGTCTTAATTCTACATCATTAGTTCTTGTTCAAGAGGATGACGATATGTTTGAAGAAATCCCTATTGCCGAAGAACCTACTCCTGACAAGACTTTGTATAAACCCAATTCTAAATGGCAGTGTTCTGCTTGTGACGCCAAAGTTAGAATTGGTGTAGGCGTTAATGTTCCACCTGTTCACAAATGCCCCAAACGTGCTAATAGACTATTGTCATTAGACTTAATATAAAATATTTCTATCTATAAATAACCAGTAACAACAATAGAAAGAATAAAATGACAGCGACGACTGTACAAATGATAGCAGCTTTATTAGAGCTTGCTTTTATACTATTCAAAACACTTACCTCCAATTTGTTGGTTTCATCATGATGAATTTTCCAACATGGCCTTGTAACTTTCCTCAAAAGGCACAGGTTACTAATGATGACAAAGCGGAGAGGATATCTAAAAAAATGTTTAAAAAAGGACCTAGTCTTGAAAAAGTTATAGGTGACTTGGCACTCAGTGGTGGCTTTGAGCAATATAAGACTATCAAAGACATAGCTTTAGATCCTATAGCTAAAGAAAGCTTTATCAAATCATTAGATAGCTATTTAAATGATTTGACTCTAAAACAATTAAGTTTGACCAAACTTGCTGAAGGTTCTTATATTATGAATTTTGATATAGACGATCCTGCAATTCCTTTTAAAGAAGGTCAGAAAAGTGACTTATGATGAGTGGATACAAATAGGCCTCAAGAATAAATTTTGCGGTCCTGCTGTATGTGAGATTCACGATGGACTTCCATTGACCTTAGAAGAAGAGGATGAGTTCTTTAAGGGCTTTGATCCCTGCGTACATATTGTTAGACTTTATGAGACTCCAGAAATTGCTCATTTAGTAGAGGATAATCATCCTCCTTCTAATTGGAGAAAACCTTATGACAAATAAATATTTTCAATTAGCTCAAGAATTTTATCCTTACACTAAATCTGATGCAAGCCAGGCAATTCTAATTGGACCTTCTTTGAAAGATCATACCTGTGAACCTAAATGTGCAGACTGCCAATGGTATAATTGGGGGCTATCTTTTATGGATAGGGAACTAAAAGGAGAATTTAATGAATTCAATATATAAAGCTTTAAATAATATCTTTATATTAACGCGCAATACAGTTAGTATGTTTTTGCCACTTAAAGAAATTAAACTTTCAGAAGATTTAAATAAAGCAGATGCATATCCCCATAAGCATATGCCCACATCTACTGCTACTAAGAGTTCATATAAATATACTAAGAATGACCATTCATATCCTTATGATCAAAAGAAAGAAAGCCCTTATAGTTCAGTTAAGGTTAATCACAATAGAAATATTTGGACTGACAGAACAGACATAGCTATATTGAGACTTAAAAAAGCCGTTTCTAATAAAGGTCCAAACCCAAAGTTTCATGACAAGCTAATGAAGAAACATCGTAGTGAGTGGCCAGAACTCTGGGTTGCTATTGACGCTTTGTTGAAAGCTGATGAGTAAACTTTTATGTTTCCCATTTCTTTGTCTGAAGAAGCTTATAAAAGATTAACTATGACATGGGGTCCTGAAGTAATTTTGCGCTGCAAGTGTACTGATTGGCCTTCTCATTCTATGTTCGGCCAGAAGGGATCTGGTAGGTGTGGATCATGTCATCAAGTAACTCAAATGATTCCTTATAGATGGAGCACTACTGATGGTTGACCATCTTGAAATGAGAAAAGCTTTAAATCGAGCTCAACAGTCTTTACTAGCACCTGATTCAGGTGGCTGGTCTAGGATTGATAATATATGGACTGAAACTACTGACGATCTTTATGTGGACAATATAGATTTTCAAGTCAAAAAAGAAGGTTCTTTTAAAGTTACTGTTGATGGTTTTCCAAGACAAGGTAATAGATATCTTAGAAGAAAGATCCTTTTAGCCTTCCCTCAAGCAGCTATGCCATTTCCTTTGTGTCATAAGCAAGTGGCGTTAGAAGAAGCTATTAGCGATAGTCATTTTGTGTTATCTACTTTTAGAGATCCTTTGAAGAGTGTTAGTTCTTATATATCTGAATTCATTCATCACAATAACGTAAACGGAATTTTAAATCCTTTAAAAGATTATATTTATACTGAAGATGATTATTTTTATATAGAAAAATGTTTTTTATTTTATATTAGAATGACAGATTTTATATATAATAATATTGACGATATCTTTGTTGTTCCATTTGATTCTATTGCCGGCGATAAAGATAATTCTTTAACAGCATCTATCTCTAAATTATTACCTACCACAGAATATATAGATCCTTACGAAGTAGAACCTCACTCTAGTCGCGATACTAAAATGCAAGATTACTTAATGACAGATAAGTTTCATCATATACTAGAGTTAGCTAATCAATCCTATAATAGGGTTTTAGATTTATCTAGCATTAAAAGAGATAGGTTTGTATTATGATAATATTAATTATAGGTTTACCGGGAGCTGGCAAAACAGCTTTAGCTACTCAGTTGGCAGCTAAGACCAATTCTATTCATATTAATGCTGATGTAGTAAGAGCTGATCTTAGCTCTGATCTTGGTTTTTCTATAGAAGATCGTATAGAACAGGCTCGTAGAGTTGGAGCTATAGCTAGACTTCTTTCTGACCAAGATAGAGATGTAGTAGTTGATTTTATTTGTCCCACTAAAGCTACAAGAGAATCTTTTGGTCGCGCCGATAAAATCATTTGGGTAGATAGAATAAATAAAAGTCACTACGAAGACACCAATGCTATATGGGAAGACCCATTAGAATATGACCTTAGAATTAAACCTCACCTTACTCTTGATCAAGAAGTGGATTTTGTTATTGATCGATTCCAGCTTGTAGACTGGACTAAGCCAACTACCTTACTGCTTGGTCGCTACCAGCCTTGGCATGATGGTCACTCAGCCCTTATGAGCGAGGGTTTAAAGAGAACCAATCAAGTTGTTATAGCTGTTAGGTCTAGCTATAAGACTTCTGAGAAAGACCCTTTTACTTATCCTGAAGTTAAGCAGTTCATTGAGTCTAAAGAAACTAATCCTTTTGTATTGCAATTTCCTAATATTACTAATATAATTTACGGTAGAGACGTAGGATATGAAATAGAAAAAGTTGATCTTTCTTCTGACCTTCAAGCTATTTCTGCTACAGCTATCAGATCTAAATTATAATTTAAAAAACCTATATGGGGTAAAAATGAAAAAAAATTTTCGAGACCAAATTCGTTTTTACATAAATTCTAAATTTCCCAATAAAAAAATAAAGATTAAGTTCGTCACTCATTCTGGCAAAAAGATTTGCAACGTAAAGCTAACTAAGAAACAATTCAATGCTATTACATTGGCTGCTTCTTTAAGCAATGAAACCGTTCAAGACTTTTTCTTAAATTCTATTAAAATATATCTAAAGGATAAAAAATGAACCATCATGTACACTTTAGTGACATTATAAAGAAGTTAAAAAGAGAACCTTTAAATAGTGACCAACCAGACTTGACTACTAATGAGCAAATACTAAACCAAAGATCTTTGATAAAATTTTGGATAGATCATGCTACCAGATTAGAAGAACAAAATAACCAACTAAAGATTGAATTAGAACAAGCTTCTCAATCAGCCATTATGCTAAGAGAGTTAATGAATGAATCACGACCCTAGCAGAAAACCTCCTCTCTATAAGGGCAACAGTGTTCAAGAAGCTTTTGTTCTAAATCTATTAGATGAGAAAAGAAGTGGTCATTACGTTGAGTTAGGTGCTTTTGATTCTAACTTAGGAAGTAATACATATCATCTCGAGAATGATTATGGATGGAATGGCGTTTCATTTGAAATATTAGATGACAGACGCAATCAATTTATATCTAATAGAAAAAATCCTTGTTACGGTGATGCTCTAGACTTTAACTATATTAATTACTTTGAAGAGAATAACTTTCCTAAGCAAATAGATTATCTTCAAGTAGATATAGACGCCGGCTATCAACAAGATGGTAGACCCTTTGGCAATCATTATCTTACTCTATTGGGCCTTATATCTTTGCCATTGACCCAGTATAGATTCTCTGTTATAACTTTTGAGCATGATTCTAATATGTATTTTAGAAATACTGGAATGCGTGACGCACAGAGAGAAATTCTAGATTCTTTAGGGTATACTCTTGTGGTTAGGGAAATCCACGAAGATTGGTGGGTTGACCCGAATGTATTACCGATTGATAAATATAGGAAATACCTAAGATGGGAGACACTGTAATGACTTACTCTACTTTAATAATAGAAGACTTTATTGATGATAAAGATCTAGATCTACTAATAGAATCTTTTGCTAAAGCACCTTTTGATTCCGCGCCAAATAATCCAAATCTATTCAGCTATCAAATACCTAGAGACTATATTCATGCAGCAATAACTGACATGATTAATGATAAGCTCACTAGCACTCTAGAAGAGCATTATAAGGTAAAGATATCTCAATACACAAGTGGATCAGTCACTCGCTACACAGAAGGACAATATATAGGGTTACATGCAGACTGGGCCCCGGAAGATGTGTACGTTCAAACTCTTGATAAAAAGAGAGTAGACATTAGTTCTGTTACGTATCTTAATCAGGATTTTACTGGTGGAGAATTAGTATTCTGTGAAATTAGTAAAGATTTATTAATGACTAAATTGATGACTTTAGTTCCAAGAAGCGGAATGGTCATATTCTTTGATGCCCTTAAATCACACTACACCAAGCCAATAATTAAAGGTGCTAAGTATTCTTATACTAACTTTTATTCTTTAGAGGATTAAAAAAAATTCAAAAGGCTAAGGTTAATAACTATAGGACACTAAAGCCTAAATCTCATTACTTGAGCTGCTACTTCTCCAGCTTCTAATACTCCACTAAGAGTTCTCCTGGCCATTCCTCCAGCTTGTGTGACTGCTTCTGCTACCATAGCTTCTGGCTCAGCAACTTCTGAGGCAACTTGGGCTATAGCTCCTGGTCTTACTTGGCTAATGCCTGTAGAGATTCTTTCTGAATATTTAACTAAATTTTGATAATTGGCGAATGTCTTATTATTTAGTTCTCCAAAATTTCTAATCATATAATCGTCAGCAGTGCTTTGTAGTTGCCTCATTACCGGGTTGAGTACCTGGCCCATTTCATCACCGATAGTTTACAGTACCCATAAAAGTTCCATGAGCCTCTATTGATCCCAATTTTTCTAAATTATCAAAATCTAAATGAGCAGCCAATGCATTATATGCTGGGGATTTACGCGCATCATCTAAATAACGTTTTGTATAATTTCCAAACGGCAGAAATTCATCATTTAACTGATGATAACCTGATAGAAAAGTTCTTTGAATATCATCGGAAGAGGCACCTCCATTTAATATCAAATCTATGGAACTTTGTCCAATTTTGGTTTTTGATATTAATCCAGAAAAAGACTCCGCTTTAGCCTCCGATAAACCATGTTCACCCATTGCTTTTAGAAATTTATTTTGAAATTCATCAGCTACGTCTTTTGTTATACCAAATGGTGTTTCTGCTCCCTGAGACTCGTCTGCAAATTGAGTTAATGTATCTAATACTTGATAAAACTCAATAAAACCTTTTGATTTAGCTAAATTAGTTAAATTATCTACACTATGACCAATTTCATGTAACCCAGTTTTTAACATTCTTGTTTGGGATTCTGTTGCAACATCGTTTGGATTAAATACTAGTAAGTTACTAATCGTGTTGCTGTCTTTAATTTTAATACCTTCATGTTTTAACATATCAGCTAAAGCAGTTCTTTGATATGGTTGTACGGTTGCAGCATGTGCCCTAGCTGTTGGGCCCAGAGGGTTAAAGCCAAATTTTGCCAATACATCATTATTTACGGAAATGCCTAAGGTTCTTCTGGTCATAGTTGAAGCGGGGACGAAATTTTCTTCCATATGAATATAAGATCTATCTAACCCTATATCTTTCATGTTTGTTTCTAATGCTCGCATGCCCTTCTTAGCTTCTGGGGCAGATTTTCCAGCAGCAAACATAAAATGGTCAATGGGCATTGAGACTGGGAATAAATCCATGTTATAACCTTAAAATTAAAAACTAATTATATAGTAACCCTTTAAAGTGATAGGACCTCAAAACGCCAAAAATGTTGGTATAATATAGCCCATGGGAATGTTTGATTATTTTACAATAGAGTACCCTTTGCCCTTAGAGTCTTATGTGCTATCTAAATACAGGTCATTTGTTCATGCTGCTGTTGGTCAAGATGAGTTTCAGTGTAAGGATATGGATTGCTGTCTAGATAGGTATTTGATTGATAATGCCGGCCGAATATATAAAAGCGATTTAGTAGACTTTGAATTGGATGAAAGAACAGAATTTAAAAAGATTTACTTTCATGGACATATAAATGTTTACAGCATGGTTTACCTTGACGAAGAGGGCTGGGGAAGTAAAAACAAGTTTTGGTTGGAGTATGACTTGAAATTTACTGATGGCTTGTTAGTACAAGCTACTATGACTTCACCTACGGAAGAAGAACTACAGGTCCTATCAGGTTCATAGAGTTCACGTATGGTATACTGTTATATATGCGGTTGTAACTTAACAGTAGAGTACGTGCGCTTCCGACCCACGGTGTGAGGGTGCAATTCCCTTCAACCGCTCCAATCTTACCCAAAGGGCTATAAAAATGTATAACTTAGATTTAAGCTATAAAGAAATTTATCCTAAAATTTTTGTATATACCAACTTGTTTCCGGATCATCAAAACCTGCACAAGATAATGCAAAGATCGGAAGATGAATCACAAGGCAAGGGTGTGTACCATAAATGGACTGATTGGTTTATCTTTGGAAGATATTGTAGTTCTAGATCCTATAAATTTGCAATAGAAGACATCAAGAAATCTTTTAACGAAGGCATTGAATATGATTTTAATTTATATGAAGAAGAATTGTTATTACATGATAGATTAAACGAAGCAGTAACAGCAGCTATTTGTAATTATGTAGGTATTAACGATGTACGTTTGCCAGAAAATTCTTATATTTCAGACCAAAACATAGCTAGATACAACCCAGGAGTGGATTCTGGCGAAGGCAAAACGATGCAGTATCATACTGATTATGGTATTGGAGAATGGTATTGGCCTGGTGAAAAATTTCTATTGACTGCCACAACATATATGAATGATGACTATGAGGGTGGGGAAATAATGTTTTCTATAGGTGATGAAATAATTAAGTATAAACCACAGGCTGGAGAAATAATAGTATTTCCTTCTGGCTCACCTTTGTTTCCAGGTGGTGAACCGTACTTTCATGCAGTTGGGGGGATAAGAAACAATAGTAAATCTTTAGTTAGAATGTATTTAAAGCATACAGCTAATGGTGAAAAAAAATGGTATGATGGTGAAGAAAAATATGGCAAAGATGAATGGTATGAAATAGCTAAAAAGAGAGCGGAAGGGCACAACTCTATTGCCGTTTTTGACAACGAGCCTAGACTATGCTCCGCCCTTATCACCAAGCTATATGGCATCGAAAAAGAAAGCTATACAGTAAAAGAAGATGTTTTCTATGATGAAGATGAAATCCAATAAACAATTAAGAGGTATTTAATGTCGTCAATTTTTATACAAATAGCTTGTTATCATGATTTAGAATTATTAGAAACTATAAAAGATGTTTTAAATAAATCTTCAGAAAATAATGATTTACATTTTGGTGTTCATAATTGTTTCTTTGAAGAAAATCCACATGATGAATCTTTTATGAGATCAGAGTTAAACAAGCTAAATAGAAATTATAAATTATCTATCAAGCACTCTAAGTTTCCAGACAATATCGGGATGGGATTAGGCAGATACATTGCTAACGAATTCTATAGCAATGAAGACTTCTACATGCAGATCGATTCTCATATGATGTTTATGCATAAGTGGGACGAAGTTTTAATTGGCTTGTTGAATGAAGCTAAGAAAACCGGCATTGAAAAACCGATTATAAGCGACCCAACTAATGCTTACCTTGTAGATGGGAATGGACAAAGACAGATAGAGGACAAGAGCTTATTTGATCATTTTAAGAATAAAAATTTTGATGTTCAAAAGTTAATTGAAGAACAATCATTTGCAAAAGCTAAGTACAATATATCTGGTTTAAATGAACGCAATGAAGTAAGCACTACATTCAAACACTGTTTTGATATAGATTTAAGTGTAGAAAATTTACATAATATTTTTGAATTTATATATATCAACGGTGCTTTTATCTTTGGAGATGGTACACTACATGCTATTAAACCTAATAGAAATTTACTTTTAATTGGGGATGAGACTCTTACTTCTTCTAGGTTCTATACGCATGGATATACCGTTTTGAGAACGACAGACATCAAAGTTTGCTGCCATCTTACTAGAACTAAGCCAGGTTTACCTGGCGAGGATTGGATCGTAGATCGTAGAAGAGAATCACAACAAGATTTAAGAAGTTATAATGAAGCCGAGGGTGAAGGCGAAATTATCTTCAGAAAACTATATGAAAAAAATATAATGGAATTAAGAAAAATATTGGGACTGAGAATAAAAGATGATCAGTCACTTGGAAATGAAAGAGACTATCAAGAAGTAATTGATAGCTTATTGTAAAGGAAAATAAAATGAGTAAAAGAATATTATTAACAGGAGCTGGTGGCTTTGTAGGGCACCATACATTAGAGCATATTTTTAAGACAACAGATTGGGATGTAGTTATTACTGACTCATTCCGTCATCGTGGAGTAACAGACAGAATCACTTCTATAGCTTCATGGGAAGCTAACAAGCATCGCGCAAAACTTATCACACATGATTTGACTGTCCCATTTTCAGATGTAATGATTAAGCAGATTGGACACGTAGACTATATTATTTCTATGGCTTCTGATTCTCATGTCGATAGATCGATTACAGAACCAGCACCTTTCATAACTAATAACGTAGCTCTCATAGTTAACATGTTAGAGTTGGCACGTAAGATTAAACCAGAAGTTTTTCTGCAGGTTTCTACAGATGAAGTGTATGGTCCTGCACCAGCTGGTTACGCTCATGCCGAGTGGGATACTATCCTTCCATCCAATCCTTACTCAGCCTCTAAGGCTTCACAGGAAGCTATCTGCAATTCCTACTGGCGTACATATGATGTACCGGTAGTAATAACTAACACGATGAATATTATTGGTGAACGCCAAGACGCAGAAAAGTTTGTACCTAAGGTTATGTATTCCCTAGAGAAGAATATACCTATGACAATTCATGGCTCTGAGGGTAACATTGGTTCAAGATACTACCTCCATGCGAGAAACCAAGCTGATGCACTTCTTTACATTCTAAAGAACCTGCCGGCAACACCATATCCAAACAATGATAGACCAGATAGATATAATATCGTTGGAGAGAGTGAAATAGACAATCTCACAATGGCTAAAATGATAGCTAAGTACTGGGGCAAGGAACTTCAGTATGAACTAGTAGACTTCCACTCAACAAGACCAGGACATGATCTTCGCTATGCCCTTGATGGAAAGAAGTTAGCTGATGCTGGATGGGTTGCTCCAATTCCTTTGGAAGCTTCGCTTGAAGCTACAATCGAATGGACTAAAGAACATCCTGAATGGCTATGGAGAGAAGAAGCTTAACCACCTAGGTCTGAGGTATCGCCCCTACCAGCTAGTCTGTTAGCAGTATAGCCACCAAGCCCAAGTGCTGAACCTACCGCTAGCATCTTGAGGTTTCTTGATCCCTTGATGCCTTGAGTTACAGCTTCAGCCATAGCTTTTGATCCATCTGCTGAAAGCAGTTTTTGACCAGGTTTACGAGCTGTCCTGATATCTCCACCCATTCTACGAAGAGCTTCCCTTGCTGTTAAATCAACGTCTTGTTGTGCTGTTTTATTTACTATTTTTGCAGTAGGAGCTGTAGGAGAAGTCGCTGGGATAATTGGGGTTTTAGGCGCTGTGGGTGGAGTTGGAGCTGTTGATGGAGTAATGGCAGCTCCGTGTGGACCAGGAGTAGTTCTAACTGAAGTTGGGGCACCTACCGTAGGACCTCTAGAGATAGGTGGTTTAGTTGTTGGAGGAACAGATACTGGCGGTACGCTAGTAGAAGTCACCGGAGGTGGGGTGACTATAGGCTGCCCAGAAGCTACCTTTGCTGCAGTTGCTCCAGTATCATATTCACCTGCTAAAGGGGTTACTTTAGTGGCATTAGCAGTAGACACACTTGGGCCAGAAGTAAGCGGTGGAGTTCCCGGGGCTGAAACTTGCCCTCGTCCATTAATAGGAGGAAGGGGTCCTTTATAATTATACTCATCTACAGTTACAGGTATTGCAAATTTACCTGTAGATCCTAGCGCTGGTGGTGCTGGGATGGTTACTGGTATCTTTCTAGCAGATCTTTCTTGGGCAATTTGTTCGATTGTTTTATACGGACTAACATAACCATCTTCTCCATGCAGTAGTCTTGACATCTCTGGCGATTCAGATGTAACTGCGTTAATTCTTCCAATTTGTTCTGGATTTATTTCTCCAGTAATTTTATATTTTTGATCTGCCCCAACAATATTTGTTCTGCCACCGATGTTATCGTCACTATACTGGGTAGCAAGATCAAATTTACCTGTTGAGACATCTTGCCCTAAGTAATCAGTAGTAAATCTTGCAGAGATACCTCGTGATATTGGTGTATTTACAACTCCAGTATCTCTCATTGTTAAGCCAGCCCTAAATGCCGGATTATTTTGATCAACTAATCTATGACCCAATCTACTTTCTAGTCTGGAAGTTATTTCATCTCTAGCTTCCAGACTTTGAGGATAAGCGGAAAAATGTCTTCCATCTCCATAGGCACCGGGAGATGTCTTAAAGGTTAATCCACTTTCCTGAAAAGTCTCAGCAGCAGTTAAAATATCACGAGGATCTATAAAACTGTTTCCAGTTTTACCAAAAGGAACATGATTTTTTTGATAAAAATTAAGAAAGTGATTAGGTTTAATGCCTAAGGCAGAGACTCTTTCATCAAATTGTGCTGCAACAGTTTTGTCAATTACAGACAAATCCATTCCTCTTCCAGCTTTAGCTAGGGCATCTTCGTGTGTTAGGTCAGCAACAAAATCACCATGAATTTTCCATCCATGATTTTGATTTATTCCGTTAGGTCTAACAGATTCATATCTTGAGTCAAATACTCCTGACGGAGAGTCCAGTTGAAACATATTGTTAGAAAATTCGTGAGGACTAATAGCTTTTGGCAACTCATGCCCAAAAACTCTTCGAGAATAATCAGCTATATCTGCCTTAGCTACCTGAGCCAATTGTCCTTCTGGCAAACCGCTGACTGGGCTTACATTTCCATTTATATTAGGTCTTATAAATTGAAAAACCTCAGTCCCATCGTCCCTAGTAAGGGCTGATATACTAATTATTTGATTAGGGCTAGTTATGAGTTTGGGGAATTTTTTACTTTGTGAATCGAAAATAATTTCATGAATAGATTGAGCCATAATTTTAAAAATCCTTACTAAAGCTAATCTAGAAAATAAGCGTTACTAGTTATATATAGTAACCTATGTATGGAGGTATGTTATGGCAGCAAAGAAGCCAGCTAAGAAAAATATAACAAGTGTTAAAGAAGTTAAAAAAGAATTGCCCGGAAAAGCTATTATGTATTTTGGGGTTCCCGAAAGAGCATTCGTTTGCCCGTCTTGCAATAAAACTTTAATTAAAGGTATTATATACGAACACAATAGTAGTTCGTATTGCACTAGAGGTTGTATCCCAGCCCCAGAAGTGGTAGTATAGCCCCATGCAAAACTATTGGCTCTCAGAACAGCATAAAGATATGGGCAGTGAGATGGCTGGCAATGTCAGTTATAAGCTACCTGCAGCTGAGCAGGAATTCGCCAATGCACTAATGGCTATTGCCAAGAAGTACGGCAAGCTTGCCAATGGAGATGGTAACGGTATCTGGGTTGGGTACGTTGATGCATCTGAAAATGATAATGCTGAAATTGGTGTTATGTGTTCTAATTGTGCTCTTTATGCCGGCGGTGGCGTTTGCAAGATCGTTAAGCAAAAGGTACAAGATGGCGGTTACTGCCGCCTTGCTGCTATTCCAGATGGCGTAGTCAACGGTAGTAAAAAAGACGACGACGATGACGAAGAAGACTAGGGCTTTACTCCCCACTTACCTATAGGGCAAGTAGCGTGTAGTAATTTAGTCTTTGCGGGCATAAAGCAACCGCACTTAGTGCAAGTTTTAGCTGCCGTTAAATAAGGGCAGTCTTGACAAACGGAATATCTATATTCTTGTTCATCATCAGTTACGTATTCTGTATCTGGATTTGCAAAATCCCATGGACGTACAACGCCAGTCTCCTGACGTTCTGCGTTCTTTTTTTTCCATTCTTGCCAAGGATTAGTCATAGTACTATTCTACAGGAGAATTGAAGTCTTGTCCATCCCAAAGAAATCCTTCTTCAACCAACTGGTCAACAATTTCAACAATTGTAGGATTACTACGCATAATAGCAATGGTTTTTTGTAACTCTTGTGGCAACTCGCCACCGTCCACTGTTTCCGGAAATCTTCCAATTTTTGCAACTTCTCCATCAACTATAAATGCAAATATACTCATATTTTAATTCCTTTCATTAAAACTTATCATATCTATCAAATTTAAAACAGAATACATGCATTACCGTAGGCTCTCCATGCTCCTGTGGTAGCACATCTTCTCATGTCCAAGGTACCTTCGACCCCACCACCAAAGTTACAACCGGTGGTTTGTTCGCATGAACTATCATTATACCTTAAGTACCCATCTCCAAATATATTTATACTATAGTACCCAGTAATTGCCCCCTCAAACCCCGTTGCATAAACGCATTCACCACCACCTGGTGAAGCTGATACAAAACTGTCAGAACAACCCGAGCAGCCGCATGTTCCACCTGTACAAGCAGAACATGGTCCGGCAGCCGAACACTCAGAGCATGACCCAGACGTACATTCAGAGCATGTTCTACCTGTACATCCGGTGTAGGCAGAATCACAACCAGCGGTACTGTTTTGGTTGTAAGTGTACCCCGTTGCTTGTCCGCCTCTTGTCCACCTGTAGCAAGTTCTGGTATTTGTGTTGGAAGCGGTTAGCGTACTTGTTCCGGCAGTTGCTGTTCTTGTTCCGGCAGCACCGCTGCTCGTGGGTAACGTGCCAGTAACATTACGGGTGCCACAACTGTCGCAGCCTCCATCGCATGAAGGACAGGTGCAGGTGCAGGTTGGAGCAGTACAGCCCCCGGAACAGTCTGGAGCAGCACAAGTACAGGCGGCGGTAGTACATGCGTCAGGGTGATGAACAGTACCCGCTTCAGAAGTCCAACCACCATAACCGACTGTAGATATAGAACTATACGGACCAGTTCCCAAACTATTGACCGCTGCTACTCTCACTTTTGTTACGGTTGCCGTGTAGCCAGGATCAAAGGTTTTAGAAACAGCAGTAGAACCCGTTGGTAAAGCACTCGCAAAAGTGGAACCATCATTAGTTGTTGTCTGATAAACGTATCCAGTAATTGCACTGCCACCATTTACGGCAGGCGCGGTCCATGCCAATGAGTCCTGTGTGCTAGTGGTACCGCTACGAGTCAGTGCCCCTATTGTTGGTGCATCTGGAACCGTGGCAGGAGTTACTATGGCTGATATAGCGGAATATGGTCCAGTGCCACCATTGGTGCCAGCATTAGTAGCTGCTACTCTGAAGTAATAAGTTTGTCCATTATCTAAAGGATTTAAACCAGTAACCAATTTTGGCGATGAAGATGATACTGGACTTACTGTCGTAATATCAGAAGCAAATGTTGCAGAAGTAGAATATTGAACGGTGTAAGAGCTGACAGCGGTACCTCCATTATCAGATGGGGCAACCCATGATACTGAAGACTGACCTCTTGTTCCAGATGCTCCCACTACAGAAGTAGGTGCACCTGGGACAGTGTTAGGTTTAAATGCAGCTGTTTCTTCAGACTCTGCGCCATCCCCTAAAGAGTTAACTGCTCTTATCTTAATTTTGTATAAATAACCATTAGTTAATGAAGGAATAACGAAAGATGTTCCAGATGTCCAACTAGATAATGTGTATGCGCCGTATTCACCATAAGTGCTTCCATTGTTAGTGGAAATAGATAAAGAATATTTATACCCAGTGATGGCTAGCCCGGCCATTAAATGCTGGTGCAATAAAACTTACTGTTAGTTGATTACTTTGCTCTGTTACAGTGGTAAGTGTACTTGTAAACGTAGGTGCTCCAGGAATAGTGCCGGCAGCAAAAAACCCTCTTCCTGGCTTAAAACTTCCTTGCGAATTTAAAAATGGCATTTTAAATACCTACTATGCAAACTTGGCTTGACTTGCGAATACTTTATATGCTGATGCTGTTTTAAGAATTGTTATAGAATAAATGTCTAAAGCATTTCCTGTTGATGGTGCTGATCCGCCAAACCAATTAATTGTTTGAGAAGATCCATTTATATTTACAACACTGAGCTTTCTTGCATTTCCCGACTTATCAATTATAATAGTTACTGTAATAGTTTGTCCCGCTGAAAGAATATTGTCTAAATCAGTAATACTACCATTGCCTCTGATATTCAAAGTAAAATCTGCAGAAGGTGTTCCCGTAAAATAATAAATAGAACTTGTCAATACATCAATATTAGTAGGAGTTGCACTCAATGCAGTGGTTGTATCTAGCGTTGCAGTTTCTAAAACTTGCTTTAGAACAATGCCATTATTGATAGTGGTAGTTCCAGTAGACGCTCCAATTGTTGCAGCGGTTGACGAACTCAGCACAGCCGAAGAGGTTAGAACGTCTGTTCCATCTACTTTATATGTTTTTCCAGAAGCTACATCAAAGCTGTCGTCTGTTTTTAAAACATCAGCAGCAGATCTATAAAGAGTTGTGTCAGGAGTAGCTGATCCAGAACTCCATTTCAGCTTGCCACCTGCATCTATAGAGAAGTTTGGGGTAGCACTTCCATATGGGGCTATTTCTAAAGCTGTGTCTGCTGCGGTATTAAATTTACGTGCACGTAAAATATTGTAAAAATTGGGCATTGGCCTCAACCAAACCTTTCTAAATTAAAAGCCCTCGAGCTTATTTAATATAGTAATTAGCTTTGTGCTTTTTTGTCTACTTTAGTAAAAACTTGATTGATTTCTGTGGTAGATAGTTTGCCATCGTCCAAAAAGGCACGAGAAAGTCCCTCAACTACTGTAGCAACTCCAGCCATGCCTGCCATAAAGCAAGCTTTCCATATAGGAACGCCGGCAATAGCACCAGCACCGATGACGCCAAGGCCAGATGCAGCAAAGGTAGCTACTATTCTTAAAATTATATTATATGTAGTCTTCATTTAATCCTCATCATTTTTAATCATGGCGTGGACATAGTGAACCAAAAAGGCACAACCTGTAGCTATGATCGTAATTTTTCTAGTTTCTCCAGAAAGAGTTGCGAACACTACGACACTACCTGAAATGGTAAAAGCCAGTGCTGAAGTCTCCCTTGAGAATTTTTTAATAAAGCCCCATGGACTAAATTTCCTTTTCATTGTTTCCTCCTCGTATTTAAATATACTGTTTCTTGTGAAGTGGTTATCTTCTTGATCTTCCGGACCCTCTATTCCAGGGTCCTCTTCTTCTTCGCCTTCTGGATTCTCATCTTCCTTGCGACCATTGCTATTGGTTCCGTCGCCAGGACCTCCACCAGAGCCCCCAGAACCGCCTCCAGAGCCCCCAGAACCGCCTGATGGACCAGATGACCCAGTTCCTGCTCCCACGCCAACCGTAGCTGCTGATAGAGCTGCTGTAGCAGCCAAGAGAGTTCTACGAGATCCCACGTCTACCTGGGATCCAGTTGGCACATAGTCGTCAAGACCTTCTCCGTAAACGTCAATTTGAGTTTCAAATTCATCTTTAATTTCATCTGGGGCATCAGAAACTGCAGCTACCAAGGCTGCTTCCTCTGCTACAGATAGGTCACCAACTGGAATAGAATCAAAGATTTCAGCTGCCTGATCTGTGTCAATTGATTCCAAGACCTTCTCGCTGGTTGCGAGGTCAGTGGCCTGGTCTTCAGTAACGCCGTTTTCAATAACCGAATCAACTGCATCAGAGACCTGGTCTTCTGTAATGGTATCTGACTCCAAGACTCCAACCAGTTCCTCAAACTGTTCATTCGATATCGGAGCATCTAAAATTGAATCAATAACAGAATCAAATTTTTCATCTGAAATAGGCTCATCAAAGATGTTGTCCAATGCAGCACTGAACTGTTCTGTAGATAGTGGCTCTTCAAAGACTGCTTGCACTGCAGCATCAAACTGCTCATCGCTCAGAGTTTTAACATCTTCAAAGACGGCTGCTACTGCATCATCAAACTGAGCATCAGAAAGTGGACCATCAAACACTGCGGTAACAGCGTCTTCAAACTGTGCATCAGATAATTGAGTTGGGTCTTCAAATACTGCATCTACTGCAGCAGCGAAGTTCTCGTTAGACATGGGTCCATCAAACACTGATTCAATTACGGTAGCAAACTGAGTATCTGAGAGCTCTTGATCTAGAAGTGAGCTAACAACAGCGGTTAGTTGTTCTGGTGTTTCTGCGTCTGCAACTAAGTCATCAACTGCGTCTGCAATTCCTGCGTTAGACATAGGTCCATCAAAAATGTCTTCTACTGCAGCGTCTGCAGCGTCTTGAGTATCTTTAGGAACTATTATTTCTGGAGTTGGATCTTCAGGTATAACAACTGGAGTTACTTCTTCTGGAATTGTAGTAATAACTTCTGGGCTAACTGCTGGCGTATCTACTGGTTCAAATATTGTTTCAATAATGGTTGTTACAGGTGGCGAAATTGTCGTAGTTGTTATTGTTTCTGGTTCTGGCGTTGAAACTGGAGTTAGATCTAGGTCTGGAATTGAAACAGTAGTATTTTCTGTTGGAAGAGTTTCGACAGGGGGAGGGACAACCTCTGGTGCAGTTGTTGTTGTTGTTGTGCCTGTTGGCACTTGTGGGACTATGGTTGTGGTTGTGGTGGTTGTATCCGGATCTGATGTTGTTGCATCAGCAACTTCCTGAGGACCATACAAACAGCTCCCTATTCCCTCGCCCACACATGGGGCGGTACCTGCTTGAATTTTAAATCGTACAGAACCATAGCCAGTTTGACCTGAAGTATCAATCACATAAGTAGTATTTGCAGCATATGTCCAAACACCCCAACCGCCAGATTCTATGTTGTTATCTAAATTATAAAAAAGAATACTGTACATATACGGCTGCGTATTACTTGCATCTGGTGCATCCCAACTCAAGGTCACACTTCCATCGTCATTTGCTATGGCTGTTAAATTTTGGATAGAGTTAAAGTAAGGTACAGTAGTTGTGGTCGTTGTATCTGGTACTGTTGTGGTTGTAGCCGTAGTTGTTGTCGTAGACGTTGTTGTAGTAGTTGGCGGAAGAGTTGGTGCTGTTTCATTATTTGGCTCAACTCCACCAAACACCGCACATGAACTACCAGATTGATCGCAAGACAGCGTTGTTCCTATCTGGTCATCAATCATTAAGACTGGTGGCAAACCTTGGTCATCTAAGTTGAACGATGTAAAGCCTAATTTATAAGTTCCAGTAACAGATACTTTATATGTTGATACTTGCCAACCAGTAGCACCGTAGGAGTTTGTCGAGTAGTCACCTGTGCCAGGGTTAGAAAATCCTAACAGTGCGTACGACTGATTAAAGTTATTAACTGTGATTGCTGGAGTCGACGCAACGGTGACAGGAACAAGAGACGTAATAGATCCATCATTAAATGGAACGTAGTCAGTTGCCATATAGTTCCAAGACATTGTGTATGTAATGCCAGCAGTTAATTGAACTTCACGAGTAATCCATGCTGCATCAGTTGGATTGCCACCGCCAAAACCAGATGCCTGTGCTTGTGACGACAGCATTGTTGTTATCTGAGATGTTTGAGTTGCAGAAAGACCAAGTGCTGCAGTAGCTTGAGTAAACGTTTGCTCACCTTTTGGCTGCAGGGCAACAGCATATGTTCCGCCCTTTGGAGAAAAAGTCCAGCTGCCTGCAGCAACTGCTGCAGCATAGTAAGGATTGTCGATTGTTTCGTATTGTGCAGGAGAGGTGTTTGGGATTACCCTGGTAATCGTTGGGCTCCCCATTGCTCCATTTGCGCCATGAGTAAATGTTCTAGAGCCATTGAATATTGTTACACCAGTTCCGCCACCGTTAATTGAAGTGCCAAGTGTTCCAGTTTGTGACCCTCTAGACCAGCCAGTTAGCGTGCCGTCTTCAAATCCAGCATTTGGTATAGATACAGAACTACCTGTAGCCCTTGCTGTTATTGGGGAAATCCAAGCAATAACAAATAATAATACAAGTATCCATGATCCACGACGTGGTATTATTCTCATCAGTCAGCCCTCCGATGTTCAAGAATAATAGTAATGATCATCAAGGATTTTTCATTAGTGAATCCTAACTGAGAAAGGGAAAAGCCCCAGTAGAAATTAATCCACTGGGGCTTCGCACCGGCCTCCGTTGCAAGGAGATCAGTATATCATAAGATACTAATCTCTACTACTACTGAAGGTAAAATATTTAATCTATTTCTATATCTGGATCAGATTTTTTAATTCCGTCAAATACAATAGCCAATATGGCAAGAGGCATTGCAAACATTGAAGCGACAATAGATATTACTAATATCGCTTTCAACATTAAGCTGCGCCTGGTTTTGGCGTTGCTCTCCATGCAGCTTCAAACTTTGCAGCGTCATTAGCCATTTCTGGAGATAATTCAAAGTGAAGCCATTTGCCACCGAAACTTCCGGCGTTGTCTTTAGCATCGTAAATTTTTACGCCCTTGACCCCTTCGCCACGGGAACAGCGGTATCCACGACCGTAGCCAACGTTTTTGTCTGCCTTGTCAGCATCGAAAGCATAGTCATGAATCTCTTCAATGCCAAGCTCTTTTGAATACTTAAGAAACCAATCCCAAGCTTCAACTGCAGCTTTACGATCTGTATAACCAACGTCACATGCACGACCTGTTGCATGAACTGATAGCCACTTTTCCATACCAGGATCGCCTAGCTTTTTACCAGCGGTATTGGAGTTACGCATTAAGCGATTTGAATAAGCTCCAAGGTTAGTGAACTTCCAACGCTTTCCGCATAGTTCAATTAGCTTTTGAGTGCCAGGCTTTGCGCCCTTGCCATCACCGTCTGAGTTGCCTGTATACTTTCTTGCCATTTTATTTATTCTCCTTATATACTATCGTGTTAATAATAGTAACGACTAAATGTATTCCCCGAATCTTTTGATCTCCCTACCGGGAACGCCAACTACAGTAGCGTTATCGTTTATGTGATCTATAACAACTGTTCCAGCTCCTAGCGTACAGTTTGATCCTACGCTCTTAAAGTTAATTATGACACTACCAGCTCCTATAGAAGTAGCTTCCCCTACATTGACATCTCCGCAGATTCTAGCTCCAGGACTAACCGTGCAATAATCCCCTATTGTACTGGACTGATTAATGGATGCAGCTGTGTTTACATGTACGTGGACACCAAGATTAACTTTAGTGGTTAAAACAGAATATGGACCCATTGTTAAACCATTTCCGTATTGACACTGTGTTCCAACTACAGCCGTTTCATGTATCAGATTGGCAGCACGTTCGATTCTATTTATATTTGATTCTATTTCTCTTCTTATTCTAGACGAGTTAATAGCTATTGTATATTTTAAATTTGGATATTTATCTAATAAAAAATTTATAAAAGATACATCACCAAGTAAATCGCCATTATTAACAGATGGGTCGTCGTCTAAATAGCCTATGACATTCCAATATTCATATTTATCAGAATGAGCCAGGTATTCTAAATCTCTAGAATGCCCACCAGCTCCGAATTAAAACTAAATCCATAATTTAATCTTTGAAAAATCGTTATCACAAATTCCATATACATTTATTATGTCTTCTGGTTTTTTTGGGAATAGTACAACACTGTTATTTAGTTTTTTAACTCCTGGAAAAGCCCATATTAAACCTGAAGATGTCATCGTATACTCATCTGTCTGATGCCAAAAAAAGTTAGCATTGGGGTAATCATTGAATAAAGATTCAAATGCTTCTGAATTCTTGCAATGTAGCCAGTATCTTTTATCTAAATAGTCTTTTATATTAATTTTATATTGAGCTTCATCATGACCTAAATACCAAGACCCATCAAATAGTCTAATGTCTATCTCTACATCGTATCCTTGAGATAAAGCTTCTTCAATATACTCTGGACTATTTTCTAGATCTTTTTTAATACCGGCGTAGTTGCCTCTATGTGCAATTAATTTCATTTTGTATAATTTTGTAAGAAATAGTTAAGGTCTTCTGGTGTACCAATTCCCCACATCTTTTCTATATTTTTTACTCTAATTTTTTTACCATCTTCTATAGCTTGATTGAATACAGGGCAAACATAAAACTCACCATTTGTTCTAATATCTTTATCTATCATTTGCTCCGCATATTTTACATAGTCGGAACCCTTTTTCCAGAAGTAAATGCCAACGGTAGCCAAATTGCTAATAGGTTTTTTTTCGGCAACTTCTGAAACAAATCCGTCTTCATTTAACTTTGCATAAGACCACTTGGGATGCGAGGCCTCAAATGTTAAAATTCCACCATCTATTCCGTCCGCATTAAAGGCGTACAGCGCCTCATTGCTATTCCATTCCACAAATTGATCTGAGTTAGCCATTATCAAAGGACTGTCATTATCTATTAATTCTTTTGCCAAAAGAGTCGTGCATGCTGCTCCCTCTGTAAGCGAATCAACTTGCACTATTTTGCAATTTGGGGCTATAAGCTTAAGCAAATACTGTAAATTGTATTTCTCATAGTGTTCTTTTTGCACTATGAATATATAATTTGCCTCAATGTTTAAATTCTCCACAACCACTTGAATCATCGGTTTTCCATTAACTTCTATTAAAGGTTTTGGAAATGTGTATCCAGCTGCTTCGAATCTACTTCCCGCTCCAGCCATTGGTATTAATACATTCATTTTTTCTGATCTCCAAGGTATATTTTTTTCTTCTTTTTGAGAAAGAATATTAATGATTTTATCAATTTTTTTAACATTTAAATCATCTCTATTTTCTACGGCAATTAGATTAGCTCCGCTATCTAAAGCCCCCTGTCTTCCTATGTGACTATCTTCGATTATCACACAATTTTTAGGTAGGGCATTACACGCAATCATGCATCGCCAATACATTTCCGGAAAAGGTTTAGTTCTTTTTACATCGTCGTTACTCATGAAGTAATCTACATACTTGATTAAGCCCAGCTTAAGAAGAACTAGTTTTACTGTGTCTCTAACGCTATTTGAAGCTACTGCTATTTTTATATTATTGTCTTTTATTCTTTTAAAATAAGAAATTAGTTCTTCATCTTGATATAAATTATCAAAAATCGACAATGTTTCTTCTTGTTTTTTTTGCCACACAGCATTGTGCAAATTAGCAGGTAGCCCTTTTGATTCTGATAATGTATTTAATTTCTTAGTTGTTGGTAGACCATCGTATATGCTTAAGTGCTCTTCTCTGGAAATTGTGTATTGGTCACCAAAAAAAGCAAGGGCTTTGTTTAGTGCGTGATAGTGGACTTCTCTGCTATCGAGAAGTACTCCGTCTAAATCAAATATAGCTAAATTATTCATATGATCACATTCTTAGTAGATAGTTTTTCTTTACGTATGTTTCATCATACGAACCATAAAAATCGCCCATAGGACCTTGCAAAGAATTGGTAACATCATAGCCTAACTCCCCCAATACCATACCTAGTATTCTTTCAGTTGCGCATGATTCATATTTATTATTTGGAAGTATATTAAAAAATCCACAATCAGATAGATCTTTCATTACCTGATCTTGGCACAACATCATCGGGCCGAAAACACCTTTATAAATACCAGGCACTCCATACCCTACGGACTCTCTCATAACTGAATCCGCCCATACAGACAGATCATTGTCATTTGCATCTCTGCCTATTGGAACCGGTGGAGAATCCCACCATCTTATAGTAGTAAGTTTGCTACTTTTTACAAAATCAATATTATCTTTCAATACAAGAGAGTCATGAATACAGTAATAAAAGTCTTCTTCTGGATTATTTTTATAACCTATGTTATAAGCCTCTAGGGCGTAATGCCTATTCTCAACATCATATATGACAACTGAAGAGTCTATGTCTTGAAAATATGATTTATCATTTGAATCAGAATCTACGATAACTATTTTTTCATTTGGATGAAAACGCATTATAGAATCAATGCATTCGAAAATAACAGGATAATTAGAGTCAAATTTACACGGTATTATAAACAAAACTACTCCTCATTGGTAAGCAGAAAGCAGCCAAAGCCTTCAGGCAGGTCTTTTATATCTATGCAATTGTCATAATCGTCAAAAGCGTGGGTGTATATTTTAGATAATGATGCTACCAGACTACGATGACCTTCTTCTCTATTCGGATTAAAAGAAGTATGCAAAGACAGTACCATTGGTATTTTTGCTTTCATTAAAGATTCTTCAAAAGAAGGTATTGCTATTGATTCATAACCTTCAATATCTACCTTGATTAACGAGTAATCGCCTAAGGAAAGAAGCTCTTCCATATCAACCCCATCTACTATTTCCCTACCTGGATTAACAGAATCTAATACTCTCGTCATTGAGTCACCTAGTTCAACACTAGGATCTATTGCTACTTGCTTGCTTGAAGAGAATGCCTTTTCCAAAAGAATAACATTTTTAAATTTGTTAGCTTCTATATTTTTCTGTAAAAAACTAAAAGCCACTGGATCTGGTTCAACAGCTATTACTTTTCTGGAAAGCTCCGCTGCATATAGGGTGTTTGGACCAATCCACGCACCTATGTCTAAGAAGTCTTTTTGTTTATTCAAATATTTGTCATATGCTCTGAATACAGAAGGCTCTGAATCTGGATAGAATTTTTCCCAATAGTCAAAACCTGGTGGTCTATGAAATAAATCATCATCTATTACATTAAATGTAAAATTATTTTTTTTAACTGTAATCTTTTCTGTCATTAGAGAAACCAACCTTCACTTCTTCTTCCGCCTATGTGGGTGACTAATGGTTCATCATATATATTTCCATAAAAACCAAATCTATAATCTTTATCTATAGAATGAACTTTTGTTGTAAACTCAGATTCTCCACCATGATCTGGCCAACCCATCTTAACCGTAGACATAGGATATAAGCATGGGTTTAATGTAAATAATCGACCATGTTGAAAGTAATCTTCTTTTTGAGAATAGTCTTCAAGATGTTGAAAGACAAATCCACCTACTGCTTCTTCAGGAGGATTAACAGAAGCGCGAACTAAAGCCATTTGAACAAGATGTGGATTCTGTCTTAATAAAAATGCCATGTGTGCTATGTCTATTGATTTATTAAATAGAAAGTCATCTTCTAAATGAAAAACGTAGTCAACTTCTGGGTTAACAGAACTCCAAGCTGATTGGACTGCTCCAGCCAATCCTCTTCTTTGTTCATGTGATACTATATTAAACCCTGGAAATCTATTAACCAAAAAATCATGATATCTTGGATCGCCAGAGTCATTAATGATTAACTTTTCAAAAAAATCATAATTAATTACTTCGTTAAATCTATCTATAGTTTGCTCAATGCAAGCTTGTCTTCCGTCAGTTATTACTACTAATGATATTTTATTCACAATGTTAGTTCCTTTATTGGTGCGGGGTCGTGAATTAAGGTTCCAGTATCTCCAGTTACTAATATGTTTTTTTCATAGAATTTTACTAAGCCCTCTAAGCCGTCTGACTCGTATACCTTGAAGTGCTCTGCCCAAGCTGCACCATTATATAAATCAGCTCCTTCACCAAGCGCCTTGCAAGATTCGTAAGCATTTAGTATTTTTTTCATAAAATGATCTAAGGATCTCCATTGAAAATGTCTAATCTCTATAAGTTGAGGACCAAAGATAATCTTATCATGACCGTAGTCATCTATTACAGTCTTGATGTTAGTGCCAATATTCCAACCGTTATGCTGTACAAAATGATTTCCATTTGAAATTCTTACAAAGCTATCGTCATCTCTGAACTTAAAGCAGCTTTTGTGATTTGTTGGAAGATTCCATTTCCATTGCATTGAGTGAAAGGGGGAAGTTCCAGGTTCATCGAATTCTGTGATTGAATGATTTGTATACAATACCTTATAAGCATCTACTCCATCTTGGTCCAACAGCTCGAAAGCCTCTTGCAAGGTCTTGTCGTGCGCATGCCAGATCTCATCAATATCAAACGGAATAACCCATTGAGCTCCATGGCTTCTAGCCATAGAAGCAAGATTGGTCATCTTGTCGGATTGAGTGTAGGCTACAACATTGTCATCTAAGATAATAATCTGAATATTTGGATTATACTTTGCTATGTTAGATTTAGCTTCTTCTATTTTTTGTCTAGTATCATCTTTTGAAAGATTATCTGCAATTATTATTCCGGCAGCACCGTTTGCAGCAAAGTGATACATCGTGTGATCAATAATATCACCTTCGTCCTTAGCCATCCCCACTGCCCAAAAATTAGTTGACATTTACATCCTCATTTCCTACTGGGGTTAATCCATTCGCCATATTCCATTGAACGGAATTCTGTCTGTACATTTTAGCCTGAAGCGGTTCGCTAGTATCTATTGGGTAGAAAGTGTATCCGGCTTTTTCTAGTCTATCATAAAATATAGAATCTGCGCCAGACCAGCACCATTCTTCGTCGTTCCATCCATCTACTGCGTCAAACGATGCTCTGCTTGTCATCACTTGGTTATGATCTAGCTTATCAGCACCACGTACTAGTGGTTCATCAAAGAATCTAACGCCTCTACCGTCAATTCCTCCACCATCGATATTATCGTTAGTATCTTTTACATGCTGTGCACAAAAGACTATGTCATGACCAGTTCGGTCTACATAAGACATCATCTTCTCTAGCATTGTAGGATAAAAATAATCGTCATCTGCTAAGTACATAAGATATTCACCATTGGAGAATCGTCTTACTCCTGTATTAATTTGAGTAGCATATCTAGCGGTTTTTAATCTGTCTTCTTCTTTTATATTTGAGTTGAAAGCTATAACATTATCTAATGAAACGTATTCCTCTATGATATTAATTACTTCTTGGTCAGAAGAATTATCGTCAGCTATTATTAGCTCAAAGTTATCATATGTTTGATTGATAACCGATTCTATGGCTCTAGTTAAATACTTTGCATTGTTATAACTTGTTAATACAACTGATACTTTTTTATTTGACACTTTCACTTCTCCATTTAATCATATTGCGAATATGTACATATTGCCACAGGATCCACATTGCTAAAAAACCAGGCTTATCAAATATTATAGAGTATATAACCCAAGGAAATGAATGCAGGGCAACTATCAGATGTCCATACCATTTCTTATTGCCCACTAAGTAGCTACCAGATACTCCTATGAGTTCCATGCTAAATAATATCCAAGTCCAAGCTGTTTCGCTCATATGTCTCTCTTCCGTTATATTGTGGTACAATTATAACACAGGGAGAGGTGCCAGAGCTAGGTCGAATGGGGCATCCTGCTAAGATGTTGAAGGTCTTAAAAGCCTTCCGTGGGTTCGAATCCCACCCTCTCCGCCATTATCTTTTCCAGAGAAAAGAAACATACATCATAACGACGAGAGTAAAAAACGTTATGTATAGCATATTAATCCTGAGTTAGAACTTTCATTATCAAAAAAGAAAGACGCATCAGATCACGGTTATCAATACTGAAAACGTAATCTGATCCGTCTCTTGCTTTAACATTGAATGTATGCGCTTTTACAAGCTCACCTTCAGTGTTGAGCATTGTTGCTTCTTTTGTTAGTTGGATCTGATCTATCATTGGCATAAAGCCACTGAAAGAATTATCTTCTGACATACTATATCCTGACTTAATCTTCTACTAGAATGTATAAATGATTCTGTGGATCTGATTCGTAAGCCCAAAATCTACTGAATATTCTTTGATCGTATTCAAAACCACCTTTTACAGCGTGATACATTGAGAATAGGTCAACTAATATGGTATCATACAAATCCCAAATCCACCACTTTTGAATTTGTTCGTCGTCATTAACGGTATTAAATATCCATTTTAGTATAATATTAAAAAGTTCAACATCTTCTTTTGAAGGTTCTTTATCATGAATAGTTATTAGGTCTTCTGATATGTTAGGACCGATTCTTAACATTGGCTCATGAGTATTTGGGTGTGGCTTAATTGCATCACGCGCAGGAAAATTACCATTAGAATCTTTAACTACTGCACCAGATAGAAACTGCAACCATTCTTTTGGCATCTTTTTCCATACGTCTCTAGAATTGATAAATCCAGTCATACCATGCCCAATCGGACAAGTTAACTCCCTCATGTTCCAAGAAGCTGCTACCTGAGGATTAGTACTCTTTACATGTTCTAAGTGCCATGGAATTAATATCTGATCTTTAGTTTTTTTTTCCTCATATAGATCAATTGTAAAAGTATGGTTTTCCATATTGATAGAAGAGATATGTTTCCATTTTAATTTTTCTGCAAAAACATTCATTAATTTTTCTTGTTCAGAAAAAGAAATGTTTATTTTATTAAATCCTAAAAAACCTTCAGATAAAAACATGTCTACATAATAATCGATATTGTCAATAATATCTTTATACTGACAATTCTCTATTTTTTTTATTACATTCATTTTATTGTGTCACTTTTTAGGACCAGCCATACTATTTCTTTTTCTTTGCTGCTCTCATATTATCTATAAGATTTGGATATGGTCTTCCTGCAGCTTTTGCCATTGCTTTAGCCGAAGCTTTTGCTTTAGGTGCAAGTTTTTTTGATTTTGATTTAGGATTTGGACTATCCCAAACCTGCTTATCTTTTGCCATTATTATTTTTTCTTATTCTTTCCCATAATAGACTTCTGAAGAAATGCTGGTAACTTCTTTTGTGCAGCTGTCATTCCTGCAGCCTTAGGTGCAGCTTTTGCTGGCTTAGCTATCATTTTTTTTGCGGATGCTTTTTTCATTGCCATTTTATTTTTCCTCTTTTGTTGTGTTATTTATTTTTTGAATTATTTCTTTTTGAAATGCCAGCAGCTTTTTTCTTAGCGTCTGCTTTAGAACTAGCACCCCAAGCATTTAATGATAATAGTAACCTAGTTGGTTTACCATTCTTATCTTTTTCTGGACCGGGCATTCCGCCCATCCTTGCTAAGAATGAAGCACGTCTTGGGTTGTCTCCAGCTTTTACTGGGGCCTTAAGATTCATACCATCTTTTTTAGCAGAGGCTCTACCCTTGGCATTTAATCCACCTTTAGGGTTTTTGCCCGCTTTTGTTTGCCATGTCGGTGATTTCGCCATTACTTCTTCTTTCTTGCCATTTGGATGAATGGTGGAAGCTTTTTTTCAGCTGCAGGAATTGCTTTTGATGCCTTCTTAGCTGAAGGATTAGATGTTTTTTTAGATTTCATAACAACTCGTCTTATCAGTTTGGCTTTTTCATCTTCTTGTTTGAAGAAAATGTTTCAGCAGTGGCTTTTTTTGTGCCGTACATCTTGTAAGCAGGAACAGATTTTGCGCCATTAATACTATTATCTTTTTTTGGCTTGCCTGCATTTAGAATTGTGTTATTATCTTTATTGGTTTTAGCTGCTTTGTTAGCTGCTTTTTTTGCTGCCATTTTATTTTCCTTTTTTATTGATCTTCCTAAGGGTCTTAGCAAGGTTTGCCTGCTGTACCGTCAACTTACTATATTTTGATGGATTTTTGGTTACGGCTGATGCCATACCCGCTACAGATTTATTGGCCTTTTTAGCCTTAGCAGTAAACGCACCTGGGCGCTTGATTGCTCCCTGAATCCAGTTTTTCTTATCTGCCATGTTGATTCCTTATAAGTTAAACAAGTAAGGGTGATACCATTATAGTACCACCCCCACCCACTTTTTATATTATAGCACGGATGCTATTAACCGATAGTCTTGCCCTTGGTATTCTTGATTGGGCGCTTAGCAAGATTCATTTGACCGGCAGATGCTGCTGGCTTAGGGGCTGATGTGCCCTTCTTTTCAATGGTCTTACCTTTGCTATTCTTGATAGGACGAACGCCCATCTTTGCTTGACCTGCACTTACGCTTGGTTCTGGTGCCGAAGTACCTTTTCCTGACATTTTCTTTGCCATTTTATTTTCTCCTTGTATTAATACTAGTATTATTTTCCACGATGAGATTTGAGATGTACATCTATCTTATCGTCGACCTTGTCAACTTGATCATCTAGGTGATCAAGTTTTTTATGTAAATGAATCATATCATCTTTTACATTTATGAGCAAATCTGCGACCACATTATGATCGCTTTTATTTTCTTTTCTTCCCGCTTGAACTAGGGATGCTAATATAGCGCCCAATGCAGCTATTAAAGAAACTATAATTGCCGAATCCACTGAAGTCTACTTCTTCTTAGAGATTTTTTTAGGAGCAGCTATTTTTTTTGCCATAGAACTCGTGTTCAACAAAATAGTACCAATTTGATAATCTTTATTTGAACTATTTTTTTGCGATGCCTTTTTTGCTGCCATTTGTTTTTTTTCCTTTAAATTTAGTTATATTGGTTTTAGTAACTTTAGGATTAGGCTGCAAAATACCCTTGAAATTAGTAGTCCCCATTTTTGGGAGTCCGCCTATAAAAAGTTCTTTTTTCTTAGCCATGAAAATCCCAAAAATATACTACTAGACATCTAAGTATAGTAATGTAAAAACAAAAAAATTCCCCCTATATATAGAATATAAGGGGAACTTTCTTTGAAATATATTAAGCTGACTTCTTAGGTCTGCCTTTTGGATTCTTAGTTTCCTTGGCAGGAGCAGCTTTTTCAGCCTTCTTAGCAGCTGGTTTAGGAGCTTTCTTTTTAGCTTCATCAACTACTTTTTTGCCCTCTTCAACAGCAGTCTTGACAACTTTTTCAGCTGCAACATCTGCTACTTCTGCAATTTCCTGGACGTCTTCAACTACTGAATCAATTATTGAATTAATAACTGAATCCTGTATATTTGAAGGTTTGCTCTTCTTAAACTTTAAAAGAAGACCAGTTACTTTCTTTGCTAATTTCTTAATCATGATTACCTCGTTTAGTTAACTTTATTTTGAATTAATTCAGACTATAGTCTATATCATATTATTTAAATATGCAAGTTTTTGACAAAATTATTTAGCTTGTTGTGTATCTTTAATTAGCTGATATCTTTCGCCAGTTTCTCTAGAAACAAGACCGAACCCATAGGCAGCTGCTTCTTTTACAGCTTCCGACAAGGCTTCCTTATCATCTAGAGACATTTCAGAAAGGGGAAGGGAGATCGCTGCGTAAACGTCAACGTTCTCAAAATTTCCTATATTAACCTTTCTATTAACTCCGCATATAAAAACGGGGTTCGTACTGATAGTAACCTCTCCGGCCAATGCACTAACTGCTTGGTCTAGTGGTGCGTCTGTGGATTGCTCCTGGGCTGACTTTGATATCTTAGGCATTTACTTCCTCTTTGATTCCTATTTGCTTTAGTGTTTCGAGTGTTTGTTGTTCAACGTTCATATTATCGGTATTAATTACCAATGTGGCTATCTTTTTTATATCTTCTATAGATTGTTCTGACTTGTGGGAAGCTTGCACCTCGTCCATAAGTCTACCATCTCTTTTCATCAATCTTTCGTCTAATGTTTCTTGAGATGCGTCAAAACAGATGACTATTCCGTTTGGCTGCTTGAGGATAGCCTCTGCTTCGTTTACGAAACGAACATCGGATACCAGAATCACTACTTGTGGGACTAAGGCATCTTCGTTGTCTCTCGACTCAGCAAAAAAAGATTTAATGTTTGATTTATATATCTGATAGCTTTTTCTTATTCCCCAATTAACGAAACAATTAGGATCAAAGTCCCTACATATATCTCCTGCTTTTTGGAGGAAAGTTCTAGGCTTAATACCTTCTGGCTCTATTGGCATAGAAAATACTTGCTCTACCATTTTAGTTAGATCCTGGTAATGCGGAACATTACCTATTGGCGATCCACCAAAAATTTCGTATAGAACATCATGAATTGCATACATTCTTCTCGATGCTTCATTATTTCCCTGTATGAGCTTCTTGGCAGATGCTAATTCATAAAGAGGAATTGCATAAAATATATGATCCCACTTTAATCCGTACTTGTTAGTCTCTAAGGAGCCTTTTGGAACTATGCTCTCAGCAACTGAAGTTTTACCGCTTCCAGCTCTACCAGCTAACCCAATTATGATTGGGTGATCTTGATGTCTTATGTATTGGTTAATCATAAGTAAGATTATATCACATCATCTTTTGTTTTGGGCGTTTTTCTTTTTTCCAAAGTATCTAGAAATTCATTAGCAAGAGCGTCGGGTTCCCATACGAAAGATCTTTCAACTTGTACAACCTTGAAATTAAATTCATCTCTAATATCTTCCACTGTCATCAATAACGGCAATAGAGAATCGTTTCTGCATTTCCATTTTCCGTTTATCTGATTAGCTACAACAGCTGAGTCTGTATAGATTACAGGGTTTAATAGATCTCCCATAGAGCAGATTAACAGACCAGCAATTACTGCTTCATACTCAGCTTCGTTATTACTCCTTGGGCCAAGACCTCTAGCAAACTGTGCAATCTTTTTTCTATTTCTATAGATAGTCGTTGCGCAAGCAGCTTCCCCTATCCTTTTTTGCCCCTGCCCTCTTGATGCCCCGTCACAAAAAACTTCTATAATCACCTAACAACCCTAACTAATTTTAACGTTGTATTTAATATTATATCTTTTTGCCATTTGGACTATATTCTCCTCTTGAGAAGGAGAACTAGCAATGTAAGTTGAGTTCAAAAGAAATCTTTGACTAGACAGTTCTACTTGCATTGGGAAATTTAAATCTTCCCTTTTTTCTGAATAAAACTCTTCTTTAGTTTGAACAGATTTGTAATGCGCAATATACATAAATTCTCCTAGTATGTACTAAAGTCAGACTCAGAGTAATACCCTTTAGATTCCCTAGAGGATGCTATTTGCATAGATTGAGCCTTGTCTAAGAGCTTTCTAGTGGATTCTGAAGATATTCTTGCAGCTGACTCCATAGACTCTGCTAGGTTTACAATGGCCTCAGAGGTTACTAGGGCCATGTATTCACTATCAGCTGCCTCAAGGGCGTTAGCTTCTCTCTCAGCCTCGTTCTTGCCCACTCTGTTAGCCTTGTAGACCTTCTTGTAACGGCCCTCAATGAGCTTGTATTGAGCTCTAGCCATTCCTGCGAAGCGAGCTACTCGACCGTACACGTTAGAGCTTCTAGCGACTAATGAGCTTAACTCTGATAGCGTGAGATCAATTGAATCCATATCTGGAATAGTAATGAAGTAATCCCCATTCTTATTCCCAGATGCGTAAGCTTCTATGACTTCTTTAATTTGTGGATCTATAAATTCTGCTAAAAGATCATTCAATTTCTGCATTGATTGCAGGTTCATTCTTACCTTCTTTTGCTTTAAAGAGATACATAATATCTTCTAGGTTAGATTTTATCACAATATCCTTGATCTTTGCTCTTATCTTGGATAAATGTTCTCTAACCGTATTCGGATGTTCTGTTATCTTCTTGCTTATTTCGCTTGACCTTAGATTATCAATATATCTCCATTTAAGAAGTTGCCTCTCTTGAACCGTTAGTTCGTTAAAAGGTGCTGCACATGTTTCCCCTAATACCCATAGTTCATTTACATCTTCTGTCACTAAGGCATCTTCTATGTCATTTTCTTGTGGGGGAGCTTTGAATCCCGGTGCTGAGCTGTCTTGATCATCTTCATTAGCTTCATCGTCTAATAAGGGAAATGTTTTTCTTCCTAACTGATCTATAAGAAGTGTATCTACATTCTTTTTTAATAGATAGAAAAAATAGCTGTAAAGAAATCCGCTAAAAGGAATTGGTCCCTTTTCTGAATCTTTCCTCTGGTATCTAGTGATGCACTGGAAGAATGTCATATCGACTGTTTGACGTACGTCCTCTTCATCGCCATATCTCTTGGCCATGTAAGTTATTCCGTCGAATGCACTCATTCACATGCTTGTATCCACCAGAGTTAAGTTGATTCTTCATAAGGGCAAACCTTACGTAGGAATCTTTAATAAATAAAGAGATAAACCTTCTTATGTCATAGTCGTTAATGTTGTATTTTCCGTGATACAACATTGTTGTATACTTAGTTAAAAAGTTATTAAAAACCTGCAGAAGTTCTAATTGTGCCTTCTGACTTCCGACCTTTAGCCTTAGCTATTAGTTCTTGCATCTCGTGTTCTTCTAAGTTATAATACTGCTCCTTATAAGCTGCCATTATTTTCCTTCCCAATTAATAATTTTGTTAGAATAAATTTTTCTGATATCCTCATAGAATATGACTTGAGGAATTTCTAGTTCCATAGCAAATTCTTTAGCGTTAGTTGAATACTTGCTAATTATAAAAGTTAACTTGTCGAATTCTTTTCTGTAATACCTTTTAAATCTTTTTATCTTTATCTTGCTTTTATCATCAAGATAACCCTTTAGTTCTATCCACGAATTATCTTTATTGATAAAGAAATCTGGAGTATACGCTTTCGTTCCGTTTTTGAATTGGGAAAGGAAATACAGTAGGTTCAAACTCAAATTTTATTTTGTATGCGTTAAGTATCCTTGCGAAGTTAGCTTCCCAGTTAGACCTCAGCGTCATGCCGAGATCTTCTCTGAAAGAAGTGTTAGTATGTTGGTATGAATTACCCTTGCCATTCCTTTTTGGGGCGACCTCTTTTATTATCTCCTCATCCATCTTGTCAGTCTTTGCTTTCTTAAAATTAGGATGTTGTTTTAAAGAAGAAATTTCCAGAAAATATTCTTCTGGGTTGATAATCACTAGGTCTTTCATGGTATCCTCTATACGTAATAATATTCACTATGATCCATTATAAAGTATAAATTAAAAAAAAACAAGAAATTTGTAACAAAAGGTTGCAAATCCGGAAAAAAGAAAGTATCATTCAGAATATGAACAAAACATTAGAAACACTCATCAGTAATGCAATCACCGAAATCAACGAGGGCGTCATCGACAATCTTACCGCATTTGGTTATACACACCAAGAAGCCACTAAGGTTGTTAGTGAATTTTCAGATTTCGATCTCGCAGCAAACGCTGCTCAGTTCCCAGTAACAGAAAGCGAAATTAGCTTCTAATTTCCACTTAGTAAAAACCCCCTCTGGAGAAATCCAGGGGGGGTTTTTTAATGTCTAAGCTTTTGCTCTTTGTTTATTCCTAAACACTCCTGTATTACACGCTCCTGATTTAGCGTGCTCACAGAACGAGCATGTAAAGGTGTTCTTTGTTGGATGAAACGAATTGTCATTAACAACTTCTAATATAGATTCTATTAATTTAACTTTAACATTTTCTATGTCTTCTTTAGAGAAGTCGTGAGATTTTCTCTTACCAGATCTTAAATAATAAAGCTCTCCAGTTATGTTCTTGTCAGGAAATACCTGAGACAAAGCTAGAGCGTATATACCTAATTGAAGATTGTCTTTTATTCCCTTTTGGGATACTTCCCATTTTCCAGTCTTATAATCTATTATCTTGATAGAGTCTTCACCTATGAAGTCAATTCTATCCATATAGCCTACAACAAAATAATTTCCAATAACAAAACTAAAACCATATTCTTTATCGTATATATTAAAATTAACATCTTGATATTCATCGTAGAACTCATCTAGTATTTGACTGCCAACAGATATAAGTTCTTGTGGTATCTTATTTTCAGGATCGTATATTGCTACATTAGATATATATGAATCTATTAATTCTGTATGATCTACTTTTTTATCGTTATCTAAACATTCTTCTAATACAGAGTGAACTATATTTCCGGAGAACAGCTGGTTCATTGAATGAACGTGGCTCCTTTTGAATGTAGGCATAAAAATATTTAGACGGACACATCTTATATGTATCTAATCTAGAATAGCTAAAGTCTACTAATGATAATTTCTCTAAATCAGTTAACTCATCTAATGACCTAATCTTAATCAACTTTTCTCCTTAATAGAATTAATTTTATCATACGTTATTATCGTTTCCCTCATCAGCGGGATCGAATATTATATTACCAAGCTTGTCACGCTCTACGCCTATCTGGTCTATAGTATGACCAGTATATTTATTTAGAAAGCAGCTTTCACCTACGGGAACCCATCCTGTGTTACCAATTTCCATGAAATCATCTTCAAGATATGGATACATCTTCATCTCCTACTTTGATGGTGCATTCTGAAAAGTCTTCTATGTTGACATAATAGTTAAGCACTGTATAAAGATTTTTTAATTCCTTTTCAGTAAAGTGCAGACCAACTACTCCAACTTGCAAAAAGTAATTGTTAGAAAAACCTACAATAGACTCTTCATATTCTATTAATGTGACATTATCTTTTACTATTCTTCCAGCTTCTCCTCTTAACATTTCTAATCCTCCGTTATCATAATTGGGTTAAAGTATGGGTTATCCATTTTTTCTCTCATATCATTTACGTACGAATCCCAGTCTCTTTCGTCTTCTGTCTGCTTTTCGTATTTAACCTGTCCTTTGAATGGATTAGTCTTGAACTTAGTCATAATTAATCTACCCTCTTGGGTTTTCCATCTAAGGTTTCCATTTTTGCAATCGCAGTAGTCTTCGTGATCTGGATCGACTTTTCCAAGTGGATCATATCTTCCACTGCACTTGTTGCATTTTGTGTATCTACCTTTATCCGCACATCTGCTGCAAGAAAAGCACACTGTCCAACACGGTTTATCAGTCGGATTTTGGTAAGTTCCTGGTATTGTCATTTTAATTTCCTATCTTGACTATTTCTTTAAGGTTATCTTCAATTTTTAATGATGTTGTTTTCTTAAATCTAAAGACTATTCTACGGTTATCTTCTACATATTCAATATAGACATTTGCAGAACCATTTGCGTTTTCTATTATATCATAAAGTTGTTTTACCAGCTCTAACGATGGAGGATTAGAAAGAAGCAACTTGATAGATTTTGTATTTATTGCTTTATCTGTATCTATTTTTTGTGAACTATTATAAAACATTTTAACGATAGACTGCTCGTCATCATTTTCCCTACTAACAGCCCCAGTAAGAACCACAACATCTCCTTGGGCAAATTCGTTATCCTGGATGTCTTTAGCTTCTCTTGGAAAGATTATAACTTCAATTTCACCAGACAGATCTTCAATGTTTAACTTAAACATCTTTTGACCCTTTTTGGTTATTATCTTTTTAACGCCTGTTATAACTCCACCTATTTTTACATTAGCTCCGTTGTTGATATCAAATAGATCAATAATCTCTTTGTCTATCATTGGTCGAACTACTTCGGCCATACCCTCCATTGGATGCTTAGAAACGTAAATCCCTAGCTCTTCTTTTTCTTTTTCTAAAATTGCCAATTCATTTTGTCTATTGATATCCAATTCTTCATCTACGTATATCAGCTCATCAATGGCACCAGAGTAGGTTAGGTGTTCTAAGGTTGACTTCTTCAAGATTGCTGAATCGCATCTTCTAAAGAAATCATACATATTTACATATGGCTTATCTTCATCTCTGCAATTTATTATTGCTTCTGCGATTGAATCACCAATTCCACTTATTGCGGATAATCCAAAAATAATATTATGATCATCTAATACGTTAAAGTCTTTTCCTGATTTATTAATAGAAGGAGTTCTTACTTTAATCCCAAGTTTTCTGCAGTCAGATAGATATAAAGATTGTTTATCTTTATTTCCAACTACAGAGCTCATCAATGCTGCCATATATTCTGCCGTGTAATTCATCTTTAGATAAGCAGTGACGTAAGATATCATTGCATAACTTGCAGCGTGTGCTCTGTTAAAGCCATAACCACCGAAGTATTCAATGTCTGAATAAATTTTATTAGCTTTATCTTCAGATATTCCAGAAACGCTTACGCATCCGTCTACAAACTTCTTTCTAAACAAAGAAATTTTATCCATTTGTTTTTTTCCGATAGCTTTACGCAAATCATCTGCTTCAGCAGAAGAAAATCCAGCTAACTCTCTAGATACTCCAAGAACATCTTCTTGGTATAACATGATGCCTAAAGATGGACCTAATACTTTTTCTAATTTAGGATGGTCATAAACAATCTTACTTCTGCCGTGTTTTCTATCTATGTATAATTTATCCATGCCAGAACCCATTGGGCCTGGTCTGTAAAGTGATATCAACGCCATGATGTCTTGGATATCTCGTGGCTGCAATTGAACCATGAGTTCACGCATACCAGCAGACTCCAGCTGGAAAACTCCTACAGCATTACCCTTGGCTAGCTGATCGTATGTTTTTTGATCATCAATTGGGATTGTGTCTACGTCAATATCTATATTCTTATTTCTCTTAACTAACTTTATACAGTTATCTATTACCCCTAAGTTTCTTAACCCCAAGAAGTCAATTTTAAGTAGACCACATTGTTCTACTCTACCCATATCCCATTGAGTTACTATTGGGCTATCTACTCCTTTTTTCATGATAGGGAGATACTCAGTTAATTCATTTTTAGATATAACTATACCTGCAGCGTGAATGCCAGTTTGGCGAACTAAGTTCTCTAAACCAAAAGCTGTATCTATGACTATCTTTGCATCTACATCTGAATTGTATAATTGAGAAAATTCAAAAACGTCCATGCAGTCTCTTAGTGACTTAGATACACCTAGTACTGGTGGTGGAACTAGTTTGGATACTTTATCACCTGTAGAGAAATCATATCCAAGAGCTCTTGCAGCGTCTCGTATCGACTGTCTAGCACCGGTTCTGTTAAACGTACATATATGGGCAACGTGATCACTACCATACTTTGTGCGCGCATATTCAATTACCTTATCTCTGTGCCTATCGTCAAAGTCTAAGTCGATATCGGGCATGGACTTTCTTCCTTCTACGAGGAATCTTTCAAACATAAGTCCAAACTTAATTGGGTCTAAGTTAGTAATGTCAAAAGCATAGGAGAGAACGCTACCGGCAGCAGATCCTCTACCCCATCCGACCCTAATATCATTTTCCTTAGCCCATCTAACCAAGTCTGAGACAACTAAGAAGTACTCTGGAAAACCCATTTCCTTAACTACTTTTATTTCATGATTAGCTCTCTCAACTATGTGCTGAGGTAATTCATTGCCGTATCGTCTTTTTAAACCATCCCAAGCTAGTCTTTCAAAGTAATCTACAGATGTTTCTTGCGTTGGAATTGGGAAATTAGGGAAGTGTATATCTCCAAAGTTTAAATCCACATCAATCATATCGTTTACATGCATGGTGTTTCTAAGAAGTTCGTCAGAAAATATAGAAGCCATTTCATCATATGATTGCAGATAAAACTGATCACCAGAAAAAGAAAATCTATTAGGTGTATGTATGTTTGAGTTTGTAGCTACACAGAGCATTATGTCATGAGCATTTGCATCGTTTTGATGAACGTAATGACAGTCACCGGATGGAACTACTTTTGCGCCAATGTAATTAGCTAGTCTAATTAGATCAGGTATAATCGAAAGCTGTTCTTCAATTCCATGGTTTTGAATCTCTATGAAATAGTTTTCTGCACCTACAATTGATTGCATCGTTGTAGCATGCTTTAATGCAGTATTATAATCTTTTCTTAAAAGAGCTTGAGATACTTCTCCGTTAAGACACCCAGATAGAACTATAATGCCGTCTGAGTGTTGTGATATTAAATCGTGATCTATTCTAGGCTTAACGTAGTAGCCTTCGGTAAAAGCTCTAGATGACATCTTAATAATATTGTGATATCCAGTATTATTCTTTGCCAAGATAGTTATATGGTATGGACCTCTTTGTTCCCACTCATTTTTTGAAGGACCAGATCTTTCTTCTGGATCTCTATCAAATCTACTTTTTCTTGCTTGATAGAATTCAGATCCAAGGATAGGTTTTACTCCTGCAGATTTTCCTGCGTCATAAAAATCTAACCATGAATGTATGTTTCCATGATCAGTAGTTGCCAGTCCAGTCATTCCTAATGACTTAGCTCTTTCTAGATATTGCTCTACACTACCGTGTCCATCCAACATGGAGAATACGGTATGATTATGTAGGTTGGTCCAGTTTTTCACTAGAGGCCTCTTTCTCTATCTAGCTGATTTATTGCCTGATCTCTTTGCGATCTCATCACTATGATTACGACTCCTCCACAATATTTGCAGACTGGAGGAACTCCGTTCTGTGCAAAAACGCTTCTAAACATTGTGCTATCCATTTGATCTGATTTACATTCGGAACATAGCCCAATTGCATCGTCTTCTTGATTACTCATGATTCACCTCCTTTTTTGTTGAATATGCAAAACGTACTGGTGACGGTGATGACTTTTCGTTTGTTTCAAAAAACTTACCATTTATTTTTATCCATTTATTTTTTTCTTCCAAAGAACATTGACCACATCCAACACCAGCTGCGTTTGCTCTTTCGCAGGTAAATGGTCTACCGCCTATTCCCATATCTCTTCTTTTTATCCAGTCATTAATATGAGCTGTAGATTTAGATATATTATAGTCTTCGCAATAGCTCAATATCTCATGTAAATATTGTACACCCTCTTCTGAATAAGTTAATATAGAACATAGGAATAATCTTGCTTCATGCTCCAAGTAGTGCTTTTCTTTTGCCTGGTCATATAATCTTTTAATAGATGGGCATTTGTCTAAAAGTTTTTCTTTTTCAAATACTTTTTCTGACTCTGAAAATGTTTTATTTCCAGAAGATCCATATTGATTAAAATGAGCCAAAACATCTCTTGGCTTATTCTTTAAATCGTCCACCTGAAGGACGTAATCGGCGTACCATTGATTTGCTGTACTAGAGAATTTTTGGTCTTCTACTATAGGTTCATGGTATTCTGAACTATATGATCTAACTGCTTCTATATTTGTAAATAATAGATCTTTGCTGATAATAGTTTTATATAAACCAGTATCTTGATGTTTAGTTCCTGCAAGTCTCCACATTCTTCTTGGATCGTAAACGCTAAAATCAAGTGATGTTAATTCTAATTTTTCCTTAAGATCTGTTGCGATATGCCTAAAGACAATTGGAAGATTGTTACCTGGGTTTATGCCCAGTGCTATTACTTCACACTCTATGTGAAAACCCTTTTTACCAGTGAAGTAAACTATAATAGATTCATCTGGAATAAATTTATTTAAATGAGAATATAATTTTTTTACTTCATTATATGAAATATTCATATCATCATTATCTATATCAAAATAAAGAGAACCAAATCTAATAGCTGTTTGTAAATCTTCTGAATTAAATCTCCATACAGAAGTATATATTCCGGTATCGTCATATTTTTTCGAATATGCATTTACTCTACGTAAATCGTAGAGCATGTTTCCGTCTTGATCTTTTTCCCTAATAACACGCTTAATGTTAGGTATGTACCTAGCTAATTCGACATACTGCCATTTAGAGTAAAATTTATTCTCTGATGATATCTTCATTCTATTTTAGCTTTTCCAATTTCGTCTTTTATATTCCACAAGACAACTTTTACATCTTGATTCATATGCTCGCTATAAGACCTGTAGTATATCGACTCTTGTATGTAAAACTCCATTTTTTCTATGGCTATAGTTCTAGCAGACATAACATCGTCGCTATTCATTTTATTCTTCCTTCTTACCTATAGTCCATCTTTCTTGGACTATATCATCTCCATCAGTTATGTAGTGTAGTTTAGAAGCTAGGTTGTCCGATATGTGGACTATGATATCCAGGTAAGTTACAGGGACAGTTTCAGGGACTGGAGACCAAGGGCCAAGGTGACATCTTACTAATCTCATTATAGACTGGACTGTATCTTCATCTATAAATAGGGTTGAAGAACTAGATTCAGAAGAATACTTCTTATCATTTTCTTGACATTTTTTAACGAACATCCCCACAGTGTAAGGATGAAGTGGATCATACACAAAAGACTTTGGATCTTCAGAGTCTGGATCTCCTACTCCTTTGGTTACATCGTGCAGCAAGCATGCGGCGTAGACAAGATCTCTTTCACTTGATGTTAGAGAGTATGAATCGCTTATAACCTTAGAAGCTCTTACTACTCTTTTTGTGTGTAAAACATTTCCACCATAGTTATGCTCATCGGGTGGATGATACCTACCGGAGAAGCTTGACGGTATAGACCAAAACATTTTAGATTGAATTAATATTGATCTTACAAAAGACCTAATACCATGATTCTCAATCATATTAATCTCGGTGATCAGAGGAGATAATATAGTATCCTCTTCATCGTTAGAATTAAATACCGGCTCATCCTTTAACAGATCATCTAAAATAGATTTATTGTTCATCATCATCCCATTTCAATGTTAACATTTGTATCTTGTCATATGTTGATTGTATTATATCATTGATAAATTTTTCTGGTGTTTTTTTAAAGGAATAAGCTATGGCGTTTAGCTGATCTGTTTTTTCTTGATCAAGCATTATCCCTAATCTACTTTTTGACATTAACTGCTACCTTTGTATTAGGAGTCCATTTTGAACACGGTTTATCAAACGGACATTTCTTACAATACCAAGTTAAACCTCTTCTTGGAATAAACTTTTCAGTATCATTTATTTCTTCACCCCAAAATTTTAGTGCAACTAAATCATCTTCCAGTATTTCATACTCTTGAAAATCAGTATTGGAACTTAATAGATCACAATACCCAACCTTTAAACTGCTTACTTTAGTTGGGTTCTTGTGGGCAAAAGCTGCGTATAAAGAACTAAAGTCAACCTGATACATATTTTGGTGATTATTTTTGAAGTTAAACATCAACTTCATCACAAGGTAATGCCCTTTATGAGAAAGTATAATATCAAATCTATCTTTTATTTTAATATTGGGAGTTAAAGGTATAACAAAGTCTTCGTTAATTGCTATAGGAATTGATGAAGAGTCAGAGAACGATTCATAAAAAGAAAGTAATACTGCTGCAGCTTTTGTGGTAAGGCTAGCATTGTTGCCGTATGCGCTCTCGTGCTGTTCCGTCATTATGTCATAAGAAGAAACATCACCTGAAAACCATAACTTCTCCCACCTATTTAGCAGAGAAGCGTAAGAAGGGGTATATCCACCTTGCTTCTTGTAGAAGAAGAAGTATATTATATCTTTTATTGTATTCTCAAACTTTTCAGCTATTAGGTCTCTTCCACCTATTGTCTCTGGCAATTGTTCTTCATGTCTGTAGCTATACAGCAAAGAACATGTTTGAAAGTCTTTAATTGATTTAGGGGTAACTAATTTCATTAGCTAAATAAACCTCCATTTAATAGATCGTCTAGGATTGAATTAGAATCATAAGTTTCCTCTGTTACGATCTCATAATCCTCATATATCTTTTTGGCATCTACGTATCTCACCAGAGGTGGATCGTACACAAACGTAGAACCAGTTATTCTGTTTTTAGGAATTTGCAGCTGCATGATTGTATCATCTTCTGTTTCATCGCCACTTATAAGTCTTTTTTCTGTAATAAATATGGTTACGGCACACTTTTGCTGAATAGCTAAAGATCCACCAGTGTCCGACTGCTGAACCACTTCACGCTTTTCCTTCATTCTATTAGAGTTCTCTTGTGCGGTAATGATGAGAACACAGTTCATATCTCTAGCCAACTTTTCTAGGCGAACCATCATCTCTTCAAACTCACCCCAACGGGCTTTTCCTTTACCCTTGGTAAACATAGACTGAATTGTATCGATTACTATTACGTCAGGTATATCTTTTCCATAACCAAGAATATCTCTAAGCCATTTTTCCAAATCTTCAAAATAAGGAGTATCAGGATCGTGTTTGACCATCAGACGATCACCCCATTCTGCTAACTTTGATTTAAACAAATTTGAATACTTTAATTTGTCTTCCGGAGACCATCTGTCGGCATTGGCATAAACATTTTGTCCGATAATCTGAGTCATTAGGACTCTTTCCCAGTGAGACTGAGCCTCTTCAAAGTTGACATACAGAGCCCTATAGCCAGAGCTAACCCAGTGGTTGACTAAACACTTAGCAAACGTACTCTTACCCTTCCCAGAAGGGGCTATAATGGCGTGTACGGCCCCTTTGAAGAAGCCCCCCTCATCTGTGTACCCCATAGCTCTATTGAGCGATTTAAACTGCGTTGGCATGAAGTCTGGAACGTCGAGTAAGTTGTCTACTCTATCTATCATCTGATTAGCTGTAGTGACAGTGTCTAATGGATTATAGTCAGATTCATTTTCTATATCTTTGATTAAACCAACAAGAACATTGATTCTCTCTATCTCTTGGTCACTCTTGGTTGACTTATTGGATATTAAGAACTTTAATTCCTCTATATAATTTAATTGCTTTTTCTTAGAGGCTTTATGATTAACTACCTTTGACACTGACTCTTTATTGGACAGCTCTAAGTTCATCAATATAGACATCATTGACTCAACGCCAACTGAGCCACCCAGTGCATTATAGATGTTTGTTTCTGATTCTATCCAAGTCTTAAAAGCCATTGGATCAACTACTTCTAGTTTAGTTAAATCATGGAAAGAAACAAGTGCCCCATAGAACTCTCCAATACCTTTTTGATTATGCAAGAAACCAACTTCTTCAGGAAGTATATTTTCCTTAAAGAATTGTATAGCACCAGGATCCTTAAATGATAAGGCGAATAGTTGATACTCTATTGGGTACTCTTCTATGTTGGTTTCTTGATCAGTCACTGGTTTTTCTTTCGCTGTTTTATAGCTCGATAAACTTGTTTTTTATGTTCGCTGTTTTTCTTCTTCTGCTGTTGATAGAAAGCATTTTGTGATAGTGGTTTCTTAGCTGGATTAGACTCTGCGTTTTTCCAATCACTGGATCTTATTGCTTCTATCATCCTAGAGTATACAGACTCTTCGGTCAAAAGATCGTTATATCTAAAAACAATAAGTGCAATTCCTTGTTCTTTACACATCTCAACTTTTTTTATGTCTCTTTTTTGAGCTTCTTCAAACTCATATTTAGAATCAAAAAATCTTTCAGTGTAATAGAAGTGTTGTCTTCCATGAAATTCAGCTGCAAGTTTATAACTAGGACAGTATACGTCCAATCTAAGCTTATCTCCCAAATGATGCTCGTTTATTATCTTCTCATTTGGGAGAAGCTTCTTCATTACAGCGGTTAATGCGGACTGACCTCTTGAGCTTTTTTTTCTTTGCTCTTTAATCCAGGTAAGACCTAGCTGTGCTATCTTTTTGTTCAAATCTTTAATTGAAAGATCTACTTCTTTAGCAATTGCTGGTAAAGATAAATCAGATTCTAAAAGTAAATCTACAAGAAAAAGATCATCGTCTTGATCTATCTTTTTTTTCATTTTCTTTTTCTCGTACACTATTGATGTAATTGGTTCTTGCAAAAGAAAATACCTTACCTAGATCTATCATTGACATGTTAAGCTCATTCCAGATCTTATGAGGAAGAGCAGAAGATAACAATGGGCAATCGAATAAGCAGTAGTCAACTTTGCCATCAAATTTAGCTATTGACTCAAATATACTATCTGACTTATCGTAAAAATCATTATAAGGAACACTAATTACCTCCAAAGGAGCTCCTAGTGTTTTGTTGATAATTTTTCTATCATGAAAACTTACTATAATAAATGAACTGTACCTAATGTAGTGATCTACAAATGATTTAAATATAGGCTCATCAGTGCTGTAATACTGCTCTAGCGTAGTAGAGTCATAATAATTATCATCTTTTAATATTGAAGAAAAAGCAGATATATTATCTTCTTCTCCAGAATATATAAAAGCAGGGGGTAGACCTTTCATATAATTCTTATCTACTATGTTAAAAGAGTTTTGAATTGACCTAGTAAAATATTTATTTGGTCTTTTATCTCCACTAATAGAATTCCCCATAGCCATAAGAGCTGATCTTGGAAAGTTAACAAATGCAAATTTTTCTTTGCTATTCATTTTTTCGGTAAGAGCCGTAATTGTTTTAGCGTTGTTTAAAATAATCATTTGTTTTTCCTATATCCCAAAATTACCCCAGTCAATTAAGACTGGGCTTTCATCTATTATTGAATTAATGTGATCTAAATTATGAAAAGCTCCGCCATCTAATGTGGAATATCTATCAAATTTTATTTTCTTGTCTTCATCTTTTATATAACCAAGATGTTTCATTGCAAGACCTGAATCTGTCCAGTAGTTTCTCTGTCTTACCCAATCCACAACATAGCTTGGTTCTGATCCACAAGCTAACTTACGATTTAAGAAACCACCATCTTCTTTATATCTAAATAATCTAGAACTGTTTGTTGGGGTCCATGCTTTATCAACTCTATACTGAGTTTCATTCCACATGTGGTAGAATTTAATGTTAACTACGTCATAAGGAGATACCTTAACTACGTCTTTTAACTCTGCATCTGATACGTGATAAAGCATTTCGTCACAGTCTATAGCAAGAACCCAATCGCCCAACTTAGCAAAGTTACTTAAGTTGCCCCAAGCAAAAGCTCTTAGCTGCCCTTCGTGCTCAACGAACATAGGGTTAGGTGTCTGAAAAACTTCACAGTATTCAGATGCTATCTCCATAGTGTTATCATCAGAGCAATCATCTGTAAATACTATTTTATCTACTTGTGTAGATAGTCTTTCTAAAACTTCTTTAAGAAATCTGTTGGATTCATTTCTTCCAACCATTTGTGCAATAATCATATAACCTCTTTAAATAAAGAGAAGTGGGAGAGTTTTCCCTCCCACTACCCTAGTCAAATACAGAATTAAGCCTCTAGCATATCACGTGCGTCGATTGCAGAGATGCGATCGATTTCCGTGTGCTTGGACAATACTTCGCCTGTGACACCGCGACGACCCATAGAGAGCTTCTCGGCATCTGATTTTGAATTAGCCTTTACTAAGGCAGTGGTTGTAACCTCAAAATACTTGAACTTGTTTTCTGACATTGTATTCCTTTTTCTTGTGGCTTTCGCCTGTTAATATGACGATTTAATTATATCAGTGTTTGTAGAAATAATCAACTAAATATAAAGTGTTATTTTTTAATATTTTTATTCTGGATTAGTAAAATAGTATCCACCATTTTTCCATCTAGCATATTGATCATCGGTTCTATTGAACATCAGTTTTATTGTATCCGATACATTTGGAGCATTTTCAACCGCTGATTCATGAGCAAACATATTGCAATAGTGTCCTATCAAAGATTTACGAGTAAGATCCTCGTTTCTTGGATTTGCTCCTCTATGTATCAGTCTCCCATGCCAGATAATTGCATCGCCTTTTTTGGGAAGAAATGAATATATTTCTTCTAAGTTTCTTTTATCTGCAATCAATTGTATTTTTTCATGATTTGGAACAAGATCTTTGTTTTGGTCAGATGCAAGATGTGTATATTCAGCATCTATATCCCACTTATGAGAACCTGGTATTAATTCAAAAGGACCTGAATCGGGGTGCACGTCTTCCAATGCAACCCATATTCCAATATAGTTTTCTCCAGCAATCGGATTTGCAAGACCTCCTGAATCTTGATGCCAACCCTTTCTTGTCGAAGTTAAATACGGTAGCTCCATATGAAGAGCCACTCCTTTGTCTATAAGCTCTAGACCATTCTGTAGAGATTCGTGACATAATATATCTAAAGACTCAGGATGATCAAGATAATTAGTGTACCCATCCCAAGCTCTTAAAGCTCCCAGTTCATCAGCTTCAATATTCTTCTCCATTACCTGAAGATAACGATCAATGTATTCTTCTTCTACGGCATTTTCTATGACAACAAATCCATTTTGTTCATAAAAATCTTTACTGTATTCAAGTTCCATATATTTTCCTTTCTGTAAATTAAATCGGTTGAAGAATTTTTTTATTCTCTCCAAAGCCATTCTGGGTTTTGCTTGGTCCACTCTACTGTTAACTCTAGGGATCTCTCTAAAGGCATTGGAGCTACCCATCCAGCGTCTGCAAGCTTTGTCCCGTCTAGAGCATAACGAAGATCGTGTCCTGGTCTTGTTGTGTGGAAGTCTTGAAACTCAAACTTAAGCTCTTTACCCCAGTACTTTGCTACGAGTTCTGCCATCTCTAAGTTATTAATTTCTCTCTCACCAACAATATGATACTTGTCTGGTCGATCTGAATCAGGGTAAGAAGTTGCTGGTAAGTTGTTGAGAATATAGACTAAAGCATCGGCTTGGTTTCTTGCGTGCAAGTAAAATCTTGATCCAATGTTTTCAGCAGTACCGTGAATTGTCATTGGTACATCTTTTTCAAGACAATACATAATTTTAGGAATGAACTTTTCAGGGTCTTGGCGCTCACCAATTATGTTCATCGTATTTGTAATAACTACTGGAACTCCAAAAGTTCTCCAATATGATATACATACTGCTTCTTGAGCAGCTTTAGAGCCAGAATATGGATTAGATGGAAGTATTGTATCCCATTCCTTATGAGCGTAGCCCTTTGGTGCTGGGCCATATACTTCATCTGTAGATACTTGAAGAAAAACTTGAGGCTTTATTTTTCTAGCAAGTTCTAGCATATTAACAATTAAGGCAACGTTATTAATAACAAATGGAGCTGGATCTGTAATCGATCTGTCTACATGTGAATCTGAAGCCATTGATATAATATAGTCAATATCTCCTATTTCTTTTATCATTACGTCTGAAAATGGAACAGTTAAATCGTGCGTAACTAATCTAACTCGGTGCTTATTCTCTTCCCAGCATCCGATAGAGGTTATTCTGTCTGTGACACCACGATGACGAAATGAATCAGTTATCACTACATCCCAATCGGTAGTCTTTAGAATATGCTCTAATGTATGGTGTCCAACGAATCCACCAGCTCCTGTTAATAATACTTTCTTATTCATTTTTTTCTTTCTTTCAATTAATTGGATAATGAATAGCTATGTATTCTATAGCTTCTTCAATATTATTTACTATTTTTGTAGCCATATACTTCATGTATGGGCGATCTTTATTCTGGTTAGAACACATAACTATGGTTGGCTGATCATGCATCTTCGCCCAAGCCATCTCATAGTCAGTTCCTATATATGCACGATCTTCCAACATATATTCAACTAAAAGTATATCAGATCTTTTTTGCATAAAGAGATTTTTTTGAACAATCTCTTCCGGAAACATATCGTCATCTTCCGGTATAGACGTTGGGTCAAAAACTTTATAGCCACGTTGTGACAACATAAAAGTAGATTCTTTTCTCCATCCTTTTGCGTAGTCACCAACATAGTCCATAGCACCAGCTAAATAAACAGTAATACTCATACTGGCCAAAAGTATTCTAAATCAACTGGCTCGTCAAAAAACTGAACATAATAATTATAGTCTTTTCTTAGCAGATTTGATCTATGTGATCTATGAAAATCGTCTTGTCCATACCATGGTGGCATAATAACTTCATCCTTTTTCACTTCTTCAAAACGCATGGTATTTTTATACCCGCGATTCATCCACTCTGCTATAGTGTGGTTTTGATATACCTTTAATGCTTCTTCGTAACCAGTCCACATGCGAGTGACTGGATGATTGCGCCAGCCTTTCGTAGGCGTTCTGTCGAGTAATATATTAAGAACTTGAAATGTTTCAACACGTTGTTTTCCTAACCGTCTATAATCCAATACCTGAACTGATTTAACCATATCTGGATATGGCATAAATGTTTGCATTAGCTTTCCTTTTTAAATTCCTGGAATGTTTTATCACCAACACCAAAGTATTCTCTAGCTAAACCAGATTTTACGATAGCTTCGTTTAGACATTCTCCTGCTTCGTTCCATACTCTAGCAAGGATTCTTCCATATTTTTCATTTTTATCAAGAATTGTTTCTATTTTAACTTTTTTACCGGCAGCTGTAATCCATTGGTCGGTAAACTCTTTTGCAGCAAGTCCCATTTTCTTTTCTTCAAGATTTGTAGTACGGCTTTCCGGCGTATTCACGCCATAAAGTCTTACGCTTTTTGGCCCAAACTTTACTTCAAAACCAAGATCAACTACGATCTTAAAGGTGTCTCCATCTACTACTTTAATTACTTCTGCATTGTATAAATATACATTAAATTTTTCTGTCATTTTAATCTCTTTCTATTCCTATATGATCACATGCTTTTCTAAATATTTCTCTACTTATAGGGAAATAGGAATCTGCATGACTGACTCCTTGACCTGGTTTTGGTGTCGATGCGTGCCAACTGTGCCCTATCGAAACACTTCCATCGTAAACTACATTATACCCTAGATGTCTAGCAAAATATGAACACCAAGTTTCCTCATAATAGTGAGGGGTAGGAAGAAATGCCCCAATTGCGTCTGGGTATATTTCTCTATATTTTTCATTATTAGTTAGTGCGTCCCATACTTCTCTTCTAACAAAATAGGCAGATCCTGAAACTGTAACGCACTCTATGCGATCTCTATAAGCGGTATCTTGCGGATCAGGCTCTCTCCATGCTCTATGCTTTGGTTCAGTATTAGTTCCGATAATTCCGGCATGGGTGATATAGCCTTGTTCATCTCTTTGCTTTGGTCCAAGAATATGGATTTCAGGATTCTCATCAAAAATCTGTTGAATCTTATAAACATCTGAGCTTGTCATCCAGATGTCTCCGTTTAGTACAGCTACTATGTCAGAAGATGTTTTACTTGCCATATAGTTTATAGCTGCAGAGTATCCTATATTCTTTCTAAGATAAGTTCTATCTATTTGATATCTTTCTTCATTTTCCCTAAGCCATGGAATAAAGTCATCTGTTGACTCATTATCCATTATTTGAAGAGTCCATACTTTTTCTACTGAGTCTAAATCGGAATGTAACACGTCCAGCATTCTTTGCAGAAGCGGTCTTGTATTATAGTTAACTACACAAAGGTCTATCATTATATTTTTCCTACTGTCATATTAAATGCTTCCGACGGATTGATGCCCATATCTAAATAGCAATTAAATTTTTCATTTGCTGCTGATATTGTTTCTTTTTCAAAGAACTCTATAAGCCTATTACCGTATTGTATGAAATCAGCTTTTGGTTGATCTTGATCATTAAAACTTTTTCTTTTCGACAAGATGAAACAAGCCAACAAAGCAGTAGCAATAGAGGTTACTATTAAATTTTCAGTATTCTTCTTCATATTCCTCCTGAGCTTCACCTGAATGATATGTCTTATTGCACCAATCTTCGATCTGCAATGCTACATCCATCCAAGCCTGTGATTCATCATCGTTCTGACAAGTTACGGACATATCTGAGTATACCTGGATAATATGATTCATTACCTCTATGTCAGCTACAAAAAGAGCTTGACCTGGTACAAGTTTAACACTTACCTTTTTCTTATATGACTGCTTTTTAGTCATCTGTTTTTTTCTTTCTCTTGTTTGTTTTTTCTTCTTCAATAGATGGATCTATAGGATATACGCAAAGATTATCGGTATCTGGCTCAAGTGTAATAAATAAAACTATTTTATCCTGTTCAGAATAACCTTCTGGAGGTGGACTCTCCGCTGCTATTTTCTTTGAAGAACAACCATAGACTTGGCTATGGTTTTTATACATTACTAAATAATTCAGCTTAGATGCTGGCATTATATTCCCATCTCAATAGTGCTTACTCCGGCTTTGTGCAAAAAACTTTCTACATTTTTCCATTGAAAATAACTTTCATCCTTAACATAATATACTTCTTCTATTGTACTATTAGCTACAAGCTTTGCGCAAGAAAAACATGGTGGTCCATTTACATATAACTTTGTAGGTTTAGAACTGTAATCAGAATGTAAAAACGCATTAGCCTCTGCATGTACTGCTATGCAGTTATCGTAATCAGATCCACTTGCAGACATGTCTTGGAATCTAGGACAACCGCCTTCATCGCAGTGTTGAAAACCTCTTGGGCCTCCATTGTAGCCTATTCCGACTATGTGATCGTCTTTGTCCAATAGGACAGCTGCATACTTTTTCTTCCCACATGTCGAGAATATCTTGGCAGCAGAAAAGCAAAGTTCTACGTATTGTCTATCTTTTCTTTTTAGCATAATTACACTAAGGTTAAAGACAGTCCAGCTAATAGTGTTACAGAAAGAATCATTGCTATGACTCTAATTCTTACCTTCTTATCTTCAATTGCTTGAAGTACTATCTGAAGACTTACGCTCCATGAAATTAGAATTGCAAATAAAATTATAAATAATATTTGTTTAAACATTAGATACATCTACCAATCTAGATATTGATACCGGGAATAAAGGCTGCGCCAAAAGATAAATTGCACTGGCATACTTTTGTATTTCTACCTGAGAGTCTTCTGCTAATCTTTGGTTTAAGAATAAGCACACAGACTGTAGACTGCAAGACCACCTATAAGTTACATACATCGAATATGCAGGGAGAAATAATCTAGCCTGTTCTGGAGCAATCCCATATTCCATCGCAAGGTTATATAGGGCTTCACCTTTTTCACAATAAGCAACTAATTCGCTATGCAATAAAGACCCTATGAAAGGATCGGCTAACCCCATAGAACCTTGCTTTTTGTCTTCTGGGGCTAAACGCCATTCATCTGAGTTAGGAATATAGAATTCTGGATCCATAGTTATGTATCTTCTTGAAGATTCATTCCAAGAATCCATAGTGTGATCAGAGCCTACAACATATTTCCAATGTTGTCTGGCAACCATTAGTGGAGCCTTGAACTCGAATGTCATAAAAGCGTGCCTAAACGGTGACATGTGATTTTCTCTAGCTAAATAGTCTAGTAACTTTGCATCTTTTGGAGTCATTGACTCTGCCTCTTTAGCAAAAGAAGCTCTTGCAGCGTTTACTACAGAAAGATCAGAACCCATATAGTCTATTAACTTTACGTATCCATGGTCCAATACCTGTATAGCACTATTATCTTCTATGTCTGATACTAGCTCAGTAGTCATCGTCATCTTCACTTTCTTCTTCATCATCATCATATGTATCGAATTCTAAATCTATACTATTTAAGTCTATCATATCATCGATGAAATCAATAGATAATTTATAAATTGTAGATAACATTTCTTGCATATCATCAGTTAGGTCCACTGGAGACTCGTTGATTATGCAAAGTATTATTGAATTTATTTCTTGACTTAGTTCATTTAAAGCGTTTAATAAAAGTATGTTTTCTTTAATAGAAGAAAATGTTTCTGATTTAACTACAGAATCAAAATCTTCTATATTAGAAAGTTTCATAATTTCAGCAAACGTTTTATTGAAATCATCTTCTTCATTCTTGCCTGACAAGACGATCTCCTAATTTTTAACGTTATCTTTTATTAACTTGATCTCACATGAATCTGTTGTGCAATATGATTCTCCGATAGCATCAGCTGCCATACCGGCGTAGACTCCAGAGAAATCTATTGGGAACAACTTCTTCTCTCCCTCTTCGTGATACTGCTCTTCTGTAATTTGGGTATAAGGCATCTGTGGATAAGTAAAGTTGCCCGAAGGTAAAAACGAAACAGTCTTAAGCTGACCATCATACATATGAAGTACAGTCCCCACATGTTCAGATTCTGTTTCTGGGTCAAAAGAAATAGTTACTGAAACTGAGTTATCAGACCAGTATCTTTGTGCAACTGCAGCTAAAGACATTTTTTCAAAAATTGTTACATCACGTTCAGCACGTCTTGCATCAGACTTGATTGGAAAGTAAACGACAGAAGTTGTATCTGGAGATTCAGCTGCTGGTTCTACCTTATAGTTAGCCATTACAAACAAAGGAAGCATAGGATCATCGTTTGAGAATCTGATTGTTCTATTGAAGTATTTGCCACCTGGGGTCCAGTGAACACCAGGAGATTCTCCAGCCAGAATTGAAACAGTTCCAGAAGGCTTTACTGTCGTCATCTTGATCGACTCGCGAACTCCAAGCCATTCAGAATAGATATTGTCATATCTTTGGACCGTCTTGTAACCTTGATCCATCCATTCTCTGAGAACTGGCATACCGTTAGTGTCGGCAAAGTCTGCAACACCGGACATTGACGCACCGATTCTACGATTTCTCTGCATGATTGCATTTGTCTCTTCCCAGTGAGTTGGAAGAAGAGTTACCGTCTTAGCGTACAGGTATGCAAACTTTAGCGTACGCTTAAAATCTTCGAGAGATTCATGTCTACCTAAGTATGTTTCTACCAAAGTACAGCACTCGTAAGACTCTAGGGACTGTTCTGCGCATGGATTAAATCCAACAACTCTATGGTCTTTATTATTGGCAGGATCGGCTAGACGACCGTATTTACGTGCCATGTCCATCCAGATTACTCCGGGTTCACCATTTCTAGCAATGCCATCAACTATAGGAGTAAGATCTTGGCCAACTGATACTTCGACTGAGTTGTTAGACATCCATCCCCAACCTGGATTTTGAGAATCATAAGAGTTTCTCTCAGGGAACACTTCAGCATTCTTTAAGTTTAAGAAATCTTGATCATCAATTCTTCCAATCAAAAGTTCAGCTGAACGTCTAACATTACCTGACACAACACATACTCCAATAAGATTGCCTATGTCTGCAATATCTCTACGGGTTAGTTTATCTCCACTACGTCCATCAAATATATTTCTAATTGCGTTGTGCAGCTTGATTAGAGGAGCTGGTCCTGAAGCAGTGCCGCCAAATGTTTGGATTGGACTACCTAATGGTCTAATTAATGAGTAGTCAAATTGAATCGTACTCTGCTCTGGTTTAAGGTAAGAGTTAATTAAATCTCCAGTTGCTCTTGCCCAGCTTTCTCTGTCGTCAGCGATAATGTCTGTAGTCACCTTCTCTACTGGCTTATATATAGTGAAGTCTTTATCCGCACCCTTGTCGTCAAAGCCAACTCCAACTCCAAGCATCGAGGCTTCCATGAGGAACATGAATGGTTTAGATGGATTGGCTTTTGACATTTCTGCAGTGCTGACAAATGCACAGTTCTGAAGGGCTGCAGAGTTCTTGTGTACATTGACGATCTTGGTACCCATCATCCATAGTCCACGTCCAGGTGGAGTCCACTTAAGGTTGAATAAACGGTCGAAAGCGTCTTTTGCGCTGGCTTGAGCCTTTACATCATTCCATGGAAGACGACTTGACTTACAATGGTCTTTTTGCAAAGAATACATTCCATTAATTACTCGCTCACAAACATCAGCCCAAGTCTCTTTTGTCCCATCTTCTTTTAATCTAGAATAAGTTCTTAAGAATGTTATTTCACCTACTGAGTTTCCAGCTGCGTCTCTATACCCAAAAGGGGCAATTCTGCTCCTATATCCATCTACGAAATCATCTGTAAGTCTAAAGGAAAACATTGATGCATTTTTAGTTGAAGCAGATGTAATACCTATGGTGTCTTGAGGTGCTGTTATAATTTCCATTTTTCTCCTGTTATTTACTACTTATTAATTTTATATATTTTGGATTCAGTTTTTGTAATTCGAGTTGTTTTATCTTAAGAATTTGATCATATGAGTATACACTATATATCTCTCTCTCGAAGAAGTATCCGCTTCTCCAATTGAGTATTTTATTTAAAGAGTTCTTATGATTAGTAAAGATATTAGAGATTACAGCTCCACCATATATTCTTACTAGATTTTGCAGTTTGGTAGTTATTTCTTTTCTATTAGAATCAGTAATTGCTCCACTATTCTCGGCTTCTGCGTACAGCCAGTTTGAAGCCTGTCTAGTAAGAGGAGAGTAGTCTATTGGATCTATGACTCCAATGTCTAATAGATTTTTTCTATTGTTTTGAATTAAGATATCTTTTTTAACCACATCTTGAAGCAGAGAAAACCAGTCTTTTTCTTTAAGCTGGCCCCATGTTGTGCACCAGAATAAAATCAAATGGACAGGATCTGGTATTGTAGTCTTTTCGTAAGTAGGAAGCAACATTGTGCACGCAATAATTCTTTTGATATCTTCTTTGGAAAGATCCAAGTTTTTATTTTTACTCTCAAGATTTAACCACAACTGATTTATGTGCTTTGACCAATCACTATCACCTATGTACAAATTGAGATATTTTTGAGCAGTGTCTATGGACAATATCCCCTGTTCGGTGACCTTTGTCAATTCCTGTAAAGACATATCCAATCCTCTTTATCTTTGTTAAAAGATGTAAAACTGCTGTATAAAAATTGAATCCCGTCCTAATCTATATAGGACGGGAGTTCAAATGTGTTGTGCCTATAGAGTATACCACAGGCTATGTTGTTTACCTTGTCGGGTTAATGACTTGTTTTATTAAACTTCTTTTTTCTAATATCTTTTTCCAACAACAGATGAACAGTTAATCCTGTCCATATTATTATTGGTATTAAACTCTTTAATGGCTTCTCGGTATTTCTCCAAAATGCTCTAGTCAAGGTTTCTGCCTTCTGTGTTTTTATTGCATAAGCATCATATGCTATGACACTAGCTAGAAGAAAAGCCCATGCAATATTACCAGAAAGTTCATCTCCCTTTTTTAATACTATAGGATTAGAATAGTAATTAGAGAGCTTTTGAAGAGGCGACGCCACGCCACTCTTGAACTTTGTTTTTGCCATAGTTGTTATCATAGCCGGTTGGGATTGCTTGTCCAAATTCTGTTGGGAATACTTTAGCACTTGCTACACCCTGATATTCATCTGGTCTAAAGAGACCAAAAGTAGATGGTGCACCCTGTTCATCAGTTCTTGCAGCGTGACCAGTGTTTGCGAAAGCCTGAGCTGATGCAACACCCTTGAATGTGTACTGACGAACCTTGTAATCGTTTTCTCTCTCTACGTGTCCAAAGGCTGTAGGGAAGGCCTGAGCCCCCGCAAGACCTTTATATTCCATAGGGCGGAATCTAGCACCGTCGTAAGTAGCAGTACCGTCAGGGAAGGTCCCAGCAAGAGGATGGATATAGAGGGTTGATCCGTTAAAGATCTGCGACAAGAATACATCACCGGGGAAGTATCCAGTACCTGGCGTGTGGTTATTGTCTGGGGCACCATCTAAGATATGACTTGTGCCATATAGTGGGTAATATGAATAAGTTCCGGTACCTTTGGATTTTCCTGAAAGAGAGGTGTATGGATTAACCATCTCATTTGTATTTTGACCCTTTAAAACTGGTCTTGGTCCTACGTAAAATGTAGCCATTTCATTCTCCTTATGCGAGTGTCATCGTGTATGTATATAGTAAAATAGGTTTTGTTTTTTTTAATCTTTAATTATACTTAATTATTAGGTCGGAAAGAACGGGTGAAGTTCCGTCACCTAACTGATTTAAAGTTACTTCTACCCAGACAGAAGTCGAACCATTTGGATTCTCTTCTGTGTATATTCCAGAATCCTTGTAAATTATTCTATAGCTGAAAGCAGTTGGGATTAATTCTTCTGGTACGTTATAAATTTTAGGTATAACGTCTGTTACTTCATATATAAGAGTGTCTTGAGGTGCTGTAAATTTAATAATGGTTCTACCCGATGGCATGAAGCTATCTGACCTTATGTCTAGGTCTGAAAGACCGTAGGTATATACGTATTTACCATTTTCTTTAATATAGTTTCTCTGTCTCATATTTATTCTTAAACCAGTTATGTTTACTGGTGGCAAGTAAAAGCCAACGGGACCAGAATTAAGTATTACATCAGATCCAGATATAGACCAACCGCCAGGAGGAATCTTTCCAATAGCTTCACTTACTCCATCATATAATTTGTTAAAGTTAAGAGGCACCCAGGTATCTTTAGGGGTTAAACTAGGGTTTTGAGTAGAGGTGTACTCAATTGAAAGAATGTCAACTCCGAAAATAGGGTAAGGAGTAAGGGCAACAAAATTACTATTATCGTTACCACCATATGAAGTCGGTATTTTAATGTACAAATAGGTCTGAGCATTCAGGCCCATTGCGCTATCGACTATTATGTTTCTCTTCCAGAACTTATCAGAGTTATCTAGAACGGCGTTATAGACAGGTGTTGTATCTATGACTGCACCTGGTTTATCAACGCTTACAAATACATTGTCAACTTTAGTCTCAAAAAAGTTTGGCACTACTTGACCTATAAAACTATTAAAGAACTTGATCTTAGAGTGCGAAGCACCGTCTATCTTTGGAAGAGTGAGTATATTATGTATGTAATCAAAGCTTAAAATATCAGAACTAGAGATTGCAAAATCTGTATTCAACATTGAAACTGGGTCTAATTGAGAGTAATTATATATAGAAAGCTTCTTCTGCCCAGAAGCGGAACTTTCTATTGCGTTTAGCCTATCCTCTATATCCCCAATGGCTTGTGACATAAACAAGTGGTCTTTGAGCACTCTTTCAAAAGCCTGCTTTAGCTTTTGATCCAGGATTCCGGACCTATTGTACAACTGAACCAGGTCCTGGTAGTTTTGCTCTATTTTAAGATTAAAATCAGAACTATTAACTGGACCATTATATTGAGTCGTGTTTTTTTCTGTGTTTGTATACTCTGGCATGATGAGCCTATTGTCTTTCTAACCTGTTGACCCTGTACATAGCTTTGGCTAAGCGAGATGACAGGTAATCCATTGTTTGCACTTCTTTAATTTCCTTATAAGTCGATGCTGTTTTCCATTTTGAATAAAAAGTTAAATCATCGATTAAACCAGAATTTATTGATAAAACCCTAGATCCGGTCTTGTTTTAAGGAGGTAAAAGTATCGTCAGATTCTTTGTCTAAAATTAATTTTACCTTATTAAGTATATCTACATCAATGTTTTCTAGTTCGTTAAATAACCTATAGATGTCTAAGTATATTTGATCTGAAGCTAGGTTTTCCTGATGACTCTTCCTAGGAGATCTATAGTAAGATCTGAACCTTTTAAAAAGAGGTTCTCTTATTTTCAAATTTGTAGTACCATCTGTATATGATGTAGGCATTAAATAAACTCCCAATTACTGTTATTCTATATAGTAACTTATGTTGTGGTTGAAGAGGCATTATTTTGCAATAATGTACTAGTTGTTTCGGCAAATGTTTGTGAGTTTTTAAACTTAATTTTATAAGAATTCAAAACTGGTGTCTCCAAAGGATTTGCTCCTCTTGAAAAATCTGCCCTTAACCTTATTTTGCCAATTGCAGTAGGACTATTGGTAAAATAGAATATTCTAGAATTTGACTTTATGTTCTTCTTGCTGAGGATCTCTTTATTACCAAAAACATTATCTATAGTAAAGACATTATCTGTTGAGGATCTATTGAATCTTAGCTCCAATGGATCGACATAGGTGTAGTACTGGCTATAAACAACTCCATAGTTCAGAATTGAATATGTGTCCATAAGGGAGATGGAACCATTAGCGCTACCTGTAGCGTCTATGGTTACTTTAATTCTGTTAATTCCCTTTTGTAATCTCCACTCTATTGTATCATAGTCTTTGCCTGAGGGAATAGAATGCGCTGTGTCGTTTATATAAATGCCAACATTCCAAGCCTGGGAGGTCTGATCTTCTTTAACAAATCTATGAGATGCAACAATATCATTTGCACAGTATAGTTTAAAGTCTAATATTATACTTACGTTACTTAAATTTGGACCTTGAAAAAATGATGAGTTTGATGATATCTCAAAAGGAGGAAGTGTATAAGACCTTCTTCTATCTAACCCATTTAATATAGAGTTCCACGTGGTTAGTCCATTAACTTCATTGTATATATTTCCAGAGTAAGTCACATAACTTCCCGTAACATAATTCACTCCCTCTAATATATAGGGGCTATAAGGGCTATCGAACTGAGGAATTCTTGCTATTCTATAAATTGGGATACCAGAATATATAGATTGAGTTGGATTCTCTTCATTAATATTAGATGTTTGAGTAGAAAGAGCCAAAGGAATTTTAGCTACATCTTTTCTTTCATCTGTTACAGAATCTAATATTCTTAAAGTATTAACATTAGATCCTTTTAAGTTAACAGTAGAAGAAAAAGAACTATTAACATCAAAAGGCTTAGCTATAGGTATCCAGTTATAGTCTAAGATAGAGACTTCATTACCCTTATCTTCCGCTATATAATAAGTAATTGATCCATTTGCAGCATTTGTTTCTTCGGCTGTTAGAGTTACGGCATCTATAACTAAGTTCTTATTATCCGAAGTAGCTAATGATATTGGCTCTGTTATTAATGACCCAGACTTATCATAATACTGTCCACTAATATTTATATCTCTAATCCCAAATCTATACTTATATTTTTTAGCTGAAGCTGCGTCAACATAATCTGGATCTACTTTTAGTAAAACTAAATCTATTGAAGAAACTGCTCCAGATTTAAAATCAAATGAAAAAGTATCATAATCAAAAGTGGATTTTTTAGACTTTACCTCAGAATTAGTACCATTTGAATAATTAATTTTAGCATATATATCCGTTGGGGAAACCGTATTTAACCTTCCTTCTATCTTTGATACAGAAGTAGTATTAGATATTGGTATATTTATACTAAGGGTTACTAATCCAATCTCATTAAAATCAAAAACTTTATGCCACTCTGTGTTGGACAGTCCGTCGAATACAGAGCCAAAGAAGGATGAATCGTCAAATGGCTTATTAGAATCTACCAATTGCCTATTATATGATAATGTATACCTTGGACTATTTGAAGTAACTATATTTGTTGAAAGCATATCAAATACTGCAGAGTTTAATTTTGGTAAAGTTACTTTTTTATTTATAGTGTCTAAGTAGATCGAAGAAAGATTATAGTCTATATTTTTTCCATTAGAAAAGTTATCAGTTATAGAAGCGTAGAATCCATCAGAATTTTGATTTGAGTAGATATGGTCATCTATTTTAGATTCTAATTCCGCTCTTCTTTTTCTTAAATTATCAATTCTATTGTTTAGTGCATTAATCACATCAAACATTTGTTCTGAATTTTCAAAAATAGAATCATAAAGATTTTCAATATTTAATAGGGAATGCGCCATTCTCTCGTTCATTAAGTCAACATTACTGTATGCCGTAGATCTGAATAGCTCTGGCCTTAAAGGTATCGGGCTTCCTGGCTCGTAATTAGAAAAATATTTAGAAAATAAATCTAGAAGATCTTTTTCTGTTGGCTTATAACCAGCAGCAAAAAAGTTTTTGTAAACTGTATCTAAGAATTTCTTTTTTTGTATGGAACTTATTGTCATACTTGCTCAACCTTTGCAGATAATTTGTATGAGTGTAAAATAGGTGATATATTAGAACTTGTTGGTTTATTGAATTCTATTTTTACTCTTATTTTTCTAATTTCTCTTGGAACTTTAGGATAGTTAAAATATGATACTCCAGGTATTCGGATTGAGCCTTCTACGTTCTCGTTGAAAGACAGTATTTCCGGTATGCCTGAAAATGGATTCTCTATTGGAGAAATTGAAATCCAATTATTGCCATCATCAGTAGATATATAATACCTTATGTTGTTAATGTCACCAATTGTAGTGCTACCGGTAACTTTATTTGAAGTTTCTGAACTTATCATTAATTTTTTTAGATTATATGGAAATTCAAAAGACTTTGAAACTATTTCACCTACATTTGAATATATGTTGTAATGTGGTTGAATAGAGTTGATCGATATAGTCCATTTCTTTGCATTGTAAAGCTCGTATTGTTTTTCTAGATTTACATCTTTAGTAAATCTTTGATCTCTGATGTCTAACGTGACTTCTTCTGGCACCATATTTAAAAAGTTGATTGCCTGTAGCGCATTTGTAACAAATCCACTCTTTATATATGTTATCTTAGTTTCTGCTGATGTAATGCTGTCGTATCTTTCGGCATTGGCGATCGACAGTGTTGGTATGTATCTAGTGTCGACTTGAGCTAATGCAGGGTTTAGATAGCTTCCTACTACAGGTTTTCCGTTTATTTGACTTAAACCCTTACCTTGAAAATAAACATCAAATGTATTTGGAGTTGCCCATGCTTGTCCTGGAGTTGGTGTTGCGTGATTTATATATTGGCTATATTTGATAACGTGTTTGGTCAAATATTCATGAGGAAGTACCGCACTTACCCTAACCATTTTTGTAGATTCATTTGTATTTAATTTAAACTGATTGGGTGTTTTAATTCCAGGTATTAGCTCAGACACATTGTATGAAACTTGTTCATATCCAGTTGATGCTAAAATTTCTGGATTAAACCTACTTTGATTTCTAAACTCTATGGCAGTGGTAGTAGAAGGTTTCCAGTATAAGTGCTTTACCTTTACATTATTATAGAATTTCTGTTTAAAGTAAACTTTTATAAACTTTGTTTTAATCTCTGGAAAATCAATAACGCATTGTTCATAATTGTAATTCTTCATTGATTCTATGGTTTGAGGAACAATGGTATTCCCTATAAAAATTGAACTAGAAATTAAATCTACTACCTCATTAGTATCTGAATTTACTGCAATTACTTTGTATATTTCTACTTCTGGATATATCATGTCTGCCTGACCGAAAAATGGAACTACTGTTAAGGAATTCATTTTTTGCGAACGTTCAGATTCAAGAATTAAAGTCAAATTTAAAGATTGGTCTAAGCCATGATTCGCCCAAGAAGAATACTGAGTTACATCTTGATTATTTATTTTTGTTTGTTTAGAATAAAAAAATTCAAACTCTTTAGCTCCGCGTGATGCTCTTTCGCTTGTTGGTATATTTATAGCTTCATACTCAAAGTATGTATCTGGTATGTCGTCTATTATGTTTCCTATTAGACCAACTCTAGGGTCTTTTTCAAAATAGTATTTTGTATTAGTATCTACATTTTGAGTATCAAAGACAGCATGGTTGTTACCTATCAGTCCATTTGAGTCTTCCTGGTCAATTGATATAGTGCTGACTAACCAAGGTATGGTATTGATTATTGGGAGTTTTGCTGATCCGTCTTTGACAAGAGCCATTCTATTTGATTTAATTTTATTAATATCTATAAAATCTAGATTGTCAAAAGAATCGCCCATATAGTAGAGATCATTACCAGGGCTATTTGAGTACATTTGGAGTATGGATACTTTAGACTTGATTCTATTAGTAAAACTTATTTCCTTATCTATTTCTGTATTAAAAAGATTATAGGTGCTTACAATCTGCGCACTCTGATAGTCAAGCTGCTTAGCTATTATATTTAGGTCTGAGGCTACACTATTTACGAATTCGTTAAACTTAGAAGATACAGATGGTTCTCCGCTTTATATATGGGTCATATTTAGATATCTGCAATCCAGAATATCTATCGATATCTGATATAAGCTTATTGTACTGTTCTGACATTTCTTGATATGTAGAAAATTCATTTTTGTCATACTTAGACAAAAAAGACTGAATATTCTTAACCAATTGATCATAGAATACCGTATTAAAAGATAATTGAGCCATATTATAATCCTAACATTTTTTCAGAAAATGAATCTAAGTTATTTAATTTCATTTTTACAATAACATTATCTACTGATCCAGGTGAAGATAAGTTATTATAATTATTTCTAATTATCAATTTAAATCTTATTTTATTGTTAATATAATTATATATAACATTAAAAGGTTGAAGAATTTGTTTATTAAAAATAATATTTTTTCCATTTTGATAAAACAATACTTCACTTGTTTCGTAAAATGAAGTTTTTTCAAAGTTTCCTTTTACATAATTTGTCAAGTTTACAGCATACGATCCATCAGATAACTTTACCTTTATAGGGCTGTACGAATTATTGTTTAAAGAATTTATAGTGCCCATTCCGGAGGTGTACGATGCAGTTGAGTACTGATCGTAATCTATATATGGTAATTGATCTATTGTAACAGAATTATTGGAGTCTGTTTTTACAAAATACTGACCTTGAGATACACCTGAAGACATAGTTGATATTGGAGTATCTGAATATAGTAATGATATATCTATGTAGTTTTGAGAATAATTACTATCATCGAAATCATATTCAGAAACGTAGATATTATTTTCATTAAAATTAGGTATAAATATAGAAGAATTAGACACGTTCACAGAATACTGATTAGGGTTTAATAAAATTCCATTTTCATACACTCGTAAAGAGATTGACTTAGGATGAAATCTCAATACGGCAGTTTTGCTTGTCTTGTTAACAAATAGTACTTCCGAAGATATTTTATCTGCATCATAGGGTATTATTGGTATCCAGTCATTTTCTTGAATTGGATTTTCTTTAACAGAAAAAGATAACTCATATGAATTTGCGCTTTTTAAGTCTTTAAGATTATTGTTAATTATATCTAGATTTTTATCTACATTAACCTTTGCTTTTAATGCCAATATTTTTCCATTAACTGGAATTTTTTTACTAATAAATATTGCTTTATTGTTATAGTCAGCATCTTGTAATGAAGAAAATATTGTTTTACAAAATTGTATTGACTTTATAGAAAAATTATACTGATAAGAATTAACTTGGTCTTGAGATCCAAGAATTGCTCCGTTATTTTCAAAATTAAGACCAGGGATAATGGCGTCTGAGCTTCCGGATAACAACGAGTCTCTTGAGTTTGCATTTGACTGTGGTAAAAATCCAGAATTATTCATAGAAGAAATCATTCCATGAGTAGGCGCTGATCTAGAATCAATAAACATCGTATTATTTATTAAGTTAAATCTTGGTCCGAGAAAATGAAGCACTACTGATTCGGCCATCCTTGAAAGGATAGTTGTATTTCTCATGCCATTACTGACGTCTATCTCTTCCTTTGATATGTTAGTGTCCCTAATGCTAGAGTAAACAGTACCTTCCTTTATCGAAGATTGTATTGGATATTTATACGTATAATATTCACTATATAAATATTGATTTCTTTTAGCTTCATCAATTGAAGTATTTTTTCTAAAAAAACTTAGAACTAGATCTTGAAAAACATTGTGGTCTTTGCTCTTGATCTTTCTATTCTGCATAATGACTTCATGCAGCGCCCTAGCTGTAGCCTCATTACTGGAAGCAACTTGTTCACTTCTAGTGTAGGTGTCTTGATTAAATATTAAAATTACCTTTTTTACCTTAGACAAAGGAAATGGTATATCGACATTTGAAGACAAACTAATAGGATTGTTTAATAATTTTTTCAAAGTAAATCCAGAACCAGGAACTGAGGAATTGGATGACTGTTGATCGGCGCTCAAAACTGAAGACTCTATAGCAACCTGCATTAAGGATAATCCATCTGACAAATTAGGTGATATTTTAATTGAATCCATTTCTGTATTCTTATTTAATTCAAATTCTACTATAGTTTTTGCGCCCAATAAAGAAGAGTAGTCATAGGATATATATTTTTCAATATCCATAGGAAGAGAAGTTAGTATAACTGGAGACTTAACAGAGACACTCCATACCTTAGAATGTTGCGCATCAAATAATTTTTCCGGGTCGGATGAAGAAGATGCATACTGTGCATAATTTGTCTTTATACTAGTAGACTTAATTAGCCCAACTGCATTTATATACTGAATTGAATCACCTATTTTAAATATGCAACTAGATTGATCTACTTGACCGCCACCTGAGATATTACTTGGTAAAGTTGTTCCATCCCTGTCTACATATGGGACTACTACTGAATCATACTCATTTGATCCAAGCATATTGTCAAAATTTTCTATATAAGAAAAATTAAATAGGTCGTCTTTTCCTGAGATAAAATTATAGTTATTTATAAAATTTTCTAGATAACCTATATCTTGTTCTAGTTTTGCTATTCTAGCCAACATAGTATCGGTTAATGAGTTAGCCAATATGCTAATGCCATTACTTGCTTGAAAGTATCTACTAAACCTGAGATCTAAATCCCTAAACAAATCTACTAGATTCTCAGCGCTAATAGTACTCAGAGGTCTAATCGCAACAGGAGCATAGTCTGCTCCACCCTGAAAGTTTGAAACAGTTCTCACTAGTTCTGAAAATTGAGCCTTATCTGCTTTTACGTTCTTTATTAAAGAACCTATAGTCTGCCTAGACTTTGTTGCAAATGTTGTTATTGTATTTGGAAGATAGTTTAACACGTTAGGCCTTTCCCCAATCGACGCCGTCCATGTCTTGTAGCTTGTAAGCTACACCAGCTGTTAGGTTTCTTTCTATTATACTATATATTTCTTCTGGATTTTCAAAATTATTAATAACTTCCTTAGGAAGTCTTATTATAACAAAACCGCCCTTAGGATAAGAATGCTGCAAGGGAGGATAGATATCCCAAAAGGATAAAGATTCTTTTATATCACTTAATAGTTTATTTATTCCAAGATCTCCGTATACTCCATTAGACGTAGAGTCTGAAGACTTAACGCCACCACCTCTAATTCTCATATCCTGCAATGTTATATCTTTAGCTTTAAAGTTATTCATTACATGTATAACAGCAATTGGTAAGGCAAATGGGTCAAAGTTTACGGAATCATAGGGATCAAAAATTGAATTATCATACGTAAAGTTTATTGGTGTATCATAATTGTAATTTTCAAATAATCTCCAAGTATAGCTAGAAGTATTACTGGTCCTATATTCTATTTTAACTGGCTTAATGTAAATGTAAAGAGCTTTATCTGATTCTATTATGTCCTTATTCAAAAATGGATTTATAGGTATTGGATTTCCGTTTATTTGTTTTAAAGGTATTCCATTTGATACAACTGTATAATCAACGCAAATTAATAATGGGTTAGATGGAACTATGGTGTCGTAGAAATCTATTATTCCTGTATTGCAATCTATATTTTTTATAGAAGAATTTGGAATTATTTTCCAGTCACTATCACTAATTGAGTCTTTAACTTTTACTTTTATAATTGATTTTATATATCCAACATTATTATATGATGGCTCATTAATTGAAGCTATCGGAGTTGAAGAAAGTTGTATTTTTCTTGAAGAAATAATATTTGGAACTTCTTCTACTACATCAATATATGGTCTTCCGAGGAATTTAGACCATGGAATATTTTTCATGGATAATGTTGAATAAGTTGCTCTTAAAGTCTGTTTTTTATAATTTTTTAATATATCTGTCCAACCATAAGAAGGGTCTATGTAAAAATCTTTAATAAAAGAACCAGAAGATATATAAAGTGGCCATTGATTAAACTTAGAAGTTTTTCTTTCTATAGAATTAACTCTTATCTTTGTTGAGTTTTTGTATACAACAGAATATACTGGATAAGCTGCTTTCATCGGTATTGAAACGGGATTGATAGTAGTTGCCGTTCTTTGCCCTATAAAGTCTACTGAAGTCCCCATATTTCCATCTGCGTCTGTGGCTAAAACTCCGATGTATATATTATTAGGACCTCTATTCTGGTATTCTAAGTAAGTTAATACTGAGCCTAAAAATTCTTTTCTTAAATTGTCGTAATAGCCGTAAATATAACCACTTGTATCGGCAATCGAGTTAGACAGAATTAAAGATCCGTAGTCTATATTTATCTCTTGATTTACGCTTGGAGTCAAGGAAACTGGTGCCGGTAATACCCCTATTGGTTTTCCTACTATTCCTGGTGCTTCACTAGGTTGGCACAGTAACAATAAACCATCTAATACAGTAATTGTATTTTTTGAGTTTTTTATTAAAGACCCATCTTGTTTTAGCATCCAGTAGCTAGAAACCGGTGCAGGAATACTATTTTGATAAATACCATTTTGGTAGTTCAAAGCTGAAGTAGAGAGAGTCAAGTTATTGGCAGTTACTACTGCTGATATATTAGATGTACTTCCTATAGATCCGCTAGAGCTTGTTACTGCAGTTACAACTGGATTAGAAACTGTAAAAACTAGATCTCTATAATTCAATGTAACGTTTGTATCGTAAGTATTAGTGCCGTTTACTGAATGATATGCTAGTGATTTAGTCGAATTAAAATCTATAGTAGTCAACGTGGCATCAGAAACTATTTGGTCTGCGTCGTTTGTATAGGTTAATAGTATGTTACTAACCGTATAGGGGGAATCGGTTACTTTTCTTCCAGTTAAATCTATAGTTTTTGGAGAGTTAACATTAACATCGTTTTTTGTTCCTGATATTTTAAAGGAAACTGAAAATGGTTTTGTGAATGTTGGCAGTAATGTTTCTACTGCTGCTGGTGTTACTGCTGGAGCTTGATCATATGATATTCCAAAAGATATATTATCTACAGAATAACCTTCAGCTTTTGTTCCAAATATTCCACCAAGAGACCTTCCCTCTAAGGTTATACCAACCCATACGTAAGAAGAGTCTAGTCTATTTACTGGGAATTCCTTAGAGTCCTTAAAGAATAGAGTATCTTTTTTAATGAGACTAAATTGAGATCCATTTGGTTTACCGTTAGATTTAGCTTTATAAGCTTTAATGGATATTATTTTAATTCCCTGATAAGAACTGGCTCCATCAAAATCTCCAGGAGTTATTCTTATAGAAGTAAGCTTTGCATTAAGCGTCGTTGAACTAGCTTCCGTATTGTACTTTTTTGGAATTCTTACATATATAGTGTCCCTAATAGTTCCTTTTGGTCCATCTTTTCTAGATCCACTAAAACTAATTCTTCTATAACTCTTATCAGAATCAGATAGTTCTGATATTTCTGGGTTATGATGTTCTGCTATATATTTAATTACTTCTGGGTCTTGTTTTCTAATCTTAGCAACCGCTGCATCAAATGCTTTTCTATTGTTTTTATACAGATCTTTCCACACTCTTATGAGGTAAGATTTAGTCTCACTGTCCACTCCTCCTTCGGTGTATATCTCATCTTTTTGTTTTTGAAATATAGACATAAATGATTTAGTCTGAGCACCGAATGCTCCATCTATTTTAATTCCCTTAATTGATGCAATTCCAGAATAGGCCAAAGTATATTGTATATATTTTACGTATTCTCCACTTTTTCTATCCTCAGGATCTGTTCCATACTGAAGAAAATATTTATTGATGTTTATATCACCACTATAAAAAAAGTTATTTTTTGGAGTACTTATTCTCTGCTCTGAAGGTAAATCTCTTATAACTTCATTATCGTCTACATCTACAGATGAATAACCTTCTGTTGGATAAGCGGTTTCACCCGGTACTGGCACTATTGCAACTGGGTTGGTGGTTGTTTTCTTGGAATATTGAGCGATTCCAGTTCCTGTAACATTTGCTTGCCAATTTACGTTAAAACCTAATGAGCTTTCAGTTGAACTTATGTAAGAGCTGTATGTGCTTAGGTTAAATGGATAACTTCTAAATGATGAAGACGTTAAAGATTGAGTAAATCTTTCTTGCATTAAAGAATTGCTGTATTGGATTGGTTTTTCTTTAATTATGTGAGGACCAAATCCACCTGGTATGGTGAATGGCAAAGAGCTTGATTCTGTGTAGGCAAATAAGTGAGAAGAGTATTGAGTCGGCTGTATTCTAAATATCTTGTAAGAACTAGGAATATCGTTAACATCACCGGTTAATTCATTGTTTAATATTGGATTATTATTTGCAAATAAAACATTTTGATTAGTAACTTCAACATATAGCTCTATTTTTGATAAGTCTATGTCTTGAAGAAGAATGCTATATTGATCAGGTATTGAGTCATAACAAATTCTCTTATAATAATCTATTATTGAACCATAACTAGAAGTTAAATTTCTACAATATTTTCTTACACTAGGATAATTAAGGTCAGTCATTAAAGTGTAATCAGGTTTTTCTTGATCTATTAATACAGAACCATTGACTACATAGGATGAATTCCAATTTCCTGTTATATAATACTTAGAAGAACGTATATCTAGAGTTCTTGAAGATTGTATCTTAGACAGAGTAGCCACAGATACTGCATTATAGATAATCTTCATTGGACCTTCTATAGCTGCAGTAGGGTTGACTGTAGTCTCGGTAATAGAAGTGGATCCGGAGTTAGATGTACTTGTGTCATATAAACCAGCAGAAGTGTAAATGTTATTGCAATACTGCATTATTGGAGTTGTTGTCACTAATAGGTTACCCCTGACAAGGGCATCGGCTGTTGGTCTATGTTCAGCTGTTACAAACATCGGCTTTGGAGAAGTTGCAGAAGTTACTTCTTTCATCAGTATATTAGAAGTAGTGATATCGGAAGAGGTAAAATGCCTGTACTGTTTTGGTGATAGTGAAGCAGCGTCTATGCTACTTCCATAAATTCCATAAACAACTGTACTGCCTATTTTTTCAAATATGCTATCGTTTATTGGCCAAGCGTTTGTTTTCGATTCATCTATAAACATATTGGTAGTATTGTATTGCCAGCTACTAAGAGCTGTTGTAGTGGAACTTATAGAAAGATAGGGGTAGACTGTAGTTGCTGCATTTGTTGGAAGGCTACTTGACGACAAGTCTAGTACTACAGTACCGTGTTTTGATTCAATAAAGTTTTTAATCTTTATTCCCTGAGGAGAAGATATCGCTGACGTTGGCGACCAAGCTACTATATCATAAGCATTTAAGTCGGTAACTTCATCTATATTTACTAACCAGTACTCAGCTTGTGATTTAGTGAATGCAGTTGATGCTAAAGGATTTGTGTAAGTATAAGAAGCCAAGTTAAAACTAGATTTTGCTAATCTAAAAAATATGTATGGATTTAATCCGCTATATGTAGAGGAATTTCTAGCATTACTTAAGTCTGCAGAAGTGCACAAGACTGCACAATTTATTTGTCTATCTGTTAAGTTGCCTGCGGTATCTAATTCTCTTCCATAGTTTACGGAAGAAGTATTGGTATTTGAGTTTACCTTTGCTATTAATCTCCAGTTAAAAGTTTCATATGTCCTATTATCGGACAATGCTTTTTTTGGAACAAATACTTGGAATCCATCATTTGCAGTATTGTCAGATACTACTGCATTTGCAGTGCTAACGGAAGGTTTTTTAGCAAATATTTTCTTATACCTAGAAGTTGGATCAGCAACTATTGATTCTTCGCTAATTTTATTAAATAAAGAAACTTGATTAATACTTTCTATGTCTTTTAATTTAACTGAAGAAATAATATTTCCACCATATATTGTAACTTTATCGTATACTAAAGAAAGACCAATTGGATTAGTATCCTTTATAAGGACTATTACTGAATATGGTGTTGCAGTTCCCCTCTTTATGGAAGATACTCCAATTGGCTGTAGAAGTATTCTGTATTTTTTTATGCCAGTGTTTTTGTCTACGTATTCATCACCATTTTGATCTATGACTTTTATTGATTTTGGAAGTTGACTTTCTTCTATAAAATCTGATAAATCATCACTAAAATATAAATGATTTTCAAGTAATGTATAACCTTTAGATACATAATATGAATGACAAAATGTCTTATCGTTTAGCTGAGCAGCGGAATACTCCATGTCAATATTTCTATCTGACAAAAATATATCACTTATACTTATTTCATCAGAGTTAAATACTGTATTTCCAGATAAATCCTCTAATATACCTAGCTCATTTGCAAAGAAAAGTTTTGCACCAGCGCCCTGAGATTGTAGCAAATCTGGATTTGAGTTTTCTGGTATAGTTGAAGAAACGTCTGTTATGACTATTGAACTAGATGGTGTTATTTCTTTAGACGAAAACCATTTAAGACCTAGACTAGAATCATCTTTAGGAAGGTTTGATATTTTTTTTACGCTAAATTCATTACCATTTTTTGTTTTATCAACAAATTTTTTCATTATTCTTCCTCATAATCCTTGATTAAAGAATCGTAATTTTCTATATAGTAAGGAGTGCTACCAAGCATTCCGGACTGATATTGCTCATATCTACTTACGGTAAACCACTTAGGTGGAGTCCATCTAAGCGTTGTATTTTGGACATCAACTTGATCTCTATTTGCATAATTTATTTTAAAGTTAGGAGTAGCATAAAGATCCCACGATTTACTAACATCATAATTAATTATTTCGTTTATTCCTACGTTTGAATTAAAGTTATAATTAATTGCATCGTAATCTTCTAGCCAATAGACTATATCTCCTTCTATAGTAGAGGGTGTTACTGAAGGATTGGAAGAAAAATCTGACTCTACAGCAACGAACCAGTAACCGGGATCTGTTCTTGAGGTGGATACTATAGGCCCTATCGAGAATCTTCCTTGAGAATCAGAATATACAATTCCTGAAAAACGATTATTTGATGGTGCTAATTCAGATGTTGAATATGATACTTCTGTAAATAATTGATAGTTTGTTCTTGATTTTCTCCAGTATATTACAGATCCTGAGACTGGAACACCATTATCCATTATTAAGCCATTTATGAAAATACTAGATACACCATCTGATTTAATAATTTTATTTGATACTTCAGATTTTATTGATTTTCCTGAATTAACAGTTTCAGGAAGTATTTCAATTAAGATATTTTTTGAATAGCCTGTTTTTGAAATTGTAATAGATCCATAAGTTTCTACTGATACAGCTTGAGTTGAAGTTGCCCTAAAATGTGCGTAACCCTCTTCGTCTGTGGTAACTGTTGATACAGAAGGTGTTATCTTAGATCCCGAAATATTTAATACCTGATATGGTTTAGGATTTCCGTTAACATCTAAGGAAACAATTGATATGTCTACATAATCTTTTCCGTCATTAATTACATATTTAGGAGAAACATTAATCTGTAATGAGTTAAAATCGTACTCTTCTGTTACCACTGCAATATATCCATCATCAAGCCACGAAGTTAATGGATTTAGATCTATGGAAACAGGTGTTGCCATTTCATAATCAGAAGTTTCATATGTAACATTATAAGAATAGTTATAGTTTGGTGTAGCATCAAAATATACGGATGTAACGTAATTATTATTTACTAGCTCTGTGTCTATATAATAAGAATCATGAACCCTATATCCCAATAAGTATTCTCTCTGAGGATTCAACATTATTCCACTAGGCGGAGTTGCCATATTGGGAGTAGCAGATAGGTTAGTTGCAACTAACTCACCGGTACTGAGATCCTTTATCGTTAAATTGTATGTGTTTTTATAACCTAAATAGAAAGAATTATCCATTTTTGGTTTTAAAATTTCTGTATTATAGAAAGAAAAACTGCCGGGTGTAGCTGTGTCAGAAAATGCTATTTCCTGGTAAGAACTAACCGGTGTTGAGTGATTATCTATTACTTCAACTATAATTGGAGCACCGTGTGTAGGATTAGACTTCAAGGAAAGTTTATGTAATTTTCCGGTAAAAGTTTCCTTTACTGGCTTTGCGTATATATACTGTTCTTCTTTGTCAACTGAGATCCAACCTGTTTTTAGCTTAGCATCTATTTTATCGCTAAATAGTTTTCCTCTAATATTAATGTTAGTAAATGTGGTTGTACCTTTTACCGGATCATAAGTTTCAACGATTGAATCAAGTGGATACTCTATAATTTCGACATGATCTAATTGATTGTTTATTGCGTCAGAAATTGAATTTTCTAATACATATGTTCTATTTAAAAATGGTTTTACAACTTTTTGATCTGACCATACAGAAACGTTTACATCATATGGATCAATTACCTTAATGTTTTCAAAGAAATAATCAAATTTATTTTCATTTGTTAATCCAAATGTGCTAAAAAATGTTTCTCTAGTTATAGTTGGAAGATCTACAATGTTATTATTTAATCCAGGTATTCTTTCGCCGTTTTCAATACTGTATCTTATGATTCCATTTTCGTCTACTACGCTATTTGTAATAGGAGTTGAATATTGCTCAAAAGGATCCCATTCAATTGCGGTAAATGGATACTTTGAACTATCAGCAGTTTTTATGATTATACTATCAGGTGTTGCGGAAACTGGATATTCTAGTTTTCCAAAATAATAATTAGCGGTTGCTCCAGAATTAGTAGACCCAATGTATCCAAAATTGTTAGTTGCTTGAGAACCTCTGTATACAGAAGCTATTATATTTGGAGAAGCTGGAATAAATACATCTCTATCTATTTCATTATAGTGTGAAACTCCACCATAGATAGATATTGTGTCTTCTTCTAGCTGACCAGGTGAATCATAAGCGGTATAAGGAATCAGCGTTTCTATGTGAACGGAAACAGGAGTTGCACCTGGTGGGTATATTATGGATGATTTTATTTGGGAAAGAGGTAGAGAAACACTTGGTGTAGAAGAAGTTGGTGAATCATTTATTGTTAAACTATTCTTGGTGCGAATTGTTTCAAATGTTGATACTTTTTGGTTATAAAGATTTGATACTATTTTTACACTTGTATTCATATCAAAGTTGGGAGTACTTGCATTTATTTCAGATGTAGAAGATTTTAAAATAATATTAGGTTTGTGTGAAAACATAGCACTAAAAGAATCAGAGTTTGGAGTAGCATATGTTGTTCCATTCCATAAGCCATTCTTTAGTTTTATATTTTTTATTTTATTATAAGGTATTTTAGAAGAGGTATAAGCACCGTTAAAGCTGAGCACTAATGGCTGAAGTGAACTCTTTCTCTTTAAGTTTAAGTCAGTGTCAGTAAAACCTTCTGTATCAAATATTTTGACTTCATGGAATTCTGGGCTAGCAGAACTAGTTGGTGAAAATTGATTTTTTACATATCTTATTATAGTTGTATATATATCAGTGTCAGTAGTAACGTTTCCGTATGGAACTAATGTTCCTTCTAGAGTTAAATTAACAGTAGCTAAATTATTATCATAAATAACTTGATTATATTTTGAATAATATTCATAATCTACCTTAACGGGAGAATAATCTAAGCTGGTTCCAACTTTTTTCTTTCCTGTTGCTACAAGTATTGTTTGAAATGCTACCGGAGTAGCTGAATTGTCTAATACTATTACTTCTGCGTCTGATAGATCTCCTACACCTGGCTGATAATGTATTCCTGTAAAATCATTATTATCATCATAATACCTGGAAGTTATTCTATCTACGCCTTCTTGATATTGTCCAGAAGCATCCCATACTGCTTCATTGAATTTAAAGTATCCCCAATGAGTTGGATATTTTTCATTTAAGTTTCTTACTAAATCTATAAATTTTTGTTTTGGATTACCATCTGCGTAAAAGAACTCTAATGAGCTTTCTATGTCAGTCATTTCCAATACTGTAGGAGTTGCATACTCTGCATTGTGATCTGGTGTTGCTCCAAATGCGGTCCAAAGATCGAGTTCTCTTCTTAGTGTTTTTTTAAAACCAGATATATTAGAAGATATTGGATTTTTAAAAACATCTAATATTCTAAATTTAAAAGAAGAGTTACTCTCTAGGTAGAGTCTATTTAGACCCACTCTAGCACCGTATTCATCAAACCAGTTGAACCTTTGCATTGCAGCTTGTGCTAAAACAGTTGAACCAGAATTGACACTGTAGGCTACTATGTCATTAAACTTTTGAATAGTTATAATTTGCCTGTTAATAGGATTGTGATAATACACGTAATCAGTATCTTTAGCTTCATAAAGATCCGATATCTCATCTACCTTAGTTAGTTCTACATCATCTCCGTATATCTTATTGAAGGTGTTTGGAACGTTTAATGAAGAGTACATCCAAGCTATCTGATCAAGATCTGCAGTACCAATAAATCTATTTATATTATGTATATCTATCTCAGTGTCAAAAGAGTCTAAGTTATCCATCAATACTGAGTTGATGAATTTTCCACCAGTACTTTTTGGAATAAATTGATTTTGATCTACCTGATCTTCTGCATCGGAATATAACTTTGTCCATGATGGAAATTTCTTTAATATATTCTTAGAAGAATTTGATAAAACGGGACTAATAGGGTCTGCTATTGCTATTTCTATTAGTAATATAAAATCTAATATAGAAAGATCTACTACCTCGGTATCAAGAATTACTTCAAACTTTGCGTATCTTTTTGCGTCTCTTGCTAATAGTATTGAGCCTAAAGAACTTGAAGTGGTTGTTGTAGAAAGAAGCCACGGTCCGCTCTAATGAGTCAGATTCGTATACGTTAAGACTATAGAAAACTTGTTCTAATCCACCGTATCTATTGGTAAATGCCCCTTTAAATGATCTAATATCGACTCTTGAAGTAGTGTCAACGAATCTAAGAATATCCGGCGTTGCAATATCTGAGACAATCTCTCCATAGTTTGTCTGATAAACCGAGTTTGCTACTGTTGGTGTAGCTAAATCATAATTAGAAAAATCTGGGTCAGTATAGACCAAGAAAGTAGGACTTGCTTCTGGTGAATCGTTTAGATACAAATAGCTAGGGCTTGAATACTCTGTGCTGTTGATGTAAAAGAATACGTCACCTGTTTTTTCTGTACCAACAAACTTATAGTCTCCTAATACATTAAGACCAGTTATAGATCTTTTATTGGAAAAGTTTGTATAGTAGTTGTTGGCATAGAGGTCTATTACTTGAGTAGTCCATACTTTTTCATTCTTGCTAAAGTCATAAGCGTTAAAGCTTAATAGAAAACTCTTCATTTATAATGCCCTTAAATTGAGTCTAGCCAAATACTGTATTCACAAGTGAGTCCATTTTCTGGGTGTACATACATAAGTTGCTGAGAAGGCCTACTCATTGAAGAGAAAAACTCTTGTGCGTAGGTATTGTAGCTCTCTGGTGAACCAGATATTCTCAATGTTGCGCTTCCTATTGTCATCTTGAAAGATTGGTGATAGTGACCCATGAAAACATCATCAAAATGCTCCGGAATTGCACCGTCTTTCCAGCCCATTATCTTTTTATAGTAACCATGAAAGGCATTGGGTGAAGGTAATTGATCGCCATGAATTAAAAGGCTGCTATAGCTTCCTATGCTGTCTACGGCATACCAGTGTCTTTCGCCTTTTCCATCTGGAATATTGAAAGTAATTCTAGGCTCGTCTTTAAATATTAGTCTAAGAATCTGATAAAGAAGTCGATCCATATTAGTCTCTGGGTCATGCTGCTTTCTTCCTCGGCCACCTACGGCACCATGGTTGCCTATGACTCCAGTAACATGAACGTGCTCAAAATTTTCTAAAGCAGTTTTTAGGAACTTGGTTAATATCTCTGGTCCGTTAACGCCTACTTGACGATATAACCCTGAGTCGATTAGATGAGCTTGTCCAGGAAAGATTTCCTCTCCCTCTACAATATCACCTAACATCCAAACATGGAGATCATTTACTGGGTGATGCTTTCTTTGTATCTCAGTAATCTCAAGAAGCTTTTCAGTATATAGTTCTATTCTTTCAGCAGCTACATTAGAGTTATAGTCAGGAGTAACTTTTCCTAATTGCCAGTCTGCGAATACAGCTACCGCTGTCTCTGGAACTCCTGGTGCAGATTTAATAACTGGTTTTTTAGTTGCAGGGACATTGAACGTAGTAAAAGCATCGTATGCTGCTTCATAGATGGCCACTACTGCCTCATCTTTAACGTTCTTATACTTGTCTGCTAATCTAGCTAATCTTCTGTTCTCTGATCTTAAAAAATCGCTTTTTCCCTCTTCCATATCAGATATAGGAGAAATTATATCTTCTACTACTTCTTTTTGATCAGTGATATTGGAATCTATTTCTTCTAGTAAAACTTCGCCAGGAAAATCGTCATACCCCTCAGCAAGGTTTCTTGCATGAGTCATGTTGGCAGCCTTGACGATCTGCTTACGTATTACTGTGTAGAATTTTTCTGACATTAAAAGCCTTCTTTTTATTAGTAGCCTGAACTACCAATTATAACAGAATATACTCCTACTGCGCCAGCTCCCATGTAACTTTTATCATCTGATAATCTATAGTTTACATTTGGTACACTTTTTTTATCTACTGATAAATTATTAACCGTAACACCAACTATGAAGTCAGAAGCATATTTAGCTTGTGATTCCATCTCTTGAACCGAGATAGAACTACCAATTGTTAGAGAGTTTAAATATCTTATCAAAAATATTCTTGCTTGCATTTCAATTGCAGTAGCAGCCTGTGATGATGTGCCTTGCTTTAAAGTCAAGGTAACACTTACGTCTACTGACTTTTTGACAGCGACTCTAGTATTAATTCTTATACCTAGTGGTTTTGCTCCACTGACTGCAGTGTAAACTATTTCTGGAATGTTACCTAAAGACGAAGGACTCTCTGGGACTATTAGCAGGTCACAAGATCCAATCCCGTATGATCCTTCTTTAATCTTGACGTCTTTAACACCTTTAACTGATAAGGCTGCAAATCTTATAGACTCAGCAGTACCGGAACTACTTCCTCTAATAGCTGAAACTATTCTTTTTCTATAGTTGTCATCGGCTTCTGCATTTATCGCAGCATAGACTTCCTTAGGGTTTGTACAAAATACTACGGCCCCTGGAGGTGCTATGAAGTTATGCTTTACTAACGTATCTCTAGCTGCGGTAATCCCAGTATTTTCATATTTGGCCTTTACCGCACCGTACACTGACGTGGCACCAGATTGTATGAGGACGCTGCCACTGAGTTCATAAGCGTATTGAATGTCATTAAAGTTATCTACGTTATTGTAAACCAACGTTCCAGAAGGAATCGTTATATCACTAGAGTACGGTGAGGTCAAATAGAACTGTATATTGGAAGTTATCCTATCTGTGACCAACTCATCAGCTATGCTTCTTCTAGAGACGTTGTAGAGCTCTCCTATGGCATCTAGGTTCTTACCGGATGCTAGGGCTAGGCTGGATTGTTCTACGCTAATTTTAAAAGAACTATAAAGATCTGCTATTTCAGTAGTTATAGCTTCAGCAAAAGCTCTGGCTATTGAACCAGGAGATATTGAAGAAATACCAGCGTTTCTCTGCAAGGAGTCTAATGCGTTTATTAGCATCTGTTCTTTTGTTTTGGTATTCAGGATTGGCATTCTAGACTCCTAGGCTCTGTGTTATAGATAGTACAGTCTTTTGATTGAAATCTGAGACTATAAATACATCAAATCTTATTGAATCCGCTGAAGTCGGGACTGCCTCTATGGATATCTGTCTATTGCCAAAGATGTTTTCCCTCTCAAGGGCAGCTCTTATTAATCTCTTTCCAAAGTCTCCGGTCTCAGGAGTCTGAGGCATTCCGTACAACATCGATAGGTCGGTTCCTAAATTTGGGTAGATATAGAAGTCACCAGGTTCTGTCATTAACCTTAAATAAACTTGCTGAATGTCCTTCTCGCCGGGACTTTGGGTCAAGGCTATATCTCCATTGCCAGTTATTCGTAGGTCCCCAGCTAAATCTATATAAAAATCAGACACTTTTATCCCTTATTGCTTTATCTTTAGATTGGTTAAAGGTATATCCACTTTGCATTAAATTTGTTATATAATCTATAAATTGATTATATTTAATTTTTTGATTTTGATTTGAAGGAATGGATTCCCAAGAAGATTTAATTATACTAATTTGATCATCTGTAAAAAGTGATGATGATTCAGACTCCTGGCTAAAGCCATAGTTATCGGTTATGTCTTTATTGCTGTCTGCAAATTGATAATCACCATTAATAGTAATAGGAGATTCACTATCCTGAGGTTGTTTATCCTCTGCTATTATGCCGGAAAGGCTTTCTATCAAAAAGTCCATATTTGCAAATGCGGGATTATAATTATCTGAATTAGATTTTACTAAAGCTGGTTCCGCAAAAGAGTCAGCTGAATGGTTAAAGTCCATAGAGTTCCATTTCAAACCATCTTCTTTGGTGTGAAATCTAATATTGTCGGCAAATAAGGATATTGTTCTAGTTGCCCCACTAATTACAATCCCAACTCCAGGAACTGAAAATATCTCTATGTCACCAGCGTCGTTTAACCTAATAAAAGAAGAGTTGTCAGGATGAGTAAGGCCCACCTCTCTAGAGGAAAAGTTCTTTCTTCTCCCTATTTCTTGCATCTCTTTTGGGGCGTCTTTTGCCGTTGATTTATAGCTTTTTGAAAGTGGATCCTGTACGCTCATGTTACACTAAAAAATTCGGTATTCCAGTATCAACGCCATAGTTGATTCTAGATTTGGCTTGAAAATTGATATCATTTATAAAAGATATGATATAAGGCCATCTTTCATTATCGTCTCTAAACCCTATTATACACCTTGAACCAGCTGTTGGTGCTACCGTTTGAACCCCTTGTATATCTGGACATGGGACGTTGTTCATTATCTCTCCCACTGCACCAGACATTTTATCTTCTAGTATTACAACTACTGTATTCGATTTTCTGTCAAAAGACATGACAACAGCAGGCCTAGGTTTTGTTTGCTGTATTCTAGCTGAGTCTAGGGAATCCGAAATCTTTTTATCAAATTTAGGATAAATGTTAGGCATTGTTTGCTCCTTTTACCATGTTGCTGATGCTCCTACATAAGTATAGTTTCTTCCTGGCCAAATGTCACTAGTAAGAAGTACTTCTCCTTGGTCGCTTTCATCTATAAACTTTCCACCACCAATAGAAATTCCGTTGTGGCCTAAATTAGCTAGTTCACCAGTTCCACCTGTCCAATAGACTACGTAACCAGCTGGTGGGTTTTTTCCATTAGGGGTTGATGGTTTATAGAATGTACTTCTATTCTTAACTGCATTATAATGGGCTTGAGCACTTGGGTATGTTGTTAGGTTGGTAGGAATTGACTCTGGCCATTCAGCATTGAACACCGCTGAAACTGGAGACTTTGCAACAAGGTTACCCGCAGTTATCGCATACAGTCCAAGTCCTGCGCTAAGTCTATTTGCAAATCCTTCACAGCCAATAGTTTTATTATAAGTAGTCTGCCATAAATCTAACCTATTAGCCTTTAACCACTGTGCAGCTTCTGATATCTGGGCTTCCGTGAAAATAGGAACAGCATCCCCGCCTGCATCAACAGAATATGATCCCGGTACAACTATTGCAGCTAAATTATTTGCAGCTTGTTGAACCGCTAAAGAAAAAGCCTCTTTTCCTAAGTCTGATAAAGTTATTCCATTTTCAGATAAATAGCCTGGTGTTCCCTGCACTGCCTTATCCCATTCTAAAGTGGTTGAAGACAAAAGCCAATCTTTGAATTCTGCCATAGCCCTTACTTCAGCCAGTGCTTGGTTCCATAATATGGACCTACTTAAAGTGTCGTCATCTGTTGTTTTTCCATATGTATTAAACCAATAAGTTTTTACTTTACCTATTTGTTTCATTACTTTAATAATTGAAGCTTTCATTGTAGCTTGAGTTGATATAAACGTTATATCAGCGCTTCCTGCTACTATTATATATGCTTCTGGTTTATAATCTTGCGTAGTCTTAAGGTCTATTATTGTATCTAAAACAGATTTTTTTGGGGGCGTATTTGCAAGGGATGTACGCCTTCCAAGATCTCCATCAACTTTATAATTATTCCATGGAGTTGTTGGCATCTTATCATTGACTAGAGTGGAGCACTGTTGCAATGTTCCATTTCCTATAATGGCTAATTTATTATCTATTTTTTTTAAGACTGCTGGACTTCCAGTTCCACCAGATCCAGAAGCTGCTACGTAATTAATTGCTTTAGTAGATTTAACAGCTCCTTTACTAGTAAAAACACTTCCCATCATCCATCGTGATAAATATGGTACAACTCTTGGATTTGAAGTAGTTGTTATATTTTTTTTAATCCATTCTTCTAATATTGCTATATCTTTACCAGTAGTCAGATATACGCTAACTACATCTTGATATTCTATATCAAATATAAATCCACAAACAGACCTAGGTGTTCCGTCTGAATTATTGTAATCACCCCATGGTCTGAACCCTGCTGCTCCACGACTAATCGGTGTCCCACTATAATTGAAGGCACTGGTTGCAATAAATCCTACTTGGTTTATTGGATACCAAATACGTGGATCAGTTTCTGGTTTTCCTTTATTTTGTAATTCCACCATTTTTGCACCAATTGCGTTATTGCTTAGGTTAGCATCAGCCCCCTTTTTATAAGCTAAATGGGATACTTTAACCTTTACAGGAGTTGGTAGATCTTTTGTTCCATCAAAATAAATAGGAACTTCCTCAGCAAAGTCTGATGATCTTTTCATTCTTCCTATTAGGTTATATTGCAAAAAACCTATAGAGTAATCTCCGCCCCAACCACCATTAGCGTTTACTTTACATTTTCCATTGAAGGATCCAGGTCTTCTGTTTCCTTCTCTTGCTGCTATAGCACAAAATATTGCTGCAATTTCTGGTTCAAAAAATCTTTCTGTTAAAATTGAAAATAATTCTAATTCAGAAAGTTGATCAAAGTTATCCATAAAACTGATTCTAGCTTTTTGTCTTCCAGTAGTAATTGCAGCTTGTGTTTCATCAGTAACAACGGGGGCAGTTCCAGTATTTGTGCTTGTTATAAGACCCTCAGAACCAATATACTTTCCTCCTCTTTCTGAGCTAAAGGAAATATGTATATGATCTTTGTGATTAATATCAGTACCAAAATTAACATATTTTAAATTAGGATATTTAGATTTTATAGCCGTTGCTGGTCCTTCTAACCCATCAGATACTCCTAATCTTGCTGCTACCTCTGGATGAATCATTATTAGATCTGGCAATAAGGGCATCGGGATGGTACTTAGAGCTTCAAGTAAGAAATCTAATTTGTTTTCATAGTCATTTACATTTTCTGGTTGAAAAGCTAAAATAGACTCTCTAGTACGACCTATCTGCATTATGTCAAAACCGCGACCAAACACATGGTCCGATATTACAGTTCCCGTAGACGAGGACGCTTGAGCACTAGATCCATTAATGCCAGCTTTATTTTCTGCAGTATCTTTAACTATGGCTCTATCTATTCCAAACCCTCCGCTAAAACCTATTTTATCTGTTAATAGAATTAATAATTCCATTAATGCTGCTGAAATGTAAGCCTTCTGTATTGGTGCAGTAATTATCGCGTTGTCTAAATACCTTGGATCTGGTTTTATATCAGGAAAATATGTATGAGTTGACCACAACTTAAAATTATCCCATGTATCAGGAAAATCTATATCAAAACCCATTTTTAAACAATTTTGCTTATTAAGAGTTTGATAAAGGAGAGTTCCTCGTTCTATGTAGAAAGCTTTTTCTTCTTCTGATAATTCTGAATCTAATGCTACTGCTCTTGAACCTAAGCCTGGAGCTTCTGGATCTGGAATATAAGTAACATTTCCGTGCCTTATGGCAGGACGTCCATCATCGGATACGCTACCTGAATCTGTAACCTGACCCCATTGACCCTTAGTATAGGCACCAAGTAGCTCCTGCAAAGGATTAGCGCCAGATCCAGTAGCCCTATAACCAGTGCCTGCTATGGTGCTAGCTATAATCTTAAGATAAGCCTGTCCTCCGCTAATTGTTGTTGATTGACCTTTTTGACCTTGAAAATCAGGATTTACTATATTAAAAGCTTCCGCCGATTGTGCACCAGTAGTCAATATGGAATGAGCAGCTGAGTTAACAAACTTTTGCTCTGTAGCTATCAAGGTTGCTGGATTTCTAAATAAAGCATCTCCGTGACATCACGCTACTAATGTCTCTAGTTGTTAGGGTCTGATTCTCATAGTCATTTTGAGAAGCAGATGTAGTTAAGCTATCAGATCCACCTGGATTATAGCTTTCCCCTAACTTGGAGGCAATAGCGGTAGAATCAGATAGGTCATTGACGTCAAATCCAAAATCAGATCCAGCCATTCTAGTTCTCCCTTCTTGTCACTACTACTGTAGGCATAGCAATCTGTTCTTCTAGGCTTATTACCGAGCTTCTCTCCCTTAAGAGATCGGTGGTATTTACCTGAGCATAATTATTTATTACGAGTTCCCAGTTTAAGGTAGCTGGACCGCCATCTTCATAGTATTCATCCCACGAAACATATGGCCATTGAGACGACTTATCATAAAGGATTTCCATTACCCTATATGTATATAGTATACTAAATAAATTCTTTTTTTCAGCTGTCATTTCAGAAAGTCTAGTAGTTCCAAGTAAAGAAGTGTAATCTCTATATCCGGAAACAACTATATCTGAATATACTTCTTCAAACTTTTTAAACAAAACTGAATCTTTATATAGCGTTTCTTTAAAAGCGCTTTTTATTTTTTCGACACCTGAAGCTTCATTATAACTAAATATATATTTTAAATCATTTTCTATATTTGATAATTCATTTTCAGCTAATCTATAGAATATAGTACCTTTTGCTTTGTCTTTATCGTAATCAGTATATCCATTTTGAGAAGTTGCTTTTAGATAATTAGAAACTTTATTTGGAGCAGCACCTGGTGCAAGGTCATCTTCTGTATATATAGAAGTCTTAGATGTATCATTTGGAGAAATTCTAACTACAAAAACTGTATCTTTTAATCTTTCAGAAATAAACAATCCAGCCTTACCGCCAACTGATCCAGTATTGATAATAGTTGTTTGGTTAGAAGAATTATTTGTATAACCACTTATTGAATTCATTGGAACAGAAATAATTCCGTCTATTTTTACTTTGAAAGGAGCAGAACTAGGGTTGAAAACGTCTACTACTTCTATCTCTCCAGCATCGATGACCCTAACTAGTTTACATACTACTTTAAAGAAACTAGAAAAAGAGGCTTGATCTGGACTAGTGCCAGAGTACTTTAAGACTTCTGCGTTAACAAGTGCATTTTCTAAACTTACTTGTCTAACTAAATCTGTAATTTCTGTTTCTTTCCAACCCAAGCTCTTTAAGATATCATCACTTCTAATAAAAGCATTTCCGTTAACGTCTCTTGTCTTTGTACGAACTCCCAATATTCCAGGAAGTAGTTTAGTGCTATGATGTCTTCCGACTACCATTCCTTGGTTGATCGCCAATCCACCATCCATTGGTTGACCATTTCTATTCAGATATTGTATATAGCAACCGTGTTGATCTAGGACGTTATCCCTTACCCATTTCCAACCGCCCCAACCCACCTGGCCACCTATGCTTCCAGCTAAACCAACTCCAAGTGCAGTTAAACCAGTAGGAGCAAGCAGGGCTCCAACAGCTCCTAGTCCTATGATGCCTACTGCTACACCCAGCAATGGCTTCAATCCTGGACCATTGATGTTTCCCTCTTTCATCTGAGTTTCGATACTTGCTTGTGCATCACTTAATGCCTCTGCGCTATAGTTTGACACAATGTCTTTCATTAAAGCACTTGATCCATGAGTAAACTGTATTCCTCCCAGCATCTGTGTTTGGAGTGCTTGTGATAGGCCGTCCATTGATATATTTCCGTTTGATATAACGCCAGTTGTGCCAGATTGAACTGAACTCATTATTGATCTAGTGTCGTTTCTTATATTTTGAATAGAGAACCAAGAGTGCATCCAGGAAGATAAGAACCACCTACCAGGATCATTTACTGACACAAAAGCATTGGGTGTAATAGATGTTACAAATCCCATATCTGAAGTGAAGTGATGAACTACTTGTTCTACCTCAAATATTCCATACATTCTTTCATATACGTCAGCAAGATAGACTAGGTCATGAGGTCTAATATCTGGAGACCCTAATACTATTAATTCTCCTCCGTAGATATCTTTTAAAGATTCTCTTAAATGAGATAAGGCTACTCTTCTAGCAGTTAGTTCATCAGGTGCTCCTGTTGCTAGTTTGCTCATTCCTCTAGCAAATTCAAATGGGTGGAATAGTGGTTGTGCTATTCCAAAAATACCAGAACCCATTACATTGTCAAAGTATAAACCTGTCTCAACAGTTTTCTCCACTTGTCTCTCGGAAGGTATGCTCTTATCCAATGCTACAGTAACTGGGTATTTTCCGTCAGATACTGCCGTAACTTGTGTAGCTACACTTGCTGTTGTTTCAGTTATATTATTTGCTAAAATATGAGAGAATGAACTTAGGTAGTGCATTCTTTGAAATGGTTCTCTTACTTCTATTACTGGTTCACCATATTCTCTAGTGAACGGATTGTCTACTGCTCTGAGTATCGAACCGGCACGCCCTGCCGAGTAATATATAGAATCGTTTAAAGCTTTATTCAAAATATTTGCTTGTTTTGCAAAATTGTCGACTTCCTGCAGACCATAGCCCATTTGCATCATAGAAACCCTAAACATATTAAGAAGACCATTGAGTCCTTCTGTTAGTGCGCCCCAGATTGGTCCAATGTTATTCTTATAGAAGTCATCTACGCTTCCACCTACTGCAGCAAAAATATTTGTAGAACTATTACCTTCGCTCTTATTGTCTGCGAGTAATTTTAAGAATTTCTTTTTATCACTTGCAAAATTTAGATTTGGATCTATAAATGCTGCAAAGATTTTATCAACTGGACGGAAATCCCAATGATCACTAGAGCCAATCCCCATAGTCTTATATCTTCTATTCGGCTTTAATACCAACCATGCTCTGGCATATGGCTCTTGCCACATTGCTTGTCTAAATAGACCTATTATTAGATAAAACAATTGCTTACCAGTAAGAGCTTCGCCACCTGAGTCAAATATAAAGCCAGCATCAGTTCCACCCGCTTGAATCAAGGTTTTATTTGCTGCAACAAATGCTCCTAGTTTAATAAATTTATCTTTTAATATAGAGTTAAAATAACTTATTAAACCATCTTTAGATTCTGGTGCATCTATAAAGTTTGCTCTTGCATACTCTATTGCCGCTTTTATGCCTTCGGAGGTAACTTCTTCAATGGTCCCACCAACAGCAGGGCCCTGGGCACCTTTTGCGTTAATAAAATCACTTCCTAAAAGTACTGAGAATTCATCTACTGCAGTTCCGTTTGTAGAGTTAAACTTTTTAAATAATTCAACCTTTAGCGCGTCTTCTACTTTTCCACTTGCTGCCTGTTTTATTATTTCGGAAAAAGTAGAAGGTAGAGGTTCTTCATCTTCTGGATTTACACCAAATATATTAAAGAATATTTCCTTTACTGAGTCATAGGTATGGTATCCCATTCTAAATTGATCCCAAACTTCATTTGCTTCAAATAATGTTCTTCCGTTGCCGGCTAGAACATGTACGTTGGAACTAAAATCTTCATCAAATAATGCTCTTGCGTCGTAAGCTTGTGGATCTGCTGGATCATAAACCGCAGGAAAGGTATTTCTTCCTGTACCAGTAAATTCGTTGCCAGTTGTTGCTAATTCTCCATCTAATATTTTATATAGTTCATCATGAGACAATTTATCATAATCTTTTGCATTGACTAAGTTAAAATAATCCTTATAGTTTCCACCTCTAGCAGCTTGCTCAGCTAACATTGCTGCAGTCATTGGAATAATTCCAGCAGAAGGACTGTAGTCGGTAAAGGCTGAGGCTATAGGAGTCTTTGCTGCTTTTATGTACGCATCAATTGCTGCCTGACTTGCCCCTGCAGGAAGTTGAGACATTCCTCCTATTGATCCATAGGTGGCAATTGTTGCAGTTAACTCAGTTGGTCCAGATGATCCAGCTACAGAATATTTTCCAAACCCAATTAATACTTCATCTCCAGTAATAGTTGATTCATTTCCAGGACTTGAAACTAATTTGAAAGGAGTTATTGGAATATCCATTGTACTAGCAACACCCAATGGTGTATTGTCGTCTACAAATATAAAATAACAATCTCTAGGTTGTGGGTTTGGAGATATTCCGGCAGAAGCTAATATTTTTGCAGCGTCGTTTGCGTCGTTATCGCCATCGTAATAATCTTTTTCATCTTCAGTTAAATTCAATACTCCAAGATACAATGCTGCGTCAGGAGAAACAATTGCAGCTAAGCTTAATTCAATATTATTGTCTGCTTTTGAATTTAGATACCATTCATCGGTCCTATTCTCACCGTCAGTACTGCCTCCATAAGTGTCAACTTTATCTTCACCCCACATGAAGAATGCCGGTTGACAAACTACTGCTTGATTTGTTATTGGACTATAAACTAATATTCTTCTATTTTTATAATCTTCTGGCTTACCATAGAACTCTGCACTAGATCTTCCACTGAAGTATTTACTCTTAAATGTATCTAATAGATCATTAGACTCACTCATATCATCCATTATCTTATATGGCCATCTCATTGCTATGTAGAATTGCTCTTCTATTGAGGTTTTTGGTGAACCCCAATCTTTGTAAGAGAATGGAGATTTATCAGTTATAGTTCCTTTATCAAAGTAGTTATATTCCCAACTTCCATAAGAATTTATATTATTAGCGTTAGACACTTCTGTCTTTAATGATGGTAATGGCATTCTTATCACATCAGATGCTCCTGTTGCACCTTTGTCTAGACCTTCTAGGTCGTATATAAATGAATTACCAGTTATGGTATTAACGTCAAGGGATCTCATTGAAGAAAGAGTTGAAATATTAAGACTAATTTCTTGTTTTAATTTTTCAGTATCTATTAAATCTCCATAATCTGTTGTTGGACTCTTTCCTATTAATTGAGCTTCTGCTTCTAGGATTATATTCCAATTTTTGTCTCTTCCCAATTTTTGATAATCTTTATCATCATTATAAAAATCTTCTGATGGAGTATCTTTTGTATTGACTTTACCTCTTTTTGCAGCAACAGAAAAGAAAGCATAGTCTAAAAGAATTGCACCTTTTGTTCTGTCCGTAAAATATGGAAAACTAAATCTAGCAGGGAGTTGGTCTATCTGTTTATGAGTTGTAACAAAATCTTCTAGCTTTGCTTGGGACTGATCACCACTAGGAACAATGGGTAAGTGGTAACCTATTGTTACATTTCCTGTACTTACTGGTATCTCTGCTAGTACTTCTTTGGTTTCTTTTGAAACAAATTTTAATCTTTTTGGATCTGTTAAATTTATTATTTCACCCTTTAAGGCTAAAGCTGGCTTATATACAGAGTCATTAGATGACTGCTCTTTGATCAAACCCTTAAGTGATTCGCTTGATTCCATCAATGCTGAAGTTTGTAGATAGTCTGCAGTTGAACTACTTTGATTATTTATTTCAGCTAAAGTTTCTAATAGCTGTTGATCTGGAGAGATGTAACTTGGAGTTTTTAATCCCAGTCTTACTGCTTTTTCTTCACTTGGAAAACCAGTAGTGATAGGCACTACTCCGGATGTATATAACCAATGTGGTTTACCATAAAATACAGTTGATCTATCTTCGAATGGCCTTACCGCTACAATGTAGTTAGGAAGAATTCTTGCACACGTTTGGAATATATCCCATACACTCTTCATGTAGGTTTGGCATCTAAATGATACTTCATCAAATCCAGGCATATCGTCATCTAGGTCACTGATCAAACCCATTGTCTTGAATATGTTTTTTCCACCTCTTCCATTCATTGCCCCTAGTAGTCCAGTAAAGGCTCCTCCCGCTGCTATGGCGGGTAGTATTGTTCCTGGGAGTGCTGCCATACCGGCTATACCGACTGCTGCAAGCCCTCCACCTAGAATCTTACTGGCAACCATTCCGCCTTCTCTTGCTCTTCCACTTTCAGTTAAAAGAGATAATTGTTTTTGAGCACTTGCGTCGCCTGCCCCGGAATTTTGAAGAAGATCATTCCAAGAAGAGTCTGTTAATCTATTCAAATAATCTAATCTTGGATTAACATTACTTTCTGGACTAAGAGAACTAACTTGAGCCCATCCATCTCCTAAGTCACCGCCAAGATACTGAGCTATACCTGTGCCATTTCCTGGATATATATTTCTTTTAAATAATTCTAAATCTCTTTGAGCACTAAAATTAGACCAAAGTGTCTGCATCATCGATAGGACGGGAAGTCTTGTTTCGGCTCCAAGTACAGATTGGTTTTGATCAGCTGGATTAATCATGCCATAAGCAGCAGAAACAGTTCCGCTTACTCCAGCACCTTTTCCTACAGATGTTGCAGCATCGGCTACTGAGTTTCTTATTCCTCTTTGTCTATTGAGTTCTATCTCATTTAATGGTTCATACAATATGTTCCCAAAGTGTTTAATGCCAAATTTATTAGCAGAAAAAATAGTACCTCTTGTTGCCATAGCAAAAGCTTCTCTAGTTCTAGATGCTCCCATCGAAAGAAGTCTAACCATTAAGTCTCTTGGCTCAGACATATACATTCCGGTGTTTATTCCGCCATCTATTTTTCCACTGCTACCTTTATTGTTAGTAGAGTTTATTATTGGGCTAAGTTCTATTGCGTCAGATTGAGCGGTAACTTTGACCACTTGACCAAGTTCTACTTCTGTAATTACTCCATTGAATAATGTTTGTAAAGAGTTAGGGTTAGATCCATAACCTCCTCTTAAGTGGACTCTTACCCCTGGTTTAAGCCTAATGTTTTCTATGCTTACAACATATTGACTTTCCATATGGCCAAGCATGTTTCTAGCTCTATTTAATGTAAGGTCTATTATGGATTCCAAACCTGATGTTAATCCCATACTTGTTCCTGGGTCATCATTTTGCTTATTGGTTCCATTAAATATTGTTGTTGCTTCTCTAGTCGAAAGCTTTGAATACATATTTGATATATTCAACATTAGTGTATCGCCTAAGATATCTTCTGATTGAACTATGGAAAAACTTGTAATAGATTGCAAACCGTAGAAGTTATCAAATAATTTTGTTCCAGCAAAGTTTCCCTCGTCTATTAGCCATAGCATATAAGTCGGATATGCCCTTATCATTCTTCCGGAGATATCCCTATATGATGTATCTATCATCATTTTTTCCCAATGCTTAGATACGCTCTTTGAGTTTCCGTTTTTATTAGTAGCTTCTGATTGACTATTATCTCCAGAGGTATATGAGTATTGGTAATCGCTTAAAGCTTTTGCTCCTACGACTCCTGTTAAAGATTTTGTAGTTCCAACGTCTGGTGACTGAGTATCTGTTACTCCAAAGTATGTAACTTCACCAGATTCTCTTTTTACATTTACGTCATCAACTGTTAAGTAAAATCTACCATTATCTTTATTGACATAGCCAAACTGATATCCATCTGCGGTATGAAGAATAGACGGCATTTTTCTTTCAGCAGAGCCTGACACTGCTGGAAAAGTATGTATCAAACAATGAGCAGGAAGATCATCTGGTTCAAAACTTACTGAGTCTTCACCTTCTATAGATTTTTCACCTTTTAATAAAGACTCAAGCTTCTTTGCATCTTCTTTATCTGATGAACTTATATCTCCGACCTGAAGCTTCCCTTGAGCTACTCTGTAGTTTGCGTTTGCAGGACCAGTAGAAGGAAATTCTTCTTCATCAAGACTATCTACGTATTTTAATAAGAAATTGTTTTTATCGTCATTTTCTAGGGCATCTCTTATATAGGATCCAACTTCTGATGGGCTAAGGGTAAGGCTATCTTTTACATACCTCTTTAATCCCGTTAAATCATTTACCTTAATATAATCTTTAAACTTTGCAATTATGGCGTCATACTGAGCTCTAGCAGCACTTATTGATGCCTTGTAACGATTAATTGCCTCTTGAGATGATCCAGATGGCAGTTGTGTCATACCTGATTGAGAATCATCTGGTTTAACATTGGTGAAATTTAATCGAGTAAGTTTCCCCGCTTCAGTTGTTATATTGTTTACAACATCTCTATCAAACATGTCAAAACTTCTGAAATAGAAATCTGGATCAAGTGTTCCAACTATTTCGTTATCTTTATTTCTAACTTCTAAGGGAAAATCAGGATAAGCGTTGAACTGACCCCAAAGCTGTTTGATTCTTAAGAATGGATTTTTCTTTGTTCCAAATTCTTCTATAAATTGTTTTTGTTGAGCTGAAGAAAGTTGTTCTCTCTTTTGCTGGAAAATGTCAAAGTCAACTAACTGGAGATTGACGGCATAAACGTGTGGGAATCCTTCAACAGTTTGAACGTCAAATCTAAGAGGAAGAACGTACTTGATTCCAGCCAAAGCTGTAATAATATTTTTAATTCCCAAAAACCCCATAACACCCGTAGCGTGTTCTAGCCTAGCGAGTCCGTTAATATGATCAAACATCTTTCTTAATTTGATTAATTCCTTTTCACCCTTCACCATCATCCTGATAGATATGTTACTGTCTCCTCCTCCAATGTGCTGGAATGTAGGCTCTTCTTGAAGTTGTAATTGAAGTGGAACAAAATTATTAGATAACGACACAGCAACACCTGTCACTATCACATTTTTTGGGTCAAAGTCAAGCTGCAACATCGGTACTTCCCACTCTCTAATGTGAAAAGATCCAGCTCTTTCTCTTGCTGCTTCCATTAAATCTCTTATGGGCCCATAGGTAAAGAATCTCTGGTACATAAGTGCTGAGTACCCAATTGCATATTTTTCTTTTAATTGAGCTTTAGTATCTGCTAAGAATTTATCATCTTTTGACTTATTGGCATTTATCGCTATAGTTAAAGCTTGTTGTTCGACTAAGTGGTCTAGGTAAGCATTAGTATTTATTGATAAAGCCTTAATTATTTTTTTCATCTCTAAAAGAGTTTTGTCAGGAAAAGTTTTTGCTCCGAATTTCCATGTTGCAATATCGGTGAATGCATTGGAGTCATTACTAAAGTTTCTTAAAAATGTTTTTCTAGATGAGTTTAATAAATCGCCATTTTGTGCTATAAAACTTTCTATTGAAGTAGAATATGCTTTTTCTGTAAATATTTTTGGATTTGAAGCAGTTGTTAAAATATCTATACTTTCAACAAGTTTTTTTCTAACTGTGAATTCTACTTGATTACCTTTTGAGGTTATAATTGTATCGTCTAAGCTTTTGTAATACCCGGTATCATTATTTACTTTTATCCCAAAATTATTTAAAAATGAATCCCAAATTCCTCTAGACGAAGCATTTATTTGTGTATCTAACTTTTCTGCATTGCTTCTAAAATCAGAAATATCTGGTGTAAATATTTTAGTTTGGGTCTCAGCTGGAACAAAAAAGCTTATATTACTTCCGTCTGTCCACTCTTTGTAAACGTTTGTAACAAAAACATCTTGATCGCTATAGCCTATGACTTCCGGATCTGCAGGAGAGATAGCTTCCATAGCGTTTCGGATAGCAAGTGTAGTATTCAGTCCCGCTCCAGTACTTGAAGGATTTGTGTAGTTTCCTTCTGGTGGAGTTGTTGAATCTGTAGTATCAGTTGGTTTTTTTAGTAAAAACTCTTCGTTAACATAGTTATGAAGTTGGCCTGCAGCTTTACCCATATATTGTCTATATCTACCCCAGTTAATTGACTGATTAAAATCGTTGATCATAGGCAGAAAAGGCTTGTGATTAAAGTTTGACATTTGCAGAGTAACCGCCAAACCAAAAGGATAGTTTTCTATAGTTTCGATTATCATGTCGTTTAATGCAACACCTGTAATGCCATGAACTGAATTTAGATAATGATTTTTAATAGGTATAATTGGAGAATATTTAAAAGCTGCAACCATGCCTCTTAGCGATGAAAGAAATTTATCTATTTGATCTTCATTCCCTGTTTGCTTAAAGTCAATTTTGTAATTATCTTTTAGATTAATCTTAGAAGCATCTTTGATCGATATGCCCCATATTTCCTCATAGTTGGGGAAGTATAGTTTCATGGATATTTGAACGTGCTTATACCCGGCGTTATACTTGGCTGATGTTCTTTGTCTAAGACCTTGTTCTCCAAGTGAGGAAATCTTGAATGTAGTCCCTACATCTATTTTGATTGGTGGTACGTAGAAGTTAGCAGCGCCTAATCTTAGGTGAAATACGTCTGGGGATTTAGGAGCTATGTTTTGTCTAAATGGAGATTCTTCTAAAGCTTTTCTAATCCTTTGTGCGGTATTAACTAATTCCCATGCACCAGTAAATATGCTCTCTCCGTTAACTTGACCAAATGAGGCGACTAAGTCTTTTAGGATAGCTTCTGGGTCATTCTGGGAATCTTCAACTCCTCCACCAGCTCCATTGTTAGAGTAATCACCAGCAATTGCGAGAGCTTCAAAGAAGAAATTAATTAAATCAGGAAAGTAATTATAAAGAGTAGCCATTACAACTGGTTGTCTAGAGAGCACAGAAAGAGTCACCCCTAATTGCTGCAACCATACAGTGTCTCTAGTGCCGTTAACTATATTTCCTGCACTTGCTTTAACCGTATTTTCATTTCTAAATCTGTCTCTACCGAATTGTCTTATTTCGTCAGAATGAACTAATAGATCCAATAAACCACTTGCTTCCATCTGTTGGAATAGTATTTTTTGGTACTTAGAGTCTAGCGCTGTAAGTGTGGCTCCATCTCTTGGTGAAAGTATTTTTTGGAAAACATCATAACCACTAAGATCTGATAGAACTTGATCAGCTTGTATAAATATGTTATTTTTTCTAGCGATAGTTGCGTATAAGCCACCAACTGCACCATCTGTTGAGTTGTACAACTCTGGGCTAAGACTGACAAGATAATTCTCTAAAAACGCTATCCTTGATAGATAATTTTCATCAGAATCAAAAACTGGATTAACAGTAGTATCTGTATTATCTGTAGGTGGATTATTAGCTCCAGGATTAGGTGAGATTTTAGTTTCACCTGATAATGTTTTAGTAACTGGATCCCATTGTCTTAATCTTATAATTGCGTATTTAACAAATACACTTAAAGATATATAGTTACCAAATAAAGAAAGACCGTTACCCATAGAGGGAGACCTGTCAGTGCCATCTTTATCTTTATTGTAATAATTGGTCCAAGCAATGTTTGCTGCTCCATCTTTTTGATCTAGATTTGCATTTGGAGAAAGATTGTTATAAAAGTTCTTTCTTAAAAAAGCAACTATTTGTGCGTCTGTAGCTTTTGAGCTATAGCCACTAGGAGTCATTGGAGCTAAGTAAGAAGCTGCTTCTTTTCTACAAAGCACCCAAAGAGGATCATCAGCATCCGGGAGAATGGCACTCTCTAGCGCCGGCATTTCGTCCAAATACCAGTAGTGGCTCTCTTTATCTACGTACTGCTGGCTATATGTTCCCTGTTTTACAAATAAAGAATAAGTAATTGGCCTGACAAGATAATCTTTCATCTTTATATATGCAAGATTAACTTCTTCTATATAGTCGTCAACTGATTCTTTAGTTGGAAAATTGTCTTCTAACCAAGCTATAATTTTTGGATTAACTGCCATATAATATCACTTACTTAAAATAGTTATCGGTTTTTAACATTTTATCCATAGCGGATTTAGTGTTATTGGAAAAAGAAAGTTTACTGTAATTATCTATTGTACCACGTTTTGAAGTACTAGAAGTAAAACTCATTGAAGAAACTTTGCCTACACTAGGAGCTTTTCCTTTTGAACTAGCTATTCTATTTCTTGCTTGTTGATGCTTTGGATTATCGTATCCTGCTTTGTTCATCTGAACATGAGTTGTTGATGAATTTATATATCCTTCAAGAGAAGGTTTACTAACTTTAGCCTGAGACTTCTGTTCTTGTTGTTTTAATTGTTGATCTCTAGAGCCAACATTAAAATTATCTTGACTTTGAGGACCGGAGACTTTTTGAGCATTAGCTTGAGCTTGTTTTACCCTAGGCCTTGTATCCGGGTTGCTTTTTGCAGCGTCGGCCAAGCGGGAATTGGATTGTTGAATATTGTCCATTACCTATTTCCTAATAAGAACTTGCAATTTCTTGATACGGGTCTTTACCCGCATTAGGTATGCCAGAGTATATAGTAGCGTTTGAACCAGATTCTGATATGCTTTGAGAAGCATTAATAAACTGTTGGACCTGTGCTTGAGAGCCCACTATGTCTACGCTATAGGATGATCCTAGGTCTCCATTTGACGTCGGGGAAAAGGATGGGTATTCCATTGTCTCAGTAGTAGGTCTTTCGTATGGGCTTCCACCAGGCAAGAGAGGCGGTCCAGCCACGCCCTCTGCAGTATGATCTCTACTCTTCATCTTATTAAATACAGCACCTCCTAGTGCTGCTATTCCTAACCCTACAGCTATTTTAGTTTTATTACCTTTTGCGTAATTGAGGAAATTAGGAAATTTTTCAGATAGTGCATCGCCTATCTTTGTATACTTAGGACCCGTTAAATCAGCCATTGTTCCTGCTGCTGTCCCTACCTCGTCAGATAGATATCTTGCTGCTATATCGTTAAAAACTGGTATAGGATTTCTTAAATCTTGTTCAAAAAGACTTAAAACGTCTAAAGCCTCTTGAGAAGTAGATACTCTTCTGGCTTCAAATCTTGACCCCATTAAAGCTAACTGATTTATATATTGGTTATGCTCTGGTAAAGAGTTCAGGTTAGCAACCGGACCAACTCCATCGGCCATTGATTGATCAACTAGATCTTTTCTAATTAGAGATAAGGTTGTATCTTTATCTTGAGAATACATTAATTGAGTAAAGTGTTCTAGTTTTTTAGCCTGTTGTTGGTCGACTGTTTCTGCTGTTTCCAACATTGTTTCTTCTATGAGGTCTCTAAGTGATCTTCCTTTCACGTCTCCGTGTTTAGCTGTAAGATCAGGAAATATATCTTGTAAATTGTCGTCAACAAACCCACCTCGTTCAGTAAGTCCTGCTTCTGGTGAGTGGTTTCCTTCTGGACGCAGTATTTCTTGTAGTCTTTTTGCAACGGAATCTTCTGCGCTTGCTGCTCGCTCTCCGGCTGATTCTTCTAATTTTACAATTAAAGAATTAAAAATTTCCTCATCCCCAGCAACTGATTTACTAACTTTATTTACTAAATCTGACTTTACAGCTTCGTAAGCTTTTCCTAATTGTATTCTTCCAGTTTTATCAAAAAAGTGCTCGCCCCTAAGAAGGGCATCATCCATTAGTTTTCCAAGAGTCCTTGTATCAGCATCTTCTGATGCTATTAATCTTTGTGATTCTATATAATAATGTTCTAGCAGACTTCTTGCATCTACTGGACTTTCGATTGATGTTAACTGTTTTTCTAAATGATTATAGATCAAAGCCCTTGCTGCTGCTTCGTACTGTTCTCTTTGTCTCATTAGTTCAGCTTGAACATATCCAAGTTTGTCTGACGGAGAATGGAAAGCAGCTATCATATCTCCTAAGCCACCTTTTATTAGACCTTTTACTTCTTCATTTATATTATAGCTACCAAAATTCAAGTTATTAGTTACAGCTCTAATTTGAGAATTTAATTCTCCTATTTCTTTAACTAAATTTGTTTCTACTATTTCTTCTCCAATTTTTAAGTCTACTTTTTTTAACAAATTTAGATCTGTTAATTCAATTAATGAACGGTCTACATTTGCGTCTCTACCAGCTTGAGATTTTGCTTTTAACATTTCAGAAAAAGCTGTATCACCAGTTCTTTGAATTTTTAACTTATCTTTTATACCTCCAAATTCTGATGCCGCTTCTTCAAGGGTGGAGCTTCTGTATCTTGCTAATAGATCCTCTCCTTTATAGGCTAATCCAAACCTCTTATCTCCTAACATTGTATTAATTGCTCTTTGTTGCACCTTTTCATATGTTTCACCTTCATCAAAATTTGGTTTACTTTTAAATTCTTTAAGGCTAGCCCTAATGAAATTATAAAAATCTTCAGTTTCTTTAGTCGCAGCATCTGGTCCATACCTTTTTAAGTATGCCCTGCTTCCTTGTAGTATTCCTTGTAGAAATTCTTCAACGTCTTTTGAGTTAGAACCTTTTGCCCTAAATACCAATTCATCCATTCCCATTCTTAAAAATTCATCAGTTCCAAGCTGTCCAGAGTGAAAAGCCATTCTCATCTTTCCAAATTCTACTCCAGTTTGACGTATCATGTTTTTTGAAATTGCAGCGCTTTGCGCGTTTACTGCTTCCATTATTTTAGCCCTTTTACCAGGGTCCATAAGTGCTGCGGTAAAATCTTCTATTCCTTCGTATTCTTCTAAAACTCTTGTCGCCTTTGAATCAAAAAGAGATCTCCAATTTTTATCATATCCATCTAGTTGGGTTCCAACAAGTTCTTCTTTTAAGTCATCTACATTCAGATTGTACAATTGAAAAAATGCTTTAGCAGTTGAATCTTCTATATTTACTCCTTGAGTTGTTTCAAAGTACCTTTGATTTTTAACAACCTCTTCAAACAATTGAGTCATTTGTATTTTAGCATTTCCTCCAATTGCTGCGTCAATTGCAGATTCAGGGTCATACGCAAAAAAGTGAGATTTAAAGAAATCAACATCGTCAGGAGTCATTGTGCTACTCTTTAATATGTCATCCATTTGTCTTTCAAACGAAGTAGTAAATCCCAATGTGTCAATATAAGAACCAAGACTTCCAGCTTTTTGAGTAGTAGCTTGTTCAGCCAACCTAGTCTTAAGATGCATCATCTCTTCCAGTATTGAATTTCCTATTTTTGTATTATCTGATCTAACGCCAAGACTTGCTAGATAATGTGCAGTAGTAGTCTCAGAGAAACCTAAAGCTTTGCCGTCAATTTGTAATTCATTATAAAATTTAGCGTGCTCTGCAAAAGTTGCTCCTGGCGGTAGAAAATCATTATCGAATACCCCTTTTGATCTATTTGAGTCAACAATATTTCTCATTGCGTCAACAAATCCTTGATCTTCCGATATTGTTAAGGATGAATTTTGGATTTGTATTCTTCTACTATTTCTATAAGCAGCTAATTTACTAGGATCATCTGCAAAGTCAGCTTCTGTTAATTGTCTAGCAGTAGACATCCTTATACCAGTCTTTGGATCTACTACTGTTTTTGCTATAAGATTTTCACTAAGTTCGTTGATGAGCCCTTTACCTGGTCCATAAACACCTGGTCCTAACTTTGATCTTTCTGAAACTCTAATAATCATGTCTTCAATTACATCATCGCTAATATATCCATTTTCACCATTTCTATATATGTCAGCAAGTGCCATATTATTTCTAGATATAGCGTTAAGATACCTAACTGCCCTGAAATCTTCAGCTTCTCTTGCTGATAGACGTGATAGTGATGTAGATAAAGTAGTTTCAAAACCATCTTTAGTTTTATTGCTGTAGAGTAAGTTAATCCCAGTTGATTGATCCATTTGTTCGCTAAAGGACATTAACGCTTCTCTAAAGTTTTCCCCCAGTTGATCTTGCCCTCCAAACATTCTAGCAATTGTCTTATTGTCCATTTGAGGTGCTAATATAGAAAATTCTTCCGGACCAGTCGGCTGTCTAAATGAAAAAGCAACTAATCTTCTTCTTGCAGTGCCATCACGACCTATTTCGTTTGAATTTATATAATGAAGATCTGTAATAAATTTGTCGTCTAAGTCGAATCCACCTTTTGCTTCATAGAGTTCATCTAGAGTAGAACCGCCAACCACGATCTTATGATCATCGTGTCTATACTTTGGCATTCTTAGTATTTCTCCACTATTTGCTAATGATATTTCTCTATGTGCATTTTGGTTAAGAAGAAGTGTATCTTCCGCTCTTCTACCAACTCCAATTGTTTCAGCAAATGATCTGTTTTTTTCTATTTCAGAATGTTTTAACCCACGTCCTATTAGGTTTTCTTCCGTATCAACCGCATGTCTTTGAGCGTTTGGCAGTACAACTGCATTGATATCTCTTTTTATTGCTTGTCCGTCTGCGCCTACTCCGGACTTATATTGTTTACCTTTTCTAAATACTTCTTTAGAAGAAGTTTCAATTATCTTATTTAAAAGCTCAGGAAGTTCTGTTGGTCTTGCACCATTTCTTATGGCTGTTTGTATTTCAAGAGCATCTTGTCTATATCTCATAGCCATTGATCTTGATTGAAAACCTAATTGTTCAAAATCATCTGGATTTAAAGAAGCTTGTCTTTCTATACTTCTTAAGATAGATTCAGGAACTACTCCAGTATCTTTCATTGTTTTTATCTCAGCGCTAAATTGAGACATGTTTTCTCTAACTTGATCAACTAATTGTTGATTGCTATATACTTCAGGATGGAATATGGAAGCTTGAAAATCGCTAAAAACTCTTTCTCCAGGAAAATGCCTAGCAGAGTCTAATGATATATATTGCCCAGAAACACCTGCTTCTCCAAAGAGAGACCAATTTGCTCTACCAAAGTTTGTTTCTCTTTTAAATAGTTCTTTTGAACCAAATCCTATAACACCAAGATCATCAGAGACATGGCTTATATCTCTAACGTCTAAAACTGCCTTTACTCCACCTTGAGATAATCCAATTCTTGCAGTTAAGTCATCATGTGATTCTGCTATTTTTTGAGTTGCGCTTTTTACATCAGCTAGTCTTTTCTTTACGTGATCTATTCCGTATCCATCTCCAAAAATTCTAGCTATCTCAGCTTCTCCGGCTGCTGCATCAGATTTATGTGTTGATATAATAGCTTCTAATTCTCCAATTTCAATTCGATTAGCATGTAGCTTATGCTTTACCGCAAAATCAGCAAGTACTCCTGAACCGTCATATACTCTTTCTCCATCTCTAAGTTTTTGTACAATGCGGCCTAATTTATTATGACTTAATCCAGCTGCATTACTTAGCCCATCCATATTAGGACCCTGTGTTTTGGAAAGATTTTCTAAATGTTCGATGAAATCATCAAGCTTAAATCCTGCACCTCCTTTATCAGATGCATAATATTTTTTTAATTCCTCACCTAAAGATTCAAATTCAAATTCACCTACACCGGCTACTTTTAATATACCTCTGATTGATTCAGCTGATACATTAAGCTCATCTTGCCCTACGCCTTTTATTATTCTTAAATTTGCAGTTAAAGAAAGTTCATTCTTTGCATTTGCAGATATTGATTTTTCCGTAAAATCTTCAAATAAACTTTTTCCATTATCTAATTTAAAAGCTTCTAATAATCTAGATTCAGTAAAATCTGTTTTTATAAATAAATCATCTAATGTTTTAGGAAGAGCATCTAGTGACTCTAGTCTTTTGTATAATTCTGGATTATTAGTTTTAATTTTTTCAATAGCTGCTTCTATTAACGTGTCTACTTTATCTCCTGCTAAGGAAAAATCTCTTGAAGATGTTGAAGCGGAAATTCTTTTGTCTAATTTTTGGAAAAGTCCACCCAATTGTTGTAATGGATTATAGTTAATGAGAGAATCCATATTATCTGATAATATAGCTGGATTTGCTAATCCTATTTTCATCATAGCAGAACGGGAAACAGCTTCACCTCCCATTGCGACGCTAAGCTTCGCGTACTGAGCTTGAGTTAAATAAGTAATAGCACCGTCTTCGTTAATGAACCTATACCTTAATGCCACTGCATTGTTATCTCTCGTAGTTAAGAAACCAAAAGTACTTTCATTTTCATTTAAAGCGCCTGTTAAAGAAATTTCTGGAAGAGGTATATGCTTAGGTTCAGCTCCTCCTGTGGTGTAAGCTGGATTTAATATCCTAGCTTCTTCTCTTTGCAGATCATGAAGTTCTTTTAATTTTATTCTCAAACCTTTTGGCACGTTGTCGTCAGTATATTGAATAGCAGATTGCCCGTGTATTATATTATTGATATCAGAGTAGGCAAGTCTTTCAACCTCTATTCTTCTTCCTCTTAATGAACTGAGTCCAGCATCTTCTAATACTTGTTGCATTAGGGTGTTTGAAGATGATCTTTCTAAAAATTCATTTATTACATTAGTCTGACCTAAATGCTCGTAGCCAAATGGGTCCAGAGCTGAACCTGCTAAAATTTGAGCTTCATTTACTCCCAATTGGGCAGTATGGACATAGGCTTGCCCTAAGCCCTCTTCTGTTAGGTCGTACAACCTTCCGGTAACTGAAGATTTAATCTTAAAATCACTACCAATTTTAACTCTAGATAAAAGACCTCTTTGGAAGTAAGGACCGTCCATCGATGAAAGATATTCATTCATGTCCATCTTTATCTAACTCCTGCTTTTATATTTACGGATCCAGATCCTGAATAAGATCTAGACTCAGATATGGTCCCGTTAATTCCTTGGTCATACATTAAACTTTGAAGTCTATTTTTGACATCCTGTGAATTTCCCATTTTTCTACCGTTGCCAAATTCTGGATAACTAGGATTTGTTAAATTTGCTTCTTTGATCTGTTGTGGATAGTAACCCATTTGCGACATCTCTAGACCCATTGATTGTCCCATTTTTATCTTTACATGTTCCATATTTGTATTTGGGTGCCAACCTTCCCAATCTTTACCTGGAAGTTCATGAGTTTGGAAATATTCAGTTAGATCTGGTTTTCTTTCTACTGGCATTCCCCAAGCAGCTTCGTATATTCTTCTCTCTAGTCTTCCTGCAGTTGACAAAATTCTTTTTCTTTCGCCGGCAGGAGCTTGTATCATTGCTTTAAAATGATCTCTTTTTCTTTTTGGAATACCAGCAGCTAGTGTGTCTACTGAAGTGCTGTCAAGATCTGTGCCATACATGGTCTTCTTGCTTGCTGCCATGTATTGCTTAGCAGCTTCGACATCACCAGATTGGGCTGCTCTAGAAGCTGCTGTTCTATTTTTTGTATAAGTTAAAATATCAGAATATTCTTCTAGCGCTAATTCCTTTTTTCTTTGCATAGGGATAAATCTACGTTCAGACAATTTACTAAAAGCAGAAAAACCACCAACAGTTAAAGCACCTATCGCAGTAGCGCCTGCCTTTGCAGCTTTTCCTTTCACAAATTGTCTAAAAGCAAAACCACCAACAGCTGCAGCAAGAAGCGGATTTCTTTGTGTTCCCTTGTAGTAGATAGGCTGAACAAAACTTTCTACAGGTCTTTGCCATTCTGGAAACGTAGAACCATAAATATGTCTTCTTTCGTAGTCTTCAGTAGCATTTTTTCTTCCTGTAAACTTGTTATTAATAAAGTTGTCAGTATGAAGAGCAGCGTTTTTTGCAGTTGAGAATGGGTTAAGAGCTTTGTCCGTAAAGCTACTATCGTCGTAAGCGGTAAAGTTATTTTTACTATTTTTTATAGCGTTTTGTTGCGCTCTAATCTCGGCAACTTTTTCTCTCTCTTCTTCAGATAAACCTATCTTATCAATTCTTCTTTCTAGGTTTCTGTATTCTTTAGAGTATGGGGCAACGTCTGCTAGTATGTCTAATTGATTAACTGCTCCATATCTACCATTTCTATCTGGATATAATTTATTTAGCCTTTCATAGCCAATACCAGGTAATCTCATTTCTCCTTCTGCAACTTTTGTAAAAGGATCGCCTGTTGTAAAGTCTATAAAGTTTTCACTTCCCGGCAAGAATGGATATTTTTTACCCATAGTATTCTTAATTGGGTTAAGCATATTGACAGTTGTTCTTTTACGTGGAACAAATCTTCTTGCTATTTCTGATAGTTCAATATTTCCAAGTGGACCTTCTGCTGGCAACGGTAAATCGCCCATACCTCCAAGGTTTAAGTCCCAGAATGCCCTAGTTGTGCCGTATGCCTCAGAAGCTGATTGCAGAACCGGTTTATCTGGCTCAAAATCGTATGCTCCCATTCCTAAAGATCTTCTAACATTACCTTCCATGAAACCATATATACCAGCAGTTTCTTGAAGCTTATATGCAAGATCTCCCTTTAGATAATCGTTAGATCCGCTTCTTATCGGCAATCCAGATGCCACTATCTTTTCTGGCATCATCATAGGGCCTACAGGAGGCCCGTATACGCCCCCTGAGCTGCCTCCTGAGCGTGTAGAGATAGATTGGGCTAGAGATGGACTACCGAGCTGCAAATAGCCGTTAGAAGAGCTATTACCTGGTCCTGAGTTTCTAGATAAAGCTATGTTTGAAGAAGATAATTGATTTCTAACAGAATTACCAGCAGAATAAGTAGCACCAGCTGAACTTGCGTACATCGCATTAGATTTTGAAGATACTGTACTTTCAGATCCTTGGTATGATCCAGAAAAAAATGCAGTTGTAGGTATATTCCTAAGAGGTTTTCTTGGGATATTTGGTGGTGGAGCAGCTGCATAAGAAATTTGAGGATTTGGTGCTATATCAGCTTGTCGAAATATCCTTTGCTGTTGAGGAAGATACGCTCCGCCTTGGCCTGCCGGGACGTATGATGCTAGGGCTGCATCAACTTCTTCTTTATGCATTACCTTCTGTGGTTTAAGTATTTTTCCAACAGTCATGTTTAACGCTGGAGTTAAGGGACCAAAAGGACCACTAAAGTATTCTCCAGTTAAAGGATATGGCCTATCTTCATAATGCTTTCTTTCAAATCTATATGGGTCTAATGGTCTTAGCGGTGAGAAGTCATTGTAGAAAGCTGCTTTTTCAATTGGGCTACCAAACGCCTCGGGTGTAAACGTAGGGGCAGATTGCATTCTCCTGTACCACGATGGCCTGAAGTATTGTATCTTTCCACCCTTAAAAGGAGTATTACCTAACGCCCACCATCTGCCTTGTCTTACGGCTGTTTCGCCTTTTAGAAGTTGATCTTTTTTCTCTTTGCGATTCATTCCACCAGGAGTAACCCCTGACATTATAGATCTTGCTTCAACTCCGACTCTAGCTGCCCCACCAAGAACAAGAGGAGAATAAACCCTTTCTCCTCTATCATCTTTTGGATTGACCATTCCACCAGCAGTTCTATCTACTGTTAAGGCAGCTGTTCCAATTGCTAAAGCTGGAAGAACTCTTTGGCCAACAAGACCTGCTGAAAACATCGAAACTGGTCCGCTATAGGCGTTCATATCGGTGCCTGCGCCTACTGTGCCAAAGTATCTATTCAGTCTTCCAAAACCATGAGACATTGGAACTGAGGCAAAAGAAAAACCTTCTTCGTTACCATATGTTCCTATTCCACTTGCGCTTAATAGGGTCTTTACAGGGCTTCTATTAAGTGCTGTTTTAAATGTTGGAACAAAAGTATAATTTGCGTCTGAAGAAATAGGAGAGACTGTATTGGCAAACTTATATTTTGAAGGTGCCAAATTCCTTTTTATAAAAGGAGCTACTTTTGATGTTAAAGGATTACCAAATCCAGATCCACCAATTCTTGGTTGCACGACAGTACCCTGAGTAAATGGATCAAGTAAATTTTGGTTACTTGATAGAAGTTCTCTTGCTTTTCCAAATCTTTTAGAAAAATTGCTTTGTACTGCAGCACCTAAATCGTCTAAAGATGATCCAGCTCCCTGCTTGTAGGTAGTGAAAGCAGAAAGGTTAAATACAGTTGAAAGCATTGAAACTTCTGCTTCTGCTTTTTGAGAAGCTGTAATTGTTCCATTTTTCAATAATTGGTTAATCGCCTTGGAAGCGTTAGCCATTGTTTGAGCAGGATCGCCACTAACTACCGCATCAAGCTGGACTAAATACCTAGTTAATTCAGTGCTGAATTCATCCATTTGAGTAACAACACTTGGTGATTTTTGTAGCATTGAAGATTGCTTAGCAAAATCTACATCTGAGAAGCCCTGGAATTTTTTACCAATTCTTGCATGAAAAGCCTTACTTAATGTTTCGTACTTTTCTGATTCAATCTCTCCAATATCCACTTTATGCTTTAAGGCAACTAGGTGTTCTTTTAAGCCTGCGACTACTCTCTCTGCGGTATTCGCAGTAGTGATATTTGCAGGATTTTCTGCAGCAGGTGCGTATTGACTTATAACTTCTCTAGCTCTTGTTAATCCTGTACCTGGTTTAAAAATTTCTGCCGAAACTGCAGAACTAGTTCCTTGACTTAAAGTATTATTAGCAAAATCAGTAAATGCTTCCATTAACTCACCGTGAGACGAAACTACATCATCTACATCATCAGCATTTACAAGTGTGAACCTTTTAGCTTGTCCTGCTTCTTGCTCTAGGAGTTTAAGTGATTTTCTTCTACCAAATCCACCAACCGTAAAAGCTTCTGCTTCAGCTGCCGTTGCACCCGATTTAGCCTTTAAAACTGCTCCCATTACCGATTCATTGCGAACATCAAATCTTCTATTTAATAGACGACCACCATACCTAAATACGGAATTACTTTGTTCTGTATCGTAATTTAATCTATTTTTTATTCTGTCTAAAAAAGTTCTTTCTACAGTAGGTTTGCCATCGGGGCCGTATGTTACTTTACCATGTTCTGGTTTTACTTTTCCTGTACCAGCTGCAAGTTCTGCATTTACAGCAAACATTCCTTGAGATCTTGTCGAGAGTGGTCTAAATTCTCCCTCTAGTCTACCTATCGCTGACTTACCTTCTTTATCTAGTCCAAACTTAGTGACTCTACCTACTGAGCCTAACTTCCCACCAGTTCTTTGCCAGGTTATTAAATCTGGATTTTCTATGTCTCCGGCTTTTAATTGTGCTTTAAGGAAAGGATGTTGTGTCATTCCTCCAATTAATTGAAAGTCACCAGCTTTTCTTTGCTGAAGGAACTCGTCTGCCCCTAAAAGTTTAAGAGGATTAAAGTTTACTATAGGAGCTTTAATTTCGTTAATAGCAAAATTAGCTATTGATTCTCCAGCTCTTATAAGAGGGTTAAAGTCAACATAACCACCATCTTTATTTTGATACACATTAGGAAGAGTGCGTTGAGATCCAGTTCTTGCTTGTATTACTGAATCTAGAAGTTTGTTATCACGATGTTGATAACCGAGTTGTTGTACTGCCTTTATGCCCTTTGTGTTAATAAATGGTGTCTGTTTTATAGTCCCATCTGCTTGATTGACACCTGCAGTCTTGCCCAATAGTTCTTGTAGTGTTCTATTTCTACTATTGCTATAATCTGTTAACCCAGCTTTTTTAAATCCTAAGAATCCTAAGATTCCGCTTTCTCCACTTTCTGTCATGACTTTATTGTCAGACAAGAAAGCTCTTAGATGAAGATCGTTAGATGGATCTATTTTATTTCTTTGAAGCAGAGCAGTTATTTGACTTTCATCACGAAGAGTTGCTTCATCTGCACCTAAGATGCTTGCTGCTCTTGTTCTTAAATATTTTCTTTTAACTGGATCTAGATCTAAGTAATCTGACCTTCTTAGTTTTCCTGCCGTTAGCTGAGCTTCTCCAGCAACATCTGCATATTCTGAATATACAGAGTTCCATCTATTTCCTACTTTTCCTTTTATATTTCTAGTTTGAGTTAAAAAAGTTCTATCAGCATTTTTGACTGCTTCTTCTAAAGCATCGCCCCCAATGCGAAGAGGATTTGCGCTTCCTATTTTGCTTTCATTGTATTTGGATAATATTGTACCGAAAAAATCATCTTCGGTGACTTGATCTCCACCCATCATAAATCTGTTAAATGGATTTACAAATTCTTTTCCACCTGCAGCTTTATACTTAGGGTCTAGTGTCCATGATTGGATATCATCTGTGATTCTGAAACTTCTAAGAAACTGATCCGCTGCCTCTTCCGAGACATCATCCCCTCCATTGGTTACTATGTGGCTTTTTAATATTTTTTTATATTCGTTTCTTTCAATTTGTTCTTGGAATTTTGGACCAGATACAAACTTACCACTCGTTTTATCATATCTTCCGTACGTATTTAAGAAACTGTTAACTCTAGTTAATGGTGAATTAGCTTTGGTTTGAACACTTTGAACAGCTGCAGATAAAGATTCAAAAGCATCGGCTTCTTGATAGTTTGCTACAATGCTGTCAAATCTAGATGTATCACGCACAATTGCTTGAGCATCTTTGATTGTTCTAAATTGCCTTCTTCCTGCTTCAGCCCCAACTCTAACCGATTTATATCCTGGAATCATATCCAGCAAAGAGTCATGGCTCATCTCGTTACTTAGTGGTTGATTATTTCCACTAAATAGATTTCTAGCAATTCCTGCTGCTCTCTTGCTAGCTGAGAGTGAAGAACCAGGTCTTACTGATTCAGAGACGGGACCACGCCTTTGTCTATAAAGATCTGCTACTGGGTTTCTGTTAATCTTATTTGATTCAGTCCAAGCAGTAGCTAAAGCTCCTGTCGATCTTTGAGAAAGGGCAATTCCTTTATCTACTATATTTACAGAATCATGACCAATTTCCTGAAGCATTGCCTTTAAACTAAAACCGGCATATGCTATCTTTTGTTTAGCATAGTCTGCAGTTCCACGTTGAACTACTTGGTCTATGGTCTGTAATTGCTCATTAAAGAATGCCGAAGAACTTGACTTTGCAGCACCAGCAAGAGCGCCTGGTAGCATAAAGCCACCCATCTGCATCGCAGTGGTTCTTGCTATGTCTTTAGCAAAGTTAGCTATATGAGAAGTGGGGTTGTACCATTTTTGATTAGGATCACGAGTTTTGTCATTTGGATCTTTGTTGCCTAAGATCCTTTGATTTACAACTTTGTCTGCAGCGTAAAATGCTGGAACTGCATAAGGTAGGGTTCTGGCTTGTCTAACTAAACGGGTTTGAACGCTATCTCTAAATAGCCAAGATTTAACTCCTGTTTCCCTTCCAGTTTCTCTTGCAATCGATTCTGCAGTTAAAGCGGATTTTCCACTAGCATAGCCGGTAGTTAATTTTCCGGCAGCATCCCTATATACAAGGGCATCTTGAACTCTATTAGTAGCTACACCTTCAAACTCGTCTAAAAGACTTCGTGCTTTTAATATTTTTTGAAAACCAGATTTTAATAGCTGCGGGGAATCTGCCTGTGCAACTTTTTCAGTAAGAGTAAGACCAAGTTTAAGGCCCCCTTGTCTCATGAACTGAGTTGCGTAATGTGCTGCTATACCAGTTCCTATTAAGGCCGTAGCCATTTTCATAATAGGATGACCCTCTAGGGATCTTGCTATAAAACCAGAATCAGGAGATATGCCGTCTTTTGGCGTATCACTATCAGGCATATCGCGTGAAGTGACACCAAAGCCAATGTTGTGTATAGGCTGATTGTCTCTGATCATTTTCTAACCCTTAGATAAAGATAAAATATTTACATGCCCATAAGCTTTTTAGCAATTGGGTCGTTATATTTAGCTTCGCCTTCTTTTCTCTTGGCTTCATGTCTAGCTGCTTCAGCTGTTGCCTTTTGAGCTTCTTCTTCGGGGTCAATCAAAGCTAATGTAACGTTGGTAGATTCAATGCCATTAATAGCTTGTTTAATCTCTATGATTTTTTCTGCTAAAGCTACTCTTTCGGCCAATTGAGAATAACTAAGATTGTCCAAAAACTCTGGACTATCTGTATGTATAGTAGCCAATACAAAAGCTTTCATTAAGCTTCTAACGCTAGAAGCTTTTTCCCTTTTTTCCTCTAAGATATATTTAGCTGTTTTTGCAGACGAAAAACCAGAAAACTCTATTATCTCTTCACATAAAGAGGTAACAGCTCCAGGGGGTATATTGTCAATTTCAAAATTTTCAGGATAAACAATTGAGTTTAAAATTATAAGATCTTCGACATCGGCAGAAGAATATTCTATACTATTCTTATATTCTGCTATTTTATCAAACTCAGAAAATGTTAATTCTCTAAAATAATACTCTTGACCGTTTTATGCTGACATTGAATATTGACCCATATTTCTTTCTATAAGAATATAGTAATTCTGGGTCTAACATTTTACAGCTGTCTTACCTCTAGGGCTACGAATCCAGAAGCTTCAAGCACTTCTTGTGAGATAAGCGAAGGAAGTCCCGCCATATCCTCTGTGAGTGCTCTCTTATCGTATTGTGGGAACAAGATGCAAAGCTCTGATATGGCTTCTTCGTTCCACATATTAGCCTCTGCCTGTGACATTTGTCCAGCCTGGATGAGTTGTTCCATCTTCTTAACTAGCTGCTTGTACTCAATTCTAGAAAGAACTCTCCAAACAATATGCTTGTCAAATGAGATTGAAGTAACGTAAACTTCACCATACATTTTCTTCCAAGATTTGACGCTACCAGCAGTAGGTCCATCTTCAAATATCTCAACATCGTCAGCTAGCTCTTCTACAGTAGTAGCCTCAGATGGGTCTATACCTGAATCTGCTTCAAACATCTCTTCTTCTTCTGGAAGCAATTCTTCAATATCTTTGACCGAGTACACTTCCGCACTGTCTGCGCCAGCAGCTTGTGCTAAATCTTCATCCGTATTCTTTACGACTACTTTTCTACCTGTTGCCATTTCAGCTCCTTTAAAGTCTTATTACTCATTATATCATATTTCATTTTTTATTACTAACCTGGATAGGTTAAACCTTCTTGTGCCCCAACATTAATATGTATCGTTTCACCTGTTACTTGACCTGTTGACGGTTGTGTTCCAGAGTTTTGTTGACTTGGAACTGAAGCCCTAAGTGCTGTATATGGATTCTTACCATAAGAAGCTTCTGTGAAGTAGTGGTCTCTTGCAATAAAGTCGTATGTCTCCACTAAAGGTTGACCACCTGGCTCAAACCCAGTCGACATATTGGTTAAATGTACATTTTGTAAAACAATCTTCATTGGGCCCATCCCGGAACCGCCACTGTGTTTTACTAATCTTTGGTTGATATCAGTTGCCATTATTTTATCTAAACTATTATATTGATCAATCGAAGCAGAGTCGTCATTCTTACTTGAAGCAGTTGGTGTTAAGCTTGAGTCCTGTACCCCGTACATTATTATTAAATTAAAAGGAGGATGTGAACTAAATATATTATGTCCTTCTGAAGAATTTGAAGCTGGGTCTGAAGTAATTCTATCTAACTGACTATATGCCCAGTACTTTTGTATATTTTCCTCATCAACTAAAGACTCTGACTGAGACCCCATAAGAGAAACTACGCTGTTGCTATTTGGCTTATTTGAGGCAGAGTTTACTCTTACTTCTGCAGCTTTTTCTAATAGGTCGGTCATTCTTCTAGGGTATCTAGTGTAGAGACTTAATCTTCCAGCAATGGCTCTAGTACCAAGCATCATCGCATCAAAGTTATAAGACCAAAATCCATAAAGAGGTTGTTTTTGTTGTTGAACAGTGAAAGTAAATCCAGCTGTATCTAACTCATCTTGTGGATCGAATAATCCATCAATATAAATTTTTACATCTTCACCAGAAAAATAGTAGTCATAATAATTACTAAATTTTTGATCATTAGTGTCTTTTCCTCCGGCCCCAATTGAGGTCTACGTCAGAAGAAAGTGGATCAAAAGTATTTCCAGCTCCAACTAATGGATTATTTCCTACATATTGTCCCCAGGGGATATAGCCACTAAATGGCCTATAAGGTGGACGACTCGGCATATTTTTACTCTGTTCCTTCTATAACGTCCATAAAGTTTCTATAATTAGCAACAACAGAATCTCCAAATGCATTCTTTGATATTCTAATTCTTTCTGCTTTTTCATCCGCTAAAGAATTGGGATATCTTATTTCATCATCAGCTGGATCTAGCTGAATTAATGGTTGTATTCCTCTTGCCATGTATGTGTAAGTTTGCTCAGTGATAAGGTCGTCTATAGACATTGTACCACCTTCGTCTACTATGGTAACTCCATAAATCTTCATTTTAGAAGCTAATCCATATTCGTTAAAAAAACTAAACACAATATCAAAAGGTGGAAGCATGTCAGCCAATGGAGCATAAGAGCCTCTGGTCTTTGCTAGCTCTCTTTTAAAGTTTGCTATTCTATAAAAAGCATACTCGTTAAATACAGTAAAAATCATCGAACCAGCTATTGTTCTTGCGCCTTTTACAAATCCCTTTGGATTGACGTGGCCAAGAGTTCTTATTGGTGAGTTCTCCCTGTGTATAGAGTACGATATAGTTTGAAGTTCTGCCAGTTCTAGGACATCGCCTTCATCTTGCATTTGGCCATTTGTGCCTATTTTAGGTATAACTAAGGTTGCAACAATATCGGCACCAGAATAAGACATATCTGAAAATGGATCAGGTAATCCATTCCTATGCCTAAAGTCTTTTATAGTATCTTGATAAGATATTGATCTTCTATTAAAGGCATCCGTTGTTGTAGGCTGATCATTATTTGATGGAATGATTATAGTTGTCATTTAAGATTCCTTTTATAAATTGAAAAATGGTAATGGAGGACAAGATAACCCATCCTCCATTACCACCTTCTTGAATCCTTTTAAGATTAGATTAAGGTCTAATTATATCGCTGTTTAACTTAGATGAAGAAACTGCATCTGGGCTAATCAACTTGCTAAGATCGCCGTTGAATCTATCCTTGAGATTATCTACAGTAATTCTGTACATAGGACCAATTTCACGAGCAACATAAGTCATTGTTTCTTCAATAACGATGTCGTCCATTGATGCTCCCGAGCCCTCATTGAGGAGTTCGCAACCATAAATTGATCTTGCTGCACCTTGTCCATATTCGTTTACAAATGTGATTGTAATGTCAAATGGTGGAATCTGGTCTGCGTAGAATGGGGTCTTACTTACTACGTCCTTGATGGTGCTAGACACTTCTGAAATACCTCTCTTGTGACCTGGATCACCTGGAATGGTATTATGTGCTCTTGTCCAATACTTCATATCATTAGGAGTATTGTGATTAGCCTCAAGCATTTGGTAGAGAGCTGGACGGTCAAAGACTGTGAAAATCAATGAACCGGCGATTCCTCTTTTACCTCTTGAGAAAGAGCGTGGGTTTGGTGAACCCATTGTGTAGATAGGTGCTTTTTCTCTGGTTACTGAAAAAGTAATTCCAGAGAGTGCTCCAATTTCGACGCCACCAAAGGTAGCAACGATGTCTGCGCCTGAGAACGTGGTGTAAGTATTGAGGTACTTATTTACCGCGCTATCGTAATATCCTTCTGCCATATTATACCCTCCAATTCGGTATATTTATATATGTTATATATATATTTGTTGATTAAGCTCCGGTGCCTGCACCAGCGCCTAGACTGATCGAGATGGAGACATCAATGGTCTTCAACTCAAATGCAGGAGTAAGAACAAGATCGATAATCGCTCTGTTCTCAGCTGCAACGTACGAGATAGTGAAATCACTGTCCAAAAGTGCACCCAATTGCTGCATACCTCTTAAAGCTGAAGTAATTGCAGTTTCCATTGAGTTTCTTGTTTGGATAGTAGATGCTTCACCAATGAACTTCTGACATACTTGGCGGACAAGCAATGCTGCTTCATTAACTATCTTCAAAGTTGACAATCTTGTGAAGTCTGAATTTGCTGATGCAAGGGTAAGACCATCACTAAAGATAGGAGCTCTGTTGAAGTTAAGAATAACACTGTTGATCGACTTATCTGATAGTGAAGTTAAAGATGTTCTTGATGCATTGTAACGAAGTTTTGCAATGTTGAAAACAACCTTATTTACAGGAGAAACATATGAAGCCATTCTGCTAAGTGCTGCTGCGTAAGCAGAAGCGCCATTAGCATAGCCCCAAGCTGTTGGGTATCCTGCTGATTGTAATTCAGTAGCTATTACGCTAACGAAACGACCAACTTCTGCAAGAACTGAATCACCAGCACTTGATGGAAGATTAGTAAGGGCGAGATGAGTAGCAACCTGTCCCGGAGTCATTACTTCATTCGTAGCTCCTGCACCAACAAAAGGCTTTACGCCCATAACTGCGTAGCATGGATGCGTATTCTCGTTTATGGTCTTAACAGCCTGAGCGACTCTGTATGCCATGCTCTTGAGAACAGTCGTAGTGTCATCTGCGTAAAATCCAAAGTCTGTATCAGTAGTGCTTGCATTTGGCGTTGCACCTTGAACATCCCATTCGTATGGGTGACCACCACGGCCCCACATCACGATAATATCAGGCTGTGCTGCTTCTGCTGCGGTAAATGCATCATCGAAAACGCTTACTGCACTTGATGTAACGTCAGCTTGCGTTGACACTCCACCAGCAACATATACCGAATTCGATGGAAGTGGAACCATGTAGATTCTATCTGCTCCACCACTAACCAATTCGACAAATGCTTTGTGGAGATGTGAGCTATCGCCAAATGCTGTAATAGCATCGGCTTCGTTTACTATCTGGATAACGTCAAGGTCAGCTACGCCGCCTGTGCCATTCGCCGTGCTTCTCTTGCCTATTACAACAATTCTTGGACCGACAGGAGTATCCTGACGGGAAATGCTATAAAAGCGATCTTTTAATACTGTTTTTACACCTGGTAGAGCCATTAAGTTTTAACCTCCGACTTACGGAATATAGGACTAATTCAGAACTTATAGTAATGGAGGTGCTCCCGAAAGCAACTACATTATTGATTTGGGGTAGCGGTTTGAAATAAATCTATAATATTGATTTCAGTTCCATCAAAGTTTGGAGTTGCTGCATACGCTTGATCTATCAATTCTCTTTCGTAGGCATAGTAGTTTCTTATGTCTATTACGATACTTTCTATCTTTTCATGAGTTGTAGCAAGCAGTTTTTCGGTGGTTAACATATAGGTCACCACTCTTTTATTGACGTCAGTTTCATCTCTATTAATTTCCGAGTCGGAGTATCTTCTAGCATAGACGAACTCTGAGGCTCCAAGTCTTTTAAAGACAGGCGTATACTCAAGCATAAAGTCTTCGAAAACTTCCATTATTCGGTCTGCTATCTCAGCTCCGACATACCTTAATTCAACAGTATGGTCATCGGTTCCCACGGTAGCCTGTATGCTCCCGGCATCGGCTCTAGTTATTACGGTAAAAGCAACAATGTTCTGGAATCTTTGACCATATACGTGCTGGTTAATATCGTTTAATACCTGCCTAGTTCTAGGCTTTGGCTCGCTAGTGTGCGCCTTCTTTAAATCTAGTCCATATGTTATGCAAGGATATTTTGCGTATTTTCCATTAGAGGTGGCAACTATGTCTATATCGGGATGTAATTCATTCCATAGTATTTTAACTATGTCTATAAATTCTAAGTAAGTTAGATTTCCTTGAGCTTGAAGGGGAGGGCCAAAAACCCTGTCGTTAGATAAGCTATCTTCTCCCATCGAAGGGAATGGAAATGAGCCTTGTGGCATATTACGCTCCTGGACCTGTTGATACTGAGAACTTTATATTCTTTAAACTTAAACTAGAAACTAAAGATATATCAAATACTAATACACCTTTTTCGTATCTATCAGCGTAGGCATCAAAATCGTAGTCCCTAATAGCCTTAGCTTTTAATATAGATTCTAACATTGACTTTACATTTGTTATAATCTTGTCATTAGAAAACTTACCGATTGATTGATAACCAATTGATTTTATCTCATTGATTACCATTGCAGCTAATCTTATTTGTGGTGTTTTACTAAAAATACTATTTTTGTTTGCTAAAGTATAATCATTTGAAATATATATCTCATAAGGATTTCCTCTATTAGCTTTTCTGCTTCTATAGACCGTGTTAATACCAAGATTGTCTAATCTACTTAAAGATTCACCCGATAAATTTGCGCCATACAGTGAGTAAGCACTGTTTACTCTCTTTCTTATCATTCCGTTATATACAGGTGTATTAGAAAGTGTTCCTGCAAAAGATGCTGCTGCGGTCCCTGCATAAGAAATTGGAAAACCAGTATGATCAAAATTTATTTCGCCGTATATTGGTATTACAAATCTTCCTAGATCAGAAGAAATTTGCTTATTATTATCATATGTTGTAAATTTATTTTTAAATATTGGATTAGATTCTAATACAGCTATATCTGAATCTTTTACACCATTTGATCTAGAACCTATAATGCCAATTTGAACAAATCCAGTTTCATTGTGAAAGTCATTACAATAATTTGCTAATTGAGAAATAAAATCTACATTTCCAACATTCATAATACTAGTTTCTAGAGGAACTATCATATCTATAAATTCGTAATTTTTTGCTATTTCATAACTTGCCGCTAATCTTTCATAATACTTTTGGTAAAAATTAAGACTTGTTGGTGTTGCTGCAGAAGATGATAAGTAAGCTTTTGAACCTATTCTATCCCCAGTGTAATCTACATATTCACTCATTGGTGCTGTTGCGCAAATGAATATATCTCTAGCCCCAGAATTATATGCCTCAAATATTCCTCTTAATAAAGGAGATTTTCTATCTCCGGATAAAAGGTTAATAGCTTCTTGAATTGAACTAATTCTAATTACATCATTAAGGGCTATTCCGTCTGCATGTCCGATAAGTAAAATTGAATTTGTACTGTAAGGTTGAAGACTGTCGTACATAGGTCTATAGCTTATTTTTGTAGGCTGATTTGGACCAGATAATACAGGAGATACTCCGTCTACATTAACGTAAGATATTTTTCCCGCTGGATATAATGAAGAAAATTGAACATTACTAATATTAAGACTAAATAATACTTGATCTTCTGCCGGAGAATTAGCTATGTAGTAATTGCCATCTATTGAATTTGAAACACCGTAAATATAGACATAATCTCCAGTAGAAAAGCCGTGTGGTCCAACAGTGTATATTTTAACTATTCCATTATTTACTTCATATCCAGAAATTGTTTTTCCGGAAATAGATTTTTCTTCAGTAATTTGAAAATTAATTTCACTTATTTGATCAATATCTTCATGAACAGTTTTTATTACTACCGTGTATATTCCCGACATTAAATTTGGTGGGACAGTATATATAAAATTATATTCAGAATCAGATATTCTTTCTATATAGGCGTCAGATACATGAACTGCTCTACCTGTTTGTTTTGATGGATCAAAGCTAGATAATGATAAAGTAGAGTTCTTAATAGATTTTAACTTTACTGTATACTCATTTATAATTTGCTCTACTTGATATTGCCCATCCATATTTCCGCCAATACCATAAATACTTAAAGTTGAATTAACACTAAGATTATGTTTTATTGAAAAAGTAAAATTAGGATGTATATAACTATTTGAGTCTTTTGTAATACCTGAAATAGCAGTTACCTTGTAACTGGATGACATTACAGATATAGGAGGAAGTATTACGTTGCCATAATTGTTTTGCCCTCTTATGACAGATATATAAATATCTTCTGGGACAGTAGCAAGTAATGGATCATAAAAAGATGAACCATTACTAAACGAAAATTTAAATCTTACATTACCATTCTTGGCAACTAATAACATTTTAGGATGGTCTTTCTCTGGTTGCCCCAGCTACCCAGTATACGGTTTTACCAAATTTACCTTTTATTGGAGAACATTGATCTATTAAAAATACTTGCAATCCAGTTGGATATTCTTCATAAATCCTATCTCCGGACTTAGGATTCGATAAACTGTCAAAATAATAAATCATTTCAGAGTTTACAGTTAGACCTTCTATGTTTTCCATCAGTGAATTACTTTGACCAGTTAGCTGGGCATTGTAGGATCTGACTGTTACCTTTTCCATTCTTGTAGAATACAACATGTCGTCATTTAAACGTCTCTGTAAAAGTATATCATGTCCCCATTGTTTTAATGTATTTCTAAAAGTTGCAACTAGATCAATCATACTTCTTTAATGTTCTATCTGGATTCATAAAATTGTCTCCATTTGGATTTAAGCTTAAATTACCATTGGTACCCATTGTGTACAAACCTGTTTCCGATAGGTATACAGCTGTACCTGTTAAAGGGTCTACCGTGCTAGGGTTGGGTATATTAGCATTAGAGTTCCTAAGAACCACTCCTTTAGCTCCAACTTTGTGGGCTATCATTTCAGATCTTAAAGCTGTAGCAATTTGGCACCAGGTAACAGCGTTTGCTCTTGTTACTAAGCTTCTTGGAGAGTTTCTATTTCTAACCTCTAAGTCACCAAGTCTTACTGATACTTCGTCATCTCCTCCGCCATATCCATAAGTTCTACTTAGCTCGCATGCTGCAGCTGATTTGATATACTCTTGTGCCGTAAAGTTTAAAGCTAAACCGTTATTTACGATCTCGGTAGAAGAAGAATTATATATTTCAGTCACTTCCCTGGAGTAGTGATGGATTATTTCCCCTACTTGAAGAACAGATGCTTCTGGAAAAAACGGCAACAATAATTCTGGATCTATATACAACGGCGTTAAATCAGCAGCAAAGTAAATAGTTTCTGTAGCTCTTAAAGTTACAGTTGGCTTATAATCAACGGTTGATGTACTTACGTATAGCTGTTGTTCTACTAATATTAAAGTTCCATCTGACAGAGTGCCTGTAAATTGAATTTTGTATTCACCAGCAGAACTCGGTTTGTAATCATAGTAAAAAGTTGAAGAAGTTAAGGCAGTCCCAATACCAGATATGATTTGTTGGTCACTTGAGTTGTAAATGCGAACAGCTACAGATACGGGATTTACGTCCACTTGTTCATTTGTAGTTGAATTTATGTCTACAAAATGTACTTTAATTCTAACGGTATCATTAACGAGAACGTTTGCTGCAGACATTACATTACCTCAAAGTTTAGTGGATTATGTTAATATAGTAGTGTTTTAAAAGCTTAATTCTAAGAGTTAAATTAGCTCTACTACAATCTCGCCAGAAGTCCTAATCGAACCTAGAGAGTTTAAGAGTTGCCCTGATTGGCTGCTTCCAACTTCTAGAGTTATTATTCCAGTTGGAGCATAGTCTATTGATATAACACCTATAGTTGACGCAGTAGAGTAATCCTGCCTTGTGCTTGTGATTACATTTATGCCATTAAGGATGATAGGATTTGGCAAACCTTGTACATTTATAATTAAAGTACCAGCGTATGATATTGATGGTTCATTGTATGTCATATCTGCTTGATTATAGGTAGCCATGTACAAAGTCCATTCTTTATAGTTATACTTTAATAGTAATGCACTTATTCCTTATTATTAAAGGGAATAATTTTTTGTATTTAATCTATTCCTGTAATCAGAGTTTAAGTTTGGCATCCAGTATTTATATTCACTCTCTTGCCCGACTAACTCTTCTCGGTCAAAAGATGTACCATAACAAGCTATGCTCAAGTAGGCGTATCTCTGACCTGCTGAGACCGGAAGGACTTCATGTCTACCAATATAACTAGAAGGATATATTGCCACTGAGCCCGCTTTTGGTTTCCATACCGTTGGTATATTTGGAAAATGTAATTCTCCGCCAGTATAATTATAGTCGTTTAATTGATCTTCTGTTTCTACGCAGTCATTTAAGTACAAGTTAATACTAGAGCTATTATGCATTGATACCTGACTACCGGTTGGTTTACCCCATTCGTAAGGGACTTGATCGTCGCAGTGTTGACCTATTCCTTGCCCGTTTTTATATCCGGCTATGTGACCGTTAGGTCTCCACCAAGAAGTTCCTGCTGCGTCCGGAAAATAACAACAGTATTCTACAAGAGCATCATAGATTGCATCTTCTAGTGAATCTATAAAATCTATGTACTTCTGGGGAGCTTCAATGCCTAACTGATTGCCTTTTGTGTCTAAGAATCTTTCAGGTGCTTTTGCTATATCTGATAAATTAAATTTAAAACCAGTTTTATTAGTGGCGTACTTAATCCCATCTTCTTCATGGTAGGTAAAAGTACTTTCTTCATTTTTACGCATCCAACTCATATACTCAAAAAGAAGATCTTGATCTATATTGATTACATTATCAATTATGACCACGCCCATTCCGATGTGTTTTGATTCCACGATGTTCCTTAGTAGTTGGATTTAGTTATGTAGAATTGAGGAGAATCTTCTTTGTATCCAGATTCTAATAAGTGATTTTTTAGATCTTCTCTCAGCGTCGGCATATACACATTGGTAGATTTTTTTGATAACTCGGGATCTTTTAATGGGTCTGACACGTATTCATGCACTTCTTGATTAGGAGTCCCTTGGCTATACCATCCAAGATAACTGTATCTAAATCCCTCTATTACAGGTTTAACTTCATGAGCAGCCATGTAATTGGATGGAAAGAGTAGTACGTCTCCTTTTTTGGGAGAATAATCTATATCTAAATAATTAAAATAATGATGACCACCCATGTAATTGTTTCCATCTAATTCTTCTTCATTGTCAACGGAATCATTAAAGTATACTAAAATACTAATTACATTTCTTAAAGCTAACTGATCTTTTGGTTCCAATACATCGTAAATATAATCAGCACTAGTATCTGAATGAGAACCAAGGTAAACATTTTTTGGGTATTGAAGAATATGACCTTTGACTTTCCACCATACACATTTGTATGCTAATGGAAATAACTCAAAGTATTGTAGCAAACATTTATCTTTTGAAGATTCTATAAAAGATAAGAGGTTACGAAGATCATCACTATCACTATAATGGATAGCGCTAGCTCTTTTGGGCATTTGATCTATACTGCTTTTGTTGAAAAAATAACCACTCTTATTTACATATATTTCTTCGTTAGTTTCAGGGTTAAGTCCAGGAGTGTACATCTCATTCCACTCTTCTTGGATTAGCTCATCAGATTTCTTGAGTAGATTAACCCAATCTAAGCTTAAGCAATTCTCAAATACTACTACTCCACCACCTAAGTGTTTTGGTTTTACTTTATTAAATATCATTTTTTTCAATTTCTTTATTTGTATTATTGCTTGTTAGGGTTCTTTTTGCTGCTTCGGTTAATAAGTATATTTTTTGCTCATCGTCTTTTGCATACTTTTTTTCAATTTGATCTAAATAATCATTAACTATTCTAGGCATCCATACTTGACCACTGTCCATTACATCTGATGGATCTCTAATGTTAACACCTTTTTCTATATGATTAGAACCCTGTGAAAAGTAACCAACGTATGCATATCTTTCACCCTCTTGACATTCCATGACTTGATGAGTTGCTAAGTAGTTAGAAGGAAACATTAATACATCTCCAGATTTTGGAGAATAAGTAAAGTCTGCGTAAGGAAAAACTATTTCTCCGCCTACATAATCATTTTCACTTCTTACTTGATCCAAAGAAGATACAGAGTTATTGAAGTAAATTAATCCACCTAAAACATTTCTTATTGCAAGTTGTTGATCTGGTTCTGCTCCTGGCTGATAGTTGATGTCGTTGTCGCAGTGTTTTCCAAATCTTCCACCTTTTCCATATCCAACTATATGGCCCTGGGTTCTCCACCATAAACAGGGTAGCATCATAGGATAAAACTCTACATACCTTAGCATGCAGTAATACAGCACATCTTCGCAAGCTTGAAAAAAGTTATGATACTTTTGATCCAAGCTACCATCAAGAAAATTCATTATATGATTACAGGCTATTTCTACATCTTCCAATGAATACCTATGGCCACTTCTGTTTACTGCATAAATTGGATCACCAAATTCATCTTTAATAAAAGTAAAATCGTCCTTTAAAGCCTTAAGTCTTAGTGATCTTGCAAAATCTAGTATGTACTCATGGCTTTCCATCGGAATTACGTTCTTAAAAAGAACAATTCCCATTTTGTGCACTTCTATGTTTTCTTCTTTAATTTCGAACATCATGGCCCTAGGCTGCCTCTGCTAACTAGACTGTGTGAAATGATTGTTTTTCATCATTGAGTCAATCATTATATGATACAGTATAGCGTATGGTTATGCAAATTAAAACAAATCCTGTAAGAATCGCAGAAGAAATATATCAGATCAAGAACTATTTTACGGAAGATGCTTTTGATTTATTGTATTCAGATATATCATTAAAAATACTTTCATGCAATAAAGATGAAAATATAACATATCAAGACATTGATTATGAATACTATCCGGAATATAAAAATGATAATCCTCCTAAAACTAAAGTTAAAGTACCTTCATCGAGCGTTCACTTTATAGAGCCTTACAAAACCGAATTTTTAAATAAGACGAGAGAAAATTTGTCTTCAATATATCAAACTACAATATATGAAGAAAAAGATGCTAGTGTAGTTGTATTTTTTCCAGGAGAAGGGATACGAACACACTGGGATGGAAGTGTAGATGTGCCTACTTATGGTGGTCATCCACATAGAGATTATAGTAGTGTATTTTATTTTAATGAAGATTTTGAAGGTGGACTTTTACATTTTACAGAGATCAATATAAAAATAAAACCTGAGCCAAATATGCTATTACTATTTCCAACCACAATACGCTATTCACATCGTGTTGAAGAAGTTACTTCTGGAATTAGAATGATGAGTCCATCCTTTTGGTGCTCAGACAAAAAGGACAGAAATATTTAGGGCATTAACTGCTCATTATAGTCCTGCAGACTCAATACATCGTTTCTTATATTTGGAAGCCATTCAAGATTATCTCCATTGCCAGATGTTCCATCTGCACTTTTTGGTATTCCATAAGCAAAAAATTCTAAAAACACATATCGTGAACCATTTATTACAGGAGTGACTTCATGTGTGCCAATATAGTTAGATGGATAGACAACAGCGCTACCTGCCTTAGGCATATAATCTAAGCCTGTATATTTAAATTTTATATGCCCACCAGTAAAATTCTCACCATTAAGCTGATCTTCATTCTCCACACAGTCGTTAAGGTATAAAGCGCTGCTGAGTGTATTGTGGATTGGGAATTCATTCTTTGGCATTTCGTCAAACTCAAACTGGATTGTATCATCACAATGAGGACCTATGCCCCTACCATTATTGTAACCTGCTATGTGGCCACTGGTTTTCCACCATATAGAGGGAGTAACTTCCGGGTAAAGCAAGCAATACTGCACTACGCATTTATACAGGCCGTCTGTACATGCTTGCATAAATTGTTTTCGCTCTTCAGTAAGCGTTCTGCCATAGGTGGCAAATCTTTCTGGAGCTTTAAGTACATCGCTTAATTCAAATTTAAAGTTTGTTTTATTTACTGCAGAAGTTATACCATCTTTTTCTACGTAAGTAAAAATAGTTTCTTCTTTTTCTTGTAGCCATGAAACGTATTCTTTTAAAAATGCTTGATCTACGTTAATAACGTTATCAAATGAAACTACTCCACCACCATGATTATGATACTTTATTGACATACTGTATATTCACTTCTGGTTGACCATCGCATGCTTTGCCTATCATTTGTTCATTACTACTTGCGTCTTGTTTATCATTTGATTTTTCTATAGATTCTACATTTGATGTTTCTGCATATTGCACAACGCTTCTAACTTGATAAATAGGATTCCATCCCATTTGAACACCGCTTTTTTCTATATTTAAATTGCTATACATTGAAAAGGGAGATCTGCAATATAGTTCATAATCATCATAAATATTGTCCATCCAAACAGGAGGGCACCATTCAAAACTTTCATCTGCTTCTGATATAAGAATGTTTGTTGCAGGTTCGCTTGAACCCTGTCCAAAGAATGTAAGATAAGTATATCTTACTCCATCTCCCATTTTCCCTACTTCATGCGCAGCCAAATAGTTTGTTGGGAAAAATATTATATCTCCTTTTTTTGGAACATAAGATACTCCAAGATGAACAAAATTTAAATGTCCACCCATAAAATTTTTTCCATTCAGTTCTTCTTCTGATTCAACGCAATCATTAAAGTATACTAATGCACCACATGTTTGCCTAGATGCCATCATGCCTCTCGGCATGTATCTGATACCCTTACTGACTTTATAGTTAGTATCATTGTCAGCGTGACAACCTAGCACTCCTCCATCGCCGTATCTAAGAATGTGACCTCTTGTTTTCCACCAGATACTACCCAACATTAGTGGATAGTGATCTATGTATTTTAAAAGAGATTTATATATTTGATCTTCTAAGTAAATGAAAAAATCTTTTATCTGTTCAGTACTGTTTGGATTGACTGGAGCAAGAATCCTTATCGGAGTACAGGGGACATCTTTTTCTTCATATTTAAATCCGTCTTCATTAATTCCATATCTCTCACCATCATCTCCGGTTACCCATGTCCATCTATTCCTATGTGCTGCTTCAGACTCTGAATCTATATAATCTAAAACTAAATTTTCATCCATTTGAAAAGCATTCTTGAGAACAACTATTCCAGGAGCTAAAACTACAGCTTCAAGGCTTCCTATTTCTTTAAGCTCATCTTCTCCTATTGCAGGAGAAACTGGATAAGCTGTCTTACTACGTCTTTGATCGCCTTCGTTCATCCCAATACCTCATCTATCGCTTCTCTAATCGTCCATCCGGCACCTTGTATTCTTGGTATTTCGTCTAGTGGCATGTCTTGCCAATTAAATCTTGCAACCATAACTCCATCTTTACTGACCATAAACTTTTCATATCCATGAGGGATTCTAGCTATAGCTTGTCCAGCTACATTCTGACCCTTCTGAGCTGCGTCTGATTGGTTTGCAGCGGTGTCAGAGTAGCTTCTCTTTTCGTTGCCCTTTAACGCAGAAAAAAGAGGATGTTCATTTTTTCCATTTACATCTATTTTTTCAAAAAATGGAAACGTGACAAAAGGGTAGTGCTCTTTTATAAACGCACTTATTTCTTCATTAGTTCCAGGTTCTGTAGAAGCAAATTGATTACAGGGAAATGCTAAAACAGAGAATCCTCTATCTTTAAATTCATCATGCACTTTTTGAAGCTGCCAAAGCTGTCTACAAGTTCTGGCATAGGACCAAACTCTTGAACATTGTGGTTCATAGCCTGCTTTGCTGGAAACGTTAACCATCAATGTTAGCTTTCCCTTGTACTTAGATAGACCGTCTTCTTCACCATCTATAGTTCTAATTGGTATGTTATATATTGACATTATATGAATCTGCCTTAAAAATCATTTTTGGATATTCGTCTATTTGCACAGTTCCCATGATGCTATTATATAGAAAGTTACCTTCTATTTTAATAGAAGCTTTTTGTGGTGTGTCAACATTAAATTTTATTTCCAATTTTCCATTTTGTAATTTGCCATTATCAAAAATAGCGGAACCCATCTCTGTGGAAATACTACCTGAAACATGTGGAGTTATGGCGTCTAATTTAAGATTATAGTTTTCATCACCAAACGGCGTATCTATCACCATTTTCCATTCACCAATCATATGATCCTCACATTAATTTTACTAAGGTTTATATTATACTACAAAACCAAAACATTTTTATTCTACAAAAAATAATTTCTCCTCATAGCCTGAAGGAGGGTCGTCTTTATGCCATACATTAATTCCAACTATAAATCTTTGACTATTTTCACCACTTGGAGTAGTACCATGTAATATGCGTCCTGCGTCAAAATATACAACTCTATTAGGCCTATAGGTAATGATATCTCTTTTGCCAATTGGTTTATAGTATTTTTTTAAATGAGTCATTGTATATGGATCTTCTTCCGTAGTTAATAATACATATTCTTTTACTACATCTACGTCTACCCTGCCGGGGTGAATTTCCAAAACACCAGGATATACATTCTCGTCCACCTCAAAATGCGCATAGTATACTGCTCCTATCATCGGGCATCTAAATTCACCATTTTTTTCGTAGACAAAGGTATCTTCGTCTAAATGAGTTGGAAGAAACTGGCCGGGATTATAAGTTCTTGTCCAATATTCAAAACCAACTATCTCATCCAAATCGCAAGGTAAGTTATCTTCCCATATAGCTTTAACTAATCTTTTCTTTACAGTATCGCATGGGCTTCTCCACCAACCATCCCAAAACATCCAAGGAGAAAATACGGAAGCGTTATCATTATGATAGATATTTCCAGTTTTTAATTGCCTTGGACTTTCACCCATAGACGCAGGAAAAAAAGTAGGATCGTTTTCTATGTCTTTGAGAAGCTCTTCATCTTTGATGTAATCATCAATTATAACTATTGAATTTTGAGCTTTTTTAATTTTAGGATTTTGATATTCCATATTTACTCATAGTGGAATTCATTTAAAGAAAGAGCCAATGGTGGATTATCTTTATGCCAAACATTTATAATCATCACTTGTCTAATCCCAGAATTTGCTGGAGTGGTATTATGTATAACGTGACCAGCATCTAGTATTATTAATCTATTTCCTTTGTAGGCTATTCTTTCTCTTTCTTCCACAGGAGATATCTTAATGTTTTCTTTTTCTAAAGCTTCATGCGATCGATCAATTAAGGTGTGTTTGTGAATTTCCAAAAATCCACCATCTGTGTTTTCGCATCCGTATAATATTGCGCCATTTATTGGGCCGGTAAACACTTTATCCCTAGCATAAAGGAAAGTGTCTTCATCCACGTGTGTCGTAAGAAATTGTCCAGCCCTGTATGTTCTTGTCCAATATTCAAAACCAAGTATATCGTCATGCTGGTATTCTAATCGACTACCCCATATACTTTGTATTATTTGTTTCTTTAATGTATTAGCTGGACTGTTCCACCAACCGTCCCAGAACATATATGGTGCGTAGCAGCTTGCTTGCTCGTAGTGGTAGCTATTGAGCTCTGTAGCTATTTGGTCTCCACTACCCATTGATTCAGGATAAAAGTTAGGATCTTTTAGCATCTTTGAATAAAGATCTTTGTTTAAAAAATTATCTAATACAATCATTTTTTATTCCATCTATTGCGATTAAATCGCTAATTATTAATACTTGGAGAAACATAGACGTATAGATCCATTCTAAGTTCTGGATTTGTTACCATTGACTTTTTAAGTACGTCGGTAATACTATTGTTTGCTTCTACGTAAGATGGAACAAAGGCTTTAATAAACATTTCTTGAATATCTACAGTTTTTGGATCTAAACTATTTTCTATACAAAATTTATATATTATTGATTCAAATAATTCATTTTCTTTATCTAAGAATAATTGTGGGATTGATGGAGACAATGGATGAATAGAAGATAAAGATCCTAAAGTTCTATATCTTAAAGTTGAAATAAACCAATTTTTAAAATTAGGAGGAAGAATTTGATCTTCTTCTATTTTTCTTCTTGGGTCAGGGTCATTGCTTAAGTATCGTTCTAGTACAGTAGGGAAACTAAACTCTTCCATCTCCGTAATAATTTCATCTGAAAAATCAAGGTCTACCATTGCTTGATTACATTTTACTGGAAGTGAGGTTGTATTATTCCATGGATCATTGGCGCATTTAGACCAATGATATGCTGTCTTTAAAGCTCCAAATAGAGTTCTGCATATTCCCCCACAACCTGGCCAATTTATATATGCAGAATCGGGAATGTTTTTAAATGTAACCTTAGCAATGTGTATATTACCAACTGAATTAATTAAAGAGACGTGAGATATTAAATTGTCGGCAGTAAAATATGATATATCCAAAAGGGGTCCTGGTACCCCATTGGTTATGGTCATGTCGTGAAAACCTATAGCTCCATATTCCTCTAGGTCGCATCTTCCAGCTTGTATGTCAAGAAAAAAGTTTTTCCATTCTGGGTCATTCAGCAGCGTATCATAGTTTTCTATCAGTTTTGCAGCGGAGTTAAAAATCATAAATAAACTTTTATCTTTTTCATAATAACCGTCTATTATATCTGTTAACCATTCATAATTTTGATGATTAATTTTTTCAGTTTTATTATCTGAAATAACATAATATGTAAAATTGTTTTTAAAAACACCCAAATGAAAAAATGCAATTAAGGTTTGATCACCAATATCATATAAATCATATTCGGTATATTCCATAAACCCACTAGGGTAAAGGAGATTTATTGTGAAATCATCCTTAATACTGGTTATAGCATAGGCAGCATAGTTGCTTGGATCATATTCTTCGTGCGCCTTGATTTGCATTTTAACTCCTAGTTACAGTAAAGATATCTTATTGTCTATCTCTTTTATCTTATAGATTATATCATAGATGTCTTTTTCAGCTGTGCTATTTTCAGCGGGGATGAAGCTGTCTTCATCAAACTCTTCTAGATCTATGTTTAGTATTGACAGTCTTAAAATTAAAGCTTTTTCAAGTTCTGTTTTCACTAATTGATATGCTTCTTTTTTTTGTTCAGAAGATAGGCTAAATCGCATGCTTATACTTCTAGACTTGCAATTTCCTGTTTAATAATATTTAGAGCATCTAAACCCTTTTTTAATCGCCCACGTGCACCTACTACTCTTAGGTCACTTAAATCAATAGATGGATCTTCTTCTTCAAAACTGTTCTCATCAAATGTTACTGGGTCAATTTCCAGCACTATAAGAGCTTCATAGATATCCTTTTCATGTTTTGGGATATTTTCTTGCAATATTTCTAATTTAGTGCTTTTGTCTACATTGTTAAAGAGCATAACCATTCCTTTGGATTCTGGACATATATCACATATAGTACCAAATTATTTTGTAAATTTACCATTTTTTGTATCATCTGAAAATGGCTCAGCAAGTTTGATCAGCCCATCATGCTTTGGCCCAATTTGGTTACCGTTTTCATCTAGCCCACTTCTAATGCCGTTCATCCAAGTCCAAGGTTGTTCGTGAAGCTTTTTCATTTTTGCGTCGCCGTATGATTGACGTTTGGCCATTAGTTCTGGCTTATCCCAAAGATTCTCAACTACTACTTCTGTATTCTCTAGAAGATCATTGTTGTATATATTAAAGAACATAAATGGCATTCCTGCTTCAAATCTAACTGGTTCTCCAATTTTAGTAATTTTCCAATTCATATTAAATTCATCTGGCCACCAGGAGCTTGGTATGGTTGCTGATAGTGGAGCTGCGCCATCTACAAAATAATTTGGAGATCCTGATATCCAGGTGTCGTAACCTTCTTCGGTGTTGATGGCCCATCCTGTTGCAAAAGAAATAATCCCAATTATAGATGGAATTACCACTGGTCTTCCATCTAAGAATTCTCCCTCTAAAACTCTAGGAGTTGTATTTCCGCCATCCCATTGAACTACTACATCCTGTTGCAATATCAGTTCCCAACCATTTACATTAGCTGCAGACATGGGCAAACACTTATAAGCGTGCTTGTTGTAGGTTTCGTCCATCCAATCTCTCTTGAGTCTAGATTGTTGTATCTTTGGTGGATTTTGATGAGTTTTAGTTAATGTTATTTTCGTCATACTCTTCTTCTAGAAATTGTTCTATAACTTTTTTAATGTTTGCCAATGCGTCCTCAGGGGATGTACTTCTATTTCCACTGCTGTATGCTAAGTCTAATAAATCTGAATTACAAAATCTAACATACTTACTTCCATCTTTGGATACGATAAATTTCTCAAAATTTCCATTAATTACATTACTATTTTTTTGTAATTCTTTAAAAAGCGGATGCATATCTCCCTTTGGCTGACGAAAATCTATGTCAGTTTTATCGTGCTCTTCTCTTACTCTTTTATAGGCTTCTTTATCTTGGTTTGGATCTAAAATATTAACCATCTCAGAAAATGGAAAATCTGTATTATAAAGTTTTACCATATGATCTTTCATATTCTCGGCACTAGTGTTAGAGTCAGCAAACTCTCCATAGGCATCTTGGCAAAAATCTGTACTAGGGAGAGCTAAAGCTTCAAATCCCAAATCTTTATATTGATTGTAGATATCTTGAATAATTGTATACTGAGGAGAGTTTGCGCATTCTCCGGTTACGTTGAATAGTATAGAAACTTTTCCTTTAAGATTTGCTAAGATCCCATCTTCTCCATCTATGGATTTAAGTGGAAAATCATATATGTTATTATCTACATGTTCTACAAATGATTCTTCTGAATTTTGATTCATTTTTTCTCCTTTTATTATATTATTTTGTATAAATAAGTCAAGATCATCAGGCGTACCCATACCATGCATAGCATTTACTTTATGCGAAATGATTAATTTTTGATCTCCTATAGCCTCATTGTATACCGGGCATATGTAAAATTCGTCATTTGTTCTAATATTTTTTTGTATCATTTTATTAGCGTATTTAACATAATCTGAACCTTTTTTCCAGAAGTATATACCACAAGTAGCTTCATTGCTAATTACATCTTTTTCTGCAACTGCGTCAATAGTTCCAAAATCATTATTTTTAACGTAAGACCATTTGGGATCGGAATTTTCAAATGTTAATATTCCTCCATCTATGCCTTTTAGTATAAAATTGTTGATTATGAGATTAATATCATCGTCTATGTATTGATCAATATTTGCTATAACTAGATGATCATTATTATCTATTAAGTCTTTTGCTAGCAAGCTAGATGATACTGCGCCGGGTAGCTTGCCATTTTGTATAATAATTTTACCTTGATTTACATGCTTATGAATCAATTCTGCAATGTTATATAAATCTTGGTCTTCTTTTCTAACTATGAATATATATTCTGCTTCAATGCCAATATTTTCTATAACTATTTCTATCATCGTTTTATTATTTATTTTAATCATTGGCTTGATATCTTTATAGCCAGCATCTTTAAATCTAGAACCTTCTCCAGCCATTGGTATCAAGACTTTAATTTTTTGCTTTTGTTCATTATTCATAATAGTATTTAAATAATTTCTTGATTGTTTAATATTTCAACTGATAAATCTTTCCAGTCAGCTTGAATGATAGTATACCAATTTCCAGTTTTAATGTAATTTAAATATTTGTCTAGTGTATTAACACGAGTTGGATTAAAGAAAATTCTAAACTTTTGATCATCAAAAGGATGAGCAATTTCTATTATTTTTGTTTTTTTATCAGCAAAAATAGCGTTACATAATCCACTTCCTTGAAGACTAATTATTGTATTAGAATTTTGAATTAAGCTTATTTGTTCAATATAACTTAATTCTTCAAAGAAAACTTTTTTAATTTGTTTTTCTTTTTTATTAAAAATAGTTTTTAACAAATCTATAAACTTATTTTCGTCTAATATTGTTCTATCAAGATATGTTTTACACGTATTAAGAAAATCTTTTGGGTTAATTGTTTCTTGTTCTAACATTTTTTTAAAATCTTCATTAAACTTATTTGAATAATTTTCTCTAGAAATATACAATACATCAATTTTTTGATCAAATTTATTAATGTATTTTTTATGCCTATTTACCATAAGGGATAAACCAAATAGGCAAGTTTCGTAGCCTGGGAATGTAAATGGAAATTCTATATCAGCATCTACATAATCTTGGACTAAAGATCTTGAAGCCCTGTAGTACCTTGTCATTTCTGACATATTTGACATTTTATCTCCAGAAACTAATTTTACAAGATTAAATTTTTTATCTATTTCATCAGATATTAAAGCATTATCGTCATGTATGATGTACACTTCTTCTATAAGTACATTTTCTTCACCATTAGAAAAAATGTCTTCATTATTTAAATTAAATTCCTTTTTATATATATCAAATATGCCTTTATGGTAAGCATGGTCGTGATGGTCAAATATAAAAAATGGTTTTATTTCACTATCAAAATCATTAAGTGTTTCAAATTGACTATAGAATTCAGTAAATCCATGGAATATAGGAGTAAAAGCTAAGACTACAAATCTTTTACCACTAACTACTCTTGTTGGATAATCATTTTCTTCTACGCAATTTTGATTTCTGTTTTCTCCTTCTTTAAATGATTTTATTAATAAATTTTTTAATTTTAATATTTGAAATTTATTTTTTGATTCATATTTTTGATCTTCATCTAAAGTAATTGTAATTTCATGGTCAATAAATTCAACATTTTCACAGTCAACTGCAATTTGAGCAGTTGTGTATTGAATGTTTCTAGTAAATTTGCTAGGAATTTTTTCAATTTTATTTGTATCAAATATATAAAAATAAAAATCATTTTCCAATTTAATCAGCCTTTAATAGAGTTGGCAGTGGTGCCGTTTCAATTCCAGAAGAAGGTGTTTTTGATTGGCCAATTTCATTATAGTTATACATTGTAACTGCACTATATTTAGTGCCTTTAGTTACTTCCATTGATCCATGTGCATAGATATAGGTTGAAGGAAAGAATATGACATCTCCCTTTTGAGCTTTAAATTTAAGGTTTAGATAAGGGAACCAAAGCTCTCCTCCTTCATAGTCATCATTGAAGAATCCGACTGAAGAAAGTGTGCAAAAGTATGAAAAACCTGAATCTGTATGGACTTGGAAGTGCTGACCTTCTCCGTACTTTATGAAGTTAATTGCTTCCATAAACTCCATCTTAAAATTATATCTTCTTTCATAATCCGCTAAGCAAGTCTCTAAGATAGAGTTATAGTCATCATAAACATTCTTAATCTCAGATAGTTCTTCTGGAAGATGGTCCCAGTGCTTTGGTCCTATTTTTAAATCATAGCAATCTCTATACTCTGGCATTTTTTCGTTATATCCAACCATAGCTTCATTCCATTTAAAATAATCATGGTCACTATCAACAAGAGTGTCTTCTAGTCTTTTAGGAATGTTAACGCCGTCTGGTACTGCGTTTCTGTAGAGTATTACTCCTAATTTTGGGTCTTCTATATTAAAAATTTCCAATTCAATCTCCAATTTATTACTAGCTTGCTAGTTCTGTCATGATATACTTTACCATAGCGTTTATTGAATAGTCAAATTTTGAAAATATGAGAGGCAAAATATGGAACAGTCACTCGTTCAACCAGGCCATTTTGGTAATTCTGTTAACAATATAAAAGTAATTGATAATTTTATAGAGCTAGATGATCTTAAGATTGTACAAAAATTTTTGCCCACCATCAACGAATGGATGGATGCCGGAGAGAATCAATATGCAGATGATGGAACTTGTATCTATGATGCCTCTTACTGGGCAAATAGGCAATGTAGTTGGGATATTCTTCAGAGAATTAATATTCAAGTTTATAATATAATTGATAAATACATTGAAAAAATGAAACAATTTTTAGAACAATCTTTTAATGTCGGTCTATCTACTAGGCCTCCAGTGATAATTAAATGGCGTCCTGGCATGGAACAAAGACCACATGCAGATAAGCAAACTAATGACGGTAAACCAAATCCTTTTCCAACTTATGATATAAATTCATTGTTTTATTATAATGATAATTTTCAAGGTGGAGAATTATACTATCCCGACCATGATTTAACTGTAGTTCCAAAACCTGGCTTAGCTGTTGCTCATCCTGGAGATATCAATTATCTACACGGAGTCAAGCAAGTTGTCTCTGGAGAAAGATATACTACTCCATCTTTTTATACCATTACTGAGTTAAAGTAAAAAAGACTAAGCTTGCAAGTCGCCCAAGGCTACCCAAGTATCAGTAGCTCTCTTGATTAACGTGACAGAAGACCATTGAGCTCTTAAGTTAGCTCGGTTTGCTGTGCCTTGCGGTGTAGCATTTAACGTTACGCCTGCAGTTACTACAATGCTTGTAGCTCCTGCTCCTGTTTGAAGAACTGTAATTTGACTTCCAATTGGAAAGGCTACTGATGCATTTGTTGGGATTGTTACTGTATTAGCTGAAGCAACACTCATTTCAATCATGTCATCTTTGTCATTTAACACTAATGTGTAACTAGCAGTTTGTGCATTTGTTATAACATTAGAAGAAGCAAAGTCTAATGATATTGTTCCATTACCAACTTGTAATTTTTTATTAGTAGTATCCCAAGAAAGTCTTGCATCTGTAGTAGATGAACTAGTGGAAAGGGTTAGAGTTGGACTATTCGTTACTGGACTTGTAAAAGTTTTGTTTGTAAATGTTTCGGTTCCTGCAAGGGTTGCTAATGTGCCAGTAGTTGGAAGAGTTACCGATGTTGTACCAGTTGCAGTCAATGTAGTTGCAAATGCACCTGAAGTGGTAAAGTTTCCACCAAAAGTAAGAGTCTTACTTGCATTAACTATAAGGTTCCCAGTTATAGTTGTTGTTGATCCACTATTACCAATATTTATTGCAGTAGCATAAGCATTACCTACGCCTACTGATCCGACTGATGTACTTCCATAACCACCATCAATTGATACACTTCCACCATTGTTAGTTGCTCCGCCAGAAGCACTCCCTCCATACAGAGCTGCTGGACCACCAGATACTACCCCTGTTCCTACGGCGTCGGCTCCTGCTACACTGACATATGGAGCTGACTGATTTCCTGATCCATTTAAGTTATTAGGTTTAATCATCAGAGTTCCATAAACTGCACCACTTGTTGTTATTTGTGAGCCACCGCTTTGTCTGCCAACTACGGTTAAGATATTATTTATTGTTGTTGCTCCGGTTGCAGCACCAATGTTGAGTGCCGTTGCTGCACCTGCAAAGTTTATAGTTGTTTGACCAACATTCAGCAAGGTAAAGGTAGAACTTAGGCTATTTAACGAGGTTTCAATAGTTGGACTTGTTAAAGTTTTATTAGTAAAAGTTTCAGTTCCTGCGAGTGTTGCTAATGTACCGGTCTCTGGCAGTGTTATGCTAGTGTTGTCTGTAGTTGCAAGTGTGGTTGAATAAGCGCCGTCTTCTGTAGTAATTGTAAAGTTTCCGCCAAGAGTAATAGTTTTATCATAATTGACCCAATTGGTTCCATTGTATCTTAGCATTTGCCCAATTGATGATGATGTTATTACGGTGTCGGAAAGATCATTTAATACTGCTGAACCAAGACTTCCAGTCGGACCAGTCGGACCAGTCGGACCAGTCGGACCAGTAATGCCAACCTCGCCCTGTAAACCAGCAAGGGACACAGCCGCAGAGCTAAAAGAACCTTCACCTGCTTCATAGTCAGAATAAACACTGAAACTAGTGTCTTGAACAAGGGCTGTAATTTCACCGGTAATATATCCTGATGCTGCATTGACTTTTACGTGATTACCTAAAGCAAAAGCTCCAGTGTTAGCGGAAGTGAATACATAGGTAGTGCCAATAGTTCCATCAATGGAAGTTGCACATGATGCAGTAACTCCAGCATAAGCGCGTCCTGTAGAACCCGTAGGCCCTGTAGGCCCTGTAGGCCCTGTTGGACCAGTCAACCCAGTATCCCCAGTTGGGCCAGTTGGACCGGTGTCTCCAGTAGGGCCAGTTGGGCCTGGAGCACCTTCTGCTCCATTTATCCCATTTAATCCATTTATTCCAGGTTCTCCTTGTGGTCCGGTAGGGCCTGGAGCACCTTCTGCACCAGGCATACCTGGAGCACCTTCTGCTCCTGTAGGACCAGTATCCCCCATGGGTCCGGTAGGGCCGGTAGGACCGACCTCAAGGCCTGCTACGGCTATATAAACCGATATCCTGACTGAGTTAGAAGCTGGGGCAGAATCAAAATAAACTGTGATAGTGTTACTAGATGTAGCTTCCCAAGAAGTTAATATTAAACCATATGGAGAAGCTGCTTCTCTAACGGTTACACTTACATCTCTGCTTCCAAAATTATGGGTAAGAACAAATGAAGTACTGGTTCCATCTCCTACAGTTGCATTATAAACTGTGCCAGCTAAGCTAACTGCACTAGTGAATTCTACAATAGCATTAGAGCTATTCTTGTAAAATATTTTTCCATCAGCGTAGTTTAACGCCAATTCACCATGATCCAGCGTTGTAGGAGCCTGAGTTGGAGTTGCTGATCTTTTTATTTTAATAGTGTTAGCCATAGTAGATCTCTTTTACTTAAATACCGGTGGGAAAGACGGTGGAAAGAAAGGTGGAAAGAAAGGTGGAAAGAAAGGTGGGAAGAAAGGTGGAAAGAATGGTGGGAAGAATGGTGGGAAGTAAGGAGGGAAGTAAGGAGGGAAGTAAGGAGGGAAATAGGGGGGGAAATAAGGTGGGAAATAGGGGGGGAAATAAGGTGGAAAATATGGTGGGAAATATGGAGAATACTTAGTGTAAGCTACATCTTCTTTTCTAGGATATACCGTATTAGCAGCAGGTGTTTCAGATACAATCTCATCCAATCTAGTTAAGTTGCCACCAGAAGGATCGTTTAAGTTAGTATTAGATACAACTCCGTACGTCAAAACCCGCTGCTGTCAACTTAGGGTCAGCAACAACGGGCTTATCTCCAACTATGTTGGGTACATTATTTTTTCTTGGTCCTGATGAATTTCCGCTGCTAATAGCCATAATTTAACCTGTTGACAAATAATATATTATATTGACTTGTCATTTCTACTCCATAGATAAAGTGTCAGTTAATTATAGTCTTAGAACGTTCCACCGTCAAGTGTGTAGTTGCCAGCAGCTACGTCAGCTAAAGTTGAGCTATAAGCCTGTACGTTGGTCCCAATGGCCAATCCAAGCGCCGTACGAGCATCTCCAGCATTTGCTGAGCCAGTTCCACCGTTAGCAATAGCTATTGACGTACCAGTCCAAGTACCAGCGGTAATTGTTCCAAGTGTAGTAATGCTGTCATCGCCAGTATACGTGCCACCAGCCACTGCAGCGAGCGTAGAGTTGTAGGCCTGTACGTTGGTGCCGATTGCTAATCCAAGAGCCGTACGGGCTGCTCCAGCGTCTGTAGAGCCTGTTCCACCGTTAGCTATGGCTATTGCCGTACCATTCCATGTACCAGTTGCAATTGTTCCAACTGAGGTAAGGCTTGATGCCGTTACTCCTGAACCAAGAGTAGTAGCATTAAGTACAGAAGTTCCTGCAATCAGCAATGACTTACCAGTAACAAGGTTCATATTTTCAGATGAAGTCCATGCGTCAGTTGCGTCAATCCAGTTAAAGGTCTTGTCCGTATCGCCCTTAAGGGTAATACCGCCACCGTCTGCACCTGCATCTGTTGGAGAGGCACTTGAACCAAGCTCAAGGTTCTTGTCATCAACACTTACAGTAGTTGAGTTAATTGTAGTTGTTGTACCATTGACTGTCAGATCACCTGAAAGGGTAAGAGATGTACCAGTAGCAGCACCAATGTTTGGCGTTACAAGTGTTGGCGTATTAGCAAATACTAATGCTCCAGTACCAGTTTCATCAGATATAATTCCAGCAAGTTCTGATGATGAAGTAGCTGCAAAATCCGAAAGTTTATTATTAGTAAGCGCTACAGTACCAGTTGCGTCTGGAAGACTTACGGTTCTGTCGGCTGTTGGATCTACAACATACAGTGTTGTTTCAAAATCATTATCTGTCGTTCCCTCAAAAATGATGTTATGTGTTGCTGGAAGCAAGATACCATGAATAACTGGTGTTTGACCAACTGCCGTAATGGTTGGACCATTGATGGTTGGCGTAGTAAGAGTCTTGTTTGTAAGTGTCTGAACATTTGTAGTTCCAACTACTGCACCAGTTGCACCATGTGCTTCTGTTGCTGATGTATGAGTCGTTAAGTTGCCAGCAACTGTTGATGCTGAACCATACGCATCATAAGTATTTGCGGTTACTGAAATTGCACCTGTTGAGTCAGTATAGGTAAGACCTGTGCCAACTGCATTTCCAACTGCATCTTGTGCAGCTTCATTGAAGTCTGTAACTGCACTTGCTGGGATAGCAATTGTTGCAGTTCCAGCTGCTGTTAAACGGCCCTGTGCGTCAACTGTAAAGGTTGAAACAGCTGTAGCTGAACCAAATGAACCAGCAGTTACTGTAGTATTGTCAAGGTTTAAGGTAAGCGTGTCAGTTGCAGAGGCTACTGATGTTAGGCCTGTGCCTCCAACTATAACAAATGTATCTCCACCAGAAATGGTGAGATTGTCACCATCATCTGCATCTACTGTAAATGAAGTAGATATAGAAGCTGTTCCAGCTGCTGTCAAACGACCTTGAGCATCAACCGTAAAGGTTGGGATTGCGCTAGCTGAGCCATAGGAACCAGCTGATACGGCGGTGTTGTCAAGGTTAACCGTAACGGTATCTGTTGCTGAAACAACTGAGCTTAAACCTGTGCCACCAGAAACTGTTAACGTATTGCCATTGGCAATTGTTTCAGTAGTTCCAGTGTCTCCAGCAAAAGATAGCCCAGTAAATGAGCCACTTGCGCTAACTGCTGAGTCTACATATGCAGTGGTAGCTACTGAAGTTGAGTTATTATTAGCAGACTTTGTTGTTGCTGTTGCAGAAGCACCAAGGGAAACAGTTCCTGAGAATGTTTTATTACCAGTTATTGTCTGTGTACCAGAAAGGCCTACATAGGCACCTGACCCAGCAATGGCTTCGGCAGTTGTCGCAAGTCCACCTGCTCCACCGGTTCCTTTTCCGTAATAAAGTGTATCGTCGACTTCATTGTAAGCGAGCTCGGCATTTGCGAGACCTGTTGGGGCACCAGCCGCACCTGACGCTCTTCTTTTGATTCTGATTGTATTAGCCATTTTAGAAATTTCCCCCATCGGTTAGATTAGTTTCAACGTAATTGACCCATTTTGAGCCGTTATATCGCAAGACATTGCCTGCTGCAACAGAAGTAATAGTAACGTCACTTAATCCATTTAAAGCTTCTGATGCGGCTATTCTGTCTTTAATTGTTAAGTGAGATCCTGCTGGATTAAAACCTAGAACAGTTTGAACTGCTTCCATTGCATCATTTAAGTTTGCGTGCTGCTGATGATGGGGAACTGTTGTTGAATTTAAAGTATCATTAACTGTTGGATTAATTAAAACATCTAAAGAATTTGGATAATTTGTTGCCATATTTTTCCTATAAAGATAATATTTTACTTAGATCGTTACTCCATACTATAGTAATGGGTAAGCTAAAATTAACACCCGCAAAAGGTAAGCCGGTAGAAGTATCTATATACGCAATAAGCCTTGAGTTAGAGTCCGATGTTCCATTTTGGTATAAAACTACAGCTTTAAAAGCAGAACCGTCGTGCACGGCTATCGTAATGTCGTCTGCATCAAGCACTCCAAGTGCATTGGTTATGTTCTGTATTGTTTCCGATCTATTTTTTATGTAAGTTGGATTAATGTTTGAAACATATTCGTCCGAGTTAGCAGATGGAACGTATGAACTATTGACAAGTAAGATTTTTAAGCTACTGGATGAAACGTTAATTTGTCCATTTAATAAAGCTTGTTTTGCTTTTCCATAAACAAAATTAGCCATTTTTATATTCCTATATTTTCAGAAATAACTATTCTGTATTTGTATCCTGTTTCAAAATAATCTGGTCCATCAGTATAGTATGATGGCGTTGCGTCTAATGATGGGAAATCCACGTAAACATCAGGCTTCCAAGAATGCATAGAGACTCTTGGTTCTAGGGTTTCCCACCTAGTAGGAGTTCTTTGTATTATTTTTCTTTGGACCTTAAAATAAGCTTTATTCAAGAAGTTTGAAGCTGGTCTTTCATTAAAGGTAATGATGACTCTTCCATTATTATATGTGTTATCTATATAAAAATCACCGTTATTAGGATCTATTGATTCAATAAAAAATTCAGGGTTTTTTGCTATGACCTGATATGTTGTATAGGTGTTTGGAATTATAGATTTGTCTTCAACTAATATTTGTTCAATTTGAGGAATAACTGGTTCTGAAATTGAAATTGGAGTAGCTGTATCTGTTTTTGTAAATCTTATTTTCTCTTCTGGAATAACTTGATTTGCTGCGTCTACTAAACCGTTTACTCTAATATAATATTCTTGGCTAGATGACAACATCTTGTTCCAATTAAGAACAAGTACTCGTGAAATCTGATTATAATCTGCTATTGTCGATATGGCTATAAATGGATCTGAGACAGTTGATGGTGTACTAGCTGTTGTCTGTACGATAAAGTTTGCGTTTATTAATGAACTTATTTTTACAGTTCTAGCAAATTTTATAACTACAGTATCAGATCCAACGGAAGCATATTCTATAAGATTAAGTGCCACTTTATTCTCCTGGAGACCTGTTTACGTATATGCAATATAGTAAGAGTGATATTATAAAAAGAAAAGGGGACGGTGATAATTAAACCACCGTCCCCGATCCTCATAGGGAGCCGTAACTATAACTTCCCTAAGGCTTTATTAAATTTCGTTTGTAAGAATAACCTCATAGTTACGTGCAAGGTTGATATTCTTAGCAACAGTAATACCTTCACCGTCACCGAGCATTACGATATCATAACGCTCTTTCATCTTCATCTGACGAATGTCACGGCTTGGATCATCGAACTGATCTGTGCTCATGTCATCCTTGACGAGGAGAGTTCCTACTTCATTGCGGTCGATAAGGAAGATGTCCGACTTTGCAGCTGTTTCGCCACTCTTTGCCGTAAAGCTAACGAATGGTGAAACCAATACGTTAAGGCCAAGAGGTGCTGTGGCGTTTATTGCGCCATCTGCATTTTGAGGACGGTAACCCCAGCTTGTGTTAACTGCAGAAGCGGCACCACCGTAGTGGAAGACGCTATCCTTGAGGAACACTGACCACATGAGTGGGTGCAAGATGAAGTCGGTAGGAATGTGCTTTTCTGCCATGAGCACTGCTGCCATGTCAACTACGTCATCCCAGGTAATGGTACCGTTGGCTGTGCCAGCGATTCCTCTACCAGTTGTATCATCATACGACCCACTGGCGTTGTCGAATACAACAGTTGCTGCATCCTTGAAACGGCTAAGTGCGATTTGTTCTTTCAAACGAGCCATAGCACGACCTGCTGCACGAACATGAAGTCCGACAATGTCCCAAAGGGAGTCAGCAATGACTTCCTCTGTGAAGGAGAGCTTTACGCCCTTCTTCGAGACTTTGCCTTCAATCTGCTTTGCAAAGGCGAGTGCCTGCTCTGGGTATTCTTGCCCTTCGGGAATCTCTGCTGCTTGAATTGCATTAACTGCTGGGAATTCCAGAGAACGCCCTTTGCCAAGGCGAACTACCGAAAGGAGAGGGGTTACAAGCAACTGTGGTTCAGCTGCCTCTCTTAGAGTACGAGAGATAACTTTAGGAAAGAGTGCAGCTGCGTCAGGTGACGAAAATGCTTCTTTGATAGTAACTCTGTTGTCTGAATCGATGTACCCATCCTCAGCTAATGCGGTTTCCCAAGCTGGGAGACCCGAAAGGAGTTCTTGGATTGTTTTACTCATCTTAGGATTATTCCTCCTGTTAGTGTTTTTCTTTATTATTACAATGTTAAGTTGACGCGGAATGCGCCAATTACATTAGTTACATCTAGGTTTGAACGGATACCTAGTTTACCCTGGTATGCGCCAGACTTTGTTAATTCAAACACAGTCTTAAGTGCACCTGGATCTGATGGCAACTGCATGTAGGAAAGAAGTCCATCATCAAAGTTTGTAGCAAACTTCTCGACTTCGACAACTTTACCAACCTGCAACCATGGATATGCACCAGCGGCTGCAGTTGTAGCTGCAAGCTTTACTGGACGACCCATAAAGTCAGCAGCAATTAAATCGCCACCAGCTAGATCCGCATTAACTCCTGTTACCATTGGGTACTCTACATAGCCACCTGTAATGAAACCAGCACCTTGTGAGGTTCCTTTATCAAATGGTCTATAGAGATCATATTGCGCAACGCCTACTGGGACTGAGTAGGCTGCAACAGCCTGTGTGTCTCCTGATGCGCCAGCAACTGGAGTTGCTGCTGCGGTTGGGTTCCAACCGGAAATTGTGTCACCCCAAGTAACGCTTCCTGCACTACCGTTAGCTGGAACGAAACGTGAATCGCCACTACTATCGGTAACTACTGAAAGGATTGTTCCTTTTGGAATAACGACTTCAAAACGATCATCTTCTGAATCTGAGTACCAGGTTGGAAGAGCGATGCTTGGAAGGATGTAGGCTGCTGGTGCAGAACCTGAAGAAACCAAGAAACGGCCTGAACCGGTCTTTGTTCCTACTTTACGAAATTTTGCTAAACTCATTTAATTTCTCCTTGTATATTTTTATGATTAAAGTTTACGACGGCCCATTAAGGCATCTACAAACAGTTCTTCAACTGAATTATTTTTTGCTTTTGGTTGTTCGATAACCTCTTCGTCATCCTCTTCTAAAACGTTTTCTTCTTTTTCTAAGACAACGTCATTTTCAAGGATAGACTCACTAAGACCATGAATGCTCTTTTTGAATATTGGGAGCTTTGCAAGATCTCTTAACGTATCAGCTAGTGAACCAGCTGATCTAGTTACGTGATCCTTAATAAGTTCTTCTCTGCTTTCAACAGATTCAGTTCCTATTGAGATTTTAGTATCGACAACTCTTTCAGCCAAAGTACGGTGTAGAGCTTGTTTAAGCTTCTTGTTTTCTTCTTCAAGTAAATGGAGTTTTTTCATTAAATCATCAGCATCTTGCTCAGAGACTATATTGTTGTCAGTGAGCTCTACCTTTGAATCTTCATTTACTTTGTTTTCTTCAGCGACTTCAGAATTAGCTGATTCAACTGCCTCTGAGGCGAGTTCTTCTGCTGATTCTGGAACTACTGTAGACTCTTGCTCATCAGCAGCTGGTGCTATCGATGAGTCTTTTGCAATTTGTGCTTCAAGTTGAGCAATTTTTTCATTTGCCTTTTTAAGGGCATCAACTGGATCAACTTCTAAATCTTCTTTATCCGTAACCGTTTCTTCAGTTACTTCTTCTTCAGTCTTGAGCGACTCTTCTGCTTCCGGGGCCTCTTCAGGCTCTGTAGCTTCTGGAGCTTCTGTATCGTCTTGTGATACTTCAGGATCTGATTCCTGAACAGTGCCTGCAGCGATGTTTGAAAGATCTTGACTTAGATCTTCTACAGCAGCGAGGATGTCCTCACTCTTAACGTTTTCGTCCATATTTGAGTTCTCCTCATGGCTATTGATATCTTCACTTCCCTTAGATAGTAATGATGAGTTCTCACTGTTACTATTTTCGCTCTCCTGTATGGCTATTGCCGACAAGAAAGCACCTTTCATGTGGAGATACAAGGGTCTAGATTCTTTTTTCTTTAAGTTATGTAATATAGATTCATTCTCACTAATAGAGACGATATCTTCTTCATTCATATGTAAAACAAAGGCTTTGCTCTTTGCGACCCAGTCTTCTGAATCGGAAATTGCTACTTTGCCATCAACAGCCTTCTTGGATCTAACACTAGATCTTTGATCGGCTGGTTGATTAACAAAAGAGTATTCTTTAAAAGAAATGTCCTGCATATCTATATATGCCATTTTTCCTTTGTGAACAGTTCCTCTTTTGTACTTAGGAGCTTTTGGTCTTCCGCTAGCGTCTTCGGTAGCAAGGTCTTCTCCACTGATGGAGCAAACTGCTTTTCCGGCACGACCGCCTACGGAACCAGTGAGGTATCTTTGATCAGAAATCTTTTGCGCTGCTACTGGATCAGTAACGGCAATCTGCAAACGAACAAAATGAGAACCATCTTCTTCTTTGTCCATCTTTGCAGCTATAACTCGACCAATTGGTTCTGAGCTAAGATCATGATTCATGATGATTGGTTTTGGATATGGATCAACCCAAGATTGTAATGCTTTTTCTAATTCAGCTGCAGAATAGTTATTATAGTTAGCAGTTAGTCCGTTCGTGGATTGCTGCTACTTCTATTATGAGGCCATAGTTTTCATTAAATCCTTCAGAGAAATCATATGTAGATTCAGAAAGATCTGGAAGCTGTATAGTAAAGTTTTCTACAAACTCAAATGTCATTTGCTTACTCCAAATAATGGTTCTTTAAATTCAAAGGTTATAGTAAATTGATTTTTATAAGATTGAACAATATTATATGAAAATATCATACTTTCTACTAATTACTATAAGTTACACTGCCTCTAGGATCTCCATTGTTTGAGAAATCTTGAAGCATCATTTTATTCATAATGTGCGGAGTGTATATATAACTTGCACAATATAAATTATACCCTAATTTTTTAGCGTTTGCACACCATCCTAAATCTTCCCCTTGAGGATGAAGTTTGTAGTCTACATTGTTGTAAACGTTGGGTGACATCATCTTTGCTGCCATGATTATGTCAGATTTAAAATAAGTACCTAAAGGATATTGTTCTTTTCTATAGGCTTTTTCTAGATCTTGTTCTTCTTCATGCCAGTTCATTACACCTGGATACATTGTTGTTGTAGGGGTCATAAACATTCCCGTGCTAACAGCGTCTGCGCCTGATTGAATATGGCTAGTTAAAAGCTTAATTGTGTTGCTATTGGTTAATAGTATATCCGAATCTAAACTATAATAATAATCAGGTTTGATATCTCTTACTTTTGTAAGCAGAGAGTTTCTAAGTGAAACCATATTTTCATACTTAGAGATGCTCCATTGTCTAGTCCCTTCTTCGTGATAAAAATGAGGAATATCTTCTCTCACACTTATATCGAATAAAGCAACAGACTTAACGTGCTTTTTGTATCTCTCCAGCATTTGGGTTGTTTGTTCGTCATCCGGAGATGCCTCAAAAATAAATCCTATATTAGATAAATCAATTCCTTGACTTTCAATACAGGAAATCCAATATGGAAAAATCCATTCTCTTTTATATATCGGACAACCTATTAATAGCTTCATCTTATTGAAATATTATTCAGATACTTTTTCTTTTTCAAAGGCTGCTGAAGCTACTTTTTTTTCTACTTTTGGAGCAGGAGCTTTTTCTTCTTCAGTAGCTGGAGCTGGAGAATCGTCTTCTTCTTCTTGAGAAAGTACATCGACTATTTCGTCAATCACTATCACTAAGTGCATCAATGCCAAACGAAGTTGACCATTGTCAACAGCTGTTCTAAACTCTTCTAAAGCCTTGAAGAAATCTTTGTCTTCTTTGTTATTCTGACTTACCATTTTCTATAACCTCTATTGTATCTAATTGATCGAAATCATCTCGTATAGTAGTATACTCTTCATCGAGGAGATTTTCAATAGTGGTTAGGAATTGATTGTCCATTCTTTTAATATTTGGAGAAGTTTTCTTTCCATACTGGTTAGCTGGACGCATCGTGTTATCTACGCCTTTATTTGCGGGAGCTGTTTTTTTATCAACAGGGGTAAGGCTTTGGTTCTTATTGGCAGGTTTTTCTGTATTGCCATTTTTTCTCAAATCAGGCTGAGAAGTATCTATTACGCTAGTGCTTTGATTATCTGGATTAAATGAACTTGAGTTAATTGCCCCTGTGGCTATGGCCAATTGAACCTTACCTTGAATCGCAGAGTATAGTTGAGAGAGATCTAGCTCTGGATGCTCATAACCGAGAGCCACTCTTGTCTCACCTAATGTTGCAATGTTATTTACATATTTTTGAATTAAATGAGTTTCTTTTTTAACCTGAGTATCTACGTCTATTTCTTTGAATCTAAAGAAACAACGATCAGAGATATTTGACTCCATTGGATTAACGATAGGATCAAATCCACCCTCAAATAACAACTCATTAAATATGTTAAGTCGAATCATTTCAGAAAATAGTCTTTGATAATTTTTTACCTTATCATAGAGAGCTGTATCCAATCTCTCTGTAACAGATCTATTTCCACCATTAAGAGTCATACCAAGGTGGTGAGGTGCAACACCTAGTCCAATAGCCACTCTTTCCTTAAAGTGATCCATGTAAGGTATTGCATCTAATGCTGCTCCTCCAGATCCGATAATAGATACATCGTGTCTATGAGGAAGAATCAATCCACCTTCATTGTTTAGATTCTCTAGCTCTATCGAAGCTCTTTCGATCTCATCGGGCTCTGCTGGTTGCTCTGGAGTTCCAATTGTATATTTGTATAATGGGAATAGTTCTCTATGAACAAGGTTCTGCACATCTTCTTCCATTTGGCGAAGGGCTATAACATCGTCAAGTGCATTGGTTATAAACGGAGTTCCAAAAGCTCTTCCGGTTTTTCTATCATAATGAAGATGAATTACTTGATCTGCTGGCCATTCTGGAGCTAAGGTATTGGGAGAAAAAGTATAAGGGTTTGTTTGCTGCTTATATCTTTTTGGCTTGTTATGCTTATCTCTAAGAATTTTAACTTGCTCAGTTGGTATTAGGTAATAACCAACTATCGGTTGAGCTCCATTGATTGCAGTTAAAGTTGTAGGAAAATAATCACCTATATCGGCTCTAGCTTTAACCACAAATGCATTACCAAATTTTATAAGTTGATCGACTATTTCACTCAAGAAATCAATGAAAGGTCTTTTCATTGTTATCTCCAAGAAGTCTATTCTTTGATAAAGATAAGATCTAGCTTCATGGTTTTCTGAGATTATGTCCCAGCCCTCTTTCCAGAAAAGCTCTTTATATTTATTGAAACCTTGTTTTACATACGAGTCAGTATCTATGGCCTGAATAATTCTCTCAAAGTCATATGGGGCAGGTTCAAATACAGTTCTTGTATTAGAAGTTAACGCCACCCCTCTAAAGCCAAGGGCAATAGAAGCTATTCTCATGGAGGTGCTAAGAGATCTTAGCTCATCTGGTTCTAGCGTTTTTGCAACGAAATTGTTTTCGTTTTCCACTCTTTGGAATGGAAGGTAGTCTTTAATGGCCATGATACTTCCCGTATATAAAACTAAACTATGTTAAATAGTAGTGTTTTATTTATATATGCTAAAGAATTTAGCTCTTGTCTTGCATTCCTGCTGCTTCAAATGTCTTTTGAATAATCAAATTCTTTACAGCTTCGAGCCAGAAAATAGTCTCTGCTTCATTAAAATCGCTCTTGTAAGCTAAGTTTTTATCGGAAATATTGATTCCAATATTAAACTCTTTAGGAGCTTGTACTTCTTCTGCTACTGTTTCTGTTGCTACTTCTTCTTTTTTAGCTGCCATTACTTATCCTTTTTTGATATCTGAGTTACTGGTGTTGAAAAATCTTCGTCATGAGTATGCGTCTGAAGCTCTTGAATGACTAAATTTAATTGTTTGATTGTGGCTTCTTTAACCACTAAATCTGTTGTAAGCTGTGATAGCTTTTCTTGAAATGTTTGAATAATTAAATTCACATCTAAATTTGGTTCTTGCATTGTCGTTCCTATCTTAGTTGAATTGACATCTTAGTATATCAGCTTTGAATCTTTAATTCCAACTCTTTTACTTTTTGAGAAAGTTCTTGAACGGCCTTAACTAAAGGGGATATAAATTGTTCATAAGAAAGAGACTGCTTAGAATCTGGATCATTAATATTACTAATTGACCAACCAGCAAAATCTTCAACTCCAAATTGATCTATTACTTCTTTTACTTCTTGGGCAATAAATCCCCAATGCCTTCTAACTCCAGGTATTGGCTTTAATCTGTAAATTTCTCCACCTTTTTCATCTGTTCCAATGATTATGGGGTTTCCATTTTGATCTTTTTCTATTTCATTGCTTCCAACTATAAATTTATAACTAACAGGTCTAAGTGTTTCTATGAAATCAAGACCCAAACTTGCATCTTCTATATCCTTTTTCAACCTGATATCAGATGTAGATATAGAAGTATTATTGGAGTATAATCTTTTCCACCTTTTATCGGCAGATCCTGAACCAGTAGCTGTATTATCTTGCCCTAAGTCATATGTATTATCAGTATTGGGAGACCAATCGCTTTTAACGCCATATCCATTACCTAAAGTTACGTATGCTGGATTGAAATTTGTTCCAGTTACAATTGACCCACTTACAGTTGCTCCATTTATGCTAGAGCCTGTTCCAGTAGCGTTAATGTCATATCCAGCTGTTATGTTTATTTCCCTTGCGTAAGTTGTAGCTGAGACTATGAGCGTACCCGTAAGAGTTCCCCCAGACGAAGGGAGATAAGCGTGAGAATGTCCTGACAGCGATACTATGGTCCCGCCAACATAAAGGGAACCAACAAGAACATCAACTCTACCATCTTCTCTTACTGTAAAAGTGTTAGTTCCATCTAATTTTTCTACAACAAATGGATATCTATTAGTAGCAGTATTTCCAACTCCTTGAACTCTACAAACTGTAGTACCGTCTACAGCAGCTCCATCTCCAACTCTTAATCTTTCTAAAACCCTAAAGTCACCTTTTACATATCCGGTTGCACCTTCTAATTGTCCTAAAAAATTTCCTTTTTGCGCAGTAAGATTACCTTCATTGTCAACGTAAAATGCTCCATTGCCCAAACTTATAGCTGCATTGGTGTCATCCATGTAAAGATAAGATTTATTAGATGTTGCCCTAAAGTAAACTGTTCCATCACCTCTTTCAAGCCATGTATTGGTCCAACTGCCTTTAATGTTACTCAGTACTATTCCACGAAAATCGCTTGCACTTCCGTTAGCGTCTGTTAAGTTATTTCCAACTTGAACATTTCCTACAGTTAGTTTTCCAGTAAGATTTCCGCTTGTTGCATTTATATATCCACTGAAGCTAGCATTCCCAGATCCATCTATTCTGAAATTTTTAGAAACTATTTGTCCATTATCAAGATCTATTCTTGTGCCGACTGAAGAGTAGGTAGAGGAAGTATTAGGCCAACTAAAGCCAGTAGACTCTATTGTTCCAGTTCTAATTAGTCCACCCTTAATTATGGTTGAATTAGAGTTTATTCTAGTAGCTGGATTTTCTGCACCTAATGCTGCGTTACTAGCGACTGTTGTAGCACTTGTTCCGCCTATTGTTACTTCTCCAGAAATATTAAAAGCATCAGTAGTTGCATCGTAGGATATATTCTTTGTTGCATTGCCGACCTTAAATGAACCGTTTACATACCAGTAGTTATTATTAACGTTACCACTAGCAGTGTCAGAAATCTTTAATCCAATAACTCCAGATCTATTTCCGATTACTAAAGACTGTGCTCCAGAAGTTACTGAAAAGATATTAGCCTCTGGCAATGAAGCACCAGGGTCGATAATTGCGTCTGAACCAATACGAACTTGACTTCCGTCAAATGTGATTCCCTGAATTCCACCAAAGTTGACACGGCCATCACCAGTGATATTCCATCCTTTTGCGTAGCAAGTAAATTCAACTAAACCAGCTACAGAATGATTAACAGTTGCTGTAAAATTAGTTTCATCTACAATTGAACTTATTTGAGAGTTTGATCCAAATCTACCAGGACCAAGAACGTTAGGTGTTGCTAGGTTTACTCCAGGAATAAAGAAAAACATTCCTGGATATAAGCCGTTTGTTGTCCCTTGAGTTAAGGTTACTAGTTTTTTATTTGCTTCAGTACCAGTTGTCGACAAAGTTGCTCTTAAGTTTCCTACTTCTGGTTTATATGAAGCAGATTTTATAACGGAGTCTGATCCAGTTAAAATTATTTGAGCAGAACCTATATAACCTGATGTGATTCTTGAAGCGCTGAGCTCTTGTATATGAGCTGATGGTATAAAGGGAATTTGTCCAGATTTTTGAAGAGGAGTCCAACTTGATGCTACTCCAGAGGTAGTGATTGATCTAACCTTAACAAAGTAGTATGCTTTTATTTGTTCAAAGTTAGTTGTAATTGTACTATCTGTAACATTTTCTACAAAAGTACCTTGCTCTATATAGGAAGTTTCTTCTAGGTTTACAGTAAATACGTTTGAGCTAGAAAAACCTTGAATCTCATAATCATCTTCTGATATAGGCTCGTAATGTAATCCAATTTGTTCTACTTGAGATTCTTTGTATACTTTATATTCATAGTTTTTTAGGTTAAGATCATCAGCTGGGTTAAAGCTAACCATTGCTGTTTTATAACCTACGGATATTTGAAGATTTCCAAGTGACGTAGGTTCAACCTGGTCTGTTGGAACAGTGAATCTTATAGCAGCAGAAGGGTCTAAAGTATTATTTAAGTCAGCGTCTTTTGCCCTAACTGTTAATAAATATTGTTTTCCTGGTTTTAAATTTTGAAGTGTCTTTTTTACAATAGCCATTATTTTACTCCGCCTATAGATATAAATGATAAATCAGGATTTATAGATTCTTCACCTAGAGATATATTATAATTTTTTAAAAATTGTATTTCTTTAATTAAAATATTATTTCCAGATGATAATACGTTTTTATCATATAAAGTTTCTATTTCTATAATATATTCCTCATAGCCTAAATCTATTATATTAATAAGCTCAGTCTCCAAAAGACCAGAGGATAAGTAGCAGTCTACATTTGTCCAGTCTACTACGACCTGTTCTATCTGTTGATCAGAAATAATTTTTGTAGATATTCTATATTTAAAAATTCCATGATCTGGACCAACATTTCCTATTAATTTAAATTTAGGTCCACTAAAATTACCTACAACTTTTACTTCTGCTTTTGTTGATTTGTTATCTATCCAATCAACTCCATCATTAAAAAATGTTAATGTATAATTTTCTTTAGAGTCTTTATCAACTTTACTTTGATATAGATTAACGTCACTAGGAGTTGCGCTTAATGGCGCATTGTCTTGAGAATTATTTCCCGATAAATAATAATTGATAGTAGATTGATCATATTGAATATACTTATAAACAGTTTCATCTATATCGTAGTTATAGTAAGAAGTTGGCTTTATATATTTTATATAATCTCTACCATAATAAAGATTATAATTAACGGCATTTCCGGGACCAATAGAATGTTCTTTTGCAGATTTAAAATAAATTAAATTATCCAGAATTGTAGTTGATACTGGAGTAGCATCTGTTGAATCTATTGGGTCTTCATAAACCATTACGTAAGAATGATCTTGTTCTGTCTTGACTAGATTAGCATCATATAGGTAATTAATTTCGTTATCTAACAAATCAACGAATAACCAATCGTTTGCATGAATTGTTTCTTTGATGTCAGAAAAAGATAATCCGTTTTCTTAATGGCGGATTCGACAAATTAAGCGTATATGGAGACGCTGAAATATTACTATCATTCTTTAAATAGCTAAACCAAGTCATATCAAATCTCTATGTATCTAATCTCAAATTCATACTTATCTTTTAACTCATCAGGAACATTAATGCTTACTACAACATCTGCTACTGGAACTCCACCAATTAGTATATCAGGTATGAAGGATTCTATCTTAATATCTAAAATGTCTTTAACTTTTAGAAGATCACTGTTTTTATAATCGTCTCTTACTGAATTGTAATCTATGTCTATAGATCTAATTTTAGTAGAACCGTCATATCCCGTATGACTATGAGTACTTAAATCTACTCCATCAATAGTAACGTTAGGTTCTACCGAGACATCGCCTGATATAACCCCACCTGTTTTGAGTAAATACTGAGGGTGATTATCCTCGCCTAAATCATCCAATGAAGAGTGACTAGACTTTAATGATTCTGTTATAGAACTTCTATCGGCAACTGCGTAATAAGCTGCTGATATATACTCTTCATTAGATTCAGAAGTAACTATTCTATTTTTAGATATAGCTTTAGATGCTAATTGAGAAATGTAAAGAACATATTTTCTTCTTTGCATTATTGATTGATATAATGAATCTATTTTTTTGATCATTATATTTCTTCTTTCAAGAAGATCTGTCAAAACAGACTTAAAGTTTCCTTCTATAGTTAAGACAGCAGTTATCGCTTCTTCTGCAAGTCGAGGCATTTGAGAGAGCATGTTAGTCGTTCTAAAATCTAAAGCTAAATCTCCTCCAACTTTTGTTTTAAACTTTATAGATGGTCCTAAAAACTTTTCATAAAAAACACTACAGTCTTGACCTAGGTCCTTGTTCAAAGACTCTATTTGATTATTAATTGATACTGTTTCTGAATTTACTCTGATCGAAAAAAATGCTTGAAATTGACCGGCTTGTCTTTTAGTGACTTTATCCACTTCGGATTCTGGGAGAAGGACGGGAGAGGCTGGGATCGCGTCTTCAAACCTCCTCTGATAATGGGTCGCCATTTTGAGCCAGTAGAGGTAGTACGTTGCGACTTGTTGCTGTGATTCGTCTTCATAGTCATCTCCAAAATCTGTCATTAGTGATTTCTTAATGCACTCAGCTTCATTGATAAGTGCTTTTGCTATTTTTCTAAAAGAATATATATGACCAAAAGTAGTTGAAGATATGAGTTGATCATATTCTTTTGTAAACTTTCTACATCCTCTACAACCATGTTTTTCTGCATATAGATATTCTGCATGTGAGATAAAATTAGGAAGAGTACCCTCTCCTAAAGATTGATCGTTTATTTTAGATATTTCACTCCATACATACCTGTGATATTCACTTATAGCTGGAGTAGCATTTGGGTCTAAGCTAATCTCATTTAATAATTTTTCTAATTCATCTACAAAAAAAAGTAAATCATCACAAGTATTCTTTGCCTGATCCTTTACCGCTTTTAGTGGAACACTGTAATACTGATCCGTACCAGCTGCGTAAGTTGTAACGTCTGATTTAAGTTGAAACTTATTTTTACCTGCGTCTTTGTTTAAATCTGCGTAAGGCGATACTCCATTAAGCTGGTAGTCGCCAAATATATCTGATTCAACTGCTTGAATTTGGTTAAGGTTTTCAATAGCCATAATTACCCTTAGAACATCTTCCTGGTATTTTGTCTAGATCCACTTTTTCTAGATCTTCCAGCTTTTAATCCCTGTGTTCTATTTGTGTCCAAGAAATGCTTTCCGTATCCAGATTCTTTTTCACTATCACTGTCTTCCTCATTCTTTTGCTTTGGCATAAAAAATGTATTAGAAAATGTAGTTGTATTTGTTGCTGATTTAATCTTGCTAAATTCACCAAAGTTTTGAGTTATTGCGAGAAGGGCTAGCATCAAAGCATCGTGTGCATGATCTACCGCTGAACCACCTGCCTCAAAGACTGGTCTTCCAGACTGAGTAGTTCTAACTACCACATAAGATATTAACTGGGTATAAAGTTCTTCATCAAAAGAGGAGAATAGAATTTGTTCTCTTTCAAGATATTGCCTAAGGTTATCGACCATGTAAGGTTTGATTTCTTTTTTGGTAGGAAGCTTAGTGTAAGGATCCCTAATTTCTATAGATTCACTAAACGCAACTCCTTTTACTTTTTCCCTAAGATTAGATTGAGGATTTTCCATCCCATACTTGTGAAGCAGTTCTACTTGAACTTCACCATATCCTCTGTCAACATATATAAACTTTGGGCTAAAAGAATGATTTAGTTCTACGATTCTATTAACGGCGTTGGTTAAGGTGTATTCAGACTTAGCAATCTCTTCTCTGTACACTACTCTGACCTTACCTCTAAATCTTTCGTCCTCATAGGCCTCTGAGCACGCTTCTAAGACGACTATATTGGTTCCGGCACCATACTTGTCCCAATCCACTCCAACCGAGTAGAAGCTCCTTGCAGACTGTATCTCTGGAATATAATTCCACCCTGGTTCAACGAAAGCTCTATCTACATATTTTCTAGGATATACGCCTTCAGAGTCTTCACCCCAGTCAGCTTCAATTTCATGCCTGTAACCAGATTCAGAATATTCTTCTCTAAATTCGTCTTCTTGATCTTTAGTGAAGTATGGGTTGCAATACGAAGGATACCAGAATTCTTTGAATCTTTCGTTCCTACACCAATCCCAGAATCTCTCTCTTCTACCAGTTGGAGTAGAAGCTCCAATGAGAACTTTATCTGGTTGATCTTCTGCGGTTTTCTGCAACATGGCATATAACGCATCGAGGTCGTCTGGATTCATATAATCCATTTCGTCCAAAACAATTAGATGGGCTTCCTGACCACGAGCTACGTCAGACTTTCCGTCCAGATCTCATGCCAGAAGTAAAGAATCGAATAGTTGATCCATTAGAAAACTGAATCATGAATTGAGGAGATGTTACTTTTCTAGTTATAGAATTAGTTACAATATCACTCTTAGAAGATAATCTTAATATTTCTTGATAGATTAATTCAACTTGAGTTTTCATTGGCGCAATAACCAATGAGCGACCATCGGTATGAGTATAGCTATAATGAAGCAAGTAAATAGCCATACTAAAAGTCTTACCTAAACGACGACCTGCTCTAAGTACCTTTCTTAGTCCTGGATCTCTTAATATTAGCGTTTGATAAACTCTGGTCTCAGCATTCAGGAAATGCTTTGCCCATCTGCATGGGTCTTTAGCTATGTGTATCTGCCTTTGTTGTTCTGCGGAAACACCAATATCTAATAATTCTCTATCTATTTCAAAAGGCTCATCAACTAACAGGGCAAGTTCTTTTATAGTTAAAGGTCTCTCTGTTACTGGAGTTCCATCATTCCAAGCAAGATGGCTTAATTTGTTTTCAAATACCCATTCAATTCTTTTTATTTGTTTAATTGTTTCAGGGTTTTGCTCTTGAATAATTTCAAGTAAATCTTCTCTTGAAAGATTCTCTAATTTTTCTCTAAATCTAGTAGTTGTATTTGACATATTTATCCAAAGTGGGCGTGCATCATTGCACCTTCTGAACCCAAAAGAGACCTTGCGTTTAGTCTACTGTTCTGAATGGCAGATACACCTCTTGCCCTGGATGTAGCTGCTACTTCGTTATCTTTATAACCTGCACCAAATAAACCATTATTCATAGTTCCAGTCATAGACTTCATTCCATCTTTTCCAAAATTTATACCAGCTTTAACGCCGGCACCAGCTAGTTTAGCTAAATTATACGCTAAATCTGCTGCAAACACAAGGTTCACTCCAGGAATAGCAGCTAATAATGCCTCACCAGCAACTGCCATTCCAACTCTTGCACCTCCAGCTTTTGCAGCCTGTGCTGCGCCCTTAACTCCAAGGGTCTTTATTATACCTTGATCTGATATCTGAGTAGCCATTAATCCTGCTCTTGCAGAGACCATTTCAGGAGCAAGTGAAGATGCTAGATGGGTGCCTCCAGTTACTCCTCTGCCAAGAGCCCTATTCATTAAAGCCGGATTAGCTTCCAAGGCCCCAGCTAAAGGCCTAATCATCTTTTCAGCTGCTTCTGTCATGGCAATATTTTCAACACCAAAAGCTGCTGTTCTACCAACTGTGCCATTCAACGTTCTCATCTCTATTCCACCACCAGAGGTCAAAAGATTTTGAGTAAATGATTTTGTATACTTTCCTGTCATTCCTTCAGTTGTGGCATAACGTCTCATACCATTTGTTACTGGTGCTGCGCCTTCCATGCCCATTAAAGATCTATAGGCTCCAATTTGACCAGTGTTACTTGTCGCCATAGACCTTCCAACTGCAATTCTTTCCGCTGGAGTTGATCCACCCATTCCGATCAAATGACCAGTGTCTGCTCCCAGTCTAGCTGCACTTATAGAGCCATTAGCTTTTATGACACTGCCCAAAGATGCATTGTTTTGAACCATGACTCTAGATAAATTTCTATCCATTTTTGTCAATTTACGAGGTGACATCTTTTCAGCTCTTGCTACAGCACCAAGTCTACCTATCATTCCTCCGTTGAAATAATTACCTGGTGCTTCTCCCGCAGGCTTTCTTAATGATCCGCCTCTAGCAAACCTATTTACAGCTCTACTTCCATTGACTATTGCGTTTCCAGTCGTAGACATAAACCCACCTTGAACAGGTGCGTAAAAGTTAGAATGAGCTCCAGCGCTAAATACTGAAGTACTGTGCATTCTTCCTGAAAGCATGTGCAATGGATTGGCATAGTTCGCCCTAAAACCACCAGCCATGCCAGGTGTTCCACGGACTCCTTCTGCTGATCTGGCAAGCATTCTGCTGCCTCTTGTTGTTTCTTTTCCAAACTTTGAACCAAAAGCAAAAGATCTATGCGAAAGATCAGTAGGCTTCATAGAGCCTGCATCTTTATATATTCTAAACTTATCTCTACCTATTGCTGTTCCAAATTTACCCCTACTGGTGAGCTTGTCGTCATAAAAGCCACCTTTAAGCATTGTTTGTTGATAGCGAAAGTTATTAAACCCAGCCATTGCCATAGGCGTTGGAAGCATAGACATAGCTTGCGTCATTGCACCGGGGAATCCACCTATTGCTGCTGCTTCTTGAGCTGCTACCATTTTTGTATTCTGGTCGCCTATCATTCTATCCTCTTCTCAAGTTGTGCATTCCGAGAACTATGTCTCCAGAACTATTCATTTGTTGAGATATTCTTCCAGAAGAATTACGATAAGCTTCTCTTGGGTCCGATGGACCTTGGTCCCAATTGTGTTCTAAGGTGTTAGGATCTAGTCTTCTACTTCCACTATATGCAGTCTTAATAGCTTTGTCGCCTCTGTGTTTCCCTGTTCTAACATATCCGGCTGTAGCTGCTCCACCACCCATTAACCCACCTACAGCTGCACCTTTTGCGCTTCTAGTAATTAGTCCACCAATTCCAGCTCCTATTGCTGCACCAGCAGTTACACCTGCTCCTGGATTCAATGGAATTGCATAATCATCTGCGTACTGTGGGCTTAAAAGCTTTGCTCCACTTGCAGCTCCACCAATTGCTCCGCCACCAAAAATTAATGGACTTAATTTTCCACCTGTAAATTCTTTATCAGCGTCTGGGTTGTCAAACGCAACGTCCATTGCTGCGTCCATTGCTGGACGAGCTGCAACGTTGTACATTCCTACTGCTGCTGCTCCTCCAATTATTGCCTTTGTACCAAATGAAGATGTAGCTGCTTTATATAAACTTTTACCCACACCCGGTGCCTTTGATGCTACTGCACTTGCTCCCCTAGTTAAAGGTGAAGCGTTATTAGCATACTGCCCTGCCCCTTGTGCAACCGCACTAGCACGAGAAGATGCAGAATTTCCTACCCTATTAAAGAAACCTCCTACACGTGCCGTCTCTTGACTAAAGTATCCTGCAGCTCTACTGGATCTTACCTCTTGTCCAACTCTGTTTAAGATGTTTCCAAATGATGGCATCTGTTTTATCCTCTAAATAAATGGGCGTTTTTTTGTGGACTCATATTTGTATGCCCTACTTTTCTGCGATCTAAATTACCAACAACTCCAGCTGTTGCCAGTGGGTCTGAGTTCGACTGTGGAGCCTTAGGGGCTAACAACGCCTCTTGTGCACCATATGGTCTTTGACCCTGTTCTGGCTCAGACATCATCATAGTACTTTCATATTGCTGATTTTCTCTATGTTTTTTAGAGAAATGTCTTGCAATTAATGCAGTACCAATTACTGCTGCTCCAATTGCCACTTTACCTCTATTGTCCCCATACATTTGTTTAGCCCTAATGGCAAATGGTTGAAACTTATCACCTATTTCTTTAGCCTTACTAATTCTTAAGTTTGATACTAATTTAGAATCGTCTGCTAATACATTAGCAGTTGCTCCAAGTCCTCTTATCGCTTCCTCGTCTGCTGCACGACCAGCTAATTGAGCAGCTCTTTCTGCACCAGACGCGCCTTCTACTGCTTCTAATCCAATTCTTTCTAATGCTTCTACTCCAACCGCTGCCTCTTGGTTTCTCATTGGTGACAATGCTACTCCTAGCATGTCTTCTCCACCAAAAACTTGATTAATTCTCATTGGGTTCTTCATTGCTTCTACGTCAGTGTTTTGTCCAAAGAATATTTCTGGCATAGTGTGTTGTAACGCTTGCTTTAATCTTCCTCCTGCTTCTCCCTTTACGGTAAAGCTTATGATTCCTCTTTCTCTTAAGGTTCTGCCAAGTTGTTCTACTATTGATTCGTAAGCTCCTCTTGCACCCTGTGGTATGACTAGGTCGTCACCTCCTGTCACCATCTGACTAACCTGTTTACTATTTACATCTATACCAGAAGCTTTTATGCTTTCAGTAATTTGATTAATAGGATGAATTGACATGTCATTTTCAATTGGTATATCTGTTGTAATATGCCTAAGGGCTTGCCTAACTAGATCTTGCGATTCCGCTACTGCCTCATCTTCTATTTGTGAAAAACCATGATTGAATCTTAAGTTAACAACATTCTCATTTTGAGGACCACTAGGAAGGGAATAGTGAACAGTATGATTTGCCTGTTCTAGATATTCTGGACTACCAATAAGAATTCTTTTTCCAGTTTTTTCACCTAAATTATCAATTTGATCTACTTCTAGTTTCCCTAAAATATTAGATGGAATAATAAAGTTTGAACCAGATTTTTCAACACCTTCTAATGGAATTCTTGAATAAGGTTTTTTATTAAATGTTGTTTCCTCTATCATTCCAAATTCAAGTTCTCTTCCTTGTCCAACAGCGTATGTTTGTCCAAATTCCTCTAACAGTTCAATGTGTTCTGCTATATTTCTAGCAGTTCTTGCTTCTTCTCCGGATATCTTTCCAGCATGTTGCCTAAATAGTGTTGCTCCAATGTCGGAAGTTGCCCTTGAAGTTTCTACCGCAGAAACTCTAGAAACTGGAGATATATCAGCATAGGGCAAACCTAGCTCTTGCATTCTTTGCGCATAGTGAGAAATTCTTTCCGTACCATCTTCTAGTATGTCTCCATAATGAACTGTCTTTGAAAGAGGTATTCCTGCTTCTCTATAATTCGTAGAAGTGTGAGTAAGAGATTCTATTAATTGATCTTGATCAGTATTTGGATTAAATGGTAGCCCAGGTAAGTTTCTAGCTTGTCTTGCTGCGCTCATTTGTGTTAATTCAGTATGCTCCATGTTGGTCATTCTTATATCCAGCATGTTGTTAGCCATGTTAGTTTTTATTGGAGCAATACCAGGTGCAATTTCTATGAGATCTTCTTCTAGTCCTGTTCTTGCATTCGCTAAAGTGTCTCTTATAAGTGATCGAGCTTTTGTTTGAAAATCAGATGGAAGAGTAGTTCCTTCTGGAAGATTAGTTATATAAAACTTATCTTTACCAAATCTTAATCTTCCCTGAAAATCATCTCCAAACCTAGAGATATCATCTTCAGAGAGACCTAATGCTCTCATTTGATCTTGGGCTATGCTTCCTTCTAAATCAAGCGATACTCTTCTAATTCCCTCTTCAGTATCTGCTAAATATTTATAGCCAGTTTCACTTAATAGATTTACGTCTTTAACATTAGTAGTCAAAGTAAGCGCACTACTTCTAGTTGCTTTTCTTCTAAAATGTTGCTCAAATGCACTGAAACCTTTTTTTCTAACAAAACCCGCTTCGTCTAATCCCCTAAATGCTTGACGACCAAGTTCTTCGTCTAACCCTGCAGATTTAACCATGTTTATAACTTGTTCTTCTGTTAAGGTTCTTTGAATTCTTAATCTATCTTCTACTATTGCTTTTTCTATATAGCCCTGCATTACTACGTCCACTTTACCTGTGTGCGTACCTTTTTCTAGAGCTTTTAAAAGACTTGGATTATTAATCGCATCTTCTTCTATGATTGATAATAGATTTGTATTTAAAATAGTATTTTCTACAGAACTAACAGTAGCACCTTGCCCTGTAAATTCAGCTTTTTCCATTAGAGATCTATCTATAAGGGAATTTGTTAAAAACTTATTTACATGTTCTTGATTTACTCCACCAACTCTTTCAAGTATATTTTTTTGATCATTTACTTGTTTCATCATTGTTACAGTAACGCTATGTAATGTATCAACAACAAAATGTGGATCGTTAGCTCTTCTCTCTGCAAACTCTCTAAGAACTTTTATTGTTTCTGGATTTTTAGCCATGGGTAATACGTTTCTTACCATAAAGTCAATGTCAAAACTGTTGTTATGAAGAGAAAATCTAGTTGGAAGACCATTTGCATTTTCGCCTTTACCCATTATCATTGTAAAAGCTTCTCTAATTGCAGTTTCTGCGTCATCTCCACCTTCTTCTAAGAAACTGTATATTGGATTTTTTAATTTTTTTGTAACAGTGCCAAATTCGTCAACATGATCTACCATTTCTCTTGCTTCGGATTGCATAAAAGCGGTTTCTGATAAAGGAACTGGTCTTTCTACTCCACCTACTGTTTCGTAAGTTGCTCCGGCATCCATTTTGTTTGTTTTGATATTAAAAGTTGTAACATTAGAAGGATCTATATCTTGAGTATATGTAGTATTTCCGTGGATATCGGTTATTGCTTTTCTATGCAATACAGAAATTTCTCTTGTTTGAGATAATGGATGAAGTCCTGTAGTTTCAATGTCTAATGTATAAATATTATATTCTTGACCAGGCAATATGTCATACATCCCCATTTTTCTAATCAGTTCTTCGTGACTAGAAACACCAGCCATTGCTTGTTCTGCAGTAGATGATTCTATACCCTGTCTAATTGATTGGCCCGGCAATCTAACTCCGTATAAGTTAAGACCTCTTTGTAATGGATTAGTTACAACCCTATCTCCAATTTCCAATAGCGTACCATCGGCATTAATTAGTCTACCATCGGTATCGACTAATGGTGCTATCCATCTAGCTGTTTGCGAATACATTTCATATGCTTCTTGGAAAGATGGTAATTGAGTTTTTCCTATACTAATTGCATCACTTAAGTTTCCACCAGTCATTCTAGTGTTAACTGAAGTTCTCATCAATGACATTAGGGCTGGATGAATTCCGTTGACCTGCTTGTAATTGAGGGTCAATAAAGTATCTACCAAATGTGTTATATGGGCTTGAAGTTGGTAATGATATTCCCGGAGTACCCAATCGTTCTACTATCTCTGGCATATTTATAGTGTTTTGGGCAAACATCTCATAAATAGGTTGTCTTGCCTTGTAATTTAAATCAGTTAGATCTAGTCTCGCACTTGTGGCTTTTAACCCTTTTCTCCATCGTAACTCAGCTGTTGGAGATTCTCCGTAACATTCTTTGACCACTTAGACTTAGACTATCTGGATCTTCTAACGTTTCCATGTAAGTGTTAGTAACTTTTCTTAGTGAAGTAAAGTATCTTTCGACGCCATAGATAAATGGATCTGAGTCTTCTGTGTTATATATTCTATTTATATCTTGTGGAGTAATAAAACTAGATTGAGGAACTATCGGAATTGATCCGCTTCGTCTTGATAGCCTAGCAGCATTTATTTCTTGTTCTGGTATAGTCTGCCTTGGTAGTATCTTAGCCACTTTCTTTTTCTCCCGAGGATTCAGAATCTACAATGTAATCATCGATCTCATAGGTACCAAGTTTTTGTCTAAGAATCTTATTTCTTTCCGTTTCAACATTTTTAACTTTTTGAATTATTTCAGATATAGCTTGAGCAGTATCAAGTTGAACTTGTCCGACTTTTGCTCTAGCTTCACGTGTTGCCAGTAATTGATTACGAAGATCTTTTCTTCTCTTGTGCAAACGATCTTCTAATTCAACTGCAAGGTGCAATTCTTTTTTGAGAATTGGCTCACCACTATTAGGGTCAATTCCAACAATATTTTCTTGAATGAAATGTTCTTTAGCAAGCAGTTTTGTTTTACGAAGATATTGAACTTCTTGATCCACAAGGTCTCTAACCATAGAAACTTCGACTAAATTGTCTGGACTAACATCCAATTGATGCATGTATTCAGAAGTGAACTGAGAAACCATAGACATCTCTATTGGACATGGCTTCCCATGTGGGGCAAGATTCTCTGCGTATAATGGACATGTTGAGGCGTAGACGCATTTGCTAGACTGACAACTCATTGGTATAGAAGAAAACATGGCGTTTTTAGTTCTCTGTGGTCTAATTAATTCTGTTGCCTTATCTACTTGAGACTGATCCCATTCTTCAGGAAAAAACAAGTCTGGTCTTAATGACTCAAAACTTTTTATGAAGTTATTCTTTTGGTCAATCTTTTCTATTTCCGACATTTAAGTCTATCCAATCGCTATTATATCTTTTATCTTCGTAAAATTTTTCTATTAGAACACTCTTACAATTAGAACAATATGTATCTCTTACCAATACCTGTATATTATAATCGTAATATTCTGAAACTACTTCAGTTTTATATAGGCACCTAGGACATTTCATTTAGTGCTTGAATCAAACTTTTTTGAATCTTACTTATTGCTTGAGCATCTTGGGCTGCGTTAAAAAATACTCCAACTTCTCTCATTTCGTCTGGAGAAAGAGTTGCGCTTATTACATATCTTGCACCTTTGCAAGCGTCACAATAGCTTTCTCTGTATGAGGATTTACAGATACATTCTTCTATTAGACCAAAAAATTCTAAAGACTCAGCTATAGAAAACCATTTATTCTTAAATAACTTTTTAGTCTGTTCTTTATATGCTCTCAACTTATACTGATCGTCAGAAAGGAGAGTCCCCATATCTAAAGCTTGTTTCATTAATTCATTTATTGTCTTATATAAAAAATTAGGTAATTCAAAGTTACCATTTAAATCAATATAATTCTTCCAATCATTCATCTTACATATCTCCAATACATTATTATTATAAAATTTTATATCAAGTTAGAATTCGCCTACTCCCATTCCACCTGATGATTTTGGTTGCAACCCGCCAGTTGCAGAGGATCTTGGATTATATCCACCTCTTTTTTGATTGTCTCTTAATGACATTCCTATTGCACCGCCGGCTGCTGCACCCATTCTCATTTTGCCCATAGTACTAAAACCGTTTTTATAAGCGTATGATCCATGTAGCCCTATGCTGCCTACACCTTTTTTTAATTGTGGGCCATATCCAGAGAATTTTTTCGCTCCAGATCCCATCATCCTTCCAGCTGAACCTACTCGTCCAGCCATTCCACCTAGAAAGGCCATTAGTCTCTCCTATTAGTACATTGGGTAGTTTTGACTACCCTTACGACGACCGTCACCTGCCATTGCACCAAGTCCAGCTGTTCCGGCTACTCCAGCTGCTCCTATTGATCTCATTGGGTGTCTAGCTATTGAACTTGCGGCTTTAGCTCCAGCACCGTACATGGCACTTCTTGCGCCTGAGGAACTTGCGCTCCTCATTCCCATAGTAGCAGATGCCCTTCCTGCTCCTCTTGACACTCTTGAAGCCATTGGCCCCATCATTCCCAGAGCTCTTGCTCCAGTGGATGTTCCGGCTACTCTGCCAACCATTCCGCCATACATTCCCATTTTATTTCTCCTTGTTTAAAGACTATCAATACTGAGTGGTATTTATAGCTATATAGTAATTTAAGTTTCCAGATTTAGTTGTTTTTCTGGCTTTTTAATTGTAAAAATAAAATTATCTTCTTTATCTTTATAAGATATCTCAAATATACTGCCTCTTGGAGGAATGGACTTAATAAGTATGTCTGCCAGCTTATCTTCCATTTGTTCTCTACGAACTTGAGCTAAACCTCTGGCCCCCTTTACTGTATCCACGCCTTTTAATATTAGAGCAGATATAACTTGATCGTTATAATTAACTGAATAACCTTTTTTAGTAAGCTTTTCTACTATAACAGACATCTCAAGTTCTGCTATTTTTTCATAATCTGATTGAATAAGGTGATTAAATACAATAATTTTATCTAATCTATTAAGAAATTCTGGTCTAAAATGTTTTCTTACTGCATCTAAAGTATTTTTTTCAACCATTTCCTTTGGTGGAGCTTGAGTTGTAGTAGTTTTATAGTTAATATTTTTATTAAATCCAGTTCCACCAGCTAATAAATAATCTACAGTCTTTTCATTTCCCAAATTAGTAGTCATTATTATAACTGTATTTTGAAAATTAACTTCTTCGCCTTTAGCATCTGTTAAAATTCCGTCATCAAATACTCTAAGGAAAGTATTCCATAGATCTGGATGAGCTTTTTCTACCTCGTCAAGCAAAACTACAGTTGAAGGATTCTTTTTTACTAGATTTACTAGCTGACCACCTTCATCGTGACCTATATAACCAGGTGGAGAACCAATTAACTTTTGATTTTCATGCTTATGTTGAAATTCTCCGCAATCAATTCGCACCATAGGGTTATCTTCACCAAATAAATACTTATGAAGTGTATTAGCTAGATGAGTTTTACCAACGCCAGAAGATCCTGCAAATAAAAATATTCCTAATGGTCTGTTTTTATCGTTCAAACCTACTTGAGATCTTTTCAAAGCCGATATTACTGACTCTACAGCATCTGTTTGTCCTATGATATTGCTATCAAGATGATTTTGAAGTCCCAAAAACTTTTGTCTAGTAACTTTTTTTACTTTATTTTTAGTTGAAGTCTTCTTATTCTTAGCGTCGTGTATTTTTTTAGCTAATTCGTCATCTATGAATATATTATCATCTAGTCCAGAGATCTCTAGTGTCTTAGAATATGCGAGATTAATCCACAAATCTATATCTAGACCGGGGTTTAGCATTACGCAACCGTTATAAAGTGCGTCAATACATTTTTCTGCCGTTGGACGGGACATCAATCTAAGAGATTCTGATATTTCAGATTTTATATTATAGATAACATTTTCTAAAATAGCTAATTTATACTCTTTAGCAGTTTTTCCAGACAACTCAGCAACTAATGCTTCAATATCTTCTGGTGTGAGAACTTTATACTTAACGTAAGATGCTAGTTCTGGAACATATATTTGATATATCTTCATTTTAGTCACCTACTTTTAAATTAGAGATGTACTTATGAAGATTATAGTAATTACTAGATCCTGTTGCAGATACATTTAATCTGTTTTGCGAAGTAATTATATAATATAGGTTATGTATTCTTGTGATAGCTAATATTCTGTCGCTGAGAGTAAACAATTATAACCACGCCTGTCAAGCTCTGTCAAGAACTTTTAGGTATTTTTTCTACTTCTGGACAATCTCCATGAAAAGGTCCGCAAAAAGCCCAAATTTTTATAAGATCCATTGGAGTATTGATTCTATTCTTAAGAAGTAGTACTGCTCTTCTGTAATCAAAATTGACATCGACATTCTTAGACATGTTGCCTGATCCTTTTTAGTAGTTATAATGCTTACCTATTATATCATTGACTCATATGGTGATAGTGTATATTGCATGTGATATACTTGTTCTATGGAAGAATCTAAATCACTTGAATTAGCGATTGCCCAACTCGAAAGACAATTTGGAATTGGTGCAGTAATGAAGTTAGGTGCTCATACCTCAGAGCCTTGGCCATCAGTGTCAACGGGAGCACCAACGTTAGATAAGATACTAGGGATTGGCGGATTGCCACTAGGTCGTGTTGTAGAAATTTATGGACCAGAATCATCTGGCAAATCTACAATTGCACTATCTACAGTAGCACAAGCTCAAAAGCAAGGACTACGTTGTGCATATATAGATGCCGAACATGCGTTAGATCCAGGTTACATGACTGCACTTGGTGTAGATCTAGATGAACTATTACTTGCGCAACCAGATTACGGCGAGCAAGCATTAGAGATTGTAGATAAGCTCATTAGGACCGGAGAGGTCGGCCTTATCGTTATAGACTCAGTTGCGGCACTTGTGCCCAAGGCAGAGCTTGAAGGCGATATGGAGGCCAACCAGATGGGTCTGCAGGCACGTATGATGTCTAAGGCATTACGTAAGATCGTAGCACTTGCTAACGAGCATAAAACTCTTGTTATATTTATTAACCAGCTTCGCATGAAGATAGGTATCATGTTTGGTAACCCAGAGACCACTCCTGGTGGTCGAGCACTACCTTACGCAGCATCTGTACGTCTAGATATTCGCAAGAAAGAAGATCTTAAGGACAAGGCCGGCGATTCAATTGGAATTAAGGTCAAAGCTAAGGTTATCAAGAATAAGATGGCACCCCCACTTAAGGTAACTGAGTTTGATATCTATTACGGTAAGGGTGTGGACATGTATGGTTCTTTGTTGGACCTTGGATTCATGTCTGGAATCTTTACACAAAAGGGAGCTTGGGTTTACTATAATGGTGAGATGTTTTCTCAAGGAAGAGACAACGCCATCAATAAGCTCAAAGAAGACGAGAATGTTTACAAAGAAATTGCTAAGCTTTTAGATTATGAAAGCTGAACAACTAAAACTAGACCCTTGCCCTGAATGCCCAGTACCAATGAATGTTTTAATAAAACCATTGGCTGTTAAAGAAGGCGAATGTCAAAGCTTTGGAATCTCTTGTAGAGAGTGTGGCGAAAAATGGACCGAGGAAATAGAAGGTTGATATGTCGCTAGCTGGCTTTAGAAAAGTTACTAAAGGCGATGAGAACGGTATAGACCCTTGGTCAGTAAACTACTACTGGGATGGAGAGAAATGGGTTATCAAGAACTCAGATCAAGATCCACCAGTTGAAGATGTACCCTAAGATTAATCCCAACTTTCCCCGCAAATTTTTTTTGTAATTTTTAAGGTTAATGGAGTCTATCTATTTCTTGCCACGGTTACGGCCACGGTTTATAGCTGGTGACTCTGGGACCATTCTGCCGTCTTTAGTGTGTGACATGTCTTTGCCACCCTTGCCCATAATCCCACGGCTACGACGTTCAGCTGATAACTCACGACGCTTTGCTAATTGCTCAGGCTTTGTGTTGAATGCCTTATTATAAGCGTCCTTCTTAGCCTTAGCTGCTGGGTTCTTAGAGTAGAACTGTGAAGATGATCTTGGCTTAGAAGCCTTACGTGGTGCCATTATTACATCCTTAATGAACTTATATCATAGTTCGGATAATTTGAAGCTATATCTCTTGCTGCTGATGTATGAGATGATCCACCTTCTCTCATCCATTCATATTGTTTCTGAGGGCTAGCTACACTAGTGAAATCACCAGTAACTGTAATACCCTTAGATCTGTTCCTGTAGCTTCTTACGCCTGCTGCTACACCCAAAGCTCCCATACCTCCAAGAGCCATTTTACCACCTGCTGATTTAGGTATGAGGCCAAATCTTGCTGAGGACATATATCATTTCCTTGTCATTTTAGTGTACTATGTTAGTATAGTAAAACCATTTACGGAAAGATAGAACCTATGAGCCTAAACTTTTGGGAACTAATCTATAAGTTCTTTAGTGAAGACCATGATGAAGGTAAAGATATCGTAGAATATCAGTTTGAGGGTATAGATGACAGTCAATGTGTCATCACTGCTCACAAAGAGGGTGAAAGTGTATTAGTTATTAATCTCATTGAAATGGATCAATGGGAAATGATTCAAGATATAGCTGATATCACAAACACCCAGATCTCAGATGTAGTTAAAGGATTATCTCCGCAAGAAATCGATCAAATACGCCTGGATCTGGGTGAGATGGATTTAGATTAACGCCATCTTACCTTTTGTGTCATTAAGGTAAGTCTTTTGATGAATATCGTATAATACGACTCCATATGCTTCTTGAGCGTAACGTTGTGTGGTTAACGGTGAAATCAATGTTGGAATCAACTGATTCACATGTGCGCAAGCTAATGGTGAGTATTTTAGGCTCTTGCCGTAGAGATTGTAGATCTTAGTCTTTTTATATACAGACTTAACTGTATTGCCGTATACCTTTTCTTGATCTTCTCGCAAGTTATTGATGAAAACCGCCCCATCAAATGTGAAGCCATAATTCACATAGAGATCGAATAACATCTCACAGTCTTGACCATGACCTATAAAGATCTTTTTATTATATCCAGACTCAAAGCTATTCTTTAAGGACGGATATATCTCATTAGTCTTTTCTATTGAAAGTTTATTATTATTGTATGGTATTAGAGCTATATCATGTTCATTAGCAAATAACTTAGTAAAGCTATTGGTAAGGGACTTAGTGAATAGTCTTTCGGATCCTAGGATCAGGTTGTCTTGTGTCTTTAATAGCACTTTTATATCCTTTGATTTGTTTGGCATTTGATTAATAGTTTCTCTTGTATCAGTAGGATTCTGAGAATCCATAGTTATCTGTGTCATAGTCTAGGTATCTATCGTTATTTGAGTAACCATAGTATACGGAAGCATATGTGTGGGCGTCTTCTATTGGTTCATCAGCATATACGAGACAGTCTGGACAACGTAGTGTTGTTTCAGCTGCGCCTTCATCTATTATGAACTCTGATGAGCATTTTGTACAGGTGGTATATTCCATAGTCATTGGATTCTATCCTTTTGTTTTTTGGGGCGGATCATCGCCTTTGTGGTTAGTGAGTGAAACATTATCGGTTGATTTGTGGTTTGTCAACCTAGGTGGGAATATTTGTAAGAAAAATTTTTTGGACTGTAATGATTGTATGTGAACCTATATATACATATATAAAAGTCATATAGGGGAAAAGTTGAGAAAATTTATAAAGGGGTAATAGTATATTATATGTATATGTTTATATCTTTAACATGCCCACCGGGTCTATGTAGGATATATATATGTTTTAAAGTTTATAATGTCACTATGAGTACTAGGAGGTACCGACATGTCCCTATTCACACCACTAACACAAGCCGAGTTCGAGGCTAAGTGCGCTGCAAAGCGTGCGAAAGGCGTATCAGCACGTCAGAAGAACAACGCACAAGTAACTGCAGTAACACAGCAGGTACGCATGCAAGTAGTACAACCAGCGTTGGGCTACATCACAGCTCGCGACAAGAGCGTCCCTACAACCATCTAGTCTTCGGACTGCTCTGGTCCCTCACTTCCCCGTAAGGGGGGTGAGGGTTAAAGGAGTATATATCTTTAAATTATAGTATGCTCGTGAAAGGAGTATTATCATGTTTACACTATTAACATCATTGTTCACTATCATCGGATTCGCACTCACCAAGGGTGTATGGATCTTCGGTGCGTACACGCTCGTACGTAAGTACGACGTAGTGAACGTAATCAAGGCTCGCGTTCAGGACTCTTCGGAGTTCTGAGCGTAAGCTAAGAAAAGGTATATATATTTAAATCTTATAGTGAGCAGCAATGCACACGTGTCGTTAGAGTTTGTATTTAGGAGGAACAATGTCAGCAACCGTTCAGGTCTAGAGTTGAGGTGTGTTGTTGTTTCAACAATGTTATATATCTTTAAATATTATAGTGTCTCTATTAGTACTTAGGAGGTACAGACATGTCATTATTCACACCACTATCACAGGCCGAGTTCGAGGCTGCGTGCGCTGCAAAGCGTGCGAAAGGCGTCCAAGCACGTCAGAAGAACAACGCTGCAGTCCAGGCTGTATCACAGCAGGTACGTATGCAGGTCATTGCTCCGGCAATGGGTTACATCACGACTCGTGACAAGAGCGTTCCAACAACCATCTAGTCTTCGGACTACTCTGGTCCCTCACTTCCCCGTAAGGGGGGTGAGGGTTAAAGGAGTATATATCCTTTAAATCTTATAGTGACGCAAGGAAACCCAAGTACTTGTATCAGAAAGGTAAACATGTTTACATTAGCGCAAGTTGACGCACTCATCAACACGGCTATCAGCAAGGGCGATCTGCTCCACTACAACGGTGGTCAGGCTTACATCCGTTACGGTAACAACGTGATCATCATTGATCATGCTTGTCTTCCAGTAACAATGGAAGTCCACACCGGTGGATGGGCAGAGTCCTACATTGCAGAAAACCGTGGTGGTGGATACACTCACCACACGTCGCACTTGGCCGAGCTCCATCCGGAACTCGTCTAATCGCCAGCCTGTTCCCCCGCAAGGGGGACGGGCACCAAGGATTATAGTTCTTTAAATTATAGTATGAATTCCATGAAAGGGGATAAACGTGAAGACTTTACGTTCTGCGTACTATGTTACGTACATCGTGTCAGCGATTCTTTCGTTCGTTGCTTTGGCTTTTGCCTACAAGCATCGCGACGAGATTCTCTGACCAACCGCTCCGGCTGCCTCTCCCCCAGGCAAGTCGGGTAAGTCGGTTACTGTTATATATCTTTAGTTTATAGCCCACTATCACGGCTAGCCTATGTCCACATAGTGGGATAGGGTAGGCATAGTGATGTATATATGTATGTATGTATTGTACATACCTTTAAATCATAGTATGAGCGATATGCAACTGGGTACCAGAGCTATCGTGGACTTGGTCTTTACTTCCCTTTTGGGAGGTAGAGACTACTGATTTATATATCTTTAAATTATAGTTTGCTCGTGAAAGGAGTTATTATGTGGACATGTGGACACTGCACTAAGGAAATTGAAGACAAGTATGATTACTGTGGATGGTGTGAATACTGTGGATGCACGTTGGATGATCATCGTTGCGTTTGCAAATGTGGTTCTACCGATGTGGAAGATCATGATTGCACTGGAGTTGGCTCAGCGTAAGCTGGGTTAACTTCCCTGATTTATATACCTTTAAATTTCATAGAGAACTTAGGAGGTTCATTATGGCTAAGAAAGCTATTATCTGTCGGCACTCTATCTGGTCGTTGATTAGCGACGATTCACGTCGTGCACTCATCACCCTCATCGAGGCTAACGTTGAGTTTGCTAATCGTCAGCTCAAGTTTGAGTTGGTTAATGGTCAGCTCAAGAAGGCCCCAGCGAAAGCTGGGTAACCTTCAACTATTTATATATCTTTAAATTATAGTATGTCCCTACAGAATGGAGATTACATGTATTACGTGTATCTACGACGTCGTATTGCGGTAGCAGTTGTACTGTTTATCGCCTTTATCCCAGTCATCAAGGTGCTCGTTCAAGAGCCACCTGCCGATTGCGACCATGCATTGCATGTTGTTGCAAGAGGCGAGACTATTTGGTCAATCGCACATGCGCATTGCACCTCCGGTATCATCACCGCCATTGATCAATTGGTAGATCAGTATGGTGGTGTTATCGATGTCGGTGACCGCATTCAGTTGCCTTGACCAGGTCAAGTACACTCAGCCTTTTAGGTTGGGTGTATTTGGCTATTGTATATATCTTTAAATCTTATAGTGGGAGAGATGGCACAGACAAGACTCATCCCGCTGCAGACGTGCAGTCCGGTTCGTCATGAACTGGGATCTTGTTGGTAGTCACTGATCTTACCCGCTTAAGAGCGGTGCAGTGACTATTTACCTAATTGTTATATATCTTTAAATTATAGAGTGAGAAGCAATTGCAAACCGATGGGGCACTGGACTGCAGTGCATTGTTTCTTATTGTGTATATATCTTTAAATTTTATAGTGTGACTTGTGAAAGGAGTTATTATGTCTAATGTAGACGAAGACGGACGTGGAGCATGTGTGAAATGTGGTCGTAATCAAGTATTGATTGATGAACTATGTGAAATGTGTGACAATGGGTTCACCCTAAAGGAAATCAACATGTTTGAAACATGGTTGGCCGTTGGGGCACCCGGCGAGACCCCCTGGAGTAATCCAGGGTAAGTCCGTTGTATTTATACACCTTTAGTCCATAGTCCACTATCACGCGCAGGGTGATTATATATCTTTAAATACTTTAGTGAACTAAGGAGGTTCATTATGTATTATGATTTTGACAAAGATGCTTGGTATTGTTCGACTTGTCACATCGATCTCAAGCAGATGGTTATTGACTATGACCCAGATTGTGGTGAATGCGAGTCTGCCATTTACACACTTCTGGTCAGTGGTGATCACGACGTTTCGGCGTCGTGATTATCCACTTGTATATATCTTTTAAATTTTATAGTGAGTTGCCAACAAAACCAACCAGCGAAGTGGTTCTTCGGGTCTAGCACAGCACTAGGCGATAATGCAACTAAGATCTTCGGGAGTCATTCTCCCGAGGATCTATGCTGAAAGGTATATATCTTTAAATTATAGTTCGACTTTTGAAAGGAGTTATTATGAGATTATTTATTATGCCAGATGGAAAAGGCGAAGGCGTCGATGCTGTGGTCTGTGAACGTTGTATTGAAAATGACTACGACATCAACGAGAACAACGGTATGAGTGACCTTGAGCAGCAGCGCTACTTAAACGGGCTCGATGTTGCACCTGCTGCATCGTATTGTTGGTTGTGTGGAGTTGACTCGGCTTAGGCTGGGTTAACTCTCATGTCTTATATACCTTTAAATACTTATATGAACTCTTGAAAGGAGAACACAATGAAGAATGCGATTTTATTCTTTCGTAACATTGGCAATCCACACGGCATGGAATGGCGCAAGATTGGCTGTTTCAACATTTGGGCTTTTAGCGACTGGGCTGATTACGCAGGCTCTGGCTTGCATTGGAGCACCCATGACCGTTGCCTCGTGTTGAAAACATCCGCGAACAAGCGTAAATCTTGGAAGACCATTACACTTCTGCGTTTGCCCAAGGAAGGGACCTCAGCTTAGGCTGAGGGACTTTTCCTTGTTTATATATCTTTAAATTTCATAGTGGTAGGCTGTACCGACGGCTATTCGATGGTCGGAGTAAATGGTGGGTCAACACAGCGCAGGCTCCATCAGCTGGGTACCAGAAAGCTCAGAACGTTTATCGTTCTGGGTTTTTCTATTATTATATATCTTTAAATTTCATAGCGAACTAAGGAGGTTCAACATGTTTGTTACTAACTGTCCTCGTTGCGGGCAACTTGCGCCTGACTTTGAGAGTCCATCACATCAAGACGAATGGTGTTTTCATCATCGTTTGAATGGATTTGGCGAAGTCGTTGTTTCTGACGACGATTACCAGTCATCGGACGACGAGCCCTTTTAGGGTTCGTTGTTTGAGCTTTATATATCTTTAAATTTCATAGTGACCTAAGGAGGTTCATTATGGCAACAACGCCATCCGTCACATCCCTACTATTACAACAGGAAGATTTGCAAACGCAAATTGATTCTGTTGACAGCAAGATTGCTGCGCTTCATCAGACCATGAAGGAGTGCGAGTCTCAAATCAACGCTTATGAGCAGGACCGTAAGCGTCTTGATTATTTGACTTGGGAGATTCAGAAGGCTTTGGCCAAGGCTGTCTGCCCTACTAACCAAGTTCTTCTTCGGTTCTCTAGTACTCTCAACGCTCTTCGGAATCCTGACCATCCGAGCTATGGAGCACTAGCGATTGACCAACGCTTTGCAGCCCTTGGCTTTACTCAGTCTTCTTCGGAAGGCTGAGTTTAGCTGGATTATATATCTTTAAATTATAGTGGGACGAAAGGAGTCATCATCATGAATGACTGGGTAACACCAAAAATGGTGGACCAAGCTTTAGACTTTGCAGAACTACATCAACGTTCAAACAAGTTTTGTCGTGCAATGTTTCTGACCTTCAGGGCTAAGGGTAACTTGTCTGACAAGCAGGTTCTCAAGCTGTTGGAAATCAAAGCTGGTTACCGCCGCAGTGCTCGAGCTTCTTAGCTCGGGTTACTGTGGTCTTTATATATATCTTTAGCTTATAGTTGTCGTCCACTATCACGCGCCAGCTTGTATGCACATAGTGCTATACAGATGGTGTAGTGATTATACTGTGTGTATATCTTTAAATCTTATAGTGCCGACTGGAGTTGTAACAAGGACTGTCCGGGCACACAAGGATTGCATCTCTGACGAGAGATGTAGTCTTGTATCTATATAGATCTTTAAATGTCATAGTGTCCTTAGGAGGTACACTATGTCCGCTATTTGCGCACGTTGTCGCTTGGAAAGCAACAACATCACACCACAGTCCATCGACCACATCCGTGGTCATTACGCAGCATTCCATGCTGCTTCGTCGAAGCCTCGCAAGGCTCGTGCGAAGAAGGCCCCAGCGAAAGCTGGGTGACCTTCAACCGTTTATATGTCTTTAGTTTATATCTATAGTCTCACGTTTCAGGGATTGGAAACCAGTGAACTAAGTGAATAGTATGAGGAGTCCGCGAACGATTGTCCTACTGAACGCTGTAATAGTATCTTATATATGTTTATATATATGTTGGAGCAATGTCTTAGACTTGATCAGGCATAGTTATTTTGCCGGCAAACAATTACGTCTATATTATTAATAGACATATATCTTAAGTTTTAATATTATATTATTCTAAATTTTCAAATAGGGACCCAATCCGTGGGTTTCTTGTAGTAGTTTGGAGAAACTATGAAAGTCCGTATCAACGCTCTTGCTTCTGGCAAGGGCTCAACTCAGCAAGCACCAATCCAAAAGCGTTCCGCTGATGGTCAACGCTTCGCTTTCTTGGTTAGCATTATGGATGCTACCAACACTGTACCAGTCGACCTTCGTTTCGACTCGGTTGCCTCTGATGGCGTCAAGTACCAGAACTTCTCTGGTGCGTATGAACTCTGGTTTTCAGCAGAAGAGAACTCTGAGATTGTTTCTCGGTTCAACACAGCAAAGGCTTCTGGCCAAGTTGTGTACTATGAGTTCACTTGCTTGACCGCTGACAAGTCTGTCCCCTATCTCTCTGAGAAGGGTGTCACTTATCAGACCATCATCCTGAATGCTGACCGCTTTGCGGAACGCATTTGCGGTTTGGCACCAGTGCCCGCCATCAAGTTCGTTTGATGAGATTTGCCACCAAGTTCTCTTGGTGAAGACACCAGTCTGGTCACTTCGGTGACTAGGCTGTGTGTAACCCCCTCTATATATCCTTAGGTTTGATTTCACCTAGCACTGATCCGCTGAAACAATCCTTGTGTCCTACCTTGTGTAGTTGTGTACTGACGAGTACATTACTACATTAGGTAACACTCGTACCTACATAGATTCTAAATCTATAATCGATCTCAAGTTCTCTGGGGTTGGGCCCCCAGTTAGATGATTGCAGGTATCATATCGATATCTTTAGCCCGTTGTCCCGCTTTAAGGCATTTCCATTTGGATTTGCCGGCCAGGCAACAAAAGCAAACATATGATAGTTTGGTAGATACCTACGGCTGATTGCCAAGAAACTACCCTTTTCGTTAGTATAAGTATACTTATCCCCTAATGTATCTATAGCAATATATATATTATTGTTGGACAAATGCTTATATTAATATCTCTCAGGGGTATACCCATTATAAAACTATGCATATGTAACCTGCCAAGGTGTTATGCATTTGGGTATACTAGACACGGCAAATGTAAGTATACCCAATATGGGAGATTATCTCCCCCTATATTAGGTGTCTCTATACTCTCTTATTCCTTTCTAGAGTATATGATATACCCCTGAGAATATTCGTGTTCGTTGGTTTTGCCGGCGAACCACAAGATTTCTTAAGAAGAGTCTGTATAGCGAGTCTGTAACTGATTAGACTAAAACCCGATTGAGTTACCCTTAAGTTTCCAATTGAGAAGTGCCTAATCAAGTGCCACTTTAGCCGAGACTACAGAACTGTCTCTTTGAGACTATGGTTGATACGAAATCCCGTGATAACCTCTGCGAACGAATGCATTACCCTGGTTCAATTGTTGGATTGTACAATCCCAACCCAGCGTATGTTAGCCATCTAGTACCCATTGTTATCCTTGCAAAATAGGACCAATCTTCTTAAGATTAAAGTTTCCAACTGCACACTGCTTATTGTGTGTGCGTGTAGAAATATCGCACGGTTAGCGATAAAAACCCCTCACTGGTATATTGAGGCTCTTCTAACCGAATATACCACTTATGGTTTGTTACTTACTTAATTTAAAAGTAACTCATGCTGAGTATCATGATGTAAAGTGCTTCCATTCTATAAGATATTTGCCTGCGGGCAATTGACCATACGCCCATACAAAACCAGAATAACAGGAGTTATTATGAACACTACAAAAATTAAATCAACATTTAAGAAAACAGCTCAATATGGAGTTGTTGCGCCAGCCATTGGTGCAGGAACATTGCTTTATGGCACTGCTCTTGGTCTATGGCACATCACTAAATCTACTGGTTTTGCCCTAAAAACCATTGCTAATGATTCAGTCACAAATACTGTTGAGTATATCAATGAAATCAAAAACCCACACGTTCGTAACGATTGGTAACAAAATGCATTTCCTATTTATAGGTTACCTGGATGGTAGTAAGCCAGGGTAAAATGCTAGCTAACGGAGCCTGAGTATGCTCTGCACAAATATGCTCACCTTCGGGTGCCTGGAAGGTAATGACCACCCTGAATATAGCCTTCCCCCGCTATATCAGCTGTGAGATACATAATTGGGTTCAAATCCCATTACACCCACTAAAATCAAATCTATAGTTAGGAGAACTATAATGAACAATAATAATCAAACTATCTATTACGTAGTTGACCCTGCAGATGAATTCATCCTTTATCGTGGTAATCTTCAAGACTGTGAACAGGTCCTTGAACAACAATATGGAGGAGTTCTTATCTATCAAGAGTCACAACTGACTGAGGAAATGAAAACTTCAGTTTGGTATTATTTCTAAAGAAAGAGTAAATTTAAAATGAATCAACCTAATGACAAAAAAGTAATATGGGATCCTGAAACAGAGTCTTACAAAGTTGTTTCAAATCCTGAATGGGATATTGAAGCTGAAGTTGGCATTTACTCATCGCTTGTTCAAAGCGGTGTTAATGATACTTTAGCAACTGACATTCTATCTATGTTTAATACCACTAGACCTGTCTATTCGTGCTATTGTCACAGTGAACACACAGAAATTGGCTATGGATTTAATCCATGCCCTTGTGCAGACTGTGAAGCAATTGCTCGTATTGAAGGTTATAATATCTCAGAACCTATAGACAACATTCAATTGCACAAAAATTCAGTTCATGTTGTTGGCCATATGGTTCAACAACAGCTTTCTGCTATTAATAAAGTTATTGCTTCTGACAATATTTATATTTCTGAAGATGACTTTAAAACTTTTCAATCTCTTTTAGAAGACTATGGCAAAACAGATTTGTCTTGGTCTGAAATCTTAGATTATATGGCCGTTGATCCTAGAAACTCATCTGAACCAGATCATTTTTATGCTGTTGCTGCAGTTTTAGAATACTTCTGGATTGCATTTGTTCTCAAGAACCCAACAGTTACGGGTCATCGTCCAAAACAATAAAGAAAAAAATGAAAGAGTATGCTTAATCATTCTCAAGAATTAGTGGATAAATATCCACTACTCAACTGTACAAACTGTGGGATACCCAATCCCACGACTCAACAACAGGGTATGTTTATTGACGACGGTATTTCTATCAATACCTTGTCACTTGGACACTATGGCGGATTCACTGACTGCATCCCCGATCAAACTCGGGGTGAAGTGTACTCAATTTCTGAGTATGATTCTAATCCATACCTAGCACATTTGTGCCATGACTGCAGTGTGATACTTTTCAATGCACTACCTGGACTTGCAAAATTTGCAGGAGTTCATGGTGGTCATGGCAACATCACCGGAGGATGGTGTTTCTCAGGTGGCGAACTTAGCCACATTGAGAATGGAACACTTGTTCCACCTTGTTGTCCATACGCTTGGACTTGGGATCAGACTGAAAAGTCTGGTCCATACAATCAATCCACTACTTACATAGCTACACCCGAATTAACTTGGGTAAAGCGACAATATTTGGATGATGACTTAGAGGATTTCCTCTAGGTCATTATCCTTAGCCCAAACAATAACCCACTAACATTAGGAGAAATTAAAATGTGGTATTGGTATCTTTCAGGTATGATTTCAGCTTTCTTGCTGGTATCTGCCGTAATCAATGTAGGATTTGTGTTTGGTTTTATAACCTATACAAAATCTAAATCAAAATCATCCCAACTTACAGGAGCTGATAAAGCCCTGTATGATTGGGCCAAACAAGACATCACTGGTGAAACCCAAAGGAGTAACTAATGTTATTATCTATGATGATTATCTTAGCAATTACATCGTGTGCTTTAGAGCTCATGATTGCTGCTAAGGTTCCAATCTGGCGTCAAATGTCAGCTAAATATCCATTGTTCAACCTACTAAACTCTCTTGTTATCTCATTCATAATGGGTATAGCATTTGGTGCAGCAGGTCTTGTAGCAATGGGTGCTGGTGTTATCTCAACTGTACTTTCAGTTCCAGGTTATCAGTTCCTTAAATGGAACTATGACACACCTCGTGCTCGTGCACACGGTGGAAGTGAATACAAATATCACCATGCTATCTTTAAGTCTAAACTAGAAAACTATAAAGTTACCCTCGCTAAATGGGGTGTAGCTTTGAATGATCTAGGTAAACTTATGTATAGCTTTATCCGATTCCTTACTTTCCCTATCTGGATGACCCGCGACTTTATCGTATGGGTTCGTCCATATGTGGTTAAGTATAACAACTATGTAGCTAGAAAACGTCTGGCTAAGATAAGGACAACACCATGAAACGTGTAGCACAATACATTGGGCTCACTATCACTTCCGTAGCGTTTGCTTTTGGGTGGTCAAAATGACCATTTCCAATACAATAGGTGCATACCAAGCAAACCCTAGTAACGGTATATATAGACACAAATGTATAGAACCATCTTGCTCAGAATTCGTCTTGTACGATGACGAGCCTTGGTGTTTCGACCATTCCCCTGATGAAGGTTCATCCCTTCCAGGATATTCCGCTTATCAACTAGATCTCTTAAAGGAGACAGCACAATGAGTATCATTAAAAATACTGTTGTTGCAATCAGTCAGCGTGTTCGCATCTTTGGTGCGTTCATCACTGGCTTTGTAACAAAGAAATAAATAAATTCATTAAAATAAAAAACAATGACCTAGGGATCACCCAATCCCTAGGTCATAAAGCCCAATTAAAAACCCAAATATTATCCCTATTTATACAGAAAGAATTATTGACACTATGTCTATTCTAAATACACTTGTTAAGTCCTTCGACCCAGAAGGTTCACTTGGAATTGCAGTAGATTCACCCGAAATACTGCAGTCCACACCAAAAACAGCTAACTTAATCCTTGGCCGTCGTGTTCCATTTCAGGCTTCCTTTAATGGCAACATGCTTCCTGGTTTCGTTACCTTAAAATCTGCAAATCTCCAGCGTCTTAGCGTTGAAGATCACACTTCTGCAAATGGCACAAAGCCATTAGTATCAGGTATCTTTAACAACGTTCAAATGGACGTAGAAGTAATGATTGGAACTGAAATTATTAGCCTTCAAGAACTTCTTCTTGCAATGTCTAATGCTTCAGCTCAAAACCAAGTTACATTGGAAGAATTCATGCCTACACTCGAAAGCCTTGGCTTCCGTTTCAACTCAGGTATGACCTTCTTCTGGCAACAGTTTGGCTCTAATATCGATAGCTACAACGAACTTCGTGACTCATTCAAGTCACTTGGTGCAGTAAGTGGTCTCGGTACTAAGAACTTGCCTGCTAAAGTTAAAGAAGTTTGGGAAATGCCAAAGAACCTTACTGGTCCTGCAATTGTAGGCTTTGAAGTTAGCCGTGCAAAGCGCGAAGAATCTAAGACAGGTCAAGGTTTCCTTGATTTCGTAGATGCCATTACAGCTAACTACAAGCGTATTGTAGATCTTCGTAAGACTTCAGCAGCTATGAAGAACGATATCACTACAAACTCTGTTGTAGAAGCATGGTCTCCTGAGAAAATTAAAGCCGTTGAAGAGCATGCAAATGCTTTGATGCGCATTTCTCAGAACTGGTCAAGCGTTTGGTCTGGTTCTTCTCAAGGTAAAGTTATCGACGAGAAAGATCCTTCTGTTATTGAACTTCAAGACCAGTGGTATGCAACCAAAGCTAACTGCGGACGTTTCTCTGTTGTCGTTAACGACAAAGTAATGCCAGTTGATCTTTGGACAAACTCATTGCAAGCTAATACCTCAGGTAATACGACTGCATCTGCACCAGCTTCGGCTGTTGCTGGTGAAGCTCCAATTTCCTGGGAATAAGCAATCATCTAACTAAGCCCTACCGTAGGTGGGAGTATGCAGAAATGTATACTCCCACTTACACCCCCCATCATACTTTTTTATGTTTATGCAAAGACATACAAAAATATAATTATAATTACACAATCTCTTAAGGAGGGATTTTGGCCATTAACCCCAAAACAAGAACTATCTGCTATGCTGATGGACCTATTCGCTCTACAGGTGGATATCAAGTAGGTTTCTACGATATATCTCACCTTCGCCAGGCATTACAATATTCTGGCGAATCATTCTATCGGGTAGGCTCTTTGCCTATCCCACAAAACGAACATGAATTTACCCAAATTCAACAAATCATTAATGATCCTTCTATTCAGTATGCTCTAGTTGACAAGAACAAAATTGTTATCTGTCAAATTGGCAACAATACTGAATGGCTTAGTATCTTTACTGATATGGGTTATACTGTCCACGGTGGAGGCAAGACTGCTAAGCGGTTGAAGACTCTCCATCGACCTACTTTAATCAATGCTCACTTTGATCTTGATGAAATCAAAATACGCTATTGTGAAGCCGGCGACTTTAGTCGCTATTTCGATAGCGATGAAGAAGGCTATTGGCTTATAGATGCTGAAGACTATCAAGAATTTTATCAAAATCCTGAAGTTTGGGATCGACTCTTAGACGGTGGCTTTGCTATCCATCCACGATTGATCCATAAAGGTATTGATAACCTACCTATCTTTGATCCCGCTGAAAACGAGGATCCAGGTGAGTACTATCTTAATCCTACTATGCGTATGGATTGCATCCGTAATCTATATAATGCTAAAGTATTTAATATTAGACTTACTGGACCAATGGGTCAGCTTAAAGGCAACTGCTTTGTTACCGATAAACTTCCTGAAGGTGTAGATGTATTGACTTGGCATGGAAATGTCAAGACAGAGATCTCATATTCTGAAGGCTATCAACTCATTGCTGAGCCTCAAGGACCTAAGTCCAAAGTCCGTACGGACGATCAAACTCTTATTAATATGCCACAACTCTTTACCAAGAGTGATATGGAATATTGGCTAGACGAGGAATATAAGAAACTCTTCAACGATGCCATCAACAATAAGCTTTTGATGAACTGGAAGAATGTATACCAACGTTCTTTCCGTGATGATACTAACCTTGAAGATGAAGAGTCTTATGCACGGTTTCAATATCAAGGTTATCGCTGGAAAGCAATGGGGATGAAGGTAACTGATTCCCCTTGGTTATTCCAGACCCTTGCTACTAGCCATGCTAAACCCCTTCAAGAACGTATCCCAATCCCTTGTTCTGTATCTGAACAGATTATTAGCGAGTCTATGGCTCGCTTATCTGGTTATGATGTAGAAGTCGAAGAAGGAACTATTCAACGCATCAATGACCTTGGTGTACACGTAGTTAATGATCTCGATTGGATTGAGATGTATGAGAGCCATGGTGGCTGCGACGGTGACGACTTCTTTGGTTTATTCTATAGGACTCCAGTTGGTGGACAATATGATAAAGAAAAGGTTGTCTTTGCACGTCGATCTCCAAATGGTCTTGGTGAGTACTCTGTATTTAGATATGTAGAAGGACAATGGTCTCCAACTTGGTTGACCAGTGACGGTACTCAAGTTAAGTTTCCTGAGTGTTCTGGACGTGGTTGGCCTATGCGCCTATCTACCGCCATTCACGCAGGGAAAGTTAGCTATGTAGGACTTCCTTCTTCTACTGCTCCTAAAGCTGAACGTACTGAAACCTATACTAGACAAGATGTCTTTAATGATATCCGATCTAGTATGACAGGTGGAGGCGTTGGCGGTTTCGTCAATGCTGTAATGCTACATACTTCTGTGTTCCATTCTCATCGTCCACTTCAACTGTGTAGTTTGGAAGATGCAATCGACGGTTGCACTCAGACAAACGAACCAGCTGACCGTGAAGCGATTGAGCTTGAAGCTAAAGTATTGGTTGATGAAGTTATTAGTTCTGGACTTCCAGTAGACCGTTCATTATGGGATGCTAAGAAGTTTGACTACTATCTCAAGCCAGGCCAATTTGTAGAAAAGCACGAAGGTAAAATCACTCAGCTTAATATGATCACGAAAACTAAATATCGTGAGTATGTAAAGATGATTACCGAATGGGCTCAAAAGAACTGTCAACCTGATGAAGTTATTCATAAGATTGGCTATCGCTTGAGCTTCAATGCTATTCCTATCTTAAAACAATTCCGTAAAGATATTTACAACTTGAATCAATCAGACATGAATGAATCTAGTGGTTATCTTGACAGCAGTAGCTGGGACTTCCTGTATCAATCAATCGTTGATAAGATTGAACTACATGACAATGAGTCTGATCGACACGATCTAGTACTTGGTCTCTATTCTGCCAGCTTGAAGCACCCAACTTCAAATGGTAAAGTAAGTGACCAAATCGTATTCAATCGACATGTCTTTCCGTTCCTTGAACGAGCACTCCAATATTATGGATTGGCTAACGTAGTTTCTTTCATTAGAAACAAAGATGGCACAGTCCGAGTAATGCAGAGCAAGACATCTGAATGGATTGGCATCGATGAAGATGGCAGTTATCATACCTTTGATGAAGCCATTGAATACCAAAGATTCCGTGGTAAGATTAGCCCTATTGTGTTTACCAACGCAAAGAAAACTGCTTAACAGTTTATGAACCCCCAGAGTATTAGCACGTTGCTAGTATTCTGGGGGTTTTTTTTCTCACGCGGGCGAACGCGTACGAGGGTTAACACCAACTTACAATGTTCCACGTGAAACATCCGCTACCATAAAAAACAACGAACTGTAGTCAGCTCTGCTGTCTCTAGGAAATAATCTTTGAGCACTTACCCTCCTTAGCTCAGATTAAAATCTCCCAGTGCCCCATCACCACTGTCCTAGAGATGGCAGAGTTGACTATGGTTTTTTTTAAACGAGAGGCACCAACTAATATGGCTGATATTGATATCTCAAGTTATAACTTACAAGACCCTGCAGACATTGAGAAATTCTTCTTGGCTAACCACGCTGAGCTCATGTCTATGATGTCAGTGCTGTCTGAAAATGTTAGCACTATCCAAAATTATATTCTTGAATTAGATCTTTACACACTTCCAGAAGATACTGTTGTTAGTCTTTCTTCATTAATGGACGCTAACTTCAAAGTTCATGAAACCATCATAACTTTCTTTCAAGCTCTCATGCAAGTCTCTAAGATAGCTCCACGTCAAGATTAATTTGTTAGACCATTGATTTTATATACCTTCGAGGACATCATCACTATATATATTATATTATTTGTAATGATGTTCTTGATTTTATCAACTTTATTTGCTAAACTATTCCTATGTAACACAATTATTTATATACCTTTATATGAATAAAAATCCATAAACAATCCCCGTTAACGGGAAAGGAAACCACAATGCAAAAGAGAAATAAAACTCAACTCATAACACAATACCTTGACCAGAACATTGGTAGTGAAGTTACTCCTCAGCAGATTGCTGATGCAGTAGAAACTACCATTCAAACAGTATACACTTTTATTCGTTCAAATGCATCACGCTTTGAGTCAGTTAAGCGTGGTACTTTTAAAATTAATTCCTCACAAAACACCCTCTTTTTAAATAACGAGGGTACTATATAGAGGTTATCAACAATTGATAACAGCGCAGTAATCTCGATAAATCGGCTTCATGCTAACCATTTGCTTTGTTAAGAGCGAATAAGTAAACTAAAAATCTACTTCTTTGTTTTAAAGTTATGGTTAGATATGAGGCCTTTTTTTATCTATTGCTTCCTGTTTTCAAAAGATTATTATTAAGGAATAGACTATGGCTAAGAAAGATAGAACTCAACAGCACCCTGTTGATGTAAATCTACTCACTAGGTCAATAGTCTTGGTTGCTCAAAAAATTGATCAACTTACCGAAGAAGTTCGTCTTCTTAGGCAAGACCTTTCTAATAGTCCTAACAAGGAGGAATGTAGCTGAACACCAACTGGAACCACCCATATCCAATGTGTTATACTATATACATGCCCGTTGACAAGCGGGCAGGGAAACAATCCCTTACGTAACAGTTATACTGTGAAGTCGGAGAAGGCAAACCTGTCTTTTGTTGAACGGACAATTCGTTGTGTCCGGAACATTCGATTTCGCAACCTGCGCGATGCTAATGAAATCTGTTTTTAAGATTTCAAACCCAATCGAAAAGGAGCGAATAAAATGCGCATACTACGAGTGATAATATTAATATTAACAATGCTAGTAACATCTGTTGTTGTTAGCTCTGCTGCTGGTGCAGCAACTGGAGGCGTCTCGGAGCTTTCTTCCGAGCCCCGAAGTACCACCCTACTCAGTACTCCTACTAAGTGGAAGTCCGTCGAATTTAAGATGGGACCTTCTATTAAGTACTGGACTAAAGTAGCCCAATGCGAGACTCGCCAGGACTGGCAAGACGGTGGCAACTGGGGTGGTGGACTTGGCATAGCTAAATCCACATGGCAAGGATATGGTGGCAAAGAGTTTGCATCTCATCCTTCCAAAGCGACTGTTCTTGAACAGATCGTAGTGGCTAACAGAATTGCAGTGTTTGGCTACCAAACAAAGAATGAGTTTATGACTGTCGAAGACAGAACTAATAACACACCATTCTTTAGACCAGCTGTTGGCTTTAATGGTTGGGGCTGTATTAAAAATAATACTTACCTCAAACCTAAAAAAGACACAGTTCTTAAAGTTAAACTTCCTGTAGGTAAAGAATTTTACTGTCCACAGTTTGAAGATACTTTTAAGAAGTATGCCCTGCCACACAAAGTGTTTTCTTATATCGCTTGGCGTGAATCTAGGTGTAATCCTGGAGCCGTCAATGCTAAATGGGAAAACGGGCATATAGTCTGGACCCTCAACTCTAACGGTTCATACGACTCAGGTCTGCTCCAAATCAACTCTTCATGGTTTAAAACATTAAGAGAACAATTTGGTTATGCCCCTGACGATCTAATGACACCAGCAGTCAATGCTTTATTCGCCAGTTGGATTCTCCACTTCTCTAGTGGCAGACTTAGAAACTGGAATGTTAAAGCTACTTCTGTACGCTAGTTTGCAGTAAAAGGGGAATACCCATTCCCCTTAATGCAAAACACAAGAATCATTACCCTTAATCATAAGGATATCCCTATGCCTAAAACTAACTACCTACCAGAAGAACTAGACTCTAAGTCTAAAATAAAAGAAATCATACTACAATACATTATCGATGCCAATGTAGAAGAGTATGAATACGACGATGACGACGGCGACTGCTGTGACGATTGCTCGTATGAAGATGCTGACTGCAGCGACTGCTCATGTCATTCTGATTTTCCTGGCTACGATGAACATCTTGCTGCCCTACTAGTAAGATTCATCTATAATAACTTTAAACTTCAAGAAACACCTAATGAATAATCAAATTAACTATGACCATGTTCACAATCAAGATCTAGCCCAATTAGATATTGAATCAGACACCCTTATGAGCGTAGATGTTGTGTCTATAATGTCACGCAAATTTAATTTTATTTCTCGTGGTTTTGATACTACAGAAATGGAAAACCTTGTATCTTTCTATTATGACATAGAAGACACACGGATCTCGTTGCTAGATCTCAATGATTCTAAGAACTCATCTGTTTTTAAATCATATTCTCATTATCTAAGAGGATTAGAGAATTCTACTACTCCCATCTTTAGTGACTATAACCACTCCACTGTGACTGGTACCTGGGCTTTACAACAGCCTGGTATCGGACAAGCTGCCTCTGCTGCGTTGTTGTCTACGATAGATATTCACAAAGCTCCTAACTTTAATAACTTATGGAGCTATTGTGGTCTTAATCCAAGTACTGCTCAACCAGGATCTTGGAACCCATTCTTAAAGAATCTTACTTGGAAGATCGGCAAATCTTTTGCTACTGTTCCTGATTCCTTTTACGGTCAACTCTATACTAAAGAGCTTGACCGTAGAATCAAACAACGAGATGATTCAGGTGCTGACACAGAAGACTCCAGGCTAGAAGCTCAAGCTCGACGCTATGCAACTAAGATCTTCTTGTCTCACTGGCATCAGATCCGATACATAGAAGTTATTGGACAAGAGCCATCATCTTCATTCAAAAATTCTAGTTACATTGCCCCACCTAATAATCCTTATTGAATAAAAAGCAATGAACAATTTCAGTTCCTATCACCACTATATAATAAGAGGTAAATCATGCCTATGATAACAAGTACAGAGACTCAAGTACATCAGAACCCAGGGCGGTTCAAGATGGCTGAGCCAACCAAGCTGCTCACACCAATCCAAGGCGAGCCACCAATCGGTGCAGGCAAAGGCCGTAAGCGTAATCCAGTGATTACCGCAATCTACAACGAGCTTGTAGGTAAGCGTAACCAGTGGTTCCACGTAAACATTCCCATCACCGACAAAAAGCAACTGAGCACCCTTCGTGCATCATTGTTTGCTCGCGCAGCAAAAGATAATCTCAGTATCTCTTCAGCGTCTGTTCTCAACGAACAAACAAAGATGATCGATCTTTGGGTAATGCTTACAGCCTAACCCAATTAAGATTTCCTAGAGTACAAGTTCATTGAACTTATAATGCTTAGATGTATTATGATTAAATGTGTGTGTTTATTGGGTACAAAGAAATAATCCTTTCTTGTGCTCTAGGATTAAAGTCTTAAGACCTGCTTAGTCATATGCAGGAGAATGACCGACGCCAGCTCGGCTCACTAAATATGACAGCTGGCTTTTACTCTATTTTTAAAAGGTACCATTATGACCAATGTGATCTATTATAGACTCACTAAAGAAGTAGCTCCTTGTTTTGTTCAAAAGATATGCCTTCATTGTAATGATGAAGTATTCTTTTTAATGACACAAGATCAGTACGATCGATGGGTTAAAAATCTAGAGTATGCTCAAGATGTTTTTCCTGATACAGCTCCAGACATTCGTGAATGGATGATTTCAGGTACTCACCCGAAGTGTTGGGATGAAATGTTTTCTGAATAAGATTTGAATTAATCATGTTTAGTTTATACAAAGAAAAAACTATTTAATATTCTCAAAAAAAAAAATAAACGGAGTTCTTCGGCACCGGATTATTAGTGGATCGTACAGCCATATACTTATCCTTTTAAGTATATACAAAACAAAAATATATTATCTTTACAGTAAGGAATAGTTATGACTATTATTACACCAACCCCATACGCATCGTTCTTCGATAGACTCAAGATGAACGATCTTGAAATCGCTTATCATGTACCACAGTACGTATCTCAAGATACGCTCTTTACTAAAAGTAAAAGGCTTACACGTATTAGTGCAACTAAAACAAAAGAGTTCTTTGCTAGACCAGAAGTTAAAGTTGGATCTTTGATTTCCTATTGGGCAACTGAGGCTTTAATCTCTGCTCTTGGAGTCTACGCATTTATATCCATGGGCATGTTTGTTCCTGCAGGATTTACTCTTGCTATCTTTGCCTATCTTACCTACGCTACATTTGGCGTTATCAATGAGGTTCAACTATGAGTTTTGATGTTGATCTTCTAAATGAATTTGGTATTCATCAGAATCCTGAAGTAGAAATCGCTAGTCTTCAAAAGACCTTTGAAGCTTGCGTTAAAGAAAACGGACCTGACTCTTACAACCCAATGCTTGTAATTTACGACCATGATTCAAGTCCTATGTTTGCACTAGAAGCTCGTCCTTATACTTCTAAGAAAGACATGTACACCTGCTTTGCCGAAATGCTCTATTCCTATAGCGCATTAGAGGGTCATTCATTCATGATGTCTAGTGACGTTACCTTAAGGTCTCATGAATCTACTGGTGAAGCTACTAAGAAAGAAGATTGTCTTACTCTTAGCTTTGCTTCTCGTAGTTCATCTTGTCTTGTAATCATGCCCTATCAAGTAGATTCTGATAACAATGTTATCTGGTTACATGATGAATTTAATATTGCTTCTATGCTTGATGATGAAGCTGCTGTATCTTTGGATGCAAGTGGTACTCTTACTGAGTTGTTTTATATCATGTCACACATTAAACAATCTCCATTTCCTTTTAATACTTTAATTAATTATTATTCTTTTAGGGATTTTCCCTACACACTTCCCCCATCAATGATCGGTGACAAGATACTTGTCAAGATCTAGAAATTATATAAATATATGTTAATAAAAAATATAACTAAACGTAGCTTAAGTAAAACTTATAATACAAAAAATTCAAAAGCTAAAGCTTCTATTTCTAATCAAGATAAATATCTTGTCACTAAAGAAGATTGTTACTTGGTTAATCAAGTTGTTTCTTTTGATAATCCATATGATAAAATGGATGAGTTCATGGTTGATGAAATCTTCTATGAACCTTTATTCTAATTATGATTATTCCAACTTGTTTGGTAATCTACTTTACAATTAGAATTATTGTCCATTATTCTAACAAATTCTTTTAAGGAATTTAAACATGACCGTTACCCTTAGACCCTACCAGCAAGAAGCTCTTGATGCTATCCTATTCCATGAAGGAAAAGGAATTAGTAAACAACTTGTAGTACTCCCTACTGGTGCCGGTAAAACAGTTTTGTTTTCTCATCTACCAGTTATTCGCAAGAACACTCTACCTATGCTCGTTCTTGCACATCGTGCAGAGCTATTAGAGCAGGCCCGCAATAAGATCATGGCATCTAACCCTACACTTACTGTAGAGATAGAGCAAGCTGATCGTAAAGCTGGCCATGTAGACGTAGTGGTAGCTTCTGTAGCTACCTTAGGTCGTAGTGGCACACCCCGTATTGAAGGATATCCTAATGACTATTTTAAGTCTATCGTTATTGACGAAGCCCACCATGCTGCTGCTCCTTCTTACAGAAGAATTGTTGATTACTTTAATCCTCCTTTTCTGTTGGGAGTTACGGCAACGCCGCAAAGGTCGGATTCGGTTAGACTCATTGATGTTTTCGATGAGATAGTTTACTATAAATCAATACAAGATCTCATTGAAGATGGCTGGCTTAGTCCCCTCATCGGATATAGAGTTAAAACAAATGTAGACATATCAGATGTCGAAATTAGAAACGGTGAATATGCTCAAGATCAACTCGAAGAAAAAGTGGATACTCCTGAGCGCAACGCTTTTGTTGTCGCTACCTATCGCAATTTGGCAATGGCTACGAAAGCCATTGTATTCGCATCCGGCGTTCGACACGCCGAAAACCTGGCCTTATCCTTTCGACAAGCGTCGGTAGAATGCGAAGTAATCGTGGGGACAACTCCTCACGAAGAACGTCAAAAGATCCTTCAGGATTTTTCTACGAATAAACTTAAAGTAATTGTCAATGTAGGTGTTCTCACCGAAGGTTTTGATGAACCCTCATTGGAAACAATTATCTTAGCTAAACCAACCAGATCAACACTTCTGTATACTCAGATTGTTGGTCGAGGTACCCGTCTATTCGAAGGCAAAGAACATTGTACGATTATCGATATTGCAGACACCACGAGGGGGAAGAAGCCTATTGGCCTTCCTACTCTTTTGGGAATGCCACCAGAGTTCGATTTACAAGGACAGAGCCTAACAGACGTCGCTAAGAAGTATGAAGAGCTAGAAGACTATTGTCCTGGTGAAGCTATTCGTGTACTTAATCCAGATGATATTCAAGGTGCATACAAACGCATTAACTTGTTTATGCCACCACCACCAAACCCTGCTATCTTAGAATACTCTAAGTATGTATGGGCAGAGATCGGTGAAAACTCTTACCACCTAGGTCTTAATAATAATGAGTCCATGCATATAACATTAGATGCTTTGGGTCGTTGGAATACTGAGCTTCATTATAAAGATAATGATAAAACTTCAGTTAAGATTATTGGTAGAGCTGATAATCTTAGATCAGTATTTTCCGGCACTGACAAATGGATTCAAGAGAATCGTGCAGCATCTTTAGTTCTAATCGATTCTTCTGCTCAATGGAGAACTGATGGACCTACTGATCCTCAAAAGAAAATGTTAAAGCGTTTAGGTATACCCCTTACTGCTGACATGACTAAAGGTATGGCTTCTCAAATCATATCTAAGTATTACGAAAACAATCCTAAGCCTAAATGGCTTCAAAATAAGATTGAATCTAAAAAACGTTGGTAGTCAATACCACCTACGGAAACTATTCTATGAACAATAAATTAACTAAATACATAACAGCATTAGTTATGTTAACTACGTTTACACTTACTAATGCTATTCCAGCCCAAGCTGCCCAAAACAAGGGCGGTTCAGAAATAACTAAACCCAATTCTAAACCTAAGAAAAAGACTAACAAAAGAGTTAAGTCTCATTCTTATAAGAAAGTTGTAAAGACTAAGTCTAAAGTTGCTACTGCTAACTCTAAAGTTAAATTTAAACTTTCTTTGTCCACAGCTATTCCTAAGATAGGTGCAGACTATTCTTATGATTCTGGTTATACTGGGCAAGGATCTTACGTTGTTGTCATTGATACCGGCGTAGAAAAAGCACATCCTTTCTTAGCCGATAAGATAGCTCTAGAAGCCTGCTTTGCTACTCGTTGCCCTAATGGTACCAATCAGATGATTGGACCAGGAGCAGCTGTCCCAGTGCATTATCACGGGACACACGTTGCTGGTATCATTGCTGGTAGCAACTCACAGTTTCATGGAATTGCCCCAGGTGCAAAGATCATAGCTATCAACATTTTTGACGTATATGGTGCAGCCTATGATGATGATATGGTTAAAGCTTTAAACTATGTCTACTCTTTAGCTGATACTTACAACATTACTTCAGTTAATATGTCACTTGGTGGTAACACTGTTTTTAGATCTACTTGCGATTCTTATCTTCCTGATGTTACTCAAGCTATTAACAATTTAAAGTCAAAGAATATTGCTACAGTTATTGCTTCTGGAAACAATTATTCTGCTGGTATGTCAGCTCCTGCTTGTATCTCTACCGCCGTTAGCGTAGCTGCTACTTATACTTCTACAGATAAAGTAACTACATTTTCTAACGTATCTCAGTTTACTACACTGTCGGCTCCTGGCTATGCCATTAACTCTTCTAAGTTGATGGGATCTTATGGTTCAGCTTCTGGTACCTCAATGGCAACTCCATTTGTTGCCGGAGCTTTAGCCGTGTACCGTTCCAAGTTTGGTGTCCAATCTGTAGATAAAGTTATTACTGACTTTCAATCTACTTCTTCGCCTGCTGTTGATGATTTCACTGGAATTATAACTAAGCGAATTAATATGAAGTCCTTGATTGATTCCACTACTACACCGGTTGTTCCTCCAGTAGTAACTACTACTACTATTCCAAATGCAACAACTACAACGTTACCTACTACAACAACTACTACTACTGTTCCGGTGACCACTACTACTGTCCCAGTAACTACAACCCTTCCTCCCGTTACTGGATATGCAGTAGGAAAACCATTGCTTGTTTCGTTAGACTCTATGTCGTCTGTCTATAACTCTTACCTCCATGATGTATTCACGATTACATATCTTGATGTTTATTATGGCAAAGATGTTTTAACTCATTATCTATTGACTTGCGACAGTGGTCAAACGTTTACTATTCCAGTAGATTATACTGGCCGTTTAAACTATTATAGATTAAAGAATACAGATGGAACCTACGCTAAAGCTACAGGTATCATTAGGTGTTACCTGCAAGGTGCAGTAGGATCCTTTCTTGCTCCAAAATCTTGGTGGGAAGACGTCAATAGATGAAGACCTTGAAAGATGTTCATAAATCTTTTGATGATGATTTCTTTCAATCTATTCTAATACCTTTTGATTCTTATCCACAAGTTATTAAAGCTTCATTGAATGATGTTTTTAATTACGCTGGATTATCAGAAGAGAACTTATCTTTATTAATATTAAAGAATAACCATTGTCTAATCTTTCATGAAGACCATGAAAGATCAATTAAAGAATCTAATATCCTAGCAACTTCTATATATAGAGACTACACTAATACTTATTATATTAATGAAGTTATATATGGTAATGCTGTAATATTGGGTTACAACTCTATCTTAATACAAGACAACGAAAGATTTCATTCCATATCTACTTTGTATATGAATGAAATTATTAACAGGTTTAATGTATTATGAAAAAAGATAGAAAATCTATTCACATTAAACAAATTAGATCTATACAAAACACATGTTCAGCATGTGGATTAAAATCCACTAAAGTTGAAAAGTCAATTAAGTTTAACAAATACTTTTGTATAGATTGTCTATTAGATTACATAAGAAATAATCTATAATTAATAGGAGACATTTATGTCAATTAACATTTTAGTCGGATCAGATCCCGACGATATCCCCCGCATCGTGGACACGATTGCAGCACTTGAATTCCTTCATAATATCCTTCCACAACACCAATCTGTATTAGATTTAGAAGGTGGAGAATTTAATGGAGAAAAAGTAGAATATCTTATTGACTGGTATAAGTCAATGAAAGATGTTATACTTTATGCAGGAAACACCGAAGACGTAGTCTTAGAACCTAACCTCGTCTAACATCTGCCCGAGTGGCGGAATAGGCAGACGCAGGGGGCTTAAACCCCCCGGAGGGCAACCTCTTACCGGTTCAAGTCCGGTCTCGGGTACTATGCAATACACTATAATAAGGAAAAAAATGAACGATATTTTACTAGACCCACCAACACCTCAAGCTCCTAAGCCAGGTGCAGGTATGAAACAAATGGGAATTATCATGGGACTAATTGCAGTTGTTGCATTACTCATTGGTATTCTTTTAGCATCTGGGAGTAAAACATCAGATTCTGTAGTTACCACACCGCCTGCCCCAGTGCAAACTTATGCTCCAGCTCCAGTTGTCAACAAGTATGAAGCTTATCTTGACCATGTTTATAATAACTCTGGTCAAGCTAATACAATTACTAAAGCTTCTCTTATTGAATATGGAGATACTATTTGTTCTGCCTTAGATAATGGTAGAACAATTCCTTATATCGTAGGTTATCTTTCAAATAGTTCTTCTGGCGAAACCGATGCTGCTTTGTATGCTTCAGTAATCTTTGGAGCTATCACTTATATTTGCGATGAATATAAAGGTGATCTTAACCTTTATCTTTCTAACTCCAATTAATATTTAAGGAAACATTTTATGTCTATTCTAGTATCTGAACTAGATCTTCCTTATGTACCACCTAAACTTATTAAATCTGATTTAACAACTTATGATCAATTTAAAATTGGTTTAGAAGCTCATAAGCAAAACTGGATTGGCACAACAAAACTTTCTTATGTGATTTTAGACCACAAGCATTCTGCTGCTATGTTGAAAGACAAGAGATGGCACAATGGTTTGTATTTATTAAGCGAACTTAATCCTCATTTTACTGAAGAGATTAAGATGAGTAGGAAAAAATTAATAATTAACTTAGAAGGCGAAGATCATTCAAGACTCAGAAAGATAATTGCTCCAGTTTTTTCACCAAAGACAGCTGAGCTTCTTCGACCAGACATGCAAGATGCTATCAATCAAGTTCTTAATGATGTCATCGAAAGCGGTCAATGCGATTTGCAAAAAGATGTATTCAACAAGTATCCATCATACATTATCTCTAAGATAGTAGGAGTCCCCAATTCAGATTGGGAGAAGTTTAGTCAATGGGCTGATGATACCTTCAAAACATTTGGTGGAAACTTTGAACACCATAGCGAAGTTATATTAAATACTCAAAATGAATTAGATCAATATACTAATAATTTAATCATCAGCAAAAAAGAAAACAAAGGCAATGACCTTGTTTCTATGTTAATTGACGCAGAATTTGATGGTCAAAAATTATCAGATCAAGAAATACAATCTCTTATCCAAGTAGTTCTGATGGCAGGCATGGATACGACTAGAGCACAGCTTGGTCTTATAGCAGTTATGCTATCTGAGAGACCAGATTTAATATCGATGTTAGCCAATGATTTAAATGTTGAAGATATAATAGAAGAGTCTACTCGCTTAGATTCTGTTTTTAAATATGTAATGAGAATTGCTTCAGAAGACATTGAATACAATGGAGTCTTATTCCCTAAGGGAACAATTATCTCCCCAGCATTGGGTGTTAATAATTACGATGACTTAGCTTTTGAAAACGCATCTGAATTTATTCTTGATCGTAAAGCAACAAAGGGCATTACCCTGTCTTATGGTGGTGGAATTCATTACTGTCTCGGTGCTTCTTTAGCACGAGCTCAAATGCAGGAATGTATGAAAGTTGTTGCAAAAAGAATGCCAGATTATAAAATTACTGGAGAAGTTCTTTATAAAGAAGCTTACGAATCAGTAGTCGGTCCAAGATCTATCCCTGTGACTTTTACACCTAACATTAAGATTTGATATATGGACAGTCAAATAATTAAAGCACAGATGTCTTCTCTTATTGGTAGAAGGATAGAACTTGTTGATTGCACTGATGAGTTCACCCCAATGACACCTGGTACCAAAGGAACTATATCTTATATAGATGATATTGGTACAGTCTTTGTTGATTGGGATAACGGATCTGCATTAGGTCTTATCCCTGGAATAGATAAATGGAAGTATATTAAATGACTATTACATTTGGAACACGGTCACTCGAAGGAGTGACATTAGAACACAAAACATTAGAAGAATCATTAGAGGCTTTTATGGCTGCTGATGGTTATAGAATAGATTTCATGTTCCCAGATGGAAGATTTCTTTTTATTCATCGGGGAGAATATGGCGATGACATTCCTGAAGAAAAGTTAAATCACCCTGCATGGAGGAACTACAAACAAGCTGTCTCTAAAGTTCTTGTTTATGATCCTCAAAATTTGCACAACAATAATGACAACGTAACTTACGTTGATTTTTCTTCTTAAGATTTTAGCTAGTAGCGTGTTCGATTTACTATTTGGAATTCGGAACGATATTAATAGTTACACACAGCACGTGGGCCTATATTCCCCGTAACTACTACTAGCTAGATAAGTTTGATGGTAGCTGGTAAATTCCTACTAAGCGATTTTCGCAGAAATAAGCCGGTGTGAATTGCTAACTAAAAGTAACGATACTAGTGGCCCCATATCGCCCCGTTACCTACCATCAATTAATTTAAATTTAAAGGCAGTATTTTTTATGAACTTTTTTGCTATGACTATGTGCATATCAATTGTTGGTGGAACAATACTTTGCATTATATATGATGCTTATAAATATAAGGACTGAATATGATTCATTCTATTAAACAACTTATTATCCGTATTCGTTTTAAACGAACAGCTAGACAACGTCATAAATCATACAATAAAATGCATCAGACTCCTTATGGAGTTCCCACTAGAAATCAAGGATATTACGAATGACTTACATTAAAATGCATGTTAAAGATAAGCTAGACATTATTGCTCATGTTTTAACTCGTAATGGCATTACTGTTTGGTATGGTATACCAGAACAGATAGTTGATGAACTTAAAGCTAATGGCTATAAGATAAAAAAGCGTAAGAATTTTAAAAACCTTACATCTAAGAATCAACCATACTTATAATGATAGCTTATGTAATCATTGCTATTGGTTCTTTGTGGGGCATCTTAACTTTTATTGGGTTCCATGAAGAAGATAAAGAAATTAAAGAGATGATTGAATCTGCTCGCAAAGCAACTGAAAACAAGCGCCTTTAGCTCAGTTGGTAGAGCAGTGGACTTTTAATCCATGTGTCCCGGGTTCGAACCCCGGAGGGCGCACTATTAAAGATGTGTCTGTACTATATACAATACAAATCCAAAAGTTAGAGGGTAAACACAATGGAAGCAACTCCTAAACAACTAGCAACTAATCTCATAGATAAAGCTATTAAAGATATATCAGGTAGAGATCTTGTTTCCACCAATGAAATGACTGATCTTCTTCTTGATATTAGGCTTTATCTTCTGGCTCAAGAAGAGCCAGTCCCCCAGTAGATCTAATCTATGCTATACTTAATAAATATTAGAAACAAATGAAAGATATATAATGAACAAAGGTACAGTAAAATTCTTCAATGATGAAAAAGGCTTCGGCTTTATTTCACGTGAAAACGGTGACGATTTATTCGTTCACTTCTCAAACATCGAAGGTACAGGTCGCCGTTCTTTGGCTACCGGTCAAGAAGTAGAGTTTGAAGTTGGTCAAGGCCAAAAAGGCATGGAAGCTAAGAACGTCCGCCCACTCTAATAAGGTAGTTATGAAAATTAAATTTACAGCTGAAATAACCATGGATATTCCTGGTGAATTTCAAGACGATGCAGATGCAGTTCAACTGATTACAGAAGAACTTCGGGATAGACTAGAGACAGAAGTTGAGTACGATAAGTACGATCAACCTTCTCTTATGTTTCTAACTGCAGAAGTTCGTAGTTATTTTGTAACTGCCGGAAGAGTTTAATTGCTCTAGGCATTTTATTTCGGGAGCTTACAGTCCCCATTGTTACGGATCCCCACTCGTTTACGACTGGCCCGTCCACAAAGTGAATATACCAATCCACCTTTCTCCCCAGATAAGGTGGTCACAACTGTCCTACGGGCCTTTAGCTCAGTTGGTTAGAGCAGGGTGCTCATAACGCCTTGGTCCTCGGTTCGAGTCCGGGAAGGCCCACTATGATAAATCTTTTATTCACCTATATTTGGTTATTCTATATTGGATTAACCGAGTCTATAGTTATGCAGTTTGCAGCAATACTTATATTTTATGTTGCTTCTCGAATTGCATACGCCCCTACTGATAATTGGTATTATCCCAAACAGGAAGACTAATATGCCAAGATATAATTTAAACCGTGAAGATGTAGATCTTCTTGTCGACGCTTTACAGAACTACTTAGTTAATAATGGTTTTGAAAAACATCCTACTAGAGTAGTTAGTCTTAAGAATAGACTCTTATTAAAAATCAAACCTGAAGATCTATCACTCGATGAGGTAGATGTTTGGTCCGCATTTCAAGAAGGTAACTAATGCCATATATTGAACAATCTGATAGAAGCTTTTTTGATGAAAAGATTTCTTTTAAAAATAATGCAATACAAACTCCAGGTGAGTTAAACTATTTCATTACCAAGATAGTTGATCATTATATTTCAAGTCATGGTAAAAACTATTCTAGTATCAATGAAGCTATTGGCGTATTAGAATGCGCAAAACTTGAACTTTATCGTAGAATTGCAGCACCTTATGAAGATGCAAAGATACAACAAAACGGTGATGTTTACACCGCCTAATTAAGGAGAACCCAAATGGGTATGGACGTCTATGGCAATAAGCCAAAGAACGAACTTGGTGAATACTTTCGTGCCAACGTATGGTACTGGCATCCTATGTGGGATTGTTTAGACCAACTCCACCCTACTATTTGTTCTAAGTGCGAAAGCCCCCATGATAATTCTGGCGCAGGTTTAAGTGCTAAAGACTCTATAACTCTTGCTAAACTTTTAAAAAAAGATTTAGAAGATGGAACTATAAAAGCATATATTGAACAATACAAAGCCCACATGGATTCTCTTCCATTGGATGATTGCAAGTATTGTGAAGGCTTAGGTGTTCGTGTTTGGAAAGAAGCAGATGCTAATGGTCAAGAACAGAGTGTTACTAAACAATGTAACTCTTGCCAAGGTACTTTAAAAGTAGCTAACTTTGCTACTCATTACCATATGGATTATGATCTTCTCGTAGAGTTCCAACTATTCTTGCAAAATTGTGGCGGATTTAGGATTTGCTAATATGTCATTTCAAAACAAGCAGAGCATTAAACATCCTCCTTTGAGTATGAGAATGAAAGTTCTTGAAGTATATTATAAAAAGCTCAGTGAGTCAGATCATATTGATGCACTTGTTCTTTATAAAAATACTATGGGTGGACTTTACCATAGGTTTAATCCATGGTTAAGACAACGATTCTATACCAGAAAATCTTTTATGCCTAAGGAAGAAGAAGAATACGATGACTATAATTAATATCAAAAGAGATTCTAGCATTCATCTAGTATTAAAATATTTAAAGATGAAAAATTCTAGACCTTCAACTCAAAAAGATATTTATACATTTAATCCTAATAAGTTTGATTCTTCTTATGATGTTCAGGATTTGCTTAACAATTTAATTGATCAGCAATTTGCTATTTGCAAAAACAAACAGTATACTATTACTCCACGAGGTAAAGAGGCTCTTTGTTTTATAACCGCACAACAACCATTACCGAGATACAATGACAAAGCATCTATCATTTAAATTAGACTTTCGAATAACCACCGATACTACCCCAGCTTATCAAGCGGGTGTATCCCCTCACTCTTATAAAGTGTAGAAAGGGTAGTTGGTGGCACGCGGGTTCAAATCCCGTCACCCGCACTTTACCGAAAGGTTCTTATGGAATCCGAACAATTAGATGATATAATTAATTCAGTCATCAATGAACATGATGTTATACTGAATAATTATAACGATATCTATTCTTTATTCAAAGAAATTATTTGGATGCCCAAACAAGTTCTCATAAATCTTTCTTCTGTTGTTGAGTATATGCAAAGTAAAGATTCCAAATCAACATTGGATGCGCTACAAGAAACTAGTGCAATCCTTGAATCATTAAACAAAAAAATCAATCAATCAATTGAGTTAATCAAATCTGGAGAAGTTGTTGAAAAAAACTAGTAGAAAACCAAAAGGCTCTAAAAAGCTAGATGACTTTAATATTATTTCTGCTAATGAAAATGGTTGGAGACACAAAGCTTCTTGCTCTTCTAAGGAAGTCAATAGCAATTGGTTCTTTGCTCAACCTAAATCCCCTGAAGCCAATAGAGCTTTAAGCGTTTGCAAAAACTGTCCTGTTAAAGCTAATTGTCTTTACGATGCAATCATGTATCAATACCATGGTATATGGGGTGGCTATACTCAAGAAGCCCGTAATAAGATAATTGTTCATTACCTCAATAATGATTTGACTTCTTTTACCCTTGAGCAAGCAAAACAAATCTATGATCATGTAGAACAATCTGGACAGCGTAAACCTGTCAATACAACTAACGTCCATATAAAACGTTAGGTACAACTATTCTGGAGTGTGTATGCACAACTATTCTTTTAACGATAACGATGATGACATCTTTGATGAAGAAAAAACTTTAACTAGTTCTAAACCTAAAGAACAAAAAAACTTTAAAGAAGATGTTAAAGATAAAGTTTCTGATTCAGACAAAGAGTTGAAAGACCTTATCGATTCTTTGTCATTAGACGATGATGAACAGAAACCTTTTAGCTTTGTTGCTAGTCTTGCTCTTAACTTTTATGGAGCTTCTGTTAAATGGATACAATCTAATCATGATGATCAGTTTAAGAAAGCTCTTCATTCTTATTTAGAATCTCTTAATAAAGGTAACCAAAAATCTTTTCCTTTTTATGAGAAGTACTATACAGCTCAATCTGATTTAGCTATGCGGAGAGTCGTTAATTTATTCTTACAAGAAGTAGTTAATTCTCCAGAAAAAATAGAACAACTAGTTAATAAAATTGGTTCTTCAGTTGATCCTAATTTTGTGACTACTTACTTTGCATCTTACTTTAATATAAACCAGTTTACTATTTTAGAATGCTTCTCTCATTACAAAGCTCTAGCTCAGTACTTAGATCTTCCATTTGATGACTCAATAATGAAAGAGGTTAGTGGAGGAGCTCTTTCTCCAATTGACTATGAAACATTTTCTTCTAATCAATTCTCTCTTGCCATTATGGATAATCAAGAACTTAAGACTATCCTTACAGAAGTATTATCTGAATCAATAAAGACCTTTGTAAGAGTTAAGAACTTAGAAGATCTAGATATATAACAGAAAGTTTTAAAATATGTCAGAAGCCGTAATAATACCCGTTGAACAAAAAGAATATGTTTCAGTTCTTTTAACTCTTGAAGTTACTGATTGCTACCACATGGCTGAACTTCTTATGACAGTTGCTTCACAGGTAGCAAGAATAAAAAACAATAAAATTTCTTTAGTAGAATCCCAAATTGTGTTATTAGATTCCGAAACTGGTCAACCAAAATACCGAGATATTGAAGATGATGACGAAGGTTATGAATATCAGATGACTGAATCTGGGGTTATTAAAAATGATGAACATTTGATTGTATTTGATCCAAATGAAGAAATATAGATATGTTTATAGGAAAAAAGTTTAAATCTTTTACAGTTAGCTTTTGTACTATTGGTGCTCTCGCTGCAATCAACTATACATTGATCCATAACCCTTTAGTGTTTGTCTTTACTATGATGTTACTGGTTCATGAACTAGGTCATTATCTTATTGCTAAACTAGCTAAAGCAGATGCATCTTATCCTTTCTTTATACCTCTTCCTTTTATAGGTATAGGTATAACCAGAGTTAAAAATCTCTTACCCAAGCACAGAGCTTCCGTTGCTATTGCCGGAGTTCTGTTTTCTGCATTGTTTATTTTAAACGTTATTTTTAATAACTTTATATATCATATGTTTACTTTTTCTTCTTTATTTGTTCTTTTGTTTCTGGAATTGTTCTTTAACTATTTCGGATCAGACGGTAATAAATACCGTCAATCAAAACTTTCTTTGCTATCTTCCTAAACCAAAACAAAACATAAATCATCATTGAACAGGAAAACCATGAATCAAAGCAACAAGGCCAAAGCTAATATGTTAGAAAACAAAATCAATAATTTCTTTGAAGAATCTTATTTTGATGTTCAAGGAATGACTACTAAGATTTCTTTTAATGAGACTCAACTTGTTCGTCTTATGACTAAGATTAGTGTTGGTCTTGTGACTGTTTGGTGGTCATCGTTAGAACTCAAAACTCTGCTAAAAACTTATCAATTATCTAAGGGGCTTTAATGTCTGAATATCCTGAACAAATTCCAAAGGAACAAAAGCCTTTGGATAAGTTTACCTTTTCTCTTAATCTTTCCAACAAAGTTAAAGAAGATCTAGAGTCTGAACTTTCTACAATAGAAGAGAGAATAAATTCTATTGTTAATAAGGTTACTGTTGACGGGATGCCTATACTAAAAGCTATTCTTCAAACCAGCCACGATAAAAAAGAACTTAAGCGTTTAGCTAAAGGTCTAGATAGAGTTGCTGATTTGATTGAAGGATCTGATCATATTAAAACTCGGTTAAATATAATTGATACCGCACATAAAGATCCTGATTGGTTCGCTTGGACCTTTGGTGATTTCTCTGAAGAAATCGACAAGCACATTGAATCTATTCTAGACGAAAGCTGATTATGTCTAAAAATATAACCTATTCTATTGAGCAAACAGAGTCAACTATTGTAGCTCGCTCTACTGTAAAATCTTTTAACTTAGATCATGTGACAGATAAAGATATTACTTCTTATTATCGTCAGATTTCTAACCAGGCTTTATTTGACACCGGTCTTTTGCCCCTTAATGGAACTGGAATTCTTTCTATCCGTTCTGCAGGACGGCATACTCAGATAGCTTTCCAGCATGCTCCAGCATTGGCTTACATTAACTGGGGTGCTAACGAAGGAGACCGAAACGCTAAAGCCTATTTGCTTGCTCAGCCTTATCGTATTTGGGTAGCAGATCTTTTAGACGGCAATCTATACGGTGCTAGAATGTTCTATAGCCCTTATCCAATCAGCCATCCTGATCAGCCTCTTTATCATATCAACCTTCCTAACACTAACTGCAAGGGTTATCGTGGTAATGGTGTAGGTTGGCAATGCTTGTATCACAATGAAGACTGGACTAACATTTCTTTTAACGATAAAGTTAATAAGTTGATTCAACGTTGTTCAGGCATTGAAGCATACAACGATGCTAACATGTCAGAGACTGATGGTCCTAGGTTTTATCGTGAAAACAATAAACCAGAATACCTTTGGAACCCATCTGCTTGGCAAGAAAAATCTCAAGAAGAAGGATTAGACTGGACTCTTGATGAAGATATGTGGATTCCTATTCTTGTTAAAGATATGGATAACCAAGACAAGCACTACGATGATGGTCAACCATTAACATTTGCAATGGCTTTGTTAGGTAACTATAATTCTTACTACAATGATAACTATCACCCTAAGCTTATCAACGCTTTTGCTCGTACTGATATTGATATTCCTACAGACCAAGTATTTAATGTCTTTGTACAAGCTCACAACTCTGCTAAAACTGAACCTCAAAAGCTAGATCAGTTTAATGCTGCTGCTTTAAGCAAGGTAAAGATTGCAGAAACTTTTGTACAACCTTCGCTATTCAATTCACCAGACGATGATAATGATAACACGTTTACTTGCCCAGGATGTGAAGAATCTTATTCTGAAGATAATGAAGAGTTCTTTGCTGATCCTAAAGGATCTAACTGGTGTCAAAGTTGCTTCCAAGAAAATTGGGTTTATTGTGAAAACGTAGATACTTATCTTCATGCAGAAGATGATGATGCTGTTTACATGGAAGCTTATTCTTATTATGTAGATGCCAAGAAAGCAACTATAAAAGAATGTAACCATTGCGACATGTCTTATTGGATCACTAAAGATTCTACTGAATCATTTCCGTTCTATCAGTTTCAATCGCAAAAAGAAGACGTTGATTTAGTTGATTGTTGTCCATCATGTTTTAACGAACAAGCAGCTGAACATCTTCCTGATCTTCTTCCTTCTGGATTAAACCCTTACAGTAAAAAGCCTGTTTACACTAAGAACCATGCTGTATGTTCTGGTTGTAATGTTGGTATATTTGTGGATGTTCCTGAGCTTGCTCACACTTATGTAAGCGTTCCTTCTTTGTTTCATCATAACGCTAACTTTTGGGAAGACATTGAAATTGATATTTCTACGTTTACTTTAGCCAGTCAAAAGTTTTGTTTACAATGTGCAAAGAAACAACACTATTGTCCTTCTGGACATTGGACTGACAAGAGTAATATTTCGATAATGCCTTTTGTCTCTACTCCTTTTGTTAATTCTAAAGGCGATGAAATAATTCTTAAAATAAAAGAAGTTTGTCAAGGATGTTTAAACTCTAAATATGATTTAGATGATCCTGTTAAATCTTTGTTTACTCATACTCATTATTATTACAGAGCTTTGAGTTCAGTTTACTACGACCTTCATCCACAATATTCTACTACATTTGAATTGTTCAATACTGACGGTTCAGATTACAGTCCAGAACCTTTTTAAAATTTAAAACTACAACTACAAATATACTATTGGAGAAATTATGTCTAATAAAATTAAAGAACCAGTTACTCTAGATGATCTAGACTACTTCTGGATGACTAACGGAGCACCATGTTTTATGGCTGACCGTGAAGACATCTGTGAAGTAGTTGAGTCTCTAGGTTTTCAGATCTATTACTTAATCGCTGATCTTGCAATTAATAAAGAAGTTAAAGGCAAAGATAAACAATTTAAAGAAATTACGTGGATTGAGACTACTCATAAAGCCCGAGTTCTTAAAGTTGTTAATAACATTATTGGTCGTTCTGTTTCAGAAACAGATGATGAATTTGGACAAGACATTCTTTCTTCAGTAGAAGAATCTGCAACATACAACATGCCAAAGATTCCTAAAGTTATTGTTAAAAAGTTAGACGAGTTCTTTAGATTAGTGCACGCTCAGCACGGCACCGAGTCTATAGTCATCTTAACTTTTGATCCTAATGTAAACACATCTGATGGTTGGGGTGTCTTGGTTCCTGAACAGACTAATACTCCAGCACACTGCAAGTATGACGCTGAGTCCATTGTTGATCTTAAACCTGACCATGTAATCATTGTTGGCTCAGTCCACAGTCATCCTGAGATGGCAGCATACGCCTCTGGGACCGATCATGAGGACCAAGCAGACTTCGATGGGGTCCACATCACCTACGGCTGGATGAAGACCAAGAACGGTGGAGCTACTGAGTATCATGCAGAGATGCAAATGAACGGTACTGCTTATCTTTTGAATATTGAAGATGTCTTTGAAGACACTACTGAAATTAAAGATCCAGATCCTCAAGTTGTTGAATGGTCCGGCAAAGTAAAAAAAGTATCCCCCCCGCCGTACAAAGCGGGGGTTACACCACAGGCTACCCAAGCCCTGCCAACTGGTCAGGCTCAGGGTCTAGTGTCGGGACATACGGGCACTACTGGGATTAACTATTACGGTGGACGTTCTGTTCCATCTCGTAAGCAAACAATCCCTTTTCAAATGGATGAATACGATGGTCAACTCGTTGCCGAGATTGACACTTCTTCAAATGTTTCAATGACCTGTCCTTCTTGTGAACTATATCTATTTAAAGCAGACGTTGAAGGACATGGCTTTTGTCCAGCTTGTGACATCCCATTAGCTCCTAAAAATGCTTCTCTTAAATCTATTGAATTTGCAGTTAATTATCATCTTGTCAATCGTTCTAAAGAAACAGGATGTGCCTATTACCTTTGGTGTAAAGACGATAAGAATGAAAACTTTCTTATTCAAATTAAACCAGATGAATTAGATAGTCGTGACATTTCAATCGGTTCTAGAATAGATGAATTCGAAGAGTATGGTGATGCTGATCAAGCTGGCTTATCTCTTCTTAAAGAATCAGATGGCTTGTTCTTTTATGCAGAAGACGTAACATTATGTTGTGCGTGTCCTGCTGACAGAGCATGGACTGAATGCAAGTGTGCACCTACGGTTTACTGGGAAGACATTGAAAGATTTGAAATAGCAGCAAACAATACAGAAAAATATGTTGCTGATTCAATTTGTCAAACATGTGCTTTCTATTGTCTTCCTGAATGTGATTCTTATAGAAACAACATTATTGAATTTATTTCTACACAACAGTTGCCATCCAAAGCAATAGATGGCTGTGATTCTTGGGTTGATTTTTCCAAGGTTGCTAACGATATAGATAGCGGTATTTATGACACATACAGATAATTCTCCTAGAAGAGTAGTTCTTGTTGGTGCCGGTGGCATTGGCACTTGGCTTGCTGAAGGCGTAGCTCGAATGCTAGAGTGGAAATTTCCTGGCTCTGCATTGATTCTTGTTGACGGTGATAACTATGAACAAAAGAATTTAGAACGTCAGAACTTTAAACAGATGGGCAACAAGGCTTCAGTTAAAGCTTTGGAACTTACTCCTTCATTTCCAAACACAATGTTTATTCCAGTCCCTAAATGGGTTGTTGATGATAACTTTGCTGGAGTAACAGATGAAGAATCTCCAAAGATTAAAGCTTCTGAGCTAATCACTGAAGGAGATATTGTTCTTGCAGTAGTAGATAACTTTGCTGCACGCAAAATCTTGTTCGATGCGGCATCTAAACTTGATAATGTTGACGTCTTTACTGGTGGCAATGATGATGACCTTTTTGGTTCTATCTATCATTATCAACGCAGAGATGCTAAAGATGTTACTGAGCATCCAGTAACCTTTCATCCAGAGTATGAGAGTCCACCAGATAAAAACCCCGGTGAGATGTCTTGTCAAGAACGAGCAGAAGTAAATGGTGGAACCCAGTTACTTGCAACTAACATGGCAGTTGCAGCTTTTATTCTTGGTCGTATTCACAAAACAATTGTGAACAACCAAAACCCCGAAGAGTCTGAGATTTACTTTGATCTCGGCGTCGGTAAATCAGAACCATATAACCGTATGGTTCAATTAGTACCACTACCAGTATAATAGGAGAATCTATTACTATGAATAATCAATCATCATCAGCTTCGGCTGCGTCTTCTTCTGGCGTAGCTAACGTCAGATTTGGCGTTTACAGTCAGCCAACACCAGTTGCTGGCAAAAGCGTTAAAGAAGTTCGCGAGCAATTCAGCAAGTTGTGGGGAATCCCCAACGACGCAATTGCTTACAAGGGCAAGGATAAGCTTGACGAAGACTATGTCGTTCAGCCAAGTGACAACCTTGAGTTCCATCGCCGTGCCGGCGAAAAGGGCTAACTAACCCTTGCAAAGATCGTGGGGGAGGATGTACTAAACTTCTTACTTGATGTAGTACAGCTTCCCCCACTCTTACATTTTTTACAAAGGCCCCCACTTATTTTAAAGGTATCCTAATGCTATTCTCCCAAATTAAACTTGGAGTTCCTTCTATTTGGCTTAAGACTACTGATTATGCTAGAACCACAGAGTCTCTTATCAAGTTTAATCAACGCTCTTTCTACACTATAGATCCCCTTAAAGGTTATGCTAAGTTCATAGACAATGAATGGAAGAGCATACTAGTCCAAATGCCTGATCCTCAAAACCCAGAGGAACTTCGTGAGACTACAACTTTTGATTTTACTGTAGCTTACACTCATCTTCTTGACCAGTTAAACACTAACAAAGAATCTGCTACATTTTTATATTCTGTTTACACTAAACCAGAAGCAATGATGGAAATGTTTTCTGGATTGATCTCCATGAACAACACTCAATATCGTTCTGCTTTTTGGTCTGATGATCTTGAACAAATGCCTCTTCAGTTGGTGTTTATGTCTTGGTTTGATTGTCCAGAAGATTTTAAAAACATGTTTTATCTTTCTGATTTTGAAGAACCAAACCTTGAAGAACTCGCAACTATTATTAATCACATAGATGATTCTTCTGGTAACACTCTTGTTGATCAGGGATCTCTTCCTGCAATTGCTAAAGCCGCAATTGGTTTGACAGAATCTGATTTCATTAATGTTTGTCTTAATTCTGTTCTTGAAAATGGAAAGATTGATCCAGATTATATTTATAATTTTAAGATGGCCGACATTAAAAAGAATGGCATTCTTGAAATCATTCGTCCTAAGACTACCTTTGATAATATTGGTGGTCTTGATAACATTAAAGAACTTATTACTCGCAACGCTGTTCTTTGGCATAATCCAGAAAAAGCTGCTGAGTTTGGGATTAGTCCTATCCGTCGTATTCTTATGGTTGGCGTTCCCGGTACTGGTAAATCAGCTATTTGTGAAGCAACTGCTAATGCACTAGGGCTTGATCTTGCTCGTACTGGTGTTAGCCAAGTTATGAATTCTTACATTGGTCAATCAGAGCAAAACATGCGTACTGTCTTTAAACAGATTAGTGTTATGGCTCCGTTGTGCGTTTGGATTGATGAGTTTGGTCGAGACATGTCTGGTGGTCAAAGCTCTGGACAAGTCGACGGCGGTACTACTGACCGTGTTCATGGTGAGTTCCTTACTGGTTTACAAGAGCTTCCTGATAACGTCTTCTTGATGTGTGCTGCCAATCAGCTTGATCATCTTAAACCAGAAATGCTACGAGCTGATCGTTTTGACAAGATCATGTTTGTTGGTCTTCCTTCTTTTAATGAGCGTATGTCCATCCTTGATATTTATCTTCAAGGAATTAAAACAGATCACGTTTTTGATCTTGAAGAGCTAGCTCATGCTACTCAATACTTTACTGGTGCAGAGATGAAGTCTTTGATTAAAGAAGTTAAGTTTAACGTTTCTTCTGCCGAACTTCGTCCAATCAATACCCGTGATATTCTGGCTTATGCTCCGAAGCAGAGAAATATTCTTTGGAATAAGAGTCGTCAAATGATTCAAGATCTCTACGTCACTGCTATAGAGCAATGGGACTGGGCCTCGACAGATCAATTTAATGATGCTAAACTAATAGTTAGCGGTGAATCTAAAACAACAAATGCACCTGCAAAAGCCAGTGGCTTTAAATGGTAACAACAATATAAAGGATAAATATGTCTGAAGAATTTTCTTATCACGATGATTCATACAACCCTGAAGCTGCAATTGATGCATCTACTGGTGAAGTTCAAAAAACTTATGATAAAGATCTATACAAGAAATGGTTTCGTTCTAAAACTCAGAGTGGATTTCTTTCAATCCGTCCTTGGTTTCAGGGTCTAAAGCTTCGTATTGATATTGGTAAGACTTCTTCAGACGGCAAGCTTATGAGCAGCACTAATGTGTTTGTTGATGTAGTAGACTTTGGTGCCTATCTCAAGGCTATTACTACAGGCACTGCAGCTCTTGGCTATCCAGCCAATGAAAGAACTGGTGTACCTAGTGCTGAAGGATTTGTTTCTTATGGTGGTGCTAAAATAAATGGCAAACCAGTAAGTAGAATATTTAAATCTCATTATTGGCAAAATGGAGATGTCTTTGATTCTAACAACTTTGTATTTAAGACTGGTCACTTTGAAGCTCGTATGGCTGAGTCCGGAGCTTTCATTCCAGATATGAAGAATATTATTTCTTTTGATTCAATTAAAGTAACTCGTCAAGATATCCACTCTATTTCTTATATGGTTGATCTGGCTATGGCTTCTCATGTAGCTAATAAATCAGATTGGTATGAGGTCTGATATGGAAAATATAGAAGAAGAATTTCTTGAACTTCCTCCTTTGACTGAGATAGAAGAACTTAAAAGACTTCTTAACGAATTAGTTATAGGACTTGCTGCTAAGTTTGATGAGAAAATAAATCAGATTGAAAAGACCATGGAAGATTATGAGAAGCAGTCTGCTACTCTTATAGTTGGTTTTGGTGAACAAGCAGTATTCCTTGAGGCCTTAATGGGTCAACTCCAGTTTGCTACATCTGAAGCACAAAAAGATTTTCACGATACTCTTAACAACAGTAGAAAACAAATGTTGAACATTATGAAAGATGGTGCTCGTGATCTCGTGGCCGATGAAAATGAAGGACTTGCCTCAGCCATTGAAGACGTGGTTGACTCAAAGTCAACTGACACCCCCAATTAATTCTGCTTGTGTTCTGTTGGTAGATAAAGAATCTTATCCATTCATTAATACACTACCATCTTTAAATAAGATTTATCCTTTTGTTAAATCTTTGCATCCTGACATGCTTTCCCTGCATGTTATATCTTCGTCCGTTTCTTTCTTCATTAAAAATAATGTCTTAGAACTACACACAGTAGAGGTAATAAAATGATTACAGTCATTGATACTTTAGAACAGTTTAATGATCGTTTTATTAATTTTAACGATTCTCAAAGAACTGATTTCTTTCTTCCTTTAGACTCAATGGTTAATGATGCCCTTGTCAATAACCGGATTGAAGAACTTAGAATAATATTAGAAGATAATGATAATTCTTATTCTTATTATGAGGATTTGTATAACTTAAATTACAGTCCTTTAACAGAACACCAGTACATATCTAATTATTCTTTACTCTATCCTTATTCTAAAAATAATTTTATTAAACAGTTCTTTAATGATATGCTTCCTAGCTTATCTAATCATGTTTTATCTTACATGAAAACAACTTCTAGAATTGTCCAGATTGGTGCTGGAAAAGGCAAAGGCCTTATGCTTAATCCTGTTTCTTTCACCGAAGACGATCTTCAGTTTTTAAAACCATTACAATATCAGCATGTTATTGAAGCTATGGTTAACGTCACAGCTTTAGTTAATAACCAACAAGCAGATATTAAATTCCTTCTTGACCAAAATCAAGAACTACAAACTACTAATACTATTTTATCCCTTGAACACCAAGCAATGAATAACGCTCGAGTTCAGGATTATCTAACTACTTGGAGATAACTACTATGTCTAATTTCATTGTTCAAGATGAAAAAACTATTCTCTATCCTACTCAACCTTGGGATGGCTCAATAGAAAACTGCATTATTCTTATTGAAGACAAAGATATGATTCCTGGCACTGTGCGCTGGGATACTACAGCTACTGGGTTTATGTTTTATAATCTTCCAGAATATTCTACAATTTCTTCTATTAGCGATAGCCTTCTTCAAGTATACAATAAGTTTGTAATTCCTGGAAAATTTGCCAATGTCCCTTCTCCCAATGACAGCATTCCTAACTGGGCAACTTTTAACCCTGAAGACAAATCTTTCTATTTAAGATTTGATTTAGTTTTTAATATTAGAACAGACTATTCTTCTGTTTCTACTTGTAAGTTTTACACTAACCCTCATAGCAGCTTTTCTTCAGATGAATACCAGTATGCTAATAAATCAAAAGGCGACATTTGCTCTGAGCCAGTACTAAATGCCAAGTCTAGCGGCGTTGCTTATTGCCCTTATTACCAAAACTTGTTCGCTGATATGCCAGCACATTCTTGCCAAGGTTACTCTGCTGACAGTAAGATTCTTTCTTTGACAAATCTTTCTTCTAGGCATTCTGAAAATAAAATTAATATTACTGTTACTCAATCCAGAATGGATGCAGGTAAAACGGTCAATATTTTATTTAAAGATCAAATAAATAACACTGTATTTCATGACATTAAATTTAGTTCTTTAGATAAAGACCAATTAGATTCCATACCTACTATGGTTCAATCTATCCTTGATGAAATATTAGAATCATATAAAAACGATTTTAATATTGATACACAAGATGTTATTTCGCAAGTAGTTAAAATAGAAAGAAAAAGTTTCATATCTTCTCTTATAGAAAGAGAGAATCAAGATGTCTACATTTAATATCTATAAACAATATGATGATAACCTTTATTATCTATCTTTGATTTCTGATCGTTTTCAAAGACAAAATTCTGAATACTACAGATTCTCATCTCATCTTGGAATTATTTCTTTAGATCAAGTTCAAGAAAATATTAATTCGTTTCCAAAGAACCGGTTAATAGATTCTCTTAGCGGTCCTTATCCAATAGCTGTTCGTTATATGGATAAAGGAGTATTCCTTGTTGAAAGGCCTCCTTTCCAAATGAAGATTGACTACTCACCTACTAAGAGCAATCGTGTTCGCCGTCCAATTAAACCAGTTACAGTCTGGGTCCCCTGGACTGTTTCTGTTTATAATTTATCTGCAGATGTAAACACAATGATCAACTCTTACAAGATATATTTTAACGACTCTTCTATATCTTCATTAGAAGATCGTTTAGTTACTAACTATTTTTGTAATGTTTATGGTGATGGCAAAATTTGTTTAGGCCGTTCTGCTCAAGGTATCCAAGATAAATTACAAAATAATCAGATTACAGACTTTGCTACTTTACATTCTTATATGTTTAATGAATACTTTTCTGGTGGATGGAATACTGACTTAGGTTCTAATTTGTATTCTTTAATGAGAAGTATAGATTCTTCTTACATGATCAAAGATTACATTAATCTTTCTGATTCCTCAATCGATGCAAGAGCTAAAAAATTAAAGTTGAAGTTCTTTAAATCTCATCATCCTGCTTATGAGATAGCTAACTCTTTTTATAATCTTTCTCTTTTATCTCTTGAAGAAACTTTGAACATGGTTACTGAAGTAAAACAAAAGCATTTTCATCAAGTTAAACCAATTAGTTCTATTGCAGCTACTGACGTAGATAGTTCTGTAGATCATTATGTTGATCCAATAAATTTTACAGATAATTATTCTAACAATTATTGTGTTGTAAAACTTGTTTTAGATAACAGTCTTAACGCTACTAATCTTAATAGCCGTGATATCCCTTCTGAAATATTGCAGTTCTTTAAAGAAAACTCCTACGATATTATGGATCAAGTTTACGAAAGCTATAATTCTAGAAACTCAATGTCTATTGAATTAAATTATCAAATTCCTCTTATTTCTCCTTCTACAATTGAGGAGCAGGTGAATGTATAACTTAACAAACTTTAAAAGTACTTCTTCAAATTACGAAACAACCAATGCAGGAATTGTTCATTCTCTTACCGCATTTGATTCCTCTGGCATAAGCCATGTTATAGAAGACCAAAACGAATTTGAATTTACCTACTACAATGAGTGGATGAAAGATAATATCTTTATTTCTCTTTATCGAGATTCAAAAGATACTTACAATTACAATTCTAATTCCATTATTCCACCAGGTCTTATCCATATTGATAAAAACTTTTTAGTTTTTGAGAAGCCTCCTACTCATAAGCTAATTAATATTTATAACCAGTATCTTCATGACATAAATGATGATACAAGATTATACTCTTACTACCTACCTATTCCTTGGCAAGTTTATATTGTAGAATTTGATCCTAATAATAATAGGACTTGTTTAGTTAAAATGTTCTTTTCCAAATCAAGCTTAGTTAATTTTGATCAACAGCTTTTTCTTCCTCCTATCCCTAACTTTTATGTTAACGGATTATTGTGTCGCCCGTTCTTTAATTCCATGGATGATATAGAAAGATATTCTGCTGATGTTCCTGGAATCATGGAATCAGCTTACGATTGGGTTTGGGCTAGTAACTTTAACTTAGATCTTTCAGAAACTATTTCTTCTGTTTATGTTCAAAAGAATCCTATTCAGTTATCTCGTGGCATAACTGACAGTTCTCACCTTAGTTATAAGCTTGGCATGAGTGTCATAAACCAGCTTTACACACATTGGGAATCATTACCGTTATCTGAAGTTACTTCTTTTAATTGGCCAAATCCAGCTTTTGCAATGACTTTTCAAGAAGATCTTGCTACTGTAGATGTCCATGATTTATTTGATCAATGGTGTGAGAATAACAGTATATCCATAGATTCAGACGAAGAGCATGATGAATACTACCAATCTGATAGTTTCAGATCATCTCTTCCTAATCCTAAAACTATCTCTAAGACATTTAAGGATATTATGAATTATTGCATTAGCCATACTTCTTTCCCTGTTTCTAAGAAAAAACTCAAAAATATTCTTGTTTCTCGAGCATCAGAATAAAACGACTTGACAAATCTATTATGCTATTATATACTTATATAAACTTTAAAAAAGGTATTAAAAATGGCAAAACAAAAGATGACAGAACCAGTATTCACTAGATCTGAAATAGCAGAAATACTTAATGTATCCACCCTCACCATAGCCAATAGGGAAAAGAACAAAAAATACCCTGAGCCAAAAAGAGATATGAATAACTATAGAATATATAGTTTGAATGATGTTTTCAATCTTCAACTTATTACCTATAACCATATCAACCCAAAGCCTGTGATATCTATTCTTTTTGATAAAGGGTATAAAGACAGTAAGCATCTAGGTGAAATGATAGACAATGTTCTATCTCGTAGGAGCAACGCAAATGCAAAATGATAAAGAAGAAAAGTTTTCACTAGTAGACGATGTAGATGATAATGTATCTACTGATAATATTACAGAATTAAAATCTGGAATATTTAATCTATTTGTTAACTTGTACGACCATTTGTCCATAGACGTTGGTCCTCGTGATGCTATAATCGAATCAACTAATTATCTACTTTATATTGTAGATACATTCAAACAAGCTCTTGAAAATGAAAATCAAGAATAATAAATCAAACTAAATATTGGAGTAAACAACATGTTAGACGCAAAGAATGTAGTAACCATCTCAGGTGGTATAGTTTCAGAGCCAGAAATAATCAATGATAAAATAGCTAAGTTTAGAGTAGCTATTGATTACGCTGGTTCAGAAAAAGGCGGAGATAATAACTCAGGTTATTTCGACGTAGTATACTATCTCAAAGAAGGTACAAACTTCGCTTCAAAGAATGCACAGTTCTTGCATTCTCAAATCACAGGTGGAAAACTCAAGAAGGGTTCACCACTTCAAATCCTCGGACGCTTAGTGCAAGAGCGTTGGCAACAAGATGGAGCTAACCGCTCTAAGGTTGTTATCGTAGCTGAATCAGTGTCCTACGCTGCATCTAACTACTCAAAGACTAATGAGTCAGGTGAAGCACCAAAGACTGCAGAAGCCGGATCCCCAGCATCTTCTTACTCTTCAGTACCTAACCAGTTTTAATGGAGTCTGAGTTTAATCAGGATGATTTAGATTCTCTGATTAAAGAAGCTCTATCTGTTCCGGTAAACCCGCTGCATCCTAAATCTGGGATGCATGTGGGTTTTATGGAGACTGATATGTTGGAGCTGTTAAGCGGTCATCTTTCTAATAAGATTCCGCTTTCAGCTATATCAGAGATCTATCAAGATTTGCGATTAGATCTTTTATCTAGAAAATCTAATCATCAAATAAAAGACTTGCATACAGTTATACTTAATTGTCGCAAATGTGAGATGCAACAAACTACTCCGGAACTTCCTAAGTGGAATGTAAAAAACCCAGATGTTTTATTCATTACTGATAATCCTTCTTTAGATTCTGATTCAGTTTCTTTCTTTCTTTCTGCTTTGAAAGAAGCCGGTTTTGAATCATCTAATGTTTGTTTAACTTACGTTAACCGTTGCCCAGTCAAAAGAAAATATACCAATCAAGAAGTTTTTAATTGTTCTCCTTATCTTCATAATGAGATTCAACTATTAAACCCTAAATTGATTGTAACGTTAGGTTCAGTGCCTCTAATCTCATTACTTGGATTAGATGTAAAACTTAAAGAGTATAGGGGTAATTTAACTTGGTTAGGATACTGGCCAATCATTCCCACATATTCACCAATATACGCTGTAAGAAATGGTCAGAATTTTCAAGACCAATTTTTATCAGACATTAAATCAGCACATAACTTTTCAACCAAGGATTAACACAAATCATGACTACAGACATATGGTCTGATCTTCCTATAGAAGATCTTACAGAATCACAACTTAACTCTTTTAATGATCTTGTCTTAAAGGACATTAAAAACGAAGGTTCCTCAGAGGATAAAACAATCCTTTCTAACAATTTAGATCTTTGGCTTTTTCAATTGCGCGTTATTCGCCGCGATGTTGAGTTTCAATTATCTTCTCAAAAGTCTAAAGATAAAATTAAGTTTATTGAATTAGCAGAAGTTAATGATGAAAATGAAATTAATGACTATAAAGTAAAGCAAAATAAGTGGAGAATGGGCGCAGTAAGATTTCTTACCGCCATCGAACACAAGATGCTTTATGTTAAGTTAATCTTATCTGATTCAGAAGAATACGCTTAGGTCTAGTTTGATATGCAGCTGATAAATACTTTAGAATATATATCTACAAAAGAATCTACTTTTGATGAGCAAGATTCTTATTATTTTCTTCAGGATTATCAGTTGCATACCGACTGGTATTCTTACTCTTCTAAAGATTTTTCATTAGATTCCGTTAAGAAACTTGCCAATACCTTTTGCTATTCCCATGGAATGGTTCCACTTAAGTCTAGTAAAGACCAACAAACGACTGAAGATAATTTATTTTGGTCTTCTGTTCCTCTTGGTTTATTTAGATATAAGATGTTAGAAGATGGCTTTTGGTGTTCTACTTCTGTTCTTAAAAAACAAAAAGGATTTATAGTAGAAGGCATTTATTGGATAAACGGCTTCGCTTATCTTGTAAGAAACAATGATTTTATCTTAGAAGCAAATTTATTTATTGATCAGAAAACAAAATTAAGATACAGTTATCCTGATACAATAAGCTAATAAACTTTGCCTCTATAGTTAAAGGGATATAACAAGGGACTTCTAATCCCTCGTTCTAGGTTCGAGTCCTAGTGGAGGCGCCATGTCAGTCAGCGAACACTATTTTATAGACAGTTCTTTTATTCAACACATTCATTGGTATGAAGATACCAGTAACATGATTATTACTTTTGCTACTAATTCTGTTTGGGTATATTACGATGTGCCTAAAGAAGTTTTTATTAACATGACTAAATCTAAATCAGTTGGTTCTGTATTTAACAAAGAAGTTAGAAACAAATTTCGAGCAGAAGTTTTATTTAAATTAGGTAAAACTTCAAATATCATTTATTCTAAAGGCGAAGAAATTGTCCAAGAAACGTAGAAACAAAAACAAATATGCGTACAAAGACAACAGGTTTTACGGAAATGATGTAGTTTCTCATTACGCACGTCCAAAGAGTACTGCTTCACCTGAACAAATAAAGTCTTTAGCTTTACAGGTTTTTGGCTCTTTGTACGTTGATTCAACTTCTTTTTAATGTTATAATTATTCTATGTCTATTTTTGATTATTTTAAATATAATACAAAGAACAAAATTACTGATCATAAACTTATTTATATTAAGTGGTTAGATTCTTATACTCTAGAAGATACTTGGACTTCTCCAGATCAAATAGAAAACTCCACATATGAAGTAGAAACATTTCGGATTTCTTATCTCATCTAACCCAATTGATTCTTATTATTCTGTAGCTTTATCCGTCGGCACTAAGACCGGTTCTAACCAAATATCTTATTCAAGTATTATTAATATACCTATATCTTCTATCATAACTTTAATAGAAAAAGATTTTTAATATACTTGCGTTTTCTTTCAGTAAGCGCTATACTTTTATCAAGATATTATAGAAGTTAGGAGCTCACTTGCCAAGACAGCATCAATCTAAATCGATGAAGAAAGTCTTAGCTGAATTAGAACGGTTAGGTTTCTCCGTAGTTAGGAATAAATCTGGTACATATAAGATTGTCCCCCCTCCGACAACATGCGGACCGATCTACACTACACACGGGACGGAATCAGCCCTCCATCCCATGCGGAGAGATTTTAAACGGCTCTATAATGTAGAACTCACTTTATAATACTTAATTAAAACCCTGGATCTCTTTGGTGGTAAGAGCTCCAGGGTTTTTTTTATCTCACAGAAGGATTGACCAATATGATATATGCAGATAATTGGAATCTCCCATCGCCTCAGATTAATAAACGAGTTGAAAAACCAATTTCCCAAGACTCAGAAACATATTCTTCTAAGTTTCAAACTTTATTAAATGATTCTAAAAGTAATCAAAAATTAGGAATTCTATTTAAAGATATTGATACATCACAAATGATGGATGCTTTAAATGCTTTAGATAAAGTAATAGCTAATAAAAAGCTAGGTGGTTTTGATTTAGATGATGTTCAAATAAATACTGCCGGTCTTTTAGATAAATTTCATAATAAAATTAACTATGATCCAAAAGGTAAAATTCCTTTTCCTAAAGAACAACCAATTGTATTTATAGATGGCCTTGCCAATGATGATCCGTTTTGATATAATCGATCATGGATAATATTAAATCAGGTGCAACCATAAAAGTCGACAAAGACTGGAACATTGAATTTTCTGATGGTCCTGATGCTGAATATATAATTAATGGTCAAGTAATCACAACTTTAATAGAACATATTAAATATTTAGAAGTTGTTATTTTAGATTGTCCTGGCAATGAAAAAGTTCTAACAGAACGTGATCAGCTAAAAGTAAGAGTACAACATTTATCTTCTGAAGTAGAAAGACTTTCTAAGGAGTTGGGTCATGGTTAATTCATTCGATGATTGGATTAAAATTGGTTTAGACAAAGGCTGGTGTGGTCCTGCTGTGTGTTATACTCATGATAGCTTTCCTATAAGCTTAGAAGAAGATAATGAGTTTGAAGAAGGCAATGATCCTTGTATGCACATGATAAGGTTGTACGAAGATCCTGAACATAAACAATCTATAGAAGAATCTCATTCTCCTTCAATTTGGAGAAAACCGTATGAATCAGAATGATAGGAACATTAAACTTATAAAAGAGTTTTACCCTTATGTACTAGCCGAAGCTGAACAGGCTATAAAGCTAGGTGCTCTTCCTGATGATCATCCTTATGATCCTCAATGTGAAGATTGTCAGTGGTACAATTGGGGTATATCTTTTATGTTAAGAGTACAAAAAGGAGAATTTAATGAATTCAATAGTTAGAGCATTAAACAACATAGCTGTATCTCTTGGTAAAATAGCTGACGCTTTAAATAATAAAGCAGTTACCAAGACTCATACTTCGATTCCAACTACTTCTACTTCAGTAGATAACAAAGTTGCAATAACAAGTTACAAAGTTGCTAACACCACTAATCCTTATCAAGATGTTTGGAAACAAAAAAAATCTCAAGACCAGTTTCAAAAACACAAGCATGATTATATTTCTCAAAAAATAGAAGAGCTATCCTCTAAAGATAACAGAGATATTCTTATTTTAAGATTGCGCAATATTGTCTTTAACGATAACGCATCAGACTCTTTACAGTCTTATTATATTGGTTCTGTAAATCCTAAACTTCATCAAAAAATTATAGATCAGCACAGACGAGAATGGCCTTCTCTTTGGCTTGTAATAGATGAGTTAATTAAAGATTCAAAACAGACTGGATTAAAATGAGCGTTCTATACTCTTTAATGATAGAAGGTCCTGATGGCTGGGATACTGAATATGATGTTGATCAGCATATTTACGTAATAATGAGATCTTATGACAACGGATTAACTTGGCATAAGCTTGCAACTATGAATGACTCAGATCGAGACGATGCTTTAGATCTAATAAATACTTTAAATTTAAATAGCCAAAAAGTTAATAATTCCATTAGTACTAAAAGCGTTTCTACTGCATCTTCCTTAGATGCAATACGTAAACAACTAAGTGAATGGGATATCCACGATGATTAGTTGTAATGATATTTTTACCCTCTAAAGAAGTAAGAGATAGACTATCTTCTTATTGGGGAACCGAAGTTATACTTCGTTGTTGCACAGATTGGCCAAGTCATTCTATGTTCCATCAAAGAGGAAACGGTAAATGTGGATCTTGCCACAACACGCCTAAGATGCTACCTATAACCTGGGAAGAGTACAATGACTCAAATGATTATAAGAGCTGAACACGATCATCCTTCAATTACCGGACACTCTAGTCCTGGTTTTGCTCAACTATATGATGGATCACAAGTTCATTTTACTTCCCTTTGGGTTGAGGGTGATGAGTTTGTAGTAGATACTTTATTAAATGGGTTGATAACCTTTCCTATTGAAGAAACGTTGGTAATAGATTATGAGTGATTTTGAAGAAATGAGAAAAGCAATGACACGTGCCTTAGATGAGATACATAATGATTTTTGTAACAATTGTAAAAATTCATTTGATGAAAATCAAGGTGGATACACAGATCTTGTAACTGCTAGTAAAATGTATAAACTTTGGTACTGTGATGATTGTTTTGAAGTTGTTGAAAATGAAGATGAATATTTTAGTTAATATTAAAAATCGTAGAAAACATAAAGTTATTTTTAGACTTCAGTCAAACAATAAAAAGATTTGCACTGTTAAATTTAATGACAGAGAATTTTTAAAGATAAAGCTTGCAGCTATATCTGCAGATATTACTCTTGAAGAGTTCTTTATTCGTATAATAAAAGATTTAGGAAAAAAATGACACATCATAATCCAATTACAGAAGTAATTAAAAAACTAAAGCGTCATCCCAACAACACTGATCAACCTGATCTTACTGAGTCTGAATTAATAGCTAATCAACGTCAATTAATTAAATTTTGGGTTGATCGTTCTACTTTATTGGAAAAAGAAAACGACCAACTTAAGCTTCAAATAAACACTTTACGTGAAGAATACAATTGTACAGAAGATCCTGATCTGATATAATTTACTTATGGGATTATACGACACTATATTCATAGAATATCCCTTGCCTATACCGGAATATATTCCCTCTAAAATTAGATCCTTCATCCATTCAACAATTTCTCAAGATGGATTTCAAACAAAAGATTTAGATCAATGTTTAGATGATTATTTTATTTCAAATGATGGAAGATTTCACATTTGTAATTATCTTAATTTTGATTCTCCTGAAATATCCAATTATGAGCCTATGTACATGCATGGTCATATTGAAGTTCATACGATAGTTCGACTTGATGAAGAGTCTATGTATATGACTCCTACTAACAGTTTTAGGCTTGAGTATGATTTAAAATTTACTGACAGCCTATTGGTCTCAGCTACTCTGTTATCACCTACTATTGAGGATATACAAAAATATGAACAAGATTAAACAATGGATTTACATTGCAAAAGTGTTTTTAACTGGTTTTGATTATGGAGTAAAACATTTTCAAACTATTGAAGATAAACATTTCTTTACTTATCATGGTGACACAGATGGTTCTAAATTATCTGCTAGTTCTAAGATATATAGAAACGGCATAAGATATGCTCGTAAGTATATGCAGTATAGAAATGAAATACTACTTTTAGTTTTTGTACTTTCATCAGCATTTATCTTTGCTCGCTGTGGTTGGTAACTACTTTCCCAGATAGCTCAGTTGGCAGAGCTACGGACTGTTAATCCGTTGGTCGTAGGTTCGAGCCCTACTCTGGGAGCTAAATAAAATAGAAAGATTGATTATGTTTGATGATGTTGTTTTAGTCTATATGCCAAGAGAGCTTGCTGAATGGTGGGCTGGTTACGACCTTGAAGACGTAAGTCCAGATAGACTTATGCTACATACACGTAACGCTTGTCGTGAATCTTTGCCTGACGCACCAATACGTCCTCGTGGTTCGAAACCTAACCGCTAGATGTGATATACTTATACCTTCGCGGGTATAAGTTAATGGTAGACTAGCATGTTTCCGACCTGCTCGTGGGAGTTCGATCCTCCCTACCCGCTCTAGAAGGGAAATATGAATTACACAGAAATTTACAATAAAGTTTATGCAGAGCTACAAGCAGAACATCTTCCACATGAGGCTGTTCATAAGTCTGCTATATCTATTTGCGAAGCCATAGCCAACCTTTGGTCTCTTACCAATGAACATTATCCAAGTGTCTTAAATACAATCACAGAGATAATGGAAGATCTTTATAAAAAAGATTTAAATATTCAGAGTTGATTTCTACTATAAGAACTTGTAGTATATTACTGTTCCTTAGCGAAAGAAAGTCATGAAAGAAACACTTAATTGCAATCATTGCTCCAAGAATTGGAGAAGAGATAAGATAAGAGGCAGAAAGCCTCATTACTGTCCTAAATGCATTAAGGTTCTTTCTTTAGATAATGCTCCTATCTTTATTAAAAAGATTTCTACTTCTAAGCCATTGCAAAAAGTTTTAGTTGAATCCGCAAAACCTAAAACAGCTTCAGACAAGACCTGGATAGAAGCTCCATCTCATTGGCAGTGTTCGACTTGTTTAGTCTATATTGGTGTCGAGATCAGAATAAATGAACCTCCTATGCATCGTTGTCAAAAGAGAGCTATGAGGGCTTACGCTCTTGAACAAATAAAGAAGAAACCATCTAAATAGTATTCTCACTGGTTGTGAGTAGTTATATTCTAAAAATAACAAATCACAAATCAAAAAGAGGATACATGAAATTACGCCAAGCTATTTCTTCTACAGTTAGATTTATTAAAGATATATGGCCTTCCATTAAATTGGTTATAAAGTTATTAGCTCCTATAATATAGCTTTAACTTCTTGTTTTTTTCTCATCTTCAATGTATAATAGATGCATATCTGAATCTTTAAAGAGGCTGAAATGACAACTATTATAGGTATACAAGGTGATAATTACGCATTGATATGTTCTGACTCTAGAATATCAACAATGGATTCTGGTGGATTTGCTTCTCAGATAACAACTTTAAAAGAAAGTACTAATAAAGTTGGAACTAATGGTAGATACCTTCTCGGTGCTGCCGGAGACATGAGAGCAATCAATATTCTTCATCACGTTTTTCAACCCCCCATGCCTACTCCAGGTTTAGTAGGAAGAAAGCTAGATCAGTTCATTACATCTAAATTTGTCCCTGCTTTAATAAACTGTTTTGAGAATCAGGGCTATGCTACTCCTGAAAGCAATGAAGATAAAAACCACATTAACGAACATGCTTCTTCTATATTGACAGTCCTTAATGGATCTATCTATGTTGTAGAAGGGGATTATTCTTGGACATCTGATGCTAGTGGCCTTTATGCCCTAGGAACAGGTTCTCCGTACGCCTTAGGCGCTCTACAGATCCTTATGGGTAAGAAGTCCCCTACCGTCTCACAAGCCCGTGCAATCGCTCTCAAGGCCATTGCAGTGGCAGCTAAGTATGATCCTTATACTGGATCACCATTCCACTGTTATGTTCAGAATGCAACAGACAAGTAATTAATTTATTTATTTAAAGAGTTATTTTTTTTTATAGTGTCTTAAGTCTTAGCGTTTTATTGATAAGGGTTTATGTTAGGATTTCTGTTGTAGTTAAGATCTCTTTTCATATCATCTCTTTTAACTTTAGCAAAGCTAAAATTACCTCGAGCTGCTGCTCTTGCTGATAGTGAAATTCCTCTTTGTGGAGCTTTTGACTGAAGACCTCTAATTGGAACACTTGCTTGCCTAAACCCTGGCTCTCTCATTCCGACTTGCAATAAGTGTGGCTTTAGATCTTCTCTAGAATATTTATTTCTTTTAAAATTTAGAGCTCCAGATAAACCAGTATAACCAGCTGGATCATTTGATTGCGACATGAGCCCAGTCTGTTTTATCCCAGAATCAGTGAATCTAATGGGCATAGTTATCCTCTTCTTTCTTTTAAGTTCCTGTTTGAAGCCACGCCAATACCTGCTAAAACTGAAGCGCCAAGTGCAATTTGCTGTCCTCTGCTTTTTGACACCGATTTATAATACTTACTATCTTTTACTAGATCTTGTGCTACTCCCATATTTTTTATTATATTTTTTGAAGTACTATGATTTTTTATGTTTTGCACTACTGGTTTTAAGTTAGAGATAGTTTGAGGTATCAAATCCCCAATAATTCCTGAGGTATTGCTGGTTCTTGCGTTATAAGATATATCAGCCACAAGATCCATTGTGTCTTCCAATGCGGACATTCCTCTTGCATTAGCCCTACCTAGCATGGCACGAAAGGGGGTAATTTTTGTGGGGGGTACCGATCCTGCTACTACTTTAGGAGCTGTGGATGGACTTATCATTGGTTTAGACCCATGCATTGTGGAAAATCCACCATGTTCGTTAGCTTGATCAGCTAGTAGATTCTCCCATTGACTGTATTCCTTCACGCTGAGATCTTCTAGGCTAATTTGTCCAGATTGAATCCTTGCATTAATAGCTTCTCCTGGATGAGGTTCTCTGTTTAATATTTCTTCTATTCTTGTTTTTTTTGTTATTTCTAAATCTTTTTGTATAAGTTCTTGTTTCTGAGCATTTTTTTGTGCTCTTTTTTTTGCTTTTGCTTCAGCTTCAGATGCTAGATCCTTACCTATTTGATCAACTTTTGCTAGTCTTTGCCCGGTGGGAAGAGTATCATCTACAGCATGAAAGGGATTATCTTCAAAATTCTCTACAAAATCATCTTCAAAATTCTCTGCAAAATCATCTAACGGAGTCCAATCTGCTCCCACCATGTCCGGTGTTTCAAAATCAGGTACACCATCATAGACTTGTTCTGGTAATTCATTTACTTTAACAATAGGTTGTTTTTTTTGTTGATTTCTATCTCTTGCACGATCTATTGCCGCTTGCCTTCTATCGATGCCATTTAAAACGCCTTGTGGCACATTTGGAGCTGGTTTTGGTGTATTAGATCTTGATGAGCCAGCATCTATCGCTGCTTGTCTTCTTGCTGCAATAGCATCTAGAATTGCTTGTCTTTCTTCTGCTGTTCTGGCGTTTGTGGCGTTGACTGTTTTCGGTGCAGGTTTGTTTGCTGAGCTGCTTGTTTTAGCACTCCTTGCTTCACGATCTCGTTTAAGCATTGCGTTGGATTCATCTTCCGCTGCAGCAAGAGCATCAATATCTTGGCTAATTCTCTTTGGTCTAGCTTGTTGAGCTTCACGCTCTTGGCTAAATTGGGATTGGAGTAACTCAGCTTCATTACTATCCGGTTGCCTGTGTCCAGGAAAGTATGTAATTTTACCTTCTTCTATTAATCCAGGTACATCTTCTAAGGCTTTTTTATTTTTTGCTCTTTCAATTTTTGCAGCTTTTTGAGCAGCTTTTTCTTGTCTAGTAGATTTAATTGAACCTTCAGATATAATAAATTGTTCATTAGCCTGATTAAGTGATTCATCTATAGCGGCTTGCCAACGGGCTTTTTCTTCCGGTGTTTTAGCGTTTTTTAATTCTCGCTCATACGATTCGACTATTAACTTCCATGCTGATTCAGACATAACTACCTCATGATCCTCGCTGCATTTCGGGCATCTTGAACTAGTCTATTCAATGTTCCCGAACCCATTCCACCAGCTTGCATCATCCCTTGTTGGCCATAGGACTCTAAGCCATTAGCTACCCATTTACCGTAATGGACCTAACTTTTCTCCTCCTTGAGAAGCGCTTTTTACCATTGCCTCTAATGATTTTCCCCATTCACCAGATCCTAATATGGAAAGTCCAGACTTAGTAGCTTTTACAGTTTCCTCAGAAGCACCTCCCGCGGTAAGCCCCTGCAGTAAACTCTCATGAAAAGCTTGTTTAGCGGTTTGCTCTCCGGTTAATAAAAGCCCTGCACCTCGAGCTTCAGGTAATTGAGTCAGAATTTCTTCACCATACATCGAGTTAAAAGAAGTTGCGTTAGTATAGGCTATATTTTTCCCTCGTGTAATTGTTTCCCTAAACTGATCGCCTTTTACACCTGCACTAGATCCAAGAATTCCAAGACCTTCAGCTCTACCCTCTTCAGCTCCTCTGTATGCCATTTGCCTAAGATAATGCTGTACTTGTTCTATCGCAGTGGGATTTTGTATATTACTAAAAGCTTCTATTTCACGGGATAACCCAGCGTTGTGCCCTATCGTATAGCTAGCACTATGTCCTATTTCGTGAAATGCAGTTCCTAAAAGATTTCCGGCTCCTCTAGAACCTACTTGATCTGCTGGCAAAGCTATAAAGTTTTTAATAGAAGATAACCTATCACCTTCTGGCATTACCCCTTCACCTCTTAGCAAATCCCTTAAGGCTAACCTACGTGAATTACTTAAATTACCAGACATGTTTCCACCTGATAATTGATCCAACCCTAGGCCATGGCGTTCAAGTGTCCCTCTGTCAAATACTCCCATCAAAGTTCTATCAAAGACATCTTTAGATGTTGTAGTTTCTCCACCAAATCCTAAAGGACCAGACCAAACAGTAGAAGTAGAAAGACTTTCATTCAGATCAGCGACTCTATCTATAAGAGATTCTCCACCATAATTTAGCGCAGCGGTATTACCAAGCAAGAATAAGCCATTATCGGCTTGCGTAAATCTACTAGTTCCTACGTATGGCATTTAAAAATCCTAGCCTATATTGGGTATGAGAGAATTAGGGTTCGTAAACAAGCTCCAATAAGTGCGCCAAGTCTTAATCATATGTACTATATAAAGGATTATGTTTAAAAAACTCATAATGTTATAGTAACTGAGTTATTGATAAAGGGAGAGAAAAATGGCAGCTAAAAAACCAGCAAAGAAAAATGTAGCAAATACTCAAGAAAAGAAGAAGGAATTACCAGGAAAAGCAATAATGTATTATGGTGTTCCTGGAAAAGGTTTCACTTGTCCTTCTTGCAGCAGAACCCTTATTAAGGGTATAATATATGAAGAAGGAACTTCTCAGTATTGCTGCAGAACTTGTATTCCTAAAAAAGAAGAATCTTTATCTTAAGGAAAATATGAAAAATTATTGGCTTGGTGAAATGGTAAAAAATACAAACTACAAGATGGCTCCAGCTGAGCAAGAGTTTGTTGATTCTTTGAGATCAATTGCTAAAAAATATGGGAAACTTTCTAACAGTGACGGCAATGGCATCTGGGTTGGGTACGTTGAAGCAGCCGATAATGACAACGCAAGCATTGGCGTCATGTGTAACAACTGTGCTCAGTACGAGGGCTCTGGAGTTTGTAAAATTGTTAAACAAAAAGTACAGGGTGGCGGATATTGCAGACTTGCTGCTATTCCAGATGGCGTAGTTAATAAAGATAATAACGACGACGACGACGATCAAGGTGACGACGAAGAAGACTAATGCCAACGTATAATTACAAATGTAAAGATAATCTACATTCTTATACAGAGATTAGATCTATTGCAGAAGATCAAAAGAATACTAAATGCCCTGAGTGTAGCTCTGAATTAAAAAGAGTATTTGATGCGCCGGTAATCCAATTTAATGGATCTGGATTTTATAAAACTTCTAATTAATCTATTCTTCTGTCTATTCGATTTCAGGTTCTGGTTCTACTTGTGGTACTTCAAAGTAGCTACCGTTCCAAACTGTATCAATGGGGACTGTTTCTACCCACTCTATTATTATTGGATTAGATCTAAGAACGTTAAGCATGTTTGAATGAGAATCGCTAACAAGCTGCTCTTCATCAGTGGTCGGTATTGGCAATTTAGAGGGATCGGGAACCATATAGTTTAATGCGGCTTTTCCATCAACTACGTATACAAACTTTATTTTATCATCTGATGTGGTCATTTATAATTTCCTTTTTATTTATTGTATTATTATTTAATAGCTTTGGGTAACAGTGTACTGAGCATATGGAGGGTTATCCCAATACGCTGCTACAGCAGCAACGGCCTGGACTTCAGCTACAGCTGCTACTGCTGGATGGTAACCCGATCCCGCAAAAGCTGCAACCCAATAAGGGTGGTTATTGTAGGATCTTTCTTGTCCACCATACTTAACTTTAACTCTTATTCTTTGGTCTGGTGAAGTGGACCATGTCCCAATAGTTCCTGCGCCTCTTACGGTAACTCTACCGGCACCAGCATTTCCGTAACCTATATTTGCAACGTTAAAACTTCTTCTGACAACTACGTTAGCTCCTGAGGTAGTGCTATGTGGAGCCGCAAGAGCATCAAATGCCGTCTGTCCGGAGTTTCTACCGTCTGTATAAACTCCACTGTAGTCAACGTAGAATCTTCTACCTGTAGTCACGATAGTGACTGAGTTAACAACAACGTAAGCTTCTACAACAAGGTTTGTAACAGAAACGTTATTGCTTGGAATTGAATAGGTCGATGTTTGGCTAAACGCATTCCCTGTTACTGTAAATGTTCCTGTTTCTCCCGGCGAGCCCACTTGAGCACCGTCTGAGTCATAACCCCAAGTATAGTAATCGTAATAATAGTTATCTGCATAATAACCATCTCGTGGTGGGTCATCCCAGTAAGCTGCCACTGCTGCAACAGGTGCAACGTAAGCTACAGCTGCAACCGCTGGATGATACCCAGATCCCGCAAATGCTGGAACTACATAAGAGTCATCTATCAATGCAGGAATGTTAATATTAGAAGCTATTACAGTAGTCTCGGAATATCCGTCAGTATTATAGGTTATTAATCTTGCGCTGTATGTTTGTGATGCTGTAGCAGAATATGTATAAGAAGTAGTCCCAGTATTGGTTATGTTAGCTTCTCTTGTAGTCCAAGCCCCACCTGATAGTTGGGTTTGTAGAACAGCATAGCTAAAGTTGACTATACTTGGTGGAGTTACGGTAACAGTAAATGTTCTAACGCCACGATTTGGAGCAACAGGGTTTGGAGTAGAAGTGGCTGATGCTACTGTTGCGCCAGCTGCATATGCTGGTCTAAAAGGACCTATTACCTCAGATTCTTCCCCATCTCCAAGGGCATTAACTGCTCTAGCCTTAATCTTATAATAACGTCCGTTATTTAAACTACCAATTGAAAATGAAGTAGCGATAGAAGATAAGCTTGTATAAGCTGAAAATGCGCCATATGTAATATTATCATCAGAATAAGAAATAGCATACTTATATGTTGTTATTGGCAGTCCGGCCATTCCAATTGGGAGTAGTTAAGACTACGCCAACTGCTTTATCATTTACTGTTCCTGAACTTATACCGTTTGGAAACGTAGGAGCATTAGGAATTCTTCCCGCAGCTGAAAATCCTCTTCCTGGTTTAAAACTTCCTTGTGAGGTTAAAAATGGCATGTTGATTACCTACTATGCAAACTTGGCTTGACTAGCAAATACTTTGTATGTTGATGCTGCAGTTTTAAGTACAGTTATAGAATAAATGTCTAAAGCATTCCCGGCAGATGGAGCTGTCCCACCAAACCAATTTATTGTTTGAGAAGAACCATTAATATTTACGGTGCTTAATTTATATGTATTTGCAGCCCTATCTATGATAATGCTAATGGTAATAGTCTGTCCAGTTGACAATATGTCATTTAGGTTAGTAACACTAGAGTTTCCTCTTATGTTTATAGCAAAGTTAGCAGAGGGTGTGCCACTAAAATAATAAATAGAACTACTTAATACGTCAACATTAGTCGCAGATGCACTTAAGTTAGTAGTGGTATCTATTGTAGTAGTTTCTATAACCTGTTTAATTACTAATCCATTATTTACCGTTGTAGTTCCCGTTGATGCTCCAATACTAGCAGCAGTCGCTGAACCTAGAATGGCGGAAGGCGTCAACACATCTGTATCATTTATTTTAAAAGTTTTACCAGAAGCTAAATTTAAGTTTTCACTTAAGTTCCAAGAAGGAGTAGCTGCATCGTTCCAGATAATAGTTTTATCGGTATCGCCCTTAAGTGTTATCCCTCCGCCATCAGCAGTGGTATTAGTGGGCGTATCAACTGATCCAAGTTCAATGTTTTTGTCATCAACAGATATTGTTGTTGCGTTAATTGTTGTGGTAGTTCCGTTTACTGTTAAGTTTCCTGCTACGGTTACGCTAGAAGAAAAAGTTGCAGCACCTGAAGAAGTTAAAGGTCCTGTAAAGTTTGGTGTTGCGGCAGTTAATCCAGTTAAGCTTCCAACTGAAGTTAAAGAAGAACCTACTACAGAAGAACCCAAGGAAGTAGAACTTAGAACATCTGTTCCATCTATCTTATAAGTTTTCCCAGAAGCAACGTCAAAGCTATCATCTGTTTTTAGAACATTAGCTGAAGATCTGTAAAGGTTTGTGTCGGCTGTTGCAGAGCCAGATGACCAGTTTAGCTTACCACCAGCATCAATACTAAAGTTAGGTGTAGCACTGCTGGAGGGGCCTATCTCAACTGCTGTATCAGCAGATGTACTAAATTTTAATGCTTTAATTCTATTATAAAAATTGGGCATTGGCCTCGACCAAACCTTTCTAAATTAAAATTAACCCCTCGAGATTAACCAGATATACAATATAGTAATCAAATTATTGACTTGTTAAATAAATCTAATATGTGATATAGTATGTGAATGACGCTTATATCTAATAACCCATACGCTGTAAACAAGATCACAGAGCCTTGGGCTTATGTAGAAAACCTTTTTACCGAAGATGAAATATCTGCGATTATAGAGTATTGTTCCTCTAAGGAATTAAGTAAATCAAACACTGTAAATAACGACGATAAAGTGAGAATATCATCTAACTCTTTTAATGACGTAGATGCTGACAATTCTTGGTTTATAAGAAAGATCAATGAAGCAATCGTTAATGTTAATGATCGTTTTTATGGCTTTGATCTATATGGCTATTCCTTTTTTCAGTATGCCGAGTATGATGGTTCTGAAAATGGAAAGTATGATGCTCATTTAGATTTAATTATGGGTTCGGCCAAACCAACCTATATGCTTGACACTAGAAAATTATCAGTAACAATACTCTTAAGCGAACCAGATAAAGAATTTACTGGTGGTGACTTCTTTATTCATCAAAGCGCAAAAGAAACAAACTTAAAGATGTCTAAAGGACAAATGATCTTTTTCCCATCATTCATGCTTCATGGAGTAAAGCCAGTTCTATCTGGAGTTAGAAAGTCTATTGTAATTTGGGTTGAGGGACCTAAATTTAAATAGTATATTATTCTACTATAGGTGTTGCGTCATCCCAGATTCCCCTAGAGAACTCAACCCAATCATCGTATTCTTCTTGAGTTAAAAGAGTTGTTGAGCCGTCTGGGTTTTGTTTAGAAATAGTTCCAAATGGATTCTGTTCTATAAACTGTTCTTTTGTTATTGGCTGATATTCGTATGTCATGCTATCTCTCCTCCTATGCGAACAAAATATCTTCTAAATTGAGTAGTTGTTTTAAACGTAGTGAAAAATCCACCAAGTAAAATTTTTCCATCGGATTGAACAGCTATTCTGCTAACACTACCATTGAGCGCTATCCCGGTATTGGAAGTGAAGGCTGTGTCTAAAGTTCCATCGGAGTTCAATCTTGCGATACGGTTTACGGTTGTGCTATTCCAGGTAGTAAAAGATCCGCCAAGTAAAATTTTACCGTCAGACTGAATAGCTATTCCGTTAATGGTACTATTGGCTCCTGTCCCAGTATTGGTCGTAAAAGCTGTATCTCTAGTTCCGTCTGAGTTTAAGCGAACGATAGAACCTACAGCTGTACTATTCCAAGAGCTAAAACTAAATCCACCTAGTATGATCTTACCGTCGGACTGAACAGCTATTGGAATAATAGTACTGTTGGCCCCTGTCCCATTGTTCGTAGTAAAAGTCGTGTCCCTTGTTCCATCGGAGTTCAGCCTAACTATGCGACCTACGGTTGTACCATTCCAAGCAGTGTGTTGACCACCTACCAAAATCTTACCATCAGATTGAACAACTATTGAGTTAAGGCTATTATTAGCCCCTGTTCCTGTGTTCGTAGTAAAAGTTGTGTCTAAAGTTCCATCTGAGTTTAACCTTACGATATAGCCTACAGTCGTACCATTCCAAGAGGTAAAACCTCCACCTACCAAAATCTTTCCGTCAGACTGAATAGCTATTGAGCCAATTGCACTGCCACTGGCTGCTGTTCCTGTGTTCGTAGTAAAAGTCGTGTCCCTTGTTCCATCGGAGTTCAGCCTAACTATAGTATATACGTTCGTACCATTCCAGGTTTGGAAATTTCCACCTACTAAAATCTTACCATCTGATTGGATAGCTATTGAGACAATGGCAGCGTTGGCCCCTGTTCCGTTATTCGTGGTAAAAGTGGTGTCTCTAGTTCCGTCGGAATTTAAGCGTACGATATAACCTACTGTTGTACCATTCCAGGTGGTAAAATTTCCACCTACTAAAATCTTTCCATCAGATTGGACGACTACTGGGATAATACCAGCGTTAGCAAAAGTGGATAGTGTTTCATTTGTTCCATCGGAATTTAAGCGTACGATATAACCTACTCCTGTACCATTCCAGGTGGAAAAAGCTCCACCAAGTAAAATTTTACCATCAGACTGGATAGCTATTGGGTCAACATAGTTACTATTAGCTCCTGTTCCGTTATTCGTGCTAAAAGCTGTGTCTCTAGTTCCAGTGGAATCTAGACGGACAATACGCCCTACGGTCGTACCATTCCAAGAGGTAAAACCTCCACCTACCAAAATCTTTCCATCAGACTGGATAGCTATTGAGTAGATATAATTGTTAGCTCCTGTTCCGTTATTCGTGGTAAAAGTGGCGTCTCTAGTTCCGTCGGAATCTAGACGGACAATACGCCCTACGGTCGTACCATTCCAGGATGTAAAATTTCCACCTACTAAAATCTTTCCGTCAGATTGGATAGCAAATGAGTAGATAGTACTATTAGTCCCTGTTCCGTTATTCGTAGTAAAGGTGGTGTCTCTAGTTCCAGTGGAATCTAGACGGACAATACGCCCTACGGTCGTACCATTCCAGGTGGTGTATTGACCACCTACTAAAATTTTACCATCTGATTGAACAGCTATTGAGTAGACACGACTATTAGCTCCTGTTCCGTTATTCGTGGTAAAAGTGGTGTCTCTAGTTCCGTCGGAATTTAAGCGTACGATATAACCTACTCCCGTATTATTCCAGAAATCATAATCTCCACCCACTAAAATTTTTCCGTCAGACTGGATAGCTATTGAGTTGAGGGCAAAAGCAGCTCCTGCCCCATTATTTGTGGTAAAAGCTGTGTCTAAAGTTCCGTCGGAATTTAAGCGAAGGATACGCCCTACGGTCGTACCATTCCAAGAGGTAAAACCTCCAACTACTAAAATTTTACCGTCAGACTGGATAGCTATTGAGTTAACATAATCATTAGCTCCTGTCCCAGTATTTGTCGTAAAAGTTGTGTCTAAAGTTCCATTGGAGTTCAGGCGTACGATACGACCTGCGCTTGTACCATTCCAAGTGATGAAACTTCCACCTAGTAAAATTTTACCGTCAGATTGGATAGCTAATGAGTAGATAAAACTACTAGCTGCTGTTCCGAACTGTCCGGTCTGATCAAGTGAGTCCCATGACTTGTCGATTAAACCACCCTTAATGAAAGATGTATACCATTGACCCGACTGCTTATTCCAAACATAGTCAGCAATCTTCCATGTACCAGCTGCTTTAACATATGGAATAGAGTCACGCCATATTCCAGCTGACCTAACCTTGAGACTCATTAGGAATACACGACCCAGAAATCTCCGTCAGTGCCTCCTGATGGAGTCGCTGAAGATACTGTTATAGCAGAAAATCCTGCAGGACCAGTAGGACCAGTAGGGCCTGTTGGTCCAGTAGCACCCGCATCACCATTAGAGCCAGGTGCTCCTGTAGGACCTGTTGGTCCAGCTGGGCCCGTAGGACCAGTCGGGCCAGGTACACTAGAAGCAGCTCCAGTAGGGCCAGTTGGACCTGCAGGGCCAGCGGGGCCTACAGCTTGTCCACTTATTGTACTGTAGACATTTACTCTTACAGCATTTAATGCGGGTGGTGAATCAAAATATAAAACTACAGAATCAGTTGTTACTGCGTCCCATGCCGTAATAAAAGAAGAATAAGGTGCAAAATTATCTTTAGTAAGAACTACTAGATCTCGAGTAGCTAAATTATGGTTAACTGTAATTGTTTTGCTTGTGCCATCACCAACGTCTTCACTATGTGTAGTTCCATCCATTGATAAATAAGCATTTATCCATTTTGTTCCGTCCCAAGATAAAACATCACTTACAGCAGGGCTTACTATCTGAACGTCACCAACACCATCTAAAGTAGATATTGTAGCGGTAAATGCTTTATTGACCCATTTACTAGTTGCGTTATCCCAAGCTAAAACTTGGTCAGAACTAGGCGATGGTGCATTTACGTCTATTAAATCATCTAAATTAGCTACCGTAGAAGCTACTCCTGGCATATATTTATTTAGCGAGGCATTGTATTTTAATACTTCAGTATCAGATGCTCCAGAAGTTTGTATTTCTATTCCATTAACTGTTAAATATGGTGCGGTAACCATGCCAGTAAAAGTCGGCGTTGCACTGTTGGCTTTAAGATTTACTGCAGTATCAGTATAGGTGATAGCAGATGTGTACGCAGATTTTGGTCCACCAAAATCATCTATTTGTGTTTTTGTAATTGCGGAATCAATTTGAAGGTTTGATCCCGGCAAAAATGTAAGGTTTGAATAATAGAGAGCTGTACCGGCAACTCCATAAATTGCTCTACCCGTAGTTGCACTAACTGGCACACTAAAGAACGTATTTCCTAAAACAGCGTAAGCAGTAGCTGCATCAAGTTTTATACCTGACGAGTTTGCTGCTGTTGTTATTATTTGACAATTTGCTGTAGTTAATACTCCTCCAGCATAAACATCTACTGCATAAGCACCACCGCTTGTAATTATAGAGTGAAACAGGTTACAAGTACCACCATCGACTCCTATAACTGCAACGTTAGCACCAGATGTTTCAATAGTATCCAAGTTTGCAATTCCAGCGGCAACATGTATACAGTGATAGTGGCCTGATCCATTGTGACTAAACTTTGAATCATTAACATGAACGGTAGACAATGCTCCAGTATTTGTCATTGTTATTCCATGACTAGATCCTTCTGCGGTAATCCATACATCTTTTAAGAATAATCTCTGAGGATATGAACCAGAAAATGTTACAACTGAAGTCCCAGATACGCCTACTATTTCTATGTTAGATATAGCAAAATGGTTTTCGCTTATTGTTGTGTTTGGACCAGTAAAAGTAAGTGAACCAAAAAATATGATTGGTGCATGTGTTCCGGAACTATTTTCGGCTGTTAGGAATAAGTGACCTTTAGAAAAGGTGATATTTTCAGCAGTTGGAAGAGTGTTTCCACTCAATAAAACTAAAACAAGGGGATTTGTTGAAGATACGGTCGCCACGGCAGCAGTGTAAGCGGAAGCTACTGTTTTGTATGGATACTCTCTAGTCCCAGTTGGAGTGTAAGAATCGGCACGAAGGTAGTCGATATATAACTTATTTGTTATTGGAATAATTGAAGGCTTACTATTTAACTGGTTTTGGATTGATGAAGTAACTCCATCAAGATATCCAATTTCAGTGTCTGTAACATTGGCAATACGGGTCTGAACTATTGATGTATCAATTGCGATATTAGGAGTTGCACCTTCTCCTGAATTATTGGAAATAGTTAAACCATTACCTTGAACTAAGTTTTTAACGTAATCTCCAACTGTATCTGAAGTTAAATTTACAGCGTCATTTACCCAAGCAGAGCCTGTCCATCTTAAGAAATCGCCATCTGCAGAAGAGGTTATCGTTACATCTGAAAGATTATTTATTCCATGATTAGATATATCTGAAACAGTTCCCGTAACGTTTCCAGCCAAATTTCCTGTAACGTTACCTGTAAGATTTCCAGCTACATTGCCTGTTAAATTTCCAGTAACATCTCCAGTTAAAGGTGCTGTAACTCTTGCAAAAGTAGGGCTAGCGGTAGTAGCAACATCTTGACCAATTGAAATTGTTGGGGTTGCACCTTCACCAGTGTTATTAGATAAGGTCACACCAGTGCCGGCGACCAAATTCTTAGTATAATCACCAGTAGTATGAAATCCTAAAGCTATTGAATTTTCAGTAATTGAATTTAAATCTAAAAATGTAGTTCCATCATTCGTGAACTGCCATTTATCTGATGCTTCGTTCCATCTGATTTGAACGTTTGTAGAAGTTCCACGCTCAATTTCAATACCAGCATTTTCAGTTGGAGCTCCAGTGACATTGGAATTTAATACTAATATATTATCTTCTACTGTAACTGTTTCTGAATTTAAAGTTATTGTTGTTCCAGTAACGGTAAGATTTCCAGTAATAGTTACGTCATCTTCAGTGACTATAGCTGTTTCTGTATCTTGCAATAAGTTTAAACTGCTACTGACTAAATTGCCATAATTGTCTTTATAATAAAGGACACCATTTCTTGGGTCAATAGCTAATTGTCCAGGTGCTATTATTGGTCTAGGTAATGCCATTAATATATCCTCTTAAAATAATTAGCTCTAAATAAATGAGCCGGAACATGACTATATAGTAATTGTTTCAACCCTTAATAATCAGAACTCATATGATTAAATGATTTAAGCTTGAGCTTTTTTGTCTACTTTAGTAAAAACTTGATTGATTTCAGTTGATGTTAACTTTCCATCATCTAAAAATGCTCTAGACAAGCCCTCTACTACCGTAGCTACTCCAGCCATCCCAGCCATAAAGCAAGCTTTCCACAGTGAAACACCAGCAATGGCACCAGCACCGATGACGCTAAGTCCCGACGCAGCAAATGTAGCTACTATTCTTAAAATTATATTATATGTAGTCTTCATTTAATCCTCATCATTTTTAATCATGGCGTGGATATAGTGGACTAAGAAAGCACAGCCTGTAGCTATGATGGTAATCTTTCTTGTTTCCCCAGAAAGAGTTGCAAACACTACGACGCTACCTGAGATAGTGAAAGCTAGTGCTGAAGTCTCTCTTGAGAATTTTTTAATAAAGCCCCATGGACTAAATTTCCTTTTCATTGTTTCCTCCTCGTATTTAAATATACTATTTCTTGTAAAGTGGTTATCTTCTTGATCTTCGGGACCTTCTATTTCAGCGTCCTCTTCTTCTTCGCCGTCTGGATTCTCATCTTCTTTGCGACCGTTGGTATTGCTGCCATCGCCAGGTCCCCCTCCTGAGCCACCTGAGCCCCCTCCTGAGCCACCGGGACCACCCGATGGACCAGATGACCCAGTGCCCGCACCCATGCCTACTGTAGCTGCTGATAGGGCTGCAGTTGCAGCCAATAGAGTTCTACGAGAACCTACGTCTACACTAGATCCAGTTGGCACGTAGTCATCAAGACCTTCACCGTAGATGTCAATTTGAGTTTCAAATTCATCTTTAATTTCATCTGGAGCATCGGAGACTGCAGCCACCAAGGCTGCCTCTTCTTCCGTCGACAAGTCACCAACCGGGATAGCATCAAAGATCTCAGCTGCCTGATCTGTGTCAATGCTTTCCAAGACTTTCTCGCTGGTAGCAAGGTCGGTAGCCTGATCTTCGGTAACGCCATTCTCAATAACCGAGTCAACAGCATCCGAGACTTGATCTTCCGTAATGGTGTCTGACTCCAAGACCCCAACCAGTTCCTCAAACTGCTCATTAGATATAGGGGCATCTAAAACTGAATCAATAACAGAAGTAAATTTATCATCTGAGATAGGCTCATCAAAGATATTGTCTAACGCATCACTGAACTGCTCTGTGGACAATGGCCCGTCAAACACGGTTTGGACTGCGGCGTCAAACTGCTCATCGCTTAGGGTCTTAGTGTCTTCGAATATTGCAGCGACTGCATCTTCAAACTGAGCATCAGACAGTGGACCATCAAATACTGCGGTAACAGCGTCTTCAAACTGTGCATCAGATAATTGAGTTGGGTCCTCGAATACAGTATTTACAGCTGCAGCAAAGTTCTCGTTCGACATAGGGCCATCAAACACCGATTCAATAACTGTAGCAAACTGAGTGTCTGTTAGTTCTTGATCGAGCAATGAGTTGACCACCGCGGTTAGCGCTTCAGGTGTTTCTGCGTCTGCGACTAAGCCATCAACAGCGTCTGCTAGCTTGCCATTTGACATAGGACCGTCAAAGATGTCTTCCACTGCAGCGTCTGCAGCGTCTTGCGTATCTTTAGGAACTATTATTTCTGGAGTTGGATCTTCAGGTATAACAACTGGAGTTGGATCAATTTCTGGAGTTGTTACTGGGTCTAGATTATTATCTGGCGTATCTATTGGCTCAAATATTGTTTCTATAACAGTTGTTGTAGGCGGAGAAATTGTTGTAACCGTTGGTCCTAGTTCAGGAATTGTAACAGTAGTGTTTTCTGTTGGAATAGTTTCAATAGGAGGGGGAACAACCGCTGGTTGCGTAGTAGTTGTTGTAGTAGTCGGATTTGGGTTGACAACTGTTGCATCAACAGTTATTTCCGGTCCATATACACATGGACCTACGCCTTCACTAGAGAAACAACTTTGATTTCCCGCCTTAACACCAAAGCGAACAGGTCCGTAACCTGTCGTGACAGGATTGCTACCAGAGAAGAATTCCGTACTTAAGGAGTAGTTGGTTCCTTGGTTGGTTGAAACTCCCCAACCACCCGACTGTGTTCCACCAATTTCATCTAAGTCATAGAAGGTCACAGCATACCCGTAGATATCAACAATGCTTGATGTTGGTGCGTCCCAGTCGAGGTCCACACTTCCGTCTGCGTTTGAAGTTGCAGTCAGGTCCGTAACTGAATTCAAGTATGGAGCAACAGTTGTGGTCGTTGTCGAGGTAGACGTTGTTGTCGTGGTCGGTGGAGCTGTTGGGGCTGTTTCGTTGTTTGGCTCAACTCCACCAAAGACCGCACATGAGCCACCAGATTGATTGCAAGACAGTGTTGTTCCTATTTGGTCATCAACCATCAGCACCGGTGGCAATCCTTGGTCATCCAAGTTGAACGATGTAAAGCCTAATTTATAAGTTCCAGTAACAGATACTTTATATGTTGATACTTGCCAACCAGTAGCACCGTAGGAGTTTGTCGAGTAGTCACCTGTGCCAGGGTTAGAAAATCCTA